GGGCGTGTCTAGAATTCCTCAGTACACAGATGCTACACCTCTGGCAACCCAGAACTATCAGCCAGGCATTGGCGACTTTGAAGATGCAAAACTTGTGTTAGAAAAGCTTGACAAAAAAACAAATGAATTCTCTTTTGGATTAAGAGCTCATGGATATAAATATGACACTACAACTACAGATAATTATGAACCAATCAAAGTCGCTTACGATACGTATCTTTCCTACAGCGAGCCATACTACGACCACGATATGGCTACTATCAATTATGAGATCTATCTAAAATTAAATCAACACGGCTACATAGGCGCAGGAAGATCATTTAAAGCTGTAGTTACAGACTACGTAAAGAATTCCTATGCCTCTGATTCTCCATCTTCTCCAGAATATATAACAAAAGATATATTTGGTCCAACTGGATTAACATCAAATCAAATAACATTCTACTCCGTAGACTCTGCAGCAACCCCTTATCTGAACACCATAAGTCCTTCTGCAACTGAGTCATACACCATAACTCAAATACCAATATATGCTGTTCAACAAGCTACAATTAATTACTTGTCGTCTAAGAATGCAAGTGCAGCAACAGGCAACTATGCTTGGGTATCATTTACCTCAGGTTCTATGGCAAACAATTCATCTACGGTTATCACAAAAAACTTTAGCAGCCCTACATACAGCGATGGTCAAATTAGATTAAATTCAAATATTTACAGCGCTATTAAAAATAGAACAGTACAAACTCAAAAGGTAAGATATTATGGAGATTACACTATAATTAATTATCCTTCTGTTGGCTCTAACAAGAGCAGCATATCAATGTCTATGACAGATATTCTAAAACACTTTTCTATGCCAACCAATGCAACTCCTCTTTATATACATATAGATAATGTTTTAGTTGGCTCTTATGAAAAAGCTCCAATATATGATTCGACAAAAATATATGGTGGAATTTCTGTTAATAGAGATGAAAATGAACCATACTACATACCGTCATCCCCTAATATAAACATATCACTCATTGGAGCAACTATAGCTTCTCCATCTAGTCATGGTGATTATGACAACACATCTGGATCTACAGTTAATTACTTCTTTACACAGACCAGAATACCTTTTGCATCTACGCCAAGTTCAATCGTGATTAGATCCAAAGATGGTGATGTGTATCCTTTTGAATACCCTGTATGGGAAGAGTTTAATGCAAATTCAATAGATCAATACAATTTCTATATGTCTGAAAATGGAGTAGTTCACGCGTCTCCAAATATCAATCAAGACTTACTGCAGACTAGGAATTCAAATGTAATAGATTACTACACTATTCAAAGATCAGATTTTGGCCTAGGAGATTACGCCTCATCTCCAAATCTTTATTTTACTTCAGTGGAAGCCATCAATGAGAATGATGACGTAACAATATGGACCGATTATAGTTTTATAGAAAATGAAAAAACTGTTTATACAGATGACCTTGAAAAAAATGTTTCTTTAAATTATTATGATTCAGCTTCAGGAATATATAAAATATCAAGCTTGCCAGTAAAAGCTATTCTTAACTATGATGCAACAAAGTATATATCTCCTTCAATCAGAAGTGGCTGGTATTTCCAAGATGGTGAAAGATTTATTTATGCAGATCCAAAGATCGATGCAAGCCTTAACCAACCAGAAGTAGTCTTAGAACAACTTGCCAGAAAAGGTTCTCCAGTAATTGTATCAACGGTAGATTCTAGCGGATCTACAGTTAATTATAATCAAGTTTCATTCTTCGATGAAGCTACGCCAAGTATGTATTCTCATTATAATTATGAATACATAACAGCTAGAAATACAAACAGTATGTACTTAGCATATTCAAATGTATTTGATGTAACAATAGTTGATACATATACGGGAGAGACTGTTTGTTCTGGTGTTTCTTCAGAAGACAATTACATAAACATTATATCAATACCAGAAAATCAACCATTTAAAATTGGAAGATCCTATAGAGTATCTTATAGAGTAGCTGACGTATTTAATGTAGACAATCAGTATTTCAATACTGTTGACAATGATTATAGAACAAAGGTATCACTGCTTAGCACCCCAAATGTAAGCTATCGCACTTACATAACATATGAGTCAGCACTCCAAGATGACGATTACGAATTGCCAGAGTTAAAACTCAATCCTTTATACTCCGCACTAGACTCTGGTTATGTTTATCTTTCTCATGAAGAATATGATTATGAAACTTTTGATCATATTCTTTCTCCCAAGCAGGTTCTTGCGGATGGTAAAGATTCTATGATTTTAAATATTTTCTCTAAGGACGTAAACGGAAACCCAAAGCCATATAAAGATTTTGTAATATCAGGCTCAAACATATCATCAACTCCTTCTACCATTACTTCAAACGTAGACGGGTATGCTAGATCTCAAATTAAATATACTGGCGCAAACGTGCCATATCAAAGCTCTGCATACTTGTTTGTAAAAGATGAAAACAACTATAGCGCTACGGTTAATTATTATGTAAAACCAAACCCAAGTTCAATTGATAGATTGACCGCAGAAGTAGATTCAAGAATCGTTACGGCAGACGGCGTTCAGACGGTAGCAATAAATGGAAAAACAAACCCAGATGTATATGTCTATTGGAGAAAAGCTAGAAACTTAAAAGATCTATTTGCCACAAACTATAGTGATTCAAGTTCAGTTCCTGGCAAAACCATAAATTCCGGCAGAGTAACATCTGACTCTCAAGGTCGTTTTAGTATTGGTAACTTCATAGCTCAAGACGATGCCACTCCTGGATACTGGTTTACTTCAGTTGAGACTAATCTCGACAAAGCTGCTGCAACACCAACATCGGTATCTAGTGGAGATATAGTCTACTGGTATGAAAAGTATGACTCTACACAGTCAAACTTGGATGAGCCTATTCTTAGACCTGGTTTTAATTTAAATCCAAACTATAAACATTATGCTTCAAACGCAGCATTTAAAGTAAACACTTTAACAGAACAGGTTTACTATAACAGCAGTGCAACACCAACCTGGAATTTGCCCGATTGGTACCCAATTTCTAGATATACCCAATATGAAATGGGCTTATTAGGCGCTACACCCTATGTTGTTGAGTACTCTGATCTACATCCAGATTATGAAGAGGAATAGTTTGTGAAAGCTTTTAAAAATGTTACGAACCAAGGCAATGAGCCTGCAGTAAAAAAGGCTGTATACCTTCCAGAAGATTCAATTAACTTAGGTTGGTTTAATTCAGGACAAATTACTCCAGAAATGCACTTATCGGTTTCTGACCTTTCGGGGTTGATACCAGAAAACATCGTGCCAGTAAGTACTTCGGAGATAGATACCGCTATGTATGCTGATGAGTTTGGTGTTTTAAGGTATCTAAAAGACAACCAGGAGATGAATCAAAGATTTGGTTCTCCAATAGTAGCTAACTCTGAAGTGTCAATAAGTAACTATCTTGCAAATAAAGATCAGGAAGATATAAACTTTAATTACACTGGTAGGGTAACAAATTTTGAATCTGAGATGTTTATTCATAGCTATTATGTAAGTAATAATTTTACATTACTTGATTCAAATATAGCAAATTATTATGGAATGGAAAAATCTTCTGAGCTTAGAGAGCCATCTAGACATGGAATACAAGTAGTAGATGGTTCTGGAAACAATTTTGTAGATTCTAATGGAAAAAATAATTACAAAATTATACTAGAAAAATACACAAACAATAGATCAATTGTAGAACTATCTGGCACAAGATATCAGGGCCTTGACCTGTATAGGATAGTAGTTTTATTAGAGCAAGTTAATCCAAAAGATCTTTATTTGATTTATAACAAGTACGAAAAAAACGAAGACAATATTCCTTATAATCCATTCTTTGGATATAAAGAAAAAATAAATACAATACCGTATTATAAGCCTGTAGCAGAAGAGTCTGAAGTAGTAGATCCAAGTTCTTCTGAGAGAAAAGTATATTCAACACAATTATTCTCTTACAAAGAAAATGAACTATTAAAGAATAGAATATCAAACGATGGTTGGAAAGTTTATGCTCCTAGAAAAGCTATACAGGATCCAAGAACTTTTCAGTCATTTAACTGGAGACTGTTAGCAAAGATAACTTACAATTATGGCAACATAAGGAATGTTTACGCAGAGTCAGAAAGAGCAACGCTAAAGGTTGGAGTACTTTATTCTGGTGAAGTATCTCAGGTAAAAAACGCTTACGTATTTGCTAACATGGAAGAGTCAGTTTTTAACCTTCAAAATTATCTTTTTGAAAATCCAATTGCAGCTAGTACTAATAACAAATCTCAAAGAAACTATTGGCTAGTAAACATAGACGATAATACAATTGATTATAGTAGGTTTGATATTTTGGTGTGGACACCAACACAAGCTATTACTGAGCTTCAAGGCAATGTGGTCAATAGAGCTTTAATTTCTAATGCTTCAGTTTTTATAGATGCTTCACTAATATCATCTAATCTTTCTTACTTAAATATAGATTTGTCTATAGCCAATACTTCAACTGGATTCCTTACCGTACAAGACACATATAAAAATGGCCACACGACCATGAATGCTTGGGATCTTTCTGAATATAATGAATCGTCAACCAGGCCTAGGTACAGCATATTTGGAAAAAGAACTGAAGTTTTAAATAATAATTCAGTTGTTTCACTAAGAACTTTTTCTGGGATTCCTTCAACCTCATCTTCTTCAGTAGCTTTAGTCTCCGTTGATTCAAAAGCTGTAATAATTAAAAGATCAACAAATACGCAAAACATATTGCCTTCGTCCTTAGTTATAAGCGCTAATCCTTTTCTTAATTTAGTAAATGATATTATTCGAGCAGACGGCTCTTACACTTCTAACAACGAAGCATTGAATGCTTTTCCTGTTGGAACAGTTGGCAATCAGACCTCTGCCGTCAGCACTTTAATAGTTGGCCCAAATAAGTTTTTCTACAATTACCTTTCTGATGTTAATAAAAATAAGGTAAATAACTTTGCAACAAACAATACTACTAACCAGTCTACAATCTTGTGGAATGTTTCTCCTTGGAGAAATCTGTGGACAATTAATGGTGCAGTAAAAAATGGACAAGTAACGGTTCTTTCAGAATTAGAAAAACAAGAATACAATTTTTCATTCAAGAATGCTATAGGCAGTAGTGTGCAAACGTTTTCTAGAGAGATAGCACCTTCTATAACTGGAGTTTTATTAAGAGATTTTGAAGGCACTCTCAACGGCCAAGATGCTGAAAGTATAATAAATGCCGACTTTAGCAATGTAGAGTTTTATATAGAATGCACAAATCCAAATGTAAAATTTTTAAATTTCACAGACTATAATTCCACGCTATCAGCAGGCGGAAATACATTATTGGGTCAAACTAATTCTAGTTATAAAATCTTTAAACTTGATACACAAGCTTTTAATCAGATTAAATCAACTCCACCATCTACTGTTTCATTAAACGCTTACAGCTCAGTTAATTCTAATGAAATTGATTTTTCAAACATATCTTACCCTTATGCTATCTTAGGTTCATCAGAATACAATAGCAGAACTGATTCTGCAATTAAAACTCCAAGTGACTTTTTGCCTGGAAGTCAAGACGTAAAAGATTATAATTTTGGTTTTAAAACAAGTATTTCTATAAATGAGATAACAAAGACCGTCAACACATATAAAATAAATTGGTCTACTAATTTTTCCTCAGCCATAGGCGGTACTGCTGATTTTAAAAATGTTGTATTCAAACCAGCAAGAAATACTGGTGGAATAACTAGATCTAATTTTTCTATTTCAGAAGTAGAAGAAAATAAAATACAAATTAAACAAAAGTTTTCTCCATTTAATAAATATCCTTATCCAGGAAAAGCTTTTTCTCAAACAGATATAGTTTCTGCTGACCAGGAAACAACAGAGTCTTCATTTAATAACTTTCATTACACTGGGGACATAGATGCTGGGAATAGATGGGATGAATACTTTGTAGGAAAAGATTCCTTTGGTGGCACCACTACGACTACCACTGGAACAGCTACTACTACAGCTACTACTACTACCAGAAAGGGCACAGCTCTTTCCAATGCAACAATAAGAGCTGCAATTATAGCAGCTAAAGATACTAATGGAACATATGATACATCCACCATGTTAATTGACGGAACAATGTCACCAATTGGAATTTGGGCAACATTAGTATGGAAGAATAACGCTGCAATTACGCTTTCTGCTTTTTTCAATCAATGGTTAGAGCAATACCTTAAATCAATATTTGGTCAAAGACCAACAATTGAACAATATATTGGCTACTTACAAACTGCTACAGCCAGTTTTATAGCAGACAAATTTACAGAACAAAATCCACTAGTCTACAAAGGAACTGAAACAGTAACAGCAGGTGGTGGGGCATCAGGTGTTACTACCACCTCAACCACTACAACATCTACAACTTCTAGACCAAGTACTAGGAATGGTTATTCAGAAGGATTTGTTAAGTATGTCCAGTATACTCTGCTAAAAATGGGATATACAGTAACTATCAACGGCCTATATGATTCTTCTACTGGATCTAAAATAAGACTACTTCAACACGCTGCTTCTTTAGGATTTGTAGATGGAATAGTCGACTCTCAAACAAAATCAGTACTAGCAACGTATTGGCTAAATCTATATAAAAATAATAATGCAAAGTATAATGACTATCGCGAAGATGCCCCAACCGGATCTCAAAAGTATATATCTGCAGCTGTTAAATATTCAGATATATCAAATATTGGAATACCTGGTAAGGAATATAGAAGAATTAGTTTCACTGGAGTACCAGGACCAACCGTATTAGAAGACTATATTTTCTTTAAAGTTCCACAAAAAGCTAACGATCAATTGCTCCACTCGGTAACAATTTCAACTGGAGAATGGGCTGTTAGACTTGGAGAGCTAGAAGTTTTTACTAGCGACCTTGATCTACAAAGATTTTATCAAAGAACAAAAGAAAGAATCAATATACCAGGTGTATTGCCAGTTTTTGTAGCAGGTTCTCATGGCGTAATAAATAAAAATAGTTCAAAGGTTATAGATTTTGGTGGAGCAGAGTATTCTAGAGGTCTTGCTAAGTGGATTGGCGTTAGAGTATATAGTCGAAAAATAAACGATCCAAAGTTTGGTCCTAACGCAGAGGGTTTTTCTATCAGTAATGTTGAGTTTAGCATTTCTTCTCCTAGCACAAGTATAGCGCCTGTGTACGGTGGAACTTCTACCTTTGAAGGAACCGCTCAGGGAACAATAACCGCCTATACAGAAATAAATTCTGCTGACGAAGCTCTTATAGATCTTTCTACAATTTCAAATATGATTCAAAGTTCATCAGCTCCAACAAGAATAGAATCAATAAATTTAAATAAAATTGATTTTACAATGTCACAAATTGTAGATGGAGTTACGATAACAAAAACAGTTTCGCATGTACCTTCTGAGCCGTTAAGGTATTCTTCTACAACTAACAAACTTGGCAATAGCATATCGTTTAAGCATGAAGAGATAGACGTAGTCATAAACGGCTTAAGCACAAGCTATAGTTTTTATAACTTTTCTCCTTCTATAGTTTCTTCTTACAAAAAAAATGGCACTGGAGATCCAACTCTTCTTGCAAGTAATAGTGATTTCACCTTAACTCAAGTGCCCGGAAGAAGTAATTATTATGTTCTTAAAACTGTGCTAGGAGTAGGCTATGAATCAAAAGAAACTTCCCCTCAAGTAACGGTTTCTAGCTATCACATAGCAGATGCAGACAATCTTACTTCAAGACAAAATGCTAAATTGTCGATAAATGTAAGAGATGGAATTGTTGTCTTAACTGACATCAACGGCATGCCTACAGGTTTCCCCAACTTCAACTCCTATGTTCCGACTGCTGTTAACAGCGTGGCAAATTTTGGTTTCCTAAATTTAATTTGGGACTATTCAACGCCAGCTCCGTATGGTTTAGATTGGGGTTTTTATAATGTGTCAACTAAAAAGTTCTTAGGAAAAAAAATATCCTACCTAGAGTATATGAATCAACCAGGTTTAGATGAAAATACACGTGGTCCAAACAATGTATACATTGGCCTTAATGCATTTGACTCAGACATGGACAGGGGAACACAAGACAACATCGTCGGCACCCCAGTAAGAGCACCACAGACAGAAGATAATAGGCCAACAAGGTATATATGCCCACTATACTCTGTTAAAGTCAACACTAGATCAAAAATTAAAGTATCTTCTCCACCAAAAGCATTGAGTAAATTCGATACATGGTTCGTTAATGTTGGTGTTGGAAAGTTTATTAAAGAGATAACAATACCTTTAGATTATAATTTTACTAATTGGATGAAAGAATATAAAGGCAAGAAACTTAAATGTTATTATGATACTACGCAGATTAAAACTCCAAGCTCTTCAATATTTGGCCATGGCTATTATGATATATATGATGAGAACCCAGAAATTATTTCCGATAACACAATCTCTCTAAGGTACGGTTCCGTCCATTGTGCACAAGAGCAATATGATAAGAACTTATATGTTAATGATAACTATACTGACGCTAGCCCTATAAGTCCTTGGATTTTTGTCTCTATCAAAAACGCCAAGGGAAAGTGGATAGACATTCCTAGAAAAGAAATAAAAGATTTTGATAAGAATACTGGTAGAATAACTTTTAAAAAAGAAATAGTTCCTTTTAATTCTAAAGAAATTAAAGTTTCTTACACTATAAAAAATGAAAACTTAATGGTTCATCAAATTGATGGAGAAATGATTCCTCTTAACCCATTTTTGGGAGCAGAAAATAACTCTCCAATATTTATGTATCTTCTTCCAATAAGATGTGAGATACTTGAAGATAACGTATATAAAACACCTTCCGGTTTTGTATCAGATGGTCCATTAAAGTTTACTAGGGATTCAACTATATTCAATCCAATGTCAACTAAATATAATCCATTAGCTTTACACATATCCACCATAAATGTAAACAATACTTATACTTTTGAAAATGTTACCGTAGAAGATATGAGAATTAAAGGTGGCGGATTAAAGCATTCGGTAGATATTACCAAGAGGTTTGCAGAGGATTTAGACGTAGCTTCTTATTCAGACATACATACCGGCATGTCATTCCTGCATCCTAACGGCGGATATGTTATAATTCAAATACCGCAAGAAGTAATGTCAAACTTTAATTCCAGAGATGAAGTATACAACATAGTTAGAAATAACTTAACAGCTGGAGTAAGCTTTGACATTCAAGATGTTGACGGAAATGACTGGAGATCGATTTCAAATGCTCAATAATTTAGGCAATTTCATATCCTCTTTTGGTTCCAACTCCAGAAAAGCTGTTTCTTCGGTACTCCAAGATTCTAGATTAGAAAAGCAAGAACTTGGAAGAATGATAAATAAGGTATCATCTTTTGTTTCAGCTGGCGATTATATCCCACTCTACGTCTCCCTGCTTAGTGAGATGGACAGAGCTCCAATGATAGACTTCTTTAGGGATATGGAATTAAAAATAAAAACTTTATACAATATTTCTTCCACCCTATCAGTCTTAGGTTCTTCTATGGAGAATATATTCGGTGGAGAAATTAAAAAAATAGAAAATGATTTAGCTTATTTAAACTCTTATATAGATAATTACTCATTCCTATCACGGAGAAGACGATTTATATAATCTTAATTTTGTTGAAAACTTTGATAATGATCAAAATCTTTATTTATATGATAAGACTGCTCCATTAACTAGGATCCCAGATAGAAGTGGGAATGAATTTTCCAGTTTAGAAAGAGCTTATGTAGATTCATTTACTGGTTCATTAAAATTTTCTTCAAAAATAGAAGAAACTCTAGTTAGCATAGAACAAAATGACATTAAGTCAATTAATTTTTATACTAATTTTCCAGCAGAAAACATTAGTAGTGATACAGGCATTAAGAATATTATAACTGGAAGTTCTAACAACTCTTGGAATTTAACAATAAAATCTCCATCTGTTATTAATAATTCAATATTTTCTCAAGCTCAATTTCAAAGTTTCAACGCAGACTCATCTGGTATAGTTGGCGCAGAAGTAGCAGTGTCCGTAGAACTGCTAAGAAGTGTTGACGCAGAAAGGATAAGGATTTCTCCAAATATTGGGCAGGGACTGTACATCACTCAAATTGTTTTAGACAAAGAAACCGCAAATGGTGCAAGTCCTTTGAATAGTAAAATATCCATATTAAATGCACCTATGTATGTAGATAGGAATTTGGATATAGACTTTGCTGAAACAAAAATTAAAGGCTTTATTATTTTCTTTAAACAGAAAAATTACAAGAGAACAAAGCTTGCACCAATTCAATCTGAATTAAATTCTAAGCTTGTTTCTGTGTTAACAAAAAGTTTAAGAAGTGAAAAGAAAAAAAATCATGATTTGTTACAAGATTATGTATTGACTTTCTTCTTAAAAGATTCAAACAAGAATTATATATTAAGAAATAAAAATATATATAACTATGATTATACTAAGTATTATCCAGTAGAGCAATCAAAAAAAGAAATAAATTTATTAAAAGAAATAAAAAAAGATGTTTCTCCATCTGATCTTGAATCTAAGAATCTATTTAAAAATTCTGACTTTATTTCAAATATGGTTTTTGCTATTGTATCTTATTCGTTGGGGGCAAAGTTTAGGGGATTAAACTCTAGTACTTATATAGAATCAAATCTTCTTTCAAATGTAAAGTCAGTAGGAAATTATACCTCTGGTGGGATGATCCCGGTGGGAGATTCAAACATCTCAGAAAACAACGTCCACTTATTAAAGGAGACTTACTCTGCCTTTAATAAAGCTGATGCATTAGATGGTATGAATAATATAGAAAAAACAAACCTGTATGAATATATGTTTTCAATAAAAAATATATCATTATTTACAACCGATAATATAGTCAGAATAGCTCAGCAGACTCCCTACGTTGTAAGGTCTAACTTTGTAAGCAAGAAGATAAGACTTGAAGGCAAGCCACTTTCAGTTAAGATGATGACCAACTACTTAAATAGAACAGTATCTTCCTCTAATGACATGTCCGATCCAACATCTGTAGAATTTAGTGTCACAGTAAAGGATAATCCAGTTACAGAATCAGACTGGCATCCAATTATGCCCTATACTGAAAAAGAGATAAAAGCAGAATTGATGATATTTAATCCATCGGATCAAAAAGCTAAATTTAGGTTTGCACCAAAACAAGAAACAGTTTCCTTGTACGAGGATGGAAAATTACTATTATCGTCAGCCTATACAATTACTGGAATATACCTTTCCGTAGCTAGTAGGAAGCCTAATTCAATATATGTTTGTAATTATCAGCCAATTAATGAGGCTACAAGCAAAGAAATATCATTATTCTCAAGGAACCTTTCTTCTCCGGTTCTTTCAACCTATTCATCAGAGGGTAAAAATGGAGAAAGATTTACTAGTTTAAACTATGATAACTCAGCAACCTTGTCTCAAACGCCATACATAGACAGATCTAAATTCTCTAACGCATCCTATAGCTCATATAGTGGCACTGTCACTTCTTCTAATAGTTCATTTGGAAACTTTGATTACTCATCATATTCTCCCGTTAAAGTAGTATTTGATGATGGAACAGTGGCTAAGAATATAAGTAATTACATATTAACTGACACTCAGGTGCCTTCATTCGAAGACAGAAGTGATTACTGCTTTATACATTATGATAATACATTAATATTTAATCAAAAAATTAATACACCATTTAGAGTTATGTACGAATACGTACCAGATATATTTAGATATAGAGTTGTATTTAGAACTTTAAACACTACACAGGAAAACTTTTCTGTTGATAGATTAATTTTTAAATTTTCTTCTGAAAAAGAAGACGCAATAACCAATAATTTTATTAGATATGATAACATATTTAAGTCAAAGTTAATATAAGGAATCTTATGGCTCAATTATCAACAGACACATTAGCTTATGCTCAGGTAATAAATAGTGTACAAACCTTTATAGCCAACTATGTAGAGAATAAAAACGTTTCTCCAAAAGATTTTGACACGGCATACCAGAAGCTCATATCAACTATAAGAAAATCAATTACTGGTCCAATATCTAAACTGGACTTAATCAATAAAGGAGAAATACCATCTTCACTAAGGTTTAATGAGTTTACTAAAAAGATAACCGATGATATCAATATCATCAATCATCAGTTTGACTCTCTTGCTGCTAACTATGTTTCGTCATTTAATAATCTTCATGATGAGATTGAGTCGGAAAAAGCATCACTACAAAGGATTAAATCTAAGATAGGTGCTCTTGAATTGTACTCCGGAAGCACTTCTAACAACATCACATACTTGGGTGACTTATTAAATAACATGGATCTTGTCGACGCTAATAAGTCTACAAATATTTCTCTCTGTGATATATCTGATGGGATAGCGACCCTTCCTAAAAAAGAAATTAAAAAGTGGAGATCAAGTATTTCCATTTATAATAAAAACTTTAATAATTTAAATACACAAAAAAATAATGACGTCCTTGGTGTATCAAATGGATTAAGTGGATGCAGTTTTATATACAGTAACCAGTCATTAGGTAGTGTACAGAAGCCATTTTTGTTTGAAAAAGATTCTACAATTACAAAATCAGATCCAATAAAGATGATAGATGAAAGTCCTGTATCATTTTTTGAATATGAAGCCCTGTCTGTAGACAGATCTGGCAAACCTAGGTATGAGTTCCAGTACTTGTCAGGCTCAGAAGTTATAGATTGGTCTGATTTTGATCCCACTAGACCGTTAAAATTAACAGTGGAGCTTAAGTCATCTTCTGCTGCTGGTGATTACATAAATTATATTTCGTTGATACCATTTTTTGGATATGATGATTTAACCCTTAATGCTCAGATTAAGAATATTCAAGTGACTTCTATTAAGCTGCACAATACAAATACCACTGATGCCCCATTAGAGGTGATAAATGAAGGTCCAGTTTTTATTGGAGCCGACATATCGGGCGCTAATATATCAAATTATAAGAACTATTTTTACAATAAGGGAATATTTAGATTTCCCGAAACATTGGCCAACAGGGTTTACATTACATTTGAACAACCAGTTTTTCAAACGGTAAGCATAAAGCATGCCTACTGGACTCCCTATGACTCTGTAAATTATCGAAACCTTTCTCCTGCACCAGGGACAGTAGCTACTACAGAAGTAAAGACTTGGAACAACCAAGATAGGTTTGATCCAACAGCTACCGGAGTCTTGCCACAAGGAGCTACTTCAATAACATGGAATAAAGCAGCCGTAATGCCAACGCTAGAAGCTCCAAATCAAATCAAGGGAAATACAAACCAATCAGTAAAAATTGATTTAACATATTTGACAACTTCTGATATAAACAACCCAGCCATGAAATTAACAAAAGGTTCAGAGTTCGTTTACTTCTATAATAAACAAACTCTTGGTGGCATAGAATTCTATACCTTCAAAAGATCTGCAAGTATTAATATAAGTGAAGCAGTTCTACGAACCACCAAAAGTTTAATGACAGCAAACACTCCATGCGTACTTCTAGAGGACAATAAAATATTACAGGACGTAAAGATTGATGTTGAAAATGTTTCTATAACTGCAGCACCATCTCAGGTCATAACAATAAAGTGTCTAGAGAGGCACGGTTTTTTAGCTGGGGCATTTGTGTTCATAAATGGTCTAGTCTCCACAGCATCTTTCAGTGGAGTGTACACAGTTGCTTCCAAAGTAGATGATTTTACTTTTACTGTGGTAAATAACAATACGGAAACCCTCCCTGTCTTAGCCTTGCAACCTGCATTAACTCTTGCGTGCTACCCATGTTATACAAAGGTTACGCTAGATAGTACGACACCTCCTGCTACGGTATCTAATCTTTCTATCGTGACTGTTACGGCAAGACAGAGTAAGAATAATACAGAATCAATTTGGCTTAAAAGAAACTATGAGTATCTTCCGGCTAGAAGAGCGAGTTTGGGAATTAGGGATATTTTCTTAGGAAGAGAAATATACTTAGAATCCGCTGAGATTATATCTAAACCGTTCTACGTAAATAAAGACGTTGACCTATTAAGTATAGAGGTTGCAGAATACGTTCCTCAGTCAAATGAATCTAGAACATCTATAGATTACTATATAAGCGTAGACGACGGATTAAAATGGATACAAGTATCTCCAATGAAAAAGAATTTTGTTGGCATACCAGAGATATTATCTTTTAATCAAAATCTAGATAATACTAATATGCTTCCTCAAATAGCTTATTATAATACTCCAGAAATTCCAAGTCCAATAAAATCAATAAGATTTAGAGCAATAATGAAAAAAGCAAAGACCGGAAATTCTACTCCCATTTTAGGATCATACAAAATAGGTATAAGGTTTAAATAAAATGAGTATAGAAAATATACAAAAAGCAAGATTCTTAAATACTATTTTTAAAATGTATTATGCACTTGGTGAAGAGCCAAGTTACAATGATATATCAATTTTGTACGGTCAATACTTTGACAGAAACAGGACTGGACAACCAGTAAGTCTTAATTACGATGACTTAAATGCCTCTAACCTTATTGATCACGAAAAGTTAAACAGGATAATGACAACCACATTATTTAATGTCGATGTTCTCTATGATTCTTTTCATGAAGAAGTCGAAGCATTATATGAGACTGTTTCTTCTTATAAGTTTAGAATAGATCACCTAAGATCTAAGAGGGCAGAGGTTGAGAAGAAGGTGGATGACCATCTTTTCTCCCTAAAGAACACAGATGGATTCTACTACAGTGTTAGCAACGCTTTTAATGATACTGAAACAACTGACATTTCACTTACTTCAGCTTTAGTTGATACAGAAATTAGAAAAGTTACAATACCAAAATTAGACTCTAGTTTATTTAACTACGTTGCTAACATTCTCAATAAGCCAAACAATGCAACTGTTGAGTTGTTCTTTGACGGACAAAAGAAAAATGCGCAAACTATAGATTTCAGCAATGCATTTAATGGATTGAGCAATTCTAGATGGTCATATACATCATCAGATCAAACAAGTGGTTATAATTCTAGTTCAATTGGCGTTTGTGTTTTGAAGATAACAGTACCCATAGAAAGCTCTAGTCAAAACGGTATATCTGTAGTTGAAGGTAGATTGGTATCTACAAAGCAAGTAGATACTTCAGTGCTCTTAGTGGACAGTGCAGATAGGGCAAAGTCTGTTTTTGCTAGCAAGTCTGGATCATCTGACTACGATGTTTTTTCTTTTCATTTTGATCCAAAAGTTTGTTCTAGCGTAGAAATATATTTAACCAAGGTTGAGCCAGACTATGTCAGTACTGATACAAACCAATCCCTAAAATATACCTATGGCTTTACAATAGATGAACTAGTTATATCATCGCCATATTATGATTCTTCCGCTATATATGTTAGCAATCCGGTATCTATACCAGCAGAACAAAACAGCTCCATTATGATAGACGCAGTCTCCATAGAAACAGATGACAACATACCTTCAGGATGTAATATAAATTATTACATTGCAGAGGATGTTTCTGGTGCAGATCAGTTAAACGATTTTAATTGGTTTCCGATATCTCCGACTAATGCTAGTGGATCGCTGAACGAAAAAATTGTAAACTTTAATGGAGCTGCACTAAGGTCTAGGAATGTGATAGAGCCAATACAAAACTCTATACTTCCTACTGATACTGAGCTTGTTAGAATTCCTAGAACTACAGCAAATCGTAATCCAATAGAATCATACTTCTATCAGAATGACTATAATAACATAGGATTTAATCTATATAGATTTGCAAAAATGCCAACTGGAATAGACCCAATCACTCCATATATTTTAGAGAACGTAAATAGCAATCAGATAAAGATGAACATAGTTTCAGGAAGTTCTTTAAACCAGTCTGGTTGGCAAGAAGTTTTGTCTGGATATAGAAGCGATATAATACCCACCTTCTCTACCAGGTCAGTTCCAAACAGTCAAGAATTTTTTTCTACTGGATCAAGCGAAATAAATTATGGAAGTATTCATTTAGCTACAAACATTCATAGCCAAGCAGCAAGTACAATTACTAAGAATTTTTTGAAATCAATAGATGCTCAATACTGGGATATTGAAATTTATCTAAATGGATCCTTGTTATCGAAAATAGAACCAGGTATTCTATCAAAATCTGTAACGTGGAATCTTCGTTCAGGTCAAAATAGTTTGGTTATTATAATTAATAAATCTACAAACGGATCAAACGGAACAGAAACTTCCTTTATTGGATCCTTCAGCCTTTTTGATGGACTATCTATTTTAAATGTACCAGGAATAAAAGTCTATCAAGATTATTTATTCCATGTAAAAATAGAAGACTTAAGGAATCTATATTCTAATACAGATAATGTTTTTTCAATAATTAATTATGAAAACAATAAAGAAATAGTATACAGAAGAGAAAAAGAAATAGGCGTTGGAAGCGTAGTATACTATTATGAAAATTTAAATAATGGAATTACAACATTAAGATTAAGAGCTGATCTAATGCGAGGTAAAGAAAATGCATACTCAGCACCATCTATAAACTCTTACAGAATCAAATTTAAGCACTAGGTATATCATGACAAAAAGTTATTCAGAATTAAACAGGAAAAATTTGGTATTAGAACCAAACTTGTCTAGACAAAGGTTGGCATTTAGAGGTCCTATACCTTCAAATGTTTTGAACTTGCACTATGATCAGTTTATGGTAGACTGCGCAAGGCTCTCCAAGATGGCAGACGAGGTAGATTCTAGGGCTGATCAATTGTCCATTGACTATGCAAATGATTTCAGTTTGGCCACCCCGGACTACTATATAGATGCAGAGTTATCGTCCAAGGTGTATAATACCTATAGTTATTATGATCACAATCAAGACGAACAGACTGTTAATACAGAGTCTTTTTTAGAAAATTTAGAATTTAAAAAATATGGAATTAATTCATCAATAATAAATTTATTAAATAATAAAATAAATATGTTAGAAGATTTAATTGGAAAAAAGGAATAATTTAAAGTGTCAGAATTTATATACACAGAAAAAAAATCTCAACAGCACCATGGTCCAATCTCTAGTACAGATTTTAATACCAGGGTTGAACAAAATTATTCAGACCTATTATACCTATACAACAAATATGGTATTCTAGACAAAAAAATAGCAGAGATAATAGAGAGAGTTGTAAAAGAAAACCTATTTCTAACATCTGCCTTAAACGATTTAGTAGACAGGGTAAGGGCTATGGAAAGCCTAAGCACCAACCAGATGTCTCTATATTCAAAGTCCCAAATAGACCTAACTCCATTTGCTGGAACAGAGTATTCCGTAGGAGCAGATCAACTACTTGACTATAATGAATATTACAATCAGGCTACCCTACCTAAGATTACAGGATCTTCTTTCTCTAAGATAAAATTCATTAGTGCCACAAAAGGACAGGTAATACCAGACTTCCTGCAGACGAGAATAGACAATGCTCTTTCTGGTGGAGACTCTAACGGTGCAGTTATAGACACAACCCCTGTTCAGTATGCTTTTTTAAACCAACCAGATAAGATATGGAGAAGAAACGTAATATTGAATGAGGCTAACCCATTGGGTGTCAGCTTGTATCTTTATGTTAGAATTCCATCTGGATCAATGGGTTCATCATTGGCAAACTGCATAACACTGGTGCCACACCCAGCTAGTGGCGTTAATGTGGTTAAGGTAGAATATACTACTTCGCCAAATCCATCTCTTTCCGATAAGGATAATTATCTGCCTGTTAATCCGGGGTATTACGACGGTCAATACGATGCAATAGGTAAGGTGGCCCCTGGTGGATGGTCAACTGTAGGTTCTGACACAATACATAATTCAGGTCCACTTAACTTTTACTTCGCTGAAAAAAATATAACTGCCGTTAGAGTACTGTTAAGACAAAAGAGTTATGTAATAGAAAATGACAAGTACGTATACACTTATGGTCTATCCAATATGGACGTTAGATATGATAAGTTTATGCCTACTGGAAAAACCTTTATTAAATTTACTGCACCTGACGGAAAAACCATCAATGAGATATTAAATGTTTCACCAAAGATATACAATGTTCCACAATCTCAGGTCTCTCAGATATCTTCCTATAGGGTTTTCTATCCAAGTGGAGGAACATATGGCCCAAATTCAAATACCGGGACTTCAAGTCACGTCTATATAGAGCTAACCATGTCCATGGCAGACAATAAGATACCACCGGTTCTTTCAGACTTAATTATCCAGGCGGATTATAATCTTTAATTGTTGCAAAAAGGCCTCAATCTTTTTACTATAACACTGTAAGGTTTCTATAAGGAGAGCAAAATGGCAACTGCGTATGTAGGTCCAAGACCTATTTTAAGGGGTGTAGACTCCGACGATATGGTTAATCCATATACAACAATGACCGGCAAAACTAAGGGTACTGGAACGTATTCTTACTATCCGCTGTATAATACCAGCCAACTTTTAACCGGTGCACCAGATAATCATCACGTACCTGGCACTGGTTACTTCCCAGGTGATGTATTTATGTCACAAATCTTTAGAGGTAGTGTATTCTACATTCACCCACTTTCTGGAACATTCCCTAACGGCACAGCAACCTATGATGGCGCTAGATTCCGTCCAAGTGAATTCAAAGGCCTCAGTGGATCTGCTGTTTTTGGAGCCACATTCGGTCACCCAGAAAGAGAAAATGAATACAAGCTTCGCCAGTATACCTTCAAGGGTTTAGCATCAGCAGAAGCGATGAACAACGTTGGGCATGGTCCTAGAACTGATGCACAAGGCGCACCTAATACCTTTGGAGTATTTAGACCTGAAGAAGAACATGGTGTAGCAAGCAGCAAAGTTTTCAATGCTACGTTTGGACAAGCAATTCCAACCGGCTATAATAATGAGTATGGCAAAAATAAAGTTCAAGAGTGGCGAGGCGTTGCCTCTTCAAAAGCTCTCTAATTACTATTCGTCTCCAATAGTATTGGACAAAGACGAAAGAGTATCTGGGTTGTATGCTTGGCTAGCTCTCTTAGCAGCAGTCGCAGCTTACGATGCTTACGCCATAAAGACTAAAAAAGTGGAAACGCTAACAAGATTTTTTTGGAGATCAACTGAACACCCAACAAAAAGTTTGGTTCCAATATCTATTTGGCTTTTAGTAACTGGTCATCTATTACTAGAAAAAAATATTAGAAAGAATAAATTTAATCACTCATAGCACGCTAGTGCTAGCAAGCATAAACTTGTGATATACTATCACAGGCGATCTTACTGAATTCCCGCCCTATAAATTTGGGGCGGGAATTCAATTTTTATAACCAAGTTTTATATCTTTAGATGAAGATAAAGAGGATTAACCATGTCTATACAGTCCATAGAAGCGTTGGCCACAAATGGTGCGCTATCTTTTGACGTAGCAGAAAAATACCTAACGATATATCTAGGTGAAGCAGATTGGAAAGAAAAAATAGGACAACTGTGGACAGTGCAGAAAAGAAGATTAGGCGACGAGCAGCAAGCAAAAGACTTCATTAAAAAGTCCGTAGCGTGTGCATGTCTATCCCCCATAATAAATAAGTCAGCAATACCAGACGAAAAACACGTATTGCTATTTTGGGTTGGTGGTTGGCCTCAGTTCAATGAAAGAGATTGGTTTGATTTATTTAAGTCTATAGCTAAAAAAGATTTAGAAATAGAGAAGAATAGAAAGATTGTGCTACAGTCTGGAATCTTTAATCAGATAGATGTTTCCCCACTGACAAGACAGGCTTTTAATTGGATCTACGAGAGAACGGATAAAGAATCATTCTCAACAGATGAAAAAAAACAAGAAGCTTTAGAGAAGGTTAAAAACTTAGTTAAAATATATGGAGGGGCGATAATCTGCAACGTCTTTACTAATTATCCAATGAACATAGAAAAAGTTTTGAACTGGAGAAGCGGATATTTTATCGAAAAAGAAATATATAAAGTATACTCTTTAGAGCAAATACTGAAAATAAAAAAAGCAGAACTAAACAAAACTAACCCAAAATACATTACAAGCATTAAATAACAGGAGAAGTATATAATGAACGCACCAATCAATACAGAAGAACCACAAGTGCAGCCATCAATAAAAAATCAGTCTATGTTTATTTTTAAGATAAACGATGATTTCATTGATGGATATAGGAAGAAGAAGCCACCATTTGGCTATACCGATGCTGCAGGAAATTCTGTTGGTGAGATTACATTTTTACGTACTTACTCTAGATTAAAAGAAGATGGCACAAAAGAAACTTGGGCCGATGTTTGCGAGCGTGTTATTAATGGTATGTATTCTCTTCAAAAAGAGCACTGCAAAAAGAGTCGCCTTCCATGGAACGATGTAAAAGCTCAGGCAAGTGCCAAGGAGGCATTTGATCGCCTCTTTAATCTCAAGTGGACTCCACCAGGTCGTGGCCTTTGGATGATGGGAACCCAAACAGTTAATGTACATAAAAACTCAGCTGCTCTACAGAACTGTGCATTCGTAAGTACTGGTGAAATGTCTAAGTTTAATCCAGCAAAGCCTTTTACATTCTTAATGGAAGCATCAATGCTTGGTGTTGGCGTTGGTTTTGATGACAAAGGTGCAGACAAAGACTTTACGATCTACGAACCAAATAAACCCGCTGTCATTGATGTCATTGCGGACGATCGTGAAAGCTGGGCTAGATCTGTTGGCGATTTAATTAATTCATATCTCAAGCAAGATCAAAGCCCTATAGACTTTGACTACTCTTTGATTAGACCATTGGGTAGTCCAATCAAAACATTTGGAGGAACAGCTTCTGGTCCAGCTCCGTTAATTAAGTTACACAAAGCAATTAAGAAAATATTTACTGGACGTGCAGGAGATAAACTTACACGCAGAGATATAGCAGACATTGGAAACCTAATTGGCGTATGTGTTGTATCTGGCAATGTTAGACGTTCAGCTGAGTTATTAATAGGAAGAATAGATGATGAAGATTTCCTCAACTTAAAAAACTCAGAAGTTTTTCCAGAGAGAAACTCATATGACGCTGATAGTCCTGGTTGGGGATGGATGTCAAATAACTCAGTAGAAGTCTCAGTGGGACAAGACTTGTCCGCCATAGTTGACGGCATAGCTAGAAATGGTGAGCCGGGCGTTATTTGGATGGATATGTCCCGTAAGTATGGACGTCTTGCTGACCCCGCCAACAATAAGGATCATAGAGTTGCTGGGTTTAACCCTTGTGCCGAGCAATCGCTTGAGTCATACGAATGCTGCACCTTAGTAGAGACTTACTTGGGTAGACACGATTCTCTCGATGACTACAAGCGTACATTGAAGTTTGCTTATCTTTATGCAAAAACCGTAACTCTTCTTCCAACACACTGGGAAGAGACAAATGCAATCATGCAGCGCAACCGCAGAATAGGAACATCTATGTCCGGTGTTGCTGACTTTGCAGATACGAACGGTATGCCAGTTCTTCGTGATTGGATGGATCAAGGCTATAAGACTATTCAAAGATATGATAATATTTATTCTGAATGGCTAGGCGTACGTGAGTCAATTAAAATGACAACTGTTAAACCTTCAGGCACAGTATCTATTCTAGCTGGAGAGTCTCCTGGGGTTCATTGGACACCAGGTGGCAAGTACTTCAATAGAACCATCAGATTCTCCAATGATGACCCAATGCTTCCATTGTTTAAAATGGCTAATTATAAAGTTGAGCCAGCAGCAGAATCGCCAGATACAACTAGCGTTGTTTATTTTCCAATTAAATCTAATTCAGTTCGTTCTGAAAAAGATGTAACAATATTTGAAAAAATAGCACTTGCTGCAGCAGCTCAGAGATACTGGTCAGATAACTCAGTATCTGTTACTGTATCTTTTAATGCAGAGACAGAAAAGCAACACGTGGGCACCGTTCTCCACATGTATGATGGGCAGTTAAAAACAGTATCATTCCTACCTACGGGCAATGATACATACTTGCAGATGCCTTATACTCAAATAACAGAGCAAGAGTATGAACAAGAAGGTCTAATGAAATTATTCCCCATAGACCTAACAGGAGTTTATGCTGGTATGGCTGCTGATGCAATAGGAGAAGCATATTGTACAACTGACGCTTGTGAAATAAAATTCATCAAGGATAATAGTTGATAGGATAAAAATGTCTAAATATGAAGAAGATGACATTAATAAAATGTTTTCAGAAATTATGTCTTCTAATTCAATAGAAGGTTTAAATGATTCTAAAGACCAAGAAGTAATTGATATTAAAAATCTTCTCCTAGTTCAAGAGTCTTTAATGGATGCTTTAATATGTATTAACTCAATGATATATAGGCTGTATACTGAAAAAGACTTTACTGTTTCAGAAGATACCGAAAAATATATGGCAGATCTCTATCAGGCTTCTGAGGATCTGTTCATACATACTTCCAAATCAGATGCTATACTAGATGAAATGGATTTAGATCTGTTGAATGAAGACGATGAAGATGAAGAAGAAGAAGGCCAGAATTAAATGTCTGTTGAAAATAAGACTATAGAAGTATTAGATAAGGGTTATGTAAGACTTGTAGATAGAATGGGTAGTGACCTATCTGTGGTAAATGCTGCTAGAGCATCTTTTGCTAAAGAGTCACATGAGCTGTCAAAAAGCGATGCAAGACTTATAGACTTTTTAGCTAGAGAAAATCATATGTCTCCATTTAGACATGCATTTGTCACACTAGAATTTAAAGCTCCCTTGATGGTTGCTCGCCAGCATTGGAAGTATGTTGTCGGATCAGACCATACTATGGATTCTTGGAACGAATCTTCAAGAAGATATATAACTATGGATCCTGAGTTTTATATTCCAAAAGTTGAAGAATGGAGACTGGCTCCAGAAGACAAGAAACAAGGCTCACACGGCCTGGCAGACCCCTTTGTGGGCTCTCTGCTGACAGACGCCCTAGCTAGACACGCAGAGCAGGGTGAGGCCTTGTACAACATGGCTATGGACAATGGGATAGCGCCAGAGCAAGCTAGACTATTCTTGCCTGCATATTCTATGTATGTAGTATATAGATGGTCATGCTCTCTACAGTCTGTCATATTGTTCTTGTCCCAAAGACTGGCGGAAGAATCACAGTTTGAAATACAAGAGTACGCTAAGGCTATAAGGGAAATAGTAGAACCACTATTCCCGATAAGCTTTAAGTCTTTATTGACGGGACATTAAACTAAGATGGTATTAAACATAATTGTTTCCCTACTTTTTGCCGTACTGATTAATTGGTCAAGTGGCTTACAATTTGCATCTCAAATTGAAAAGAATAATAGAACAAGATTCATAATGCTTGGTGCATCAATTGCATTAGCTTTTATATGTGGTCTTATATTGTCAATGGTCTGACTTTATTAATAAGAAAGTTATATAAACAAATGCCAGAACTTAACGCTAACGTTCCAATGATTGAATGTTATGTAAGAGGAAACTTTTTGAGAGATCAGTTAGATTCTCATGGTAAATATTTTCCTTGCATGATTTTTGGGGTAACAAGCATCCAGGGAAGAAGTCCTCTGTTTCACTTCTTAATGGAGGATGGTGGCATTTGGTGGCGCATGCCAATAAATGCTTTCTGCGAAAGACCAGGTGTTCCTGAAGTCGATATTCACGAACTTGTTCTTTGGAACTCTTTTAGTCCACACATAGCAGTTACCGAATTCCAAGCAATGAGAAACATGAGAATGAAGTATGTAAGTAGGTCTGGTGAGTTTGTTGATACAAAGTATCTATTCACTCTTGACTGGCATGCTCCTGATGATAACACCATAAACCTTGGGTTCAGCACAAACCCTGGTCAGCACAAATGCGGTCACGTCATGCTTAGAGACGATGGGAACTATGCAATACAGCCAAATAATAGAGTTAGATTATTCGATCCATCCTTTACAACTAAAGAAGGAAATCTTATTGATAGGTTTGTTAATACTAGAAAATGGGATGTCGAAGATGCAAATAAGTGGAAAACATCTGACGACAATAGATATCATTATGATATTAAATAATCAATAGGATTACTTGATATGTCTTATGGTGCAAAAGATAAAAAGTATATGCAACTGTGTATTGAAACAGCTAAGATTTTTTCTACATGTGCAAAAAAACAATACGCAGCAGTCTTAATAGATGACAATAATCATATTGTTAGTGTAGGTTACAATGGTGGGCCAAGCGGTTTTGATCACTGTAAAGACGGTGGGTGTCCTAGACTGAGCGATAATTCACAAGCTGGATCGAATTATGATAACTGTATAGCAATTCACGCAGAGCAAAATGCTCTTCTTCATTGCGATTACAGTTCAAGTCCAAAAAAGATGTTTGTCAATGGACCCCCATGCTTCACATGTGCTAAAATGATAGCCAACAGTACAGTAAAAGAAGTATACTATCTAGTAAACTCTGAGTATAAAGATTGGGATAACGTTTATAATTTTCTGCAGAAGTGTGGAGTATCTTTAAATGGAATAGAAAAATGGCAGCTGGAAAATTAAATTATATTGTTACATATGAGGGGTTGAGCCAAGTATTTGGTTGCGCCTCAAAGAAGATTGCACTAGAATCGCCACCACCAGAAGGGTATTCTCTAAAGCATAAAAAAGTGTTGTTCATTACATTTGAGCCGGATAAAAATAACCTTTGTGTTTATCCAGTTCCACAAGAAGAGGTAATGGGCGCAGAAATAAAGAGCAAGAAGCAAAGTGATGAGTAAAAAATTAAATACAAAGAAAAAAGTTAATGTAAAAGTACTTCCAGGGCAAGCAGTATATGTTGCTGACATGGAGAGATTTGATCATATAATTTCCATGTATGATTCTATGGCTAAAAATTCTGTAGATAAAGAAGAAAAAAGATCTTGGCTGCAGATAGCAGATGAGATTAGATTGCACGTCAGAGAAACATATTTTAGTCCGGAAGAAGATTATGCAGATGAAAAATGGTAAGTATACAAAGACAGTTATAGTTTCTTTTTTGATAGGGGCTTTATTAGCTAACGTATCATTTAGAAAAAAGTCTTTACAAAAAGATGAAGTTAATTGGATGCAGTACCTAAATAGACTTCAGGAATTTTGTCTCTATGACCTAGACGGTGCTAAACAAGAATTTGTTTCTTTAATAAATTCTGGAGCAAACTATGAAGAAGCGTTTAACTTAACGCTTATTTCTAAAGCTCATAGAGAAATGGTATTGGGGGAAACTCATGATTGATTTATGTGTTGTAAATTATAATACAAGAAAACTGTTGCAGAGATTTTTGGATACTCTACACTCAGACGTCTATAATCCAAATGGTGCGCTCGTAAAAAACTGGAACCTTTATATCATGGACAATGATTCTACAGATGACTTTGTTCCTTGGTTAAGAGAGAACGAGGAACGCTATCTAATCGATAGAACTTTCCTAAGAAAGAATATAGGTTATTCCTCTGCAATTAACTACATGGCTTCTAAGAGTAGCTCAGAGATAGTTGGAGTATTGAATGGTGATGTTTGGATGACCAGCGAAGACTGTTTAAATATAGAAAAAGCATTTGCCAATAATCCAAACATTCATATACTTGGACCAAAGCAAAGAGACGAGTATGGTTATATAACTCATGCAGGAATAGTTGGAACCAACACGCAGCCTAAGCATAGAGGCTGGCGAGAGCATGATCCGCAAGACTCTCTCTATAAAGATCAGATTGATTGCGTTACAGTATCGGGATCTGCTTACTTCGTAAGAAGAGATGTATGGGATGATATGACTAATAATAAAAAGTATCGAGAACTATACCCTGATGCAATAGGAGCTTTCCTGCCAACGCCACACTACTATGAAGAAACTTGGTGCTCTTACTTTGCAAGACACCTAGGTTATAACGTAGTATACGATGGGTCGATATCGATTGGCCATAGTTGGCATGCATCAACGCCAAAGCCAGGAGAAGGAATTAGTCACGCAGACAAGTACTTCCCTATAAGTAGAGAAATTTTTAGAAAAGCATGTGATCACATAGGAATAGAAAGAGATTAAAATGACAGATAAATTAAACCCTTGGATATATAACGCAGAAGTTAAAAAAATAGTTGATGGAGATACATTTGATATTCTTATTGACCTAGGATTCGATACCTTTAGAAAAGGTAGGGTAAGACTATACGGAATTAATACTCCAGAGAGTCGCACTACCAATCTGGAAGAAAAGAAAATGGGCTTGGCCGCTAAAGAATTTACAGATCAGTGGATTACTGCTGCTGGTCATAAGATTAAAATAGAAACAATTATTGATAAGAACGAGAAATATGGAAGAATACTTGCTAGAGTATGGAATGAAGCAGGAGCTTGTCTAAATACAGACATAGTTTCTGCTGGCTTAGCTAGAGAATACTTTGGTGTAGGCGACAAGACATTCCAGGAATTCAAGAAAGAAAAGTAATGCAAACATTTTTACCATATCCTGATTTTGTGCAATCAGTAAAGGTTTTAGACTACCGTCGGTTGGGCAAACAAAGAGTAGAAACATTCCAGGTCCTTAACATATTGATGGAAAGAACCCCCACTAAGGGTTGGCGCAATCATCCAGTTACAAGAATGTGGACTGGATATGAAGAAGCTTTAAAGTTGTATCAAAACTATACTATTCTTGAATGGATAGATAGAGGTTATAAAAATAATATGAAGTTTGAAGACGTAGATCATTCTTCAATAATATACCCTTCTTGGTTTGGCGAAGATGTATTTCATAGATCTCATAGATCTAATCTTCTTAGAAAAGATTATGAATATTACTCTAAATATTTTGACGAGCCATCAAACCTAGAGTACCATTGGCCAGCATGAGTATTACAGTGTATTTGGCAGGTGCCATGGATTATGTTGGCGATTATGCAAAAGGGTGGAGAAAAGAAGCGACCTTTATGTTGTCTCAGCGTGGGTACAAAGTGCTGGATCCAACCTCCATACCTGAAGGCAACAACATGTCTCCGGAAGAAATCGTGCAAAAAAATCTTTTCATGCAGAAGAAGTCTGATATACTTTTGGTTGAGTATATGTTAGAAGATCGTGCGTACATAGGAACTGACTACGAAATGGCCTGGGCTAAAATGCATGATCAGCCAACGATAGTAATGTGTTCTAATCAAAATAAAGATCGCCCATACATGAAGTATATGTCAACTAAAATTTTAGAAAACATAGAAGATGCCATAGAATATATAACTATTCATTATCCAATTAATTAGGGTACAAATATGAAAAAATATTTAGCTCCTGATTCCGGTGGATGGTCTAAAATTAATGGAGTATGGGTTGAGGATACTGATGATCTTTATATACATGACATAGATTTTCAAGTTAGAAAAGAAGGTTCTTTTAAAGTCACTGTTGACGGCTTTCCAAGACAAGGTAACAGATACCTTAGAAGAAAGATTCTATTAGCTTTTCCAGATTCTGCTATGCCATTCCCCTTGTGTCATAAAGAAGTAGCCTTTAAAGAGGCAATCAATAATAATCATTTTGTATTTTCTACTTTTAGAGATCCTCTTAAGAGTGTTAGTTCTTATATATCTGAATTTATTGTCCACAATAATGTGAACGGAATTTTAAATCCTTTAAAAGATTATATTTATACTGAGGATGATTATTATTATATAGAAAAATGTTTTTTATTTTATATTAGAATGACAGATTTTATATATAATAATATTAAAGATATCTTTGTTGTTCCATTTGATTCTATTGTTGGCGATAAAGATAATTCTTTAACAATATCTATCTCTAAATTTTTACCTCCTACAGAATATGTAGATCCTTACAAAGTAGAGCCTCATTCTAGTCGCGACATGAAAATGCAAGAATATCTTATGACCCCTAGGTTTAATGATATAATGAAATTAGCTTATAACTCTTACGATAGAGTTGTAGGATTGTATACTACTAATAAAGATAGGTTTATCTTATGATAATATTAATTATAGGTTTGCCGGGAGCTGGCAAAACAGCGCTAGCTACTCAATTGGCAGCTAAGACTAACTCAATCCACATCAACGCTGATGTGGTAAGAGCTGATCTTAGCTCTGATCTTGGCTTCTCTATAGAGGACCGCATAGAACAAGCGAGAAGAGTTGGGGCTATTGCCAGACTTATTTCTGATCAAGATAGAGATGTCGTAGTTGACTTCATATGTCCTACAGAGGCTACAAGAGAATCTTTTGGTCACGCCGATAAAATTATATGGGTAGATAGAATAGATGAAAGTCAATATAAAGATACTAACGCTATATGGCAAGATCCAATAAATTATGACATTAGAATAAAGCGACATCTTACTATTGAACAAGAAGTTGACTTTGTTATTGATCGATTTAAGCTCGTAGACTGGACTAAACCAACTACGTTGCTACTTGGTCGTTACCAGCCTTGGCATGATGGGCATTCTGCTCTCATGAGCGAGGGATTAAAGAGAACTAATCAAGTTGTGATAGGTGTTAGATCTAGCTACAAGACTTCCGAGAAAGATCCTTTTACTTATCCCGAAGTTAAGCAGTTTATTGAGTCAAAAGAAACTAATCCTTTTGTATTGCAATTTCCAAACATTACCAATATAATTTATGGTAGAGATGTTGGATACAAAATAGAAAAAGTTGATCTTTCTCCTGAACTTCAATCTATATCTGCTACAGCTATTAGATCTAAATTATAGTCTAAAAATAATACTGCTCATAAGTTGATATCGCAAGTGCTCGATGATATACTTACAGACGTTACATTAACAGGCGAAAGCCATAAATAAAAGGAAAACAAAATGTCAGACAATAAGTTCAAATATTTTGCTGTTACAACAACCAGCTTGGTCAAGGCCAACAATAAGACAGAAGCACAAAAAGTAGCCATGGGTCGCCGTGGATCAGATGGAGAGCTTCTGTTTAAGTCAACAGAAATTGAGCGCATTTCGTCAGTAGAAGCACGTGAGCAATTAGAAGAGTTCACGGCCTGATATTAAGTATCTTAAGTGGAGGGTTGGGGTTTCCTAACCCTCCACTTTATTTATAAAGAGGAAAAATGTTAATAGCACAAATGGTCGGAAAAAATGAATCGGGAAGATTCTTAGATAAAGTACTTGAAAGACTATCTACTCAAGTAGATAAGATAGTATTTACTGATGATTGTTCAGAAGATAATACAGTACAGATTGCTTCTAAGTACGCAGAGGTTTTTAGTAGTAGTGAAACAATGTTCGAAAAGCATGAGGGTCACCTTAGACTTAATGCTTGGAAAAACCTAGAAACAGTAGCCAAAGAAGGCGACTGGATTATTGCAATTGATTGCGACGAGATGTTATTCCATGAAGATGGTGTAGAGATTAAAAAAGTTTTACAGTCAAATCCTTATGATGTCGCTAATGTTAGGTTCTATCATATGTGGAATGAAACTCAGTATAGAGTTGACAAATTATGGGCCCCAAATAACAGCTCTAGAATTTTTAGATATAAAAATAGTGGCACATTCTTAGACAAGAAGCTTGCCTGTGGTTCTGAGCCAACCTATGTATTTGATTGGTTAAAACAAAAAAACTACTGGGTTCATTCAGGTTTAATGATGCAACATCTTGGTTACGCTAGAGATGAAGATAAGGTAATTAAACATAAAAGATACATGTCCATAGACAAAGGCGAATTCCATAACATTCAACATATTGAGTCTATCGTAGATCCTAATCCCGTACTAGTAAATTGGAATTTAAAATGAAAACATACAACACTAAAGAAACTATAATAAAAGTAACAGACCTTATAGAAAAGAAAAAAAGATTTGCTTTTGTATCATATACAAGATCCTCATTTTTCTCTATACTTGGGGATATCAAAGGCGACAAAAAACCACCAAAGAATTTTGTTCAATCAATACTTACAAGCATTACTTCTAATGATCCACAATACATTGCAGGAATACAAGCTGACTTTATTTACTCACAACAGGACAAACTTAGTAAAGTTGGCCTAAAAGACAAAGTATTCTATGACTCATGCTTTCTTGAGAACTATATCAATGAAGACTATGACGTATTTAAAACGTTTATGCAGTATTATTTTAAACACAATAAGGTATTAGTTATTTCTTTCCAGCATAAATCAAATATTGGAAAGTTTTTTTCCAAAGACTCTGCATTTATACAGGTACCATACAATGACTTTTATGATAAGATAGACTCGATTCTAGCTCAGGTATCTGAGTTCGATGGAGAATATCAGATGTGCATTCTTGATTGTCCAATGTTTGCTTCCGCTATAGCTCCTAAGCTTTGGGAAAAAACAAAGATGTCAATCTTAGACCTTGGAAAAACACTGACTGTAGCACGAGCATTTGATAGAAATAAAGAGGGCGGACTTGAAGAAAAAATGGGAAGAACACCAAGACGATGATGAGTTTCTTAAAGATCTATTGTTTGAAAGTAATTTATCTTTAACTCAGATAGCTGCCGAACTATCACTATCAGTTGCTAATTTAAATAAAAGAATAAAACAACTAGGTCTTTCTTGGATAAAAGAAAAGAATAAAAAGATGTCAAGAGGCCAAACAGCTTTGACTCTAGTTATGAAAAAACTTTTACCAGGAGAAGAAATTGTCAACGAGCATCACTTAGGTGATAAACTTAGGTTAGATGTATACTGCCCAAAGTACAATCTCGCTGCAGAATATCATGGTAGACAGCATTTCTTCTACACTCAAAGATTCTTTGACACAATATATGAGTTTGAAGAAGCGCAAAAAAGAGATGTAAAAAAGATGCAGATGTGCAAGGACCTGGGTATAGCTCTTATTGTTTTTAGATACAACGATAACCTATCAGAAGAGTCAGTATATGATAGAATGTTACAGGCTATAAAAAGCGCACCAGATATGCCAGCACGTGTTGAAAAAAGAACACTAAAAAATAATCAATTCTACCTAGAGGCAAAGAAAAAGAACTCTGAAAGTAGAAAAGATTATTATAAAAAAATGAAAGAAAAAAGAAAACAAGATGGAATCTGAACTAGATACGGAACAAAAAGAGAAAGAATTTCCAGTTGAGTATCAGATATTTGCTCTTTCACTTAGAGAAAAAGATGCGATAAGTTTTTTTGATGCCTTTCTTCCTGAAGATATTGTGGGCACAATACATGGTCAAACTGGAATAAATGAATTCTATAAAGCTCTCCTTGCTTATCATCATACGACGAAGCTAGATATAGTAGACCCTATAGCTTTTAAGGTATGGTTAGACTCAGAAACAGATATCTATTCTGCATTGGGTGGAGCCTCTGGCGTTACAGTAATGATGGACATTCTAATGTCCATAGATCTATCTACTCCTGAATCTATCACTAAGCTTGTAAAGCACAAAGCTAATAAGAGAAAGCAACTAGACTCTCTGCAGGAGCTTCAGATCTTGATCACTCAAAAGGGTGAAAAGAATGAAAAAGACATATCTAGAATAACTCAAATCACTTCTGATATCAAAGATCTTGAAGGCGAATTAAACTATAATCCTTTAGATAATGTTACTACCGCTAATGACATATCCAAAAGAGCAGAAGATCTACTGGAAATACCAAACTTTCTGCCCACACAATATAAATCTTTAAATAGAGCCATGGGCTACACTGATGAGGGCGGATTCTTTAAGGGCGCAGTTCATGCTATAATTGCAGGTTCAGGAAAAGGAAAGAGTACATTTGCAAAGTGTTTAATCAATCACTGGGCAGACACCGGATATAGAGTTCTATATGTAAATTTTGAAGAGGCAATTTCTCACTGGGAAAGAGTCTTGATGACTCAAATAATTGGCAAGAATGTCTATAAAGAGTCTGGTACTTGGAATGAAGAACAAAAAAATAAGTATCTTAAAATTTTTAGAGATAAATTAGATCAATGGGGCGATAGGTTTATGGTTAGACATGATCCAGACACTCCTTATTTTGAAGACCTAGAAAGATGGCTAAGAGACATCATGGGAGATGCTGATCGCGTCCCAGATGTGATTGTAATAGATACTATCCAGTCCATGTTTACCAAAGGTGGAAAAGGAAAACCTCGTTGGGGTGAATTTGAAGAAATGATGGTTCGCTTAGAGAAGCTAGCTAGAGATATGAACTGCGTTCTAATTATCACTGCCCAAGAAAACTCAAATAGAATGAAAGAAAAAAGAGAAGTAGTTCAACAGTCTGACACTGGTGGCTCATTAGCTATACAACAAAAGTGTGCCGTTACAATATTCATTACAGATAAAAAGCTAGTTAGCGGTGATGATTCAGAAGATGAAAATGTGATGCAGCTGCAGATACCAAAGAATAGAATTACGGGATCTACTTTTGTATATGATTCTCCTTTAGTGAAATATGTAGACGAAAGAAAAACATATGAAGAATATGAAGCAATCACCCAAGAAAGCTATAACCAAGATTCAGATTTTGATGTCAGCGATATAGTTGATTCAATGAGCGTTATTTAGGAAGTTATGTTAAAATTAACAGTTAAAGAATTAAAAGATTATCAATTGTGCGGAAGACTGTATGATTATAGGCATGTGGACAAGCTAACTGAGAAAATAGGTGGAAGAGATCTTACTTATATAAAGTATGAGAATGCTTTAAAGAGTATCGTAAATTTCTTTTTTTATAAAAAACAATCAGGATCAGTTCCATCATATTCTTCTTTATTGAATAGATGGGAGAAGATATGGTACCCAAAGGGAACCACTGCATATGACATAACTCATGAGCAGCACGAAAGTTTCTATGGTAATAATGCAAGCCTTACTAGCAGAGCTGCTTCAGCTTTATTGGCGATATCAGAAAACTTTTCAGATAGTGGGATTATACCTATTGCAATTGATGAAGAATTTATAGTTCCAGTTAATAATAAAGTTGCCATAACCGACAAGTTTGATTTAATTTATTATTACAATAAAAAAATATATGTAGTTAAATGGGTTTTTAATATAAAGTTTAAAAAACAATACCTGTATTCAACAGACTTTGCCGTGATGAACATGAGCTATTTTAGTAAGTACGGAAATAAGATAGACATAACAGAATTTGGTTACTACGACCTGTTAAATCCTAAGCCTAACTTTACTAAGTTTGAAAGTAAAAAAGAAGACCTTGAAACAGTAGATGCGTGGTGCTCTACGCTTTTTGAGGATAAGTTATTTCTGCCTAGAAGAGGCATGATTTCATATTGCACTTCGTGTCCACACGATGCAGTGTGTTCTAAATGGAATATCAGCACAAAAAAGGATGGACAAACAAATGTCAAATAATATACTTGATGAAATATTGTCAGAGAACAACAGTGTTATACCAAAAAAGGATGAGGATAAAATACTTCAACCAATTTTAGAAGAAATAAATTACATATTTGATGAGTCTATAAAATCTTTCGTAAGAGCTATTCTTTTAAGAGCTTCTAGTTTTTGGTCTATACCTTCAAGCTTTTCTGGCAAGTATCATCCAGCTGATGAGCACAATTATGGTGGGAATGTCCTTCATACAAAGAGAGTAGTTAGAGCAGCTAAGATAATGTGCCAATCATATTCTTTATCTAAAGAGGATACGGATATAGTTTTTGCAGCTTGCATCTTGCATGATGTCACTAAGGGGATTAAACTTGAAGGAGAGGATTCTTTTCACTATGATCCAATGCACCCATATACGGTTGCAAGACTAGTGCAAAAGTGTCAAGAAGACGATAAGAACTACGCTTCGGAATCACAATCTTCAACACTTTTTATATCCGAGGACATCGTACAATCAATTTTAAGACTAGTAAGATGCCACCTAGGGCCATGGTCTCCAGTGCCAGAGACTATCCCCATTACATATATGGACATGATAGTTCACCTTGCAGACAATGTTGCATCAAAGGTTCATTATATTGTTGATGGAGAAAATATAAACTTAGACAGATGGAAGACGCAACAAGATGAACGAAATTGATGATCGTTTATTAAAACGATTTACGGCAATAAAAAAGATGGAATATTTTATAGAAGAATCTGTGTATTATAGAACTCATTCCGAAGAAATGATAAAAGATAACAAGATGATTTTGTGGAATTCAAAACAAGAATCTGGTAAAATACCACTATATGAAAATAGAAGTTGAAGAAAATAAGTTTCTTTCACAATGGAAATATTATGAAGTAGCTAGATTTGTTCCATCACTCAATAGGGTGATTAGAGATAAAAAGAATGGCCAACCAGTTATACTGACAGCGGAAGAGATACCGATGTATGCTAGCTCAAATGACAACACCGGTATATATACATCGGTCTTTGCCTATAACAGCATAGACATAAGTGAGGCGATAAGACTTGGCCCACTTTACTTTGATATAGATAGCGAGTCTATATCAGATGCTTATGATGATTGTGTTAAATTGTATAATCACCTAATACATCACATACCAGAGAGTTCTGTATTGGTTTATTTTACTGGAAAGAAAGGATTTCACATAGAATGTGAGCCAATTTGCCTGGGGATAAATCCATCTAATAGTCTTCCTAAGATATATAGATTTATTGCTAATGATTTAAAATCTAAGCTAAGTTTAAATACTTTAGACTTTAGTGTATATGATGCTAGAAGAATGTGGAGACTTGTTGGCTCAAAACATCAAAGTACTGGATACTATAAAACTCTATTGAACCCATATGGGCAAGACAATGTTTTCATAAAAGGCATAGAAGCTATTAAGGAATACAGTTCTAGCCCTTCTTCTTTAGAAGTGTGTAAGCAAGAATTTAATTATAAAGCTAATGAGTGGTATAGGCAATATACCTATGATATAGAAGAGCACGAAAAAAGAAAAGACGACCCATTAGAATACTTCAATAAGTATGGGGCAAAAGCTTTCAAGGATCTAAAAGAAACTCCTAAAGTATTCAATAAGGATAATTTATTAAACAAATGTTCTGCCGTAAAAAGACTTCATCAACAAGCAATTGACGATGGATATCTAGAACACGAAGCTAGATTGTTCCTGTGTTCAATACTTACATATACTGAAGACTCTATTAAATATCTACATGAGATACTTTCACATTGTAGAGATTATAATTTTTCTAAATCATCCTCTCATATTAATGATTGGATAAAGAGAAGACAAATGTCTATTGGCGGTAGACCATATACTTGCGAAAGAGCAAACTCAGTTGGCGTTGGCTGCGGAGAGTGTTCTTTGGAGCAAAGAAATAAATATGTAAAAGTAAATGGAAGATTTATAGAGACTCAAGAAAAGTCCTCTCCATCACCAATTAGATTTGCATATAGTTCTGCACCAAGAAAGGAGGATCATGAGTAAGGAAGACGATGCAGTAGGTGTTTGCACCGAATGTGGCAATCAACAGCCAGACAAATATATGTACAATAGCGTTTTTGCCCAAGAGGGACATTCTGCTGTTTGCAAATACTGTGGAGGAACTGTAACCGTATGTTATAGAAGTGACGTTGAAAATGTCTTAAAAGCAATTAAAAGAAAAAGAGGATTAGGTTGAAAAACTGGACCAATCTACATAATCATACTGTATTCTCTATGTTAGACGGGCATGGCAGCGTAGAGCAGTACCTAGAAAGAGCTAAGTCATTAGGGATGACTGGGTTGGCTACTACTGATCATGGTAATATACATTCATGGTTAGACTTTTACGATGCTGGTAAATCAGCAGGGGTAAAACCAATCCTTGGATCTGAATTCTATCAGGCTAGAAAAAGTAGGTTTGACAGAGACGAAGAAGAAAGATCAGGTCCCTCAAAGAATGAGTGGGAACAAAGAGGTCCATATCATATAACTATATTAGCAAAAAATAATATTGGATATCACAATATAATTAAAATGTCATCTAGAGCATTCACTGAGGGGTATTATGTGAAGCCTAGAATAGATCATGATTTAATATCACAACATTCAGATGGAATAATAGTTTTATCAGGATGTCTTAATGGAGAAGTTTCTCAAGCTCTTTTAAGAAAAGACTATAACACCGCCTTAAAGCACGCAACATCTATGCAGGAAATTGTAGGCGCAGAAAATTATTTCATAGAGATTCAAAACCATGGCATTGAAGAACAGCTCACTATCATACCTGATCTAATTAAGCTGGCTAATTATATTGGCGCAAAGGTTGTTCCATCCGGTGATTGCCATTATGTGCATCAGCATGACGCAAATGCACATGACATAATGCTCTGTGTAGCAACAAACTCAAATATACATACGCCTAATAGGTTTTCTTTTTCTGGCGATCAGTTTTATTTACAGTCATATGATGAAATGGCTTCTATTTTTTCTGACGAACTTCTTAAGAATACAATGCATGTAAACGACATGATTGAAGTTAATTTAGAATTTGGAGAAATGCACTTTCCAAATTTCCCGATACCAACAACCGAAGATTCAACAACATACTTTGAAAGACTTGCTTGGGAAGGCCTAAAGAAGAAGTATGGAGATCCGCTACCTAATCATATATTAGACAGAGCCAATCATGAGCTGCGAGTCGTTAAAGAGATGGGCTTTCCTGAATACTTCTTGGTTGTATCTGACCTCGTTAGGTGGGCTAAAGAGAACGATATCAGAGTAGGTTGGGGTAGAGGTTCTGCTGCAGGAAGCGTTCTGTCTTACGCTTTTGATATTACAAATCTTGATCCAATTAGATTTGGTTTGATGTTTGAAAGATTTTTAGTAGAAGGAAGAAAATCGATGCCGGACATCGACCTTGACTTCGATGATAGACATAGAGATAGAGTCATAGAGTATGCAAGAAATAAATATGGCGAAGACCATGTTGCACACATTTGTACATTCAATAGAACTGGTGCCAGACAATCAATTAGAGATGCTGCAAGAGCTTTAGGTCATGAATTTATTACTGGAGATAGGGTAGCAAAACTGGTTCCTCCACCAGTGCTTGGTGTATCAAAGTCTCTATCAGAGTGCATGGAAGTTGCTGAGTTTAAAAAAGAATATTCTAGCAATCAAGAATCAAAAACCATAGTTGACACTGCTTTTGGGTTAGAGGGTTTAGTAAGACAAACTGGAATACACGCTGCCGGAATAGTTATATCAAAAGGTGCATTAACAGATTATCTTCCAATCATGAGAAAGGGAGTAGATAGCCCAGTCGTAACTCAGTGGGATATGGGTAGAGTGGAGCAATGTGGCCTGCTTAAGATTGACTTTTTGGGATTAAGAAACCTTGGTGTCATAGACCAGTGTGTAAAGATAGTTAAAAAAAGTAGAGGGGTAAGCATAGACATAGAGTCAATACCTCTTGATGACAAAAAGACATATAATGAGCTTGGCAAGGGCAACGCCATAGGAGTGTTTCAGCTTGAATCATCTGGCATGAGAGAATTGATGGTTCAACTTCAGCCGCAAAACATAGAAGACATCATGGCACTCATATCTCTTTATAGACCAGGGCCAATGGGTTCTGGAATGGATAAACTTTTCATAGATAGAAAACATAATAGATCTAAAGTTGAGTATGATCACGAAAAGTTAGAAAAAGTATTAGGACCGTCGTTGGGAATCATGCTATACCAGGAAGATGTTCTTGGTGTGGCTAGAGAATTAGCTGGTTTTAGCTCTGCAGAAGCAGATGATTTGCGTAAAGCTATTGGTAAAAAACAAATGGATAAGATCTCTTTGTTTAGAAAAAAATTTGTTCAAGGGTGCATGAGCACATCTTCTTTGCCAGAAGATAAAGCTAATAAAATATATTCTGATATTGAGTACTTCGGTGGATATGGTTTCAACAGAGCCCACGCTGCTAGCTACGCTATGATATCCTACATAACAGGTTACCTAAAAACAAATTATACCGTAGAGTACATGGCAGCTTTAATGAGTTCCGTAGTGGGTAACAAGGATAAGCAGTCTTTATATTTAGCAGACTGCAGAAAAAGAAATATAAAAGTTCTCCCACCTTCTATAAATAAATCCACAGAAGAATTTGGAGTAATAGATGAGAACACTATCATATTTGGTCTAGCTGCAATTAGTGGCATAGGGTATGCAGTGTCAGAGGCGGTGCTCTCTAATAGAGATGAAGATAACCCTTATGATTCCATGCATGATTTCTTTAGAAGAACCAATCCAGCAGTATTAAAGAAGGGAACACTTGAGCACCTTACTAAAGCTGGAGCTTTTGACGAGCTAATAGACAGCGTTCTTGACGATGACTTTGGAAGAAGAACTGAGCTATCTATTCTTGAAAAGGAAAAAGATGAACTTGGGTTATATATATCTAAGAATCCAGTAGATGGAATTTGGGATCTTCTTTCTGAAAATATTTCACATGAAATAATTGAGATAACAGAATTGCCTGCATCTTCTAGAGTTGCTATAGCTGGAATCATTTCTAATTCTAAAAAACTTGTCACTAAAAAAGGTGCAAAGATGTATAAGTTTAATATACAGGATATATCTTCTGACATAGAGGTTCTAGTGTTCCCAAGAGAGTCTAAAAATTATTCAGACGAGTATTTTAATGATGGAGAAGTTATTAAAATAATAGGTTCGGTTAGCAAAGATGGCGACGAAGAAAATGCAGTTAGTAAAATAGTTTTAAACTCATGTGATAAATTAGATCTTTCAAATTTTGCTGGTGGGAAACCAATTTATCTTAGAGTAAACGGAAGACTTAAGCAGTCAGATATCAATAAAATATATGATATAATTAATGAGTCAAATGGAGGATCTTATGTATTTCTCCAATGTAAAGAAGATAATAAAATTATTAATTTAAAGTTTAATAAAACCACTTCTATAAAACAAAAAGAAAAATTAGAAGAGATATTAAAGGAGATTGTGTGACCATAAAAGGAACTTATAAGAACCCAACAGAAAATCCTTGTTGGGTATTCTGCTCCTCTTGTAACAGATGTCAAGACAAAGGCAGATACACAAAATGCAGATCATGCTCAGGTAGATACGATCCCGATGGTACAACAGACCCTGATTTAGATGATTTTTGCGACTGTAAAAATGGAAATTTAAGATGGAAAACCAAGCAGGGTAAGCTTCTGATGACTAGGTTTAAAACAAATCCTTTTAAAGGTAAGGTTACCTATGAAAAGAAGTCTGAGGACGAAAGAGACTGGGACTCTTACGTAAAGGATATGAGAGAAAAAATGGGAGACCCAAATTGGAATCCTATAACAATAGTAGATGAGGATTAATAATGGAAACTACAGGAAAAATTACAAGAAACAATGTGAGCATATCGGAATATGGTGAAGGAATTCATCAGTATGAAGATAAGTTCTTTATTAAATGCGGTGTAGCTGGCATTTTTGCAAATAGAAAAGAACTTGAGGACTTACATCTTGTTTTGAATTACTATTTAAATATAGAAAAATTTGCTGAGTGTCAAGTAAAAGTAGGAGATCAAGATGTGGCCATACATTGAGGATGATTTTATGGAGATGGGTGACTCCGGTTGGGTCTCCATTGGTGAAGGTTTGTTTAAGAACATTAAAACTGGCCATACAATAGATGAAACAGGAATAGAATATGACCAGCATGGCAATGTCGTAATTTATCCAGAAGATGAAAGATAAAAGTGAATCTAACAATAAAAAAAAGAAGTGACCTAGATGATTTTCAAAAACTAACTCTTTCTGAATTTAGCTACTCAAGGATCGACACATATGAAATGTGTCCTAGCAAATACTTTTACTCTTACATCAAAAAAGAACCAAGACAATTTAACTCTCCTGCGGTACTTGGAAACATAATACATTCTGTATTAGAAAATACAGTTTCTTCAGATTCACCACTTTCATTAGATGAAATGAAGATCAAATATGAAGAGCATAAAGTTTATTACGATCCAACCAACATTATACCCAAGGATCTAATAGACGTTGGAGACTTGTTGTTGGACGAATTCTATGACCAAAACCAGGATAGAATATTCAATGTATATGGAAAAGAAATAGGTTTTAATTTTGTTATAGGGAACTACTCTATAATAGGCTTTATAGATAGAATAGATGTGATAGGAGACTCAGTACATATAGTTGACTATAAAACTGGGAAAAGAGAAGTTGCACTCAAGAATGTTTCTACCAATCTACAAATGGGAATCTATGCTTTAGCTGCATCCGTTATGTTCCCTGAGAAGGAGATAACAGCCTCCCTACACTACCTTAGAACTAATAGGCTCAAGTCCCATACATATTCTGAAGAAGACCTCTTAGAGATCAAGAAGACGCTAGTGGAGAGAATAAACGTCATAGTGCAAGATGACAATTTCCTACCTACTTCAAACGAACGTATATGCTCTTTCTGTGACCACTCACAAAGTGGAGCTTGTGGTATTGGAGCTATAAGATTAAAGAAGTTTAAAAAGGACATATAAAAAAACCCCGTACATTTCTGTACGGGGTTTTTCTTCTATATATTATTAATTAAAATTGATCTACAGGGTCTAGCTGCGATGATGTGATGAGGTCAAAGTCAGACTCAACAACGATCTTTACTGCTTCGTTGTGGTCAAAACCAAGAACGGTAAGGTCCTCGATAACTGACTCGTTGATTGACTGGCTCATGCTGTTGATGATTGTGTTTAATGTGTTCATGATAGATACTCTATCACCTTTCTGCCCTGTTGGCAACTTTTTGTGGTTATTGTTTGTATTTATTTAAAATATAAAGTATAATAGTTGTACGCTTGACAGAGATAAGGATAGCATCATGACAACAGAGATTTCCACTCCTGAGCAATATTTTTTTTGCAGGACAAAAATGAAATCACACCCAGACTTTAAGAAGCTAGTTAGCAATGCTATCGACATGGAAGTTTTGAAGGAAGAAAACAAGAACCAGAGGGGAAATGCCTATAGGAACACCAAGAGTGGACTCAGGGAAGATCTTGGTATCTCCATGAGATCTAATTGGGAAGCCAATATAGCTAGGATATATAACGCATACAAAATAGAATTTGAATTTGAACCAAAAGTTTTTACCTTTCCAATAAAAAGGCGGAACAAAAGGTTACACCCCAGATTTTTATTTACCAAAGGTTGATGAGTGGATGGAAGTAAAAGGTTATCTAGATGATAAGAGTAAAATAAAACTCAAAAGGTTTAAGAGATATTACCCAGATGAGTTTAGTAAGCTGACTTTTATTTGTAGCAAGTATTCTACTGCAGCAAAAAACTTTGCTCAAGAGATAGGAATACCTCAAGTAGTCTTCTATGAAGACATAAGAAATTTTTACATGGATAAGATTCCATATTGGGAAGGAAAGTAATGTCAAATTACAAGGAGCAATATTATAATTTAGAAGAAAACGAAATGCAAGAGCTGATAGCTAAAGCAAAAACCGGTTCAGAAAAATCACAACAAGAGTTGTTGAAAGTTTTTAATAACTTTTTAACGAAGTATGTAACAATGTTATATCATGGAAAGTACAACTTTAACGACTACGACATAAGAAGGTTCATGTCCCTCTTTGTGAAGGATAACTTTATAAGATTTAATTTAATGAAAAACAAATTGAATCAAGCCGGATACAAGCACGTAAACGAATGCATGCGACGGAATAAACTATATGACAAAAAGATACTGCACAGATGAGGACGTTAGGCAGACGGTCCAAATGACATTCTTTCAGTGCATTAGTAGATATGAAAAAAAGGATTCGGAAAAAGGACCAATCCCTTTTAGCGCATTCCTTTACAGCTATTTCTTTTATCTTCTCAAGAAGAATGTAGATACATTCTTGATTGATCAATTAGGAAGAAAGAGTTTTCCACTGTATAATGGTAGTGATTACAACGATGAAGATGGAAACTCTGCTCCGATACAGGGTGTTAACATTGATCAGATAGACTATGCTGTTACAGATTTAATTTTCTCTGACAATGTAGATGAGTTTTGGATCTTAGGAGAAGACACTCAGCCGCCTTTCTGTTATCTAACTGTTCAGGAAAGGCAGCTAATAAAATGGAAGTACGTAGATGGAAAGAAATCTTCTGAAATAGCTGCTAAAATAACAGAGCACCCAAACACTGTTAGGGAACATATCAGTAAAATAAAACTAAAGATAAAAGAAATATTATTTTCAGAACGGAATGGAAGACTTCCTTTTGATAACAAACATAGAAAGAGAATGAATTGGATACCAACGACGATCTATTAAATGGTCTATTTAACTTTTTAAATCCTCAGCTGCAGGAGATAGTCAACGCATTCTCTAAGTCAGAAGATTTAGATAAATACTTTATAGAAATACCGGACGCAAACTACATAGACTTAACCATAAATGATTTAGCCTCCCTAGTTGCTAGATCATCTAACGTTTATGGAAGAGCTGCTAGGTTTGCAGGTATTGCCAGAGCTCAGTACAAGCTACTAGAAGCTAGATATAAGAGAGTCTACAAAGCTAATAGGGTTGGCAAGAATGAAGCGGAGAGAGAAGCAGCTGCTATAGCTGCTGCAGAGAAAGAATATATGGCGTTAACGGCTGTTGAGTCAGTTGTTCAATTAGCAGAATCGATGGAAGCTGCTGCAAGAATATCTTCCGAGTCTTCAAGAAAATTAATAGACAAAGTGCAGAACATGCAAGTAGCAACATCTAGAGAAGACAAAGGATTTTTGTCCGATAAAGATTTTAGTACATTTTAGGAGACACTATGTATATAGGGCATTATAAGTCTGTTAATTCTAGTCAAGAATTTTATTCTTTAGCTAGAGAAAATTTAGACTTTCCAACTCAGGCAGAATACAATAAGTCTCGATACCTATTGCAGGTGACTTATTCAGTTCCTTCTAAGTCTATGGAAGAAAGAATTATTACTAGAGCAAAAGAGTTGGGAATACCAACTGGCGTCAAGGTAGACTAGGTTCTGTGTGAGTATTGAAGTTTTTTGCGACGGAGCATCTAGAGGGCAGGGCCAGAAAAAAGTTGGAGAAGCTTCATGTGCAGCTGTTATTTATAAGAATAGAAAAAAGGTTGCGCAGTTTGCCAGAGGTTTAGGACCTAGGTCCAATAACGAAGCGGAGTATGAAGCAGTTATAGCAGGCCTGCTAATGTGTTCAATGTCAGATTTAAAAGATCCAATAATTTACACTGACTCAGCTGTAGTGGCAAACCACATCTCTGGCCAATGGAGATGCAAAAACGCATCGCTGTTGCCACTGCTAATGACAGTTGAAGATATTAGACAAGAGTATCCATTTAGAGTTCTTCAGGTCCCTAGAGCCTTTGTTTGGGAAGCGGACATGTTAGCCAATGAATTTTTGGATCAACTAAAAGAAAGAAAAACACAAAACACCGATAAGTAGGTGATATAATGTTGGTATTATGTTAGAAAATTTTAAAAAAGAACAACCAATCATAATAGGTCTAGCTGGAAAAGCAGGCAGTGGTAAGACTTCTGTAGCTGAGCACCTTGTTCCCAAGGGCTCTATAGAGACTTCTATGTACGGAATGAAATGGGATCATATATTTTATGCCCTACCGTTATATGAATTGTCTTCCATCAAAAGATCTATAATGGGCATCAACGAAAAAAATAGACAACTCTACGCAATACATGACGTATTGTTTGACATATATGGGGGCTCACCTATCGGCACGATGCCAGGCTATGAAGACCTCATCAATAGGACTAAGCAGATTCACTCCCTTGATATAGAACCCGAAGAATATAAGCCTAGATCATTTCTCCAAAAAGCTGGAGACATTTGCAGAGATGGCTTTGAAGACTGCTTTGCTAAATGGGGTGTATCTAAATCCCTTAAGCTTTATCAGTCTTATTACAAGTCATTGTCAGAAGATGAACAAGAACTCCCTTTTGCAGTTATTATATCTGATGTAAGATTCTTAAACGAAGCAGAGAAAATATTAAATCAACCAAACGGAATAGTGATATGTTTTGATGCTGATCAGCAGACTCTGGATGATAGAATTCTCAAAAGAGATGGAAGACTTATGAGTGATGAACAAAGAAATCATAAGTCAGAACAAGAAATGGAAATGGTACAAAGAGTGGCTACCCACACTATAAACACAAGTAATATGACAGTACAGGAACAGGCACTAGAAACACTTAAAGTTATTGGCCTACTAAAGGAGCAAAATGCCTAAGGTAAGCCAAAATGCACACGAACAATCAATAGACTCTCCAATAAACCAGGTGGTAAACTTAATGGCTCAAGAAGTAACAATATCAACAAACCCAGTATTCATATGTGGCGTAAACCGCAAAGTAAACATCGGTAATTTTGAAAACATAGATGTATATGCAGGCGTGACAATACCCTTAGTAAACATAGATCCTTCAGATAAGGAAGCTTTGTCTGAGGCTATTAAAGAAGCTGCTGCAGATGGCTTTGCCTTGGTTTCTAGAGAAACTGGTGAGCGATATACACTAATTAAAGATTCTCAGCAGGGTAAATAATATTGTCCAATACTTGCTTTTTGCAAAAAAAAGGTGTATTATAAAGGTTGAATTAATTCAACTTATTACAAGAGGTAAAAATGATCAAAAAGTTAGCTAACAAATTAAGCTCTCTTCTTCTTTCTTTTAAGAAAAAGAGTCCTAAATCTGCTCAAGATAAAGTCATCAATTCTATTATTGATAGAGCCACAAAAGACATTGCAGATGTCGCAGAAGTAGCGGATGAAGCTGTTTCCAAGGTCGCCAAAACGGCAACTGAGGAAGGCAAGAAGGTAGCAAAGGCTGTTGAAACTAAAGTTCCAAAAGCAGCTGCTAAAGCTAAGCCTGCTTCTGAAACTGCAAAGCCTAAGGGTAGACCAAAGAAGAGCGCTTAATACTAGTCTTATTAAAGATCCCCTTAGATTTAAAAGTTTAAGGGGATCTTTTTTTTGTTACTATACTACTTATGTCTAAAGCTCAATTCAGAAGAATAATTAAAGGTAACTGGTCAAATTCTGATGAGGGAAAAAGGGAAGATACTGTTGAGCCTGCACAGGAACAAGGTAGTATCATCCCAATAGAAGAAGATCTAGCCACTAGTTAAATCGAGAAGAAGAGATAATGGCGATAAAAAAAGTAGTTGGAATAAGCGGTTTTAAGTATGCAACTAAACCAAAAATGGGTACAAGTAATGTATTCAATGGTTTATTTTTAAATGCGTACGGAGAAAAGAAGATAGCGAAAGCTTCTAAAAAAGAACAAACAAAAACGAAAGGCAAAACCAAAAATGGCAAAAGCAAAAAAAGCAAAAAGTAGTTCTGCACCAAAGGGTGGAGCAGCTCCGAAGCTAACTCCAGGCTTCATGTATGGAACAATGCCTAACGCCTCAGCTCCTAAAGCTGCTGGTAAAAGCAAAAAAAAGTAAATCTTGATTAAGACAACAAGATGGAACCAACTATCACCGTTGCCTTAATTGCTGCCGTAGGCGCTATTTTAGCTTCTCTAGTGCAGAGGGGTAGAAAAGAAAACAAGGACGACCACAATGTGGTAGCTAACTTGCTTGTAAATGTAAAAGATGATATCATTCATTTACATCAAAAACTAGATCACTTAGATGATCAAGTTGATAAGGTCGACGATAAGATTGATGTACATCTTAAATCTCATCGTGGAAAATAATACTAGTATTAAATCAAGGAGAAAATAAAATGGCAATGAAGAAAGCCTCAAAGAAAATGTCAAAAGGCGGAAGCGTTTCTGCTCCAGAGCCAAGCGTAAGCACGGGTCAGGCAAAGCAGGGCGTTCGCCCAATCAAAGACACTAAGGGTAAGAACATCGAGAAAAAAGGTACTTCGGCTCCTAAGCCAACAGTAAGTACTGGTCAGATGAAAGTCGCTAAGCGTCCAATCAAGGACTCTAAGGGCAAAGTAATAGGCTAATAATACATAAATCATAATATTTGGTTTACGTTAGAAATTTATATGGAGGTGGTACTATATGTGTATTACCTCCATATATCTTTATAAGAGGAGTGCAAATGGCATCAAAAAAGAATTGGATCCAGGGAGCGATTAAACGACCAGGAGCCTTTACTGCTAAAGCTAAAAAAGCTGGCAAATCAGTTGCAGGAATGGCAGCAGCTGTTTCAAAGAATCCAAGCAAATATAGTCCAAGAACTGTTAAGCAAGCAAATCTTGCTAAGACACTTAGAAAAATAAATAAAGGAAAATAAAATGGCTGCAAAGAAACCAAAATCCTCTGTCTATAACAACGCTAACAAAGTTTTGAATGATGAGATAGATGGATCAAAGAATGCTCCAAAAGCAAAAAAGTATGGACGTGAGGCATCAAGTGCTAAAACGTTTAGCTCAAAAATTAAAACAACAAACAAAAAGAAAAAGTAGGATAATATTATGGCAATGAAAAAAGCTTCCGCAAAAAAAATGATGGCTAAACCAGCTGCTAAACCAGCAGCTAAAATGAGTGGCATGACTGCAGCACAGAAGCAGTTGCCACCTTTCATCCAAAAAGCTATTGCAGCTAAAAAAGCAGCAAAGAAAAAATAACTTTTAAGGAGATAAGATATGGGATTATTTGGTGGACTGTCAGGTTTTTCCTCATTTGGAATGAGCTATGACGAAATAGAAGCTCAAAGAGTAGCAGCCCAAAAGATGGGTAGATCTTCTGGGGCTCAAGCAGGAGTTGCTAGAGTCGGTAAAACAGTTGGTAGATCTTCTGGGGGCGCAAAATTCTTTGGACAGGTAATGAAAGCTTTCAAGTCAATGGGACCGATGGGCTGATATGGCTAAGTCTCCAACGTGGCAAAGGAAAGCAGGAAAAAATCCTAAGGGTGGCTTGAATGCAAAAGGTCGAGCATCCTACAATAAAGCTACTGGTGGAAACCTTAAGCCACCAGTGTCAGCAAAGCAAGCAGCCTCTAGTCCTAAGGCAGCAGCACGACGTAAGTCGTTCTGTGCAAGGATGAGCGGTATGCCAGGTCCTGCAAAAAAACCTAATGGTAAACCAACCCGCAAAACATTGGCACTAAGAAAATGGGATTGCAAATAACATGGCTAAAGTAAATAAACCAACAAAGGCAGCTTTGTGGTCTTCGGCAAAATCACAAGCTAAATCTAAGTTTGATGTGTACCCTTCAGCCTATGCTAATGCGTGGGCTGCAAAGAAGTATAAGTCAATGGGTGGAACTTGGAAAACTGTTTCTGCTAAAAAAGCTGCAAAGAAAAAGTAGTTTAAACAATGGCGTGCTGGAAGGGTTATTCTGCTAAGGGCATGAAGGTAAAGGGTGGAAAACTAGTTCCTAACTGCACACCTGCCAAGAAATCTAAGCAGTCAAAGAGTGGGAAAAAGTAATATGCCAGGCCCTAAAGGTGTTGGATTAACTAAATGGTTTGACCAGAAGTGGGTCAACATAGGCGCTCCCAAAAAGGGTGGTAAGCTTCAACCATGTGGAACATCTGGTGCTGGTGGATCTGGGTATGCAAAATGTGTACCTGCTGCTAAGGCAGCATCTATGAGTGCTTCTCAAAAAAAGAGTGCAGTAACCAGAAAAAGAAAATCCGGTACACCAGAAAAGGGAACCAAAGGTCAACCTCCTAAAAATGTTTCTACCTTTGTTAAAAAGAAAAACAAATAAAATGGATAACGAAGAATCCTTTAGTGGTTTCATGCCTATGATAGAGCAGATAAACTTAACTAAAGAGACATCAATGCTAAGCACTGAGGGTGATCTCACTCATGCTCATACCTTTACCATTAAAACGAGAGATGGTAATGTAAACGTATTCAGTATCATGAATGCAGATCTTATGAGATTGTTTTTTTTAATCAATAAAATCATAATAGAATAGCAATCGAAATGCGCACTACCTTTTTTTTATTAGTATGTTTAATGTACCTGTCCTTTCTTTGGAAAAGATAATCTGATATAATATATCCATGAGCGAACAAACATGGACATGGTTTTTATTTATCATGGAACTAATAGGTATTTCTGGCAGTTATATGGTTGGAAATAAAAAATGGCAAGGGCACTTAATAGTTGCCCTGCATTCTTTTCCCTGGTTTATCTACGCAATCATGTTCAATAAGCCTGGGTTTATTGCTATGTGGATGCTGTGGCAGTGGGTCCACTGGAGAAATATGTGGAAGTGGAAAAAAGAAAATGTTGAATAGAAAAATCTATTGCTTCTGGGTTGGGCACAACAATCAAGAAATGAATGAAAATAGAAAAGCTGGATTAGCTAGCTTGTTTGTAAATTCAAAAGTAGAAGTTGTTTTGGTTGACAACGATAATCTTCATTCGTATATTTTAGATGACCACCCACTTCACGAAGGCTTTCAGTATCTTTCAGACGTACACAAGGCAGACTACCTAAGAACGTACTTTATGCACCATCATGGTGGGGGCTATAGCGACATAAAGCCTTGCTCCTGGGACTGGAATCCATACTTTGATGCCTTAGAAAATAGTTTGGCCTATGGGATTGGTGCACCTGAAGATGAAGGTGAGCTTAGCGTAACACCGAATCAGAGACCATGGCTAGGTCAACACTGGGACAAGCTAATGACCAATGATCTATATATCTTTAAACCTTATACAGCTTTTACAGCAAGATGGTATAGCACATTATTGTCAATAATGGATTTTAAATTAGAAAAATTAAAAATGCATCCCGCTAAAAGCTCAAGAGAAGCTGCAGATACTTTTGTAACTGAGTACCCAATCCAATGGGGCGAGATATTACTAGAAGTGTTTCACCCTTTATGCTATCGTTATACAGATAGATTAATCAAAACTATGCCCTATCCCGTAACAGTAAACTATAGGTAAAAAATGATCGACGATTGGTTTGGCAATACTGTAATATGTACCGCAGTCACTGGTGGATATGACTATTCTACTACTCAAGTAGTAACTCCTGGAGTAGATTATATTTACTTTACAGATGGACAATCAATTTTTGACATATCAGATCCATGGACTGTACATATGCTTCCGGATAGTGATTCACACCTAGATAGTAGAAGAAGGTCAAAGAGACCTAAGCTTAATCCACACTCAATAGAAGTATTAAATAAATATAAATACTTAATATGGATTGATGGAGAAATTTGTATAAGTAATCCAAACTTTGTTCCTGAAATATTATCTTATATGAAAAATGGATTTGTAGCATCTCCTCACCCAGACGCCTTAGGAAATCCTGGAAGATATTGTGCTTATGGAGAAGCAACTATTAGACCACCAAAGTACGCCAATGAACCACTGGATGCACAGTGTGATTTCTATAGATCAGAAGGATTTCCAGAAGACTATGGACTCTATGCCTGTGGAGTTTCCGCTAGAGACATGACTAATCCAAAAGTCAAAGAGCTTGGCGAACTTTGGCATCAGCAAAATCTAGAGTGGTCTTACCAGGATCAAGTAAGCTTTCCATATTGTTTATGGAAAGTTGGTTTTAATCCAGACGTACTTCCTAACAGCCTATATGATATGGGTTGGCTTTGGTTAAACATACATACGAGAGAAGAGTAAAAATGAAAGAATTAAAATTTAACCTTGGAGGAATAGGTAAAGGTGGGCAAGAGTATAAGACCGTCAACCTAGCTGAGATATGCGACATCGATGCCAACATAATGGATCTTGATTCATTTTGTAAAGATGGAACAGTAGATGAGTTCTACTTGTCTCACACCCTTGAGCACATTTCTATTTTAGAATACAAAAAGTTTCTTCTTCATATGAAGCAGAAGTTAAAAGATGGCGGAACGATTAAGATTATTCAAACAGACATAGGTCGACTCATAAAGATGTGGACAGATGGACAGATAACCTTTAGAACTATGCGAGCCCCAATATTTACTCCAGCTACACGCTGTGATTCGAACATACTTCAGCAACACCAAAGCATGTGGTCTCAAGAAGAATTGATTAAGGATTTTAACGCTATTGGCATGAAGGCTGAGGGTTTTGATGCAGGATACTGGCAGTATGATGTAGAAGACGACATTGTTCCTCAAGACACCAAAAAAGATTTTGGCAAGGACATACCAAACCTTGGCGTAATTGCTACTAAGTAGCTTACTATTATAATATACTTAAGACTAAAAGGAGAAACAAAATGCCAAGAAAATATACAGGAAACTCAGATGGTGATGGCAAGGGCGCAAAGCCTGGCACTCAGAAACTAATTGAACTATGCGGAAAGCGTTGGAAGTTCACCAATCTTGGAGCTTACTCAAATCGTTTGATGCGTAACTCCAACACCGCTGGTAAAAAACTAGGCGATCCTGGAATGGAAAAGTGGCTATCAGTTCATGCAACAGGTCGTGCATGTGACGTTGGCTATACAGATCGTAAAGCTGCAGTTGAAGCTTGGGATTGGTTTCTCAAGTATTCAAAAGAGCTTGGCATTGAAGAGATCCATGACTACGCTTTTGATGCTGATAAGGCAGACAAAAACGTTGGCTATGGTCGTGGCTACCGCTGCTCTCGTGGTGAAGGCTTAAAGGGTGTAAAGAATTACGATGCTAAAGACAACGCAGGTTCGTTTGGTGGCAAATGGCTTCACTTTGAATTATCTCCAGAAATGGCTAATGACGCCGCAAAGTTTGAAGCAGCATGGAGAGCATTGCCAAAGCCAGGCGCATGATAAAACACGCAATAGTCATACTAATATTTTTATCAATGTTTGCAATGCCTGCGGCTTTGATAGCAATAATTGTAGACACAATAAAAGAATCAGAACCTGACTTTGACATTGATTAGTATGATACAATAGCCTTCTTGCAACGGAGGCCGGTGCGAAGCCCCAGTAGATTAATTTCTGCTGGGGCTTTTCCCTTTTGGCCGCCGCAAAAAGGTTAATCAGCCCTTACTATTAATATTGAACATCGGAGGGCTGACTGATGAGACTAAAACCACGTCGTGGATCATGGATCCTTGTATTATTATTTATTATTGCTTGGGTTTCCCCAATAACAGCAAGGGCTACAGGTAGTTCTGTATCTATGCCTGATGCTGGATTTGAAGATGGCACCCTTACCGGATGGTCTAGAGGATCGCAAACTGGAACACTGGGTAGTTCAATAACCGGAAACGGAACTGGTGTGACTGTTTTCACTGGTTCACGTACTTTTGTTTATGGCACACGTAGCTGGACATTCTCGCCTAACAATGCCACATACGCAGCACTATTACAACCAAAGGGTGAACAAACATTTACTCAGGCCACTTCAGCACTCGGCCTTTCTGGGACTCAAACTTCACAGATCACACAAATGCTATCCAGCCAAGCATCTACAACAGGACTGGGTCAGGGTAACCCAACTGATGCTGCGTGGATTACTCGTGAAGTACAATTGACTGCTGGTATTACATACACGATGTCCTGGAACTATATGGCAACTGACTATGTCCCATATAACGATGGTTCAATCACTTCACTTGTCCCAGTTTCTGTTGCATCAACACCGGTAATTACAGTCAACAACTTTGAGCAGTCGTATGCCCTTCTTGGTTTCACTAACCAAGGAACTGGGGATTACTCTACTGGTTCATATGGTTCAACTGGCTGGCAGATGTCAACTTATGAAGTTTCTGTATCGGGAACATACAAACTTGGCTTCACATCATTTAATCTAGATGACCAAGGGTTGCCACCAGTGCTGATGGTTGATGATGCAATTGGGACGACGCTTTCGTGCAATCAAACTGGTGCCTCATGTGAAACTTTTGGAGCTGTTCCTCCAAACAATGAAACGGCTCCAACAGCTCCACCGACCACGACAACAACGTCTACCTCGACAACGACCACAACTGTTGCTCCATACTTGAATTCAGTTACGGACCTGACTGCAACTTCAAACGCAGACGGAAGTGTGGACCTCGACTGGGACGCACCAATATCAAGCAATGTTGATATCTACGGGTATGCTGTGACCTTCTATGACTTAGATGAAATTGGTGGAACACAGTCGGGTGGTTGGGGAGTTTCAACGAACCAAGGAACCAACTACTCCTTAAGTACGGAAATGTTTTCTGGTAGCAATCCTGTCACGACAGGTTACGGACCTGTTCGCTTTGGTATTAAGGCGGGAAATCAAAGTTGTTTCTCTAGTGAAGGCGTAGGCCCATGTGTGTATGGACCGGAAATAACTGCTGATGCAACAGTTGTCAACCCAAATCCGACCACTACAACAACTACTACGGAACCAGCGGTTGTCCCCCCTCCTGTTGAAACTATTCCAACAGAAAACACTACTGTTCCAATTCCTGAACTAGGGCCAACAGTTACAACGATTTCCCCGCCTACAACAACTGTTATAGAAACAATATTTGGGCCAATAGATACGCCAGATAATAATCTAGACCCAGTAACAACTCCAGAAATTGATCCAACTCCAGTTATTATACCTGAAGATCCAACTCCAGAGATAATAGTTCCTAAAGATACTCAAGACGCTGCAGACGCTGCAGTAGAAGATATCTTTGATGGACCTATGTCTAACGCAGGACTCGCGAATGCTGTAGACGATTTAGTTGCAGATGCGGAAACACCTGAAGCACTAACCGCCGTGGTTAACTCATTGCTTGATCAAGAGCTAACAGACACTCAGTTTTCTACCGTTATAGATTCTGTGTTTGACGGACCTATGTCTGACGAAAACTTCTCTGCTGCAGTTGATGCTGTCTTTGCAGATACTTCTGCATTGAGCGACGAACAGTTTGACACTGCAGTGCAAGCAGTGTTTGATGGGCCTTTGTCAACAGAACAGTTTGGTGATGCTCTTGAGGCTGTCTTTAACGAACCACTTTCTGATGAAAAGTTTGATGCAATTATTGACGCCGTTCTGGACGAGCCACTTTCAGACGAGCAGTTTGCAGAAGTTGTTGGAATCCTTGAGTCCGACGCTGTCACAGAGGATCAAGTTTCCGCAGCTGTTGATAGCATCTTGGAAAACGAAGTCACCGCTGAACAAGCAACAGACCTTGCCACGAGCGAAAAGGTATTAGAAAGCATTGACACAGATCAGGCAGCTGAGATCTTTGATGCCATCCCAGTTGATGAGCTGACTCCAGAAGAAGAAGCAGCTCTTGTTGATGCTGTGACAAACGCTCCAGAAGAAGTAAAGAATGCTTTTGAGGAGACCATTGACGTTTATGGAGAGGGTCTTGACGACTACGTGCCAACTGGATCCAACGTAGACGTAGGCTCTCGTAGGACGCTGTTGGCTGCTACGGCAGCCTTGTCAGCAGCTACAGTGGGAATGGGTGCCGGCACTGGGTCATCTGGTCCATCAGGTGGTTCAGGGGGCTCTGGAGGCGGTTCAGGAGGTTCTGGTGGGGGTCCTGGCGATGGCAGCAATACCAACGGTCGCAAGGAAGATGAGAATCCAGACGGCGAAGAAGAGGACACTGAAATAGAAGGTCCAGAAGATCAAGAAGATAACCACTTCACAAGAAACAGTATATTTAAATACGAGGAGGAAACAATGAAAAGGAAATTTAGTCCATGGGGCTTTATTAAAAAATTCTCAAGGGAGACTTCAGCACTAGCTTTTACCATATCAGGTAGCGTCGTAGTGTTTGCAACTCTGTCTGGAGAAACTAGAAAGATTACGATCATAGCTACAGGTTGTGCCTTCTTGGTTCACTATGTCCATGCGATGATTAAGAATGACGAGGATTAAATGAAGACCGCATATAATATAATCCTAAGAATAGTAGCTACCTTTGCAGCATCTGGCCTTGGTGTCATCGGTGCTGGTGCAATAGCTGGCGTTCCTATATGGAAGGCTTGCTTTATGGCAGGCATGGCCGGAGTTGCTACGGTTGTAGAGGGCTTATCTAGAGCATTTTTGGACGATGGTAAACTATCTACCACAGAAATTAATCAAGTTTTTACTAAAGTAGATAAAAAAGCTCAAGGTTAAATCATTTAGTCATATGAGTTCTGAATATTAATGGCTCAAACAATTACTATATACCTATGTTCCGGCTCATATACTAAGAGCTAATTACCTCAAGAGGATACATTAATGTCGTTCCCTATGCCTCCAAGTATTACAAAAGGCCAATTAGCTTTAGATCCAGTCAATGGAATTGTTTACTATAAAGACGAAAACAATAATACGGTAGCGACAACTTGGTCTTGGCTGCAAAGTTTAAATCAAGAAACAAATATCAGTAGTGAAAAAAATGTTTCGATAGAACAAGACCTTACTGTTGGTGGCGACTTAATTATTAGTGGAGACACAGTTAGCTTAAATGTCTCGCAAGTTTTAATTGAAGATAACATATTAGTTTTAAATTACAACTTCACAGGCGCTCCAATACTCAATGCCGGAATAGAAATTGAACGTGGATCTGAAAACAATGTACAGATAAGATGGAATGAAACTAGCAACAAATGGCAGTTCACAAATGATGGAACTACATTTTTAGATTTAAATTCTATTGTAGAAGACTCCGTAACTCTTGGTCTACATACCACTGGTAACTATGTTAGAAATTTAATTGCTGGCACCGGTGTAACTATCTCTAATCCTTCTGGAGAAGGTGCTACTCCCAACATTTCTATAGGCCAAGCAGTAGCAACTACTGACACCGTAACCTTCGCCAATGTTACAGCACCGTTGACTGGAAATGTTACAGGTAACGTAACTGGAAACGTAACCGGTAACGTAACTGGAAATGTAACTGGCAATGTAACTGGAGAAGTTTCTAGCATAACTAATCATGGAATCAATGCTTTAAATGATGTAGATGCAACACCAAGTAGCGGGCAATTCTTAAAGTGGAACGGTACATCGTGGGTTAATGACGCAATAGATTTAAACACAGATACTGTTGGCGACTATACTAAGAATTTAGTGGCTGGTACCGGCGTAACAATTACTAATAATTCTGGTGAAGGTGCAACGCCTAATATATCAATAGGACAGCCAGTTGGGACTACTGATACGGTTACCTTCAATGTAGTAAATGCTGACCTTACTGGAGATGTAACTGGTACTGTATCTGATATTTCCAATCATGGAATATCAGATCTTTCAGATGTAAATATTACTGATGCAGCAGATGGAAACTTTTTAAGATATAACGGATCTAATTGGTTTAATGATCCTGTTAATTTAGCAACAGATACTATTGGCGATTATGTTGCTAAGCTTGCTGCTGGCACTGGCATAACGATAACTAATAACTCTGGAGAAAACGCAACACCAAATATTTCTTTTAGTGGAAGTATTAATGACCTCTCTGACCTAACAATAACATCAGCTCAAAATGGACAGATACTTGAATATGATGGATCGGCTTGGGTCAATACAGTTCGTCCTTCAAATGAGCCAATGGGCCATGAAGATAAAACAGAAAGTACTATCTCTTTTAATGAGGGAACTCGCACTTTTTCTATAGCTCCTGTTTCTACTTCTTTTACTGTTTGGTGTGCTGGAAAGCGTTTTGTAAAAACTGGAACTGAAACAGTTCAGATACCAGATACTTCTGGTCTATATTATATTTATTTTAATTCTTCAGGAGTTCTTTCCTATCGAACTAGTTACTTTGTTTGGGACGAAGACGCACCCACCGCATATATTTACTGGAATGAAGTAGACAATAAGGCTTACTTCTTTGCTGATGAGCGCCACGGAATCACTCTTGACTGGGCAACACACGAGTACCTACATAGGACTCGCGGTGCTGCAATCGCTAATGGCTTTGGTGCCAATAATTACATACTTAATGGTGATGGCTCTCTTGATTCTCACGCAAAACTAGATATTGCAGATGGAACATTCTTCGACGAAGATTTGCAAGTTGACATTACACACAGCAACACTCCAACGCCAAATACTTGGGAACAAGTTCTTCAAGGTAATGCAGAGATTCCTGTTTTTTATAGACTCAATAATCACTGGACAAAAGATGTTGCAACTGAATTTCCTCTTAAGCAAGGAGCGAGCAGACCGCAATATAACTTAAACACTGCCGGAACATGGTCTGCTACAGATATCGCCAATAATCGTTTTGGCGTATCTTGGATTATTGCAACTAATAATTTAAACGAACCAATTATTGCAGTTCTTGGACAAGGATCTTATACGGATAATGGTTCTGCGGAAGCAGAGTTTTATGGTTCTTTGAATCTTGATGGTTTCCCAATTGTTGAATTCAGACCTCTTTATAAAATTATTTATGAGTGCAAGAATTCATGCAGTAACACTCCACATGCAAGGCTTACTAGCATTGTTGACCTAAGAAGTATAATAGCATCTGATCAAGGAATTGGCACAACAGCAGTCTCTGATCATGGTTCAATGACAGGACTTAGTGACGACGATCACACTCAATACCTTCGCACAGATGGAACTAGAACTGCAACATCTTTAACTGTTTCTGGAAGTATAACTACAAGTAGTTTAATTCTTGATGGAATAGAAATAGATGCAGCCACTCCATCAGATACAAATGTTCTTAAATATGATGCTGCTTTAAATAAATATATTCCAGGAGTTGCGTCTACTGTAGCTTCTCTTGATGACTTAACTGATGTAATTGTAACAAGCGCAACTCCAAACCAAGTATTAAAATGGGATGGAACACAATGGATAAACGCAGAAGTGCCTGGCACTATTGGTGGAACTACAAAGTTTCAGACCATAGGAGATAATTCAACTACAACGTTTACTGTTACACATAATCTTGCAACTAGAGACATTGTAGTATCTATAAGCGAAAATGTTTCTCCATACGGTGCAATTAATACTAGCTGGGAAGCAACAACAGCAAACACTATAACTATTTATTTTGAAACTGCTCCAGCATTAAACTCAGTTAGAGTCAGTATATATGCAGCAGTTTCGGGAGCTTTGATTGGACCTGACGGCCCCACTGGTCCAACCGGACCTACAGGCCCAACTGGTTCAATAGGACCTACTGGACCAACAGGCCCTACAGGTCCTACTGGAGTTGGTTATTCAAACGTAACATCTACAACCAATGTATCTATTGCTTCTTCCGGCACCATTGGATTCACAGTACCTAATACTGGAGCGTTTGCAATTGGGGACTACGTAAGAGTTTCTGATTCAACTGCAACAGCGTACATGGAAGGTACAGTTACAATAGGAACTATTACAAACAATAATATATATATATCAGTTGACAACTCTTATGGATCTGGTTCATATTCTTCTTGGAGATTTTCTTTTGCGGGGGTAAAGGGAGCAACTGGATCGACAGGTCCTACAGGGTCAGTATCAACCTCAGTCTTAGATGATCTATCAGACGTAAACGCTGCCACACCATCAAGTGGCGAGATGCTTCAATGGAATGGATCAGCTTGGGTCAGCTCTACTATCGTTAACGCCAATGTAAATGCTGGTGCAGCAATAGCTTATTCTAAGTTGGCTTTAAGCAACAGTATTGATTATACAGACCTTAAAGACGGAGTTGCTAAATCGAGCTTTAGATCAACACTAAATGCTCAAACAGGCACAACGTATACTTTGGTTCTTACCGACTTAGCTAAATTAGTAACTCTTTCAAATGCTGGGGCTATTACGTTAACGGTTCCTTTAGAATCATCAGTTGCATTTGCTATTGGAGATAGGATCGATTTACTCCAAAGGGGATCTGGGCAGGTTACTGTAGCAGGTGCTGGTGGAGTAACAGTTAATGCTACCCCAGGATTAAAGCTGCGTGCTCAGTGGTCATCTGCTACTCTAGTAAAGTTAGATACAAATACTTGGGTTCTTATCGGAGACTTGCAAGCTTAAGTTATTTAAACTTTGGTCCTTCGACCCAAATAACAATGGACTTTCTTACGCCAGAAAGAACTGGGCTGACTCCATGTAGCATGAAGGATGGAAATAATATCATCTGTCCTTTTCTTAAGGCATGTAGAGCAGGGTTTCCACTAAGGTGAATAAAGAATTCTCCACCTATAAAATCTTTTTCTGGTTCACTAAGAAGTAAACTTAAAGAAAGCTTTCTAGTGTCGACCATGTATCCTGGTTTGTCTTTGCCAAAAATTAAATCAGTGTGAGCATCGTACTTTCCACTTTGCAACCCTTCATATTCCGCATATTGAAAATATGAGTATCCATATAAATCAAAATTGTAGAATGCTTTATTGGCATGTTCTATAACTTGATTAATTCTGTTGATGAACCAAGCATTCTCTTGATCCACATCATTAAAGCAGTTATTAGAAACTCTAGCATTAGAGTCGCTACCTACTGTAGAAGCTTTGTTCAAACTCTTTGAGGAGCAGTATTGCTCGATCTTTTGGAGCTCTTCCTCAGTAAAGCAATCGTCTATAAGAATCCATGGTTCTGTTATCTTTGAATATGAGTGTGGGTTATTGGAGATCGCTGACATAATAATATTTTATCATAATCAATATTCGTTTGATAGGACATAATGTCAATTACTATAATAGATATCTGATTAATCTCGAGGGGTTAATTTCAATTTAGAAAGGTTTGGTTGAGGCCAATGCCCAATTTTTATAATAGAATTAAAGCACGTAAATTTAGCACAGTATCTGATACAGCCGTAGAAATATCAGCCTATAACAGTGCTACTCCAAACTTTACAATAGATGCTGGCGGTAAATTAAACTGGTCTTCTGGATCAGCTGTAGCAGATACTAACCTTTACAGATCTGCGGCTAATGTTTTAAAGACTGATGATAGCTTTGACGTAGCTTCTGGCAAAACATATAAAGTAGATGGAGCTGATGTTTTGTCCGCTACCTCATTGGGCTCTTCAGTGGTAGATTCTTCTTTAACTTCAGTAGGAAGTTTAACTAGCTTAACAGCAGCAACCCCAAACTTTACTGGTCCAGCTACATTAAACGGAAATTCTATATTGACAACGGATCTGACCTCGGTCCCAACTGCAGGCAGTGCTACATCATCAGATTTTGTAACTGTAGTTACAACTGGCGGACTTTTAAGAAGGGTAACCATAGCTAATGCTGCGGTAGCAGGCCCTACTGGTCCTACAGGCCCTACTGGTCCTACAGGCCCTACTGGTCTTACAGGCCCTACTGGACTTAAGGGTGATACGGGATCAACAGGACCAACTGGTGGCGCTGGCCCTACTGGACCCACAGGCCCTGGTGGCCCTGGTGGCCCTGCCGGTCCTACGGGACCCACTGGACCCACTGGTCCTGAATCTGGAACTGCTTCGGCTCTTGTAAACGGTGGAGCTTCCATGACATGGAACGGCAGTTGGTGGAATGTCTACGGTGAGGTAGATTTCCAGGGGCTTGTGTTTTATATGAACCCAGGACCATCTTCGGCAACCGAGGGCATAGTCCGTATTTCTACAGGCGAGTTAAAGAAAAACAGCGCTTCTGGAGTTTCTCTTCGTTCTTACAAAGAAGAAATTGTTCCAATGGAAAATGCGTTAGAACAACTACTGTTACTTCAGCCTCGAAACTTTAGATTCAAACAAGAAGTACTTGTTCCAGATGAGCCGTACGATGTCTTCAACAGAAGAACGCAACTTCAGTATGGTTTTGTCATGGAAGAAGTGCAGGAATCCATCCCCGATTTAGTCATGCATAAATCTGCTGACGGGATACAACACGAGGCAATGTATTGGAAAGAACCGGGCATGATCGCTTTAGCAGTTGCTGCAATACAAGAACTTGTACAAAAAAATAATCAATTAGAGTCAAGGATTGCAGACTTAGAAGCTAAATAAATTATTTTAATATAATAATTAGTTAGAAGTCTTATAAAACCCTGATCCATTAAATTGGATTACGGGCGCATCAAATACTCTTTTTAATTCAGAGCCACACTCAGGGCATTTAGTATTCTTTTGATCTTCTGTAATAGATCTATTCTCTGTATAAGAATGTAGATTATCTTTGCATTTATAATCATAGATAGGCATAATAATATTATACCTCAATAAAGATGCATTCACCAGGGCATTCTTCAGCAGATTCTACTACGTCATCAAGTTTGTCATCAGCAAAAGATGCTAGCCCTGCTGAGCCTTCTGGGTTCCCCACTGCTGCACAATAGATCTTGTCTCCCTCTTTGACATAAGCCAGTCCGTCATCCATCATGACAAATACATCCGGAGCTATTTCTGCGCATAGTCCGTCTCCAGTACACAGGTCTTGGTCAATCCATACTCTCATTCGTCGTCCTCTTCTTCTTCGTCATCGTCTTTTTTACTACCGTTAACTACACCATCTGGAATAGCAGCAAGTCTGCAATATCCACCGTCTTGTACTTTTTGCTTAACGATCTTACAGACTCCAGAGCCTTCATACTGAGAACAGTTACTGCACATAACTCCAATGCTAGCGTTGTCATTCTCAGATGCTTCAACATACCCAACCCAAATACCATTGCCGTCGCTATTGGAAAGCTTTCCATATTTTTTAGCAATCGATCTCAAGGCATTAACAAACTCTTGCTCAGCTGGAGCCATCTTATAGTTTGTATTTTTTACCATTTCAGTAAGCCAATAATTTTTCATTTTTTTTCCATTCTTAAAATGTTAGTAAGGATACTATCCATCTGACATTAATTGTTTTCTCATCTGTTGTTCTTTATTATAATCGTTTTCCATAGACTGTTGGTGACCTTTAGCTTTTTCTGCAGCCCAACCAGCCCCAGCTGCCAAAGCAGCAAGACCAGCCATTCTAGCATTCTTTGATCCCTTTATACCCTTCATGACACTGCCTGCTATTTCTTTGCCAGCTCTCATCAAATCATCCATTGTGTTAATCGATTTATTTACCTTAGCAGCGGTATTTGCTCCAGCCGGTGGCATACCATGTCCAGCACCACTGGCTACTTGCTGTGCCACTGTAGCAGACCTAGGGGCAGCAGCCTGTTGAGTAGCAGCACTAGTAGCACTGGCAGCAGAAGGAGCAGACGCTGCAGTCGGAGTAGTGGAAACGTGCGGTGCTGGCTTTCCGTACCCTTACCTTGCCCTTAGGTGTTTCTTTTGGTTTACCGCCATCAACATCAGTAATTTCTTTAACTGTCTCTTTAGCTTTATCTTCAGCAATTCCTTCTATTTTTTCTTGAGCTTTTTCTTGAAGAGCCTCTTGAATAGATTCAGGACCTGCTTCTCCAGCAGACGCTTGTAAATCCTCTTGAACAACTTCTTGTTGATCTTGCCCAGTTTCTTCTGCTAGGGCATCACCTTTATTGTTTGCTATTTCCGCAGCTATGGCATCACCTTTATCTTTAACCTCCATAGCTGGAGTTTTGATTCCCCTACGAGCCATAAAATCAGAGACTGGTTCTACAGATTTAGTTCCTCTTAAATTATTTTCTAAATCTCCTTGAAAATAATGTCTTTCTCCAGTTGATTCGAATACATCTATAACTCTATCGCCCTTATGATGACCTTGTGCTCCGTATTCGTAGATGTGTTGACCAGCAAGCTGCTGACCGCTCAAGTCCTGGACCTTAATTCCAACATCCTGCATTGCTTGATATTGTTTACCAGTAGGACCAAGACCGTTGATTAGCTACTTCTCTGTTTAAATATTGATTTAAAACATCTGGGTCGTCTAGGTGTACGCCCATTGCATTGTCAAAAAAACTACCAGCTCCATGGTTGGCATTCCAAGCAGCGTCAGTTGAACCATCATCTAATGTTCGAGCTATTTCTGGGAGTTTCCACCTTGCAGTTCTTCCACTGTGAGTCTGAACATATATGGAGCCACTATGTTCCCCATGTATATTAGCCCTTCTCGAAGGTGTTAAATCCGTTTTTGCTGACGGACCTCTTGTCGCTGGACTATGAGTTGCACTTCCAGTTCTAAAAACTCTAGCTACATCTCCACTAGCAAAAGCATCAGCTACATCTTTAGGTAAGTTTTCCCCAAAACGGGGATCCATCCCTAGTGCAACCTGAAATAGATCTACTGGTTGTTTTGCCATGGTTTAATCCTTTTAATTAAGATTATATTGATGCGGTTTCTTTAGCTGGGATACAAGTCCTGCAGCAATACATAGAGCTATTGTCTTCATATACTATACCTTTGACTAAACTTCTTTTGCAAGAAGGACAAACGAATGGTCTATCTGGAACACCATAATACATTATAGCTTTTCCGGGAAGTTCTTTTTTAACTTCCTTTGTAGTTGTCACATTTCTTTTTGCTGGTTTTTTACCGGCCATAACATACCTCCACATATTGGTTACTATTAGTATATAGTAAGTAAATTACTGCAAATACCTTCGAATTGGTGGCAATATGACGCAAAATAGAACATTTAATGTTGATGATTATATAAGGGTATCTCCATTTATAGAACAGGGCCCATACCGTGATTCGATACAAAATTTAACTGAACGCCTTAAAAAAGCTAGGCTAGAAAACTCTATAGCAACAATAAGAAATGTTCAATCTACAAGATCATTAAGTCCATCTAGAGCAGCAAAAACTTTTGGGTCTGGAACATTAAGTGTAGGTCAAGTTTTAAACCAAAGTTTTCCATCTTATGGACAGCTATTTGGAAAATCTATCTATGCATTTACAAGCCCGGAAGGATGGGATGATTCCATAGATCAAATTTTTGGAATGTTTGGGTCTCTTAGTACCATGGACACAGCAGCTTTTCAAATGGCTCTTGATCCTAATGAAGTTCCGAAAAACGCCGGCGCTACAACCACGCATCAAGATGTAATGGAGGCATTAACAGGAGACGTAAGGCAAAAAACTAAACTTTTTTCTGGTGATCCTATTCCAGGAGAAACAGTAGGTGGAAAAGTAAAAATTTCAATTCCTAACCCTCAAGAAATATTTCATCTTAATATGACAAAACCGCCTGGTGGTGGGATTGGAGGTCCTAAAGCTGGATCAGTTCCAGATATTGAAAGAGAAGTAAAAATTACTGGACATGAACTAACTCACGTGTTAACAGCAGAGGCCGGAACAAGAAACGAAACACTTAAGCAAAATCTCGAGCAGTCTATTGTATCATTAATGACTCCCGATAGAGAATCTCATATTAATAGTATCTTTCGTAAGCGCTTTGCTCTTATGACTAGATACCAAAAATTTTTAAAATCACAAGGATTAACCGAAGAAGAAATATCTGACAGAACTCCTTACACCTTAAAAGAAGATCGAAGTAAAAAAATAGCACAAAGGCTTTCTACATCTGTCGATCCAAAATTAAAACTGTCAATTAATTCTCCACAAATTCAAGAAATTTTACAAGGCGCAAGAACTTTTATGCACGAAAAAGTTATCGAAGAAGTAACTGCTGAAGTTGGTGGAAATTTAATCAGTTTAAGATCTGGAAATGTTGAAGATTTAGTTCAAAATATAAGTAAAATTGCTGGGGTAGGTTATTTTGCACCAAGTGCTTGGACTGGATATTCAAGTGGTGTGCTTGGTAAAGCTAAATCAACTTTAATTCAATTAGCAGATTCCGGCTTGTTAATGGGCGAAAAAGGAGAATCTATGACTAGTGAGGCAGTAGAACAATTCTTTGAAGCTTCTAAGCAATCTATTTTAGATTTTAGCGGCGCGGCATTTGCTGTTGGAATGGAAGACTCTATTTTATCGCTTCCCGACAGTATGGATGGAAAATCTTTGAAAGAATTCAAACAGGCATATTTACGGAGCAATTCGTAAAAGAGTAAGGGAACAAGAAACTACCACAGAATATGTAAAGCGGAAATGTCCCCGGCTATTCGAGGAGAACAGATTATAAAACTCGGAATAGAAAGTCTAACAAGAAATAAAAGTGCAGTAAAAATACCTAATGTTGGATATCAAAGAGCTTATATAGAATTAAAAACTGGAACATTAGCACCTGAAATAGATCATTTTGGAAGAGTAATTGATATAGCACCCATGATTGATACACCACCCTCTGGTCAGGGTGTAAGTGCAGTTGTTTCTAGTGCTACTGCTACTAGTCCATCTAACCAGACTATGAGAATGACGGAATCAATTCTTCGGAACTCCAAGAGTCTCAAAAAGAGTTCCTCAAAGCACATCTGCAGTATCCGAAGCAGTTGCTGCTGGCACTAAAGCTTCAAGAAAACTTGGTTCCTCAGCTGTTCAAGCTTTAAGAGGTACTAATTTTGGTAGACTATTTCGTTAATCTCTCCACAGCCATTCAGGATGAGCCTTAGTCCACTCAACTGTAAGCTCTAAAGATCTCTCCAGTGCCATTGGAGCAACCCATCCAGCATCAGCAAGCTTCTTTCCGTCAAGGGCATAGCGTAGGTCATGTCCCGGTCTTGTGGTATGGAAGTCCTCGAATATAAAATTCAATTCCTTGCCCCAGTACTTAGCTACAAGCTGAGCCATCTCAAGGTTATTAATCTCTTTCTCGCCCACAATATGATACTTATCTGGTCGATCTGAGTTTGGATAATGTGTAGCAGGTAGATTCTTTAGAATAAAGACGAGAGCATCTGCTTGATTTCTTGCGTGTAAATAAAAGCGTGAACCAATATTATCTGGAGTGCCATGGATTGTCATTGGTACATCTTTTTCAAGACAGTACATGATCTTTGGAATAAACTTCTCAGGATCCTGACGCTCACCAATAATATTCATGGTGTTAGTTATGACTACTGGAACGTCAAACGTTCTCCAATATGAGATACAAGCAGCTTCCTGTGCAGCTTTAGAGCCTGAGTATGGATTAGATGGCAGGATAGTGTCCCATTCCTTGTGGGCATATCCCTTGGGAGCAGGACCATAAACCTCATCTGTTGAGACATGTAGAAATACTTCTGGCTTAATCTTGCGTGCAAGCTCTAGCATGTTAACGACCAATGCTACATTGTTCATGATGAATGGTGCTGGGTCTGTAATAGATCTATCTACGTGTGAATCAGATGCCATAGAAATAATATAATCAATATGACCCATGTCTTTAATCATTACATCAGAAAATGGAACAGTAAGATCATGAGTAATTAATTTAACTCTGTGCTTGTTTTCTTCCCAAGATTTAATGGAGGTAATTCTATCTGTTACTCCACGATGACGGAATGAATCGCTAATGACGACATCCCAGTCTGTTGTTTTAAAAATATGTTCTAGAGTGTGGTGTCCTACGAAACCACCTGCTCCTGTTAAAAATACTCTTTTATTCACTGTATTACTTTCTTGATTATTAGATTGGAGCGGTTGAAGGGAATTGCACCCTCACACCGTGGGTCGGAAGCGCACGTACTCTACTGTTAAGTTACAACCGCATAGGTGGTACTAGTATACCATGGATATACTGAATATGATTTTCTTTTTGATAGGATTAATGCAAAGGTGGAGGGTTTATTGGACCCTATTAACTACCCCTGCAAAATTAATTCTTATCATCTAGATCATAACCACCTAGTTTTACTGTAGCAGTAAACTCTTCTACTATGTCCATTATCTCATCCATTATAAATGGAAATTGCACCTTAGTATAAATGAATATATCATTCATTGCGTCAGCTATACGAAGAGCAGCCTTGTGAGTTTTTTCGTGTGGTAGATTTGCTTTAGAAATCGCTGCATAAACCTGCTTGTAGTTTTCAGTGTAAGTCATCTATTTCTTCTTTCGTTGGAGATAGCATGGTAGCACTGACCAAAAGACTATCTGTAAATTTAAGGTCATATTTTAACCATAAGTCATATGTATTAACTTTAGTGCCAGGGGCATCAGGGTCTAAGTATATACCCATGTAAACTTGAATGTGACCATGGTAATATATTTTTTCATAAGTTGATCTTACATCTTCCTCAAAGTCAATAAGATTAGAAGCATATATTCTACCAGCATTGTCAATATAATATCGATCCAAGAAACAATCTAAGTCCTTTGTTTGAAACTCATCTTGATTGAAAGCTGCCTGTATATAAGGGACATACTTTTCAGGTATATAACTTGGAATTGGTAGTGGATAATCTATTTTAAAGTAATCAAACATTCCCATTATTTTCCTGCGATTTAAGGTCTAGGCTGCTAACCTGTGGATATAAAGCAATCAAATTGTATCATAAAAAAAACATAAAAGATGAGTACTATTATAGAATAATAACCCAAAGGGAGAAACTATGGCTAGTGTAAGAGGAATTTCTGCAAGCATACTAGCCGGTAGCAGTGTGGGAGCTATGGGTTATGCTTATAATAGGAATAGCCAAGGCGGATATGCAGATGCACTTGGAGCAGGAACTATTGGTATTGGCCTCGGAGCTGGAGCTTATAAAATTGCTCGTGGCGGTGGAAAATCTTTATCTAATGCTGAAGTCGCAAGACGTGGGGCCACTGCTATAGAAAAAACTAGTGGCAGATTTAAAAAAGGTGGAATTGGTCTTGGTGCAGTAGGTGTAGGTGGAGCAGCTTATAGCTATCAACAGTTTCAACAGGGGGATTATGGTCAAGCTGCAATAGGGGCAGGAGTGTCAGCTGTGGGCTTTACTGGAGCCGCAGGGATGCTTGGAGCCATGTCTAAGGGCAATAAGGTCTCTGGTGCTATCCGTTCTAGTTTAGATAGTGCAGATGAGGCCATGAAAGCCTCTAAAAAACTTGCAAATAGAGCAGACTTATTTAAGAAGCCAAGAAACGTTGGTTACGGAACAGTTGCAGCTGGTGCATTAACTATGGTAGGGGGTTTTCAACAGGGTTCTATGGGAGGAATAGCTGCAGGAGCAGGAATCATGGCCTTAGGAGGCGGCATTGCTGCCATTGGTAGGAGTGGCATTTCTAGGAATATGGGCAAGTCAAACGCAGCAAAAAGAACAGCACTAGACCTAGAAGAAGACGCAGCTAGAGTAGCTAGAAAAGCTAAAGATTTTGGAACACGTCATCTTTCAACCACAACTGCAGCATCTGGAGCTGCAAGAAGGGCAGACAAAGCCCTATCAGAAAGCGTTACTCTATTAAGAAAGAGTAAGGCCGGCTATGGAGCTGCTGCTGTTATAGGGCTCGGAGCTGTGTCTGCTGGAGTGCTAGGTCATAGCATGGGATTATTCTAAATGGGCTTCTTTGATAAATTAAAGAAGGGTCTAGGCATAGGTGATCTTGGTCCACTTGGGCTTTCGGGAATGCTAGAGTCTATACATAGTGAATTACAAAGTTCACAAACTGCTGTAGAGGCTGCAGCTAGCCGGTGTGTCACAAACATTTACAAATGATGTTGTTTATCCCAACTTAAATCCTCGTGTACCTACACCTGTTCCAGAGTTAGATACAAAACCTATAGAAAAATTCTTGCAAGACATTGGTAGAATTTCAAACCCAGATGAGTTTTCTGAAGCTGAAGCCTTGCATCCGTTACAAAGAGGTAAAAAAGTATTCTTTTATCATGCCTCTACATCTCCAATAGCACCTCATTTAATGATCCATCCTCAAGTCAAGCAGGCTATAGATAATTTATTTAATGCAGGAATTATTAAAACAGAAGAATTGGAAGCTGCAAAAAATCCAGAAACACTTTTGAAGATTATTAGTGAAAGGGTTGAAGGTACACCCTTTGCAGAAAGGCACAGCCTTCATATAAAAAGAGTTACTGATTTTCTAAGCGGAGAATCTCAACAAGACGCTGCCTCAGTCTTTCATGCTGGAACCCTATCTTCTGCTCGTGAAAGAATGGGAGTTTATCCTTCTGGAACTGAAATTTTCTTACACGCATATGAAGTGGACTCAAGTATGATGGATCCAATAATCCATGATGACATAGAGGTAGGTAGCCTAGGATATGGTGGGTCAAAAAATTCTATGTTTCGTCAGAGATTAAATACTAGCCTTCAAAGAGGAGATCGCAATATATCCGGCAGAAAACCAATTGAAGCATTAGGCGAAGTTGAATCAACCATAACAGATACAATAGCTACGGGAAAAAAGGTTGCACTTTCTGGCCAAGTACACCCCTATAGAAATGCTGTGGAAGACGCAGGTAATGTGTCTGTTTCAATACCAAGAACTGCAATAGGTTCTTCAGTTAGATATTCCGGCGCAGTCGATATGACCCCCGTAGGGAGTGCTGATATCTTTGATGAATTCGTTAGAAAGCCGATCATAGCAGCAAGAACAGCTCTTGGCACGCTTGGTGCAAAAGTATCTTCTGCTGCAGATGAGATAACTGAAAGTGCAGGTCCTGTACAAAGGGTGACTAGAAGGATCGGTGTTATGAGCAGGGGTACATTGGCTAAAGTGATTGAGGCAGGAGAAACTGCAGCTAGAGTAATGAGATAATTTTCGGCAATTTAAGGGCCTAGAAATAAAAAAATATTACTATATATAATAGTTTAAACAGGAGTCATTATGGGAATTAAACTATCTAAAAATGATATGAAAATAATTGCTACAAGTGGTGGAATGATAGCTGGAGGACATGTAGCAAGCAGTGCAAGTGGAGATAGTGGACCAGTTGGAATAGCTGGTACCGCTACAAAAATGACAGGCATGATGGGGCTTAGTTATGTTGGAGCTCATGAAACTCTTCAAATGATGGGCATGGGTAGCAAGATTCAAATGAAAAAGTATGGACAAGACGCAAAAAGAATGGGTGGAGCAATTAGTTCTTCTGCTAGAAGAGCAGCACCAGGATTAAAACTTCTTGCTGGAAAGATAGCTCAAGGAGCTAATCAAATAATATAGTTCTATTTTGTACTAGAAAAAAAGATTTAAATTCCCAGGTGCTAAGAAAAACCTAAAAGGGAATTGGGGCTAAAAATTTTTTTCCAATTTTACCCTATATAGGTATTTTAAAAACTATTTTTATTTATCATCTTTTGGAGATGGACCAAAGTACTTAATTACAATAGCTTCAGCTTCTTCTTCGGTTCTTCCGTGATCAAGGACTTCGTGTCGCATATAGAAATGCACGTAATTACCTTGCTCGTCTTTATCGGTCCATTTAGGCTGTGTCATGATTATTTCCTTTTAAATGCTATTCAGCAATTTCTGTATAATTATATTCTTCACGCAAAGTAGCTATTTGAAGCTTAAGTGCTTCGTTTTCTAATTCTAATTTTTTAGATTGATCTACCCAGAATTTGATAAGTTGTCTTTGATTAGCTATTGTTTCAGATTGAGTAAGATCAGGTTGATCTTGATTAATAGGATGACGCTTTAATTTTTTAATTACTTCTGTAATTGGATTATGATGTGTCATTTTTTTCCTAAATCTTTTATTATACGGACAAAGAACTCTTCAACGGTAATGTCTGCAGACATAGCTGCAAGTGTTATTCTTAAAAAGTCTCTATCATTAAACTTAACAGTACAAATCTTCTTATCATTAGACTGAAGTCTAAATACAACTTTGTGTTTTTTGCGGTTTTTAATCTTTGAAATAATCATCTTCGTCTTCAACTACTTCAAAGCAATCATCACAATACCATACTTTGTACATTTTATTAACTGTGATAAGATCGGTGTATCCACCTTGATTTTCATTAAATGGATTCTTGCAGTTATTGCAAAAATCATTGTGTATTTCGTCTAGTGCTCTAATCATGGCATCTCGCATTTCTTTATGATCCATCAGATGGAACTCCCCATTCTTGGCTTATCACCTGACATCTCTGTTTACATACAGGACAGGATGGGTTTGAATATTGTCCCCACATAGAATGTGCTGGTACTTGTCCACAAGAACACTCTAGTATTACTTCAGGGCCCCAAGTTCTAATCAATCTATCTTTAGATTCAGAAGATATATTTCTTCTCATATCAAGATAGATCGTGGTTATGTGGAAAGTCCCATATTTCTTTAGAAGAAGGATTAATTCTCTTATTGTACTTATCTTGAATAGATCTTTTTCTTAAAGAAATAAGCTTATGAATAGGAGCATGCAAAGAAGGCCAATGTGTACTAAGGCTATCCATAACTTTAGTAAAAGCAATATCAGCACTAGTATAATTAGGATCTATAGCTTTAGTTGCAAGAGCTTTATAAATATAATAAAGCTGTTCTTTTTCAGCAGGGGTTAAACTAAACCAACCTTCAGTATCTTTAGATGCATACGAAGAAGTAATGGTAACAGAACCAGTATAAGGATTAGAGGTTGTTGTCTGAGGAGCAGGTTTAGGGATAATAGTTTTTCTACTATCAGCAAGTTTGCTTATAGAATTAGCTAAGTTATTTATAGCGTTAACTAAAGATTTCATATTTTTCTCCATTAAATTAATCAGGTGTAACCGCGAGCTAAAGCATTTTCTAGTCTATGGATTTCTTGCTCACGATGAAGAGCAATTAATTTCCATTCATCAAGATCCATTTGAAGAATCTCAATTTTGGCAACAGCGCATTCAGGGCATTTAGTGACCCAGGCTAAAAGGTCTTCTTTACTTTGGCTCATAGGGTTTTCTCCACATAGAAGGAGAGTGTGCACTCTCAACGTTTAGTTTATGCTCCGTGTCCTCGTAAAGACGAATCATATGCATACAAGGATCTGATCCTTCAGCAAATTGATTATCTTCTTCTTCGGTCATAGGAAAGCTGTCATGAGTATAGCATACAGCTGGTCCACACCAATTGTTATCTAAGCCTATTCTAATCCATTCGTCAAAATTCATAATATTAAAACGAATCGTCTAAATCAACAGTAGGAATTGACTGTTGCTTAGGAAAAGGAATTTGACCTTTTGGATTATAATTCAATTGTTGTTGAGATTGGTCAATAAACTGTTCTTGAAAGCCTTGTTGAATAACAGCTAATTCGCTCATGTTTTCTAAACTGTCTACGGCAAAACCTATTTGAATGTTTTTATATTTTAATTGATTATGATTAATAAATTTAGCTAAATCATCAAGAGCAGCTTTTAATTCATTTTTAATTTTAGGGTCTAAATTACTTTCAACAATAAACTTTTGTTTTGAGGTAATGAAATTTTCAAAATCAGTGTCGTTAGTGATAGAAGAATCTTGAGTAGATTGAGTAATTTTGACAGCATTAGAGCTTTCATTTTTTGATACCTTTAAATTTTGTGGCATAGGCCAAATGGAACTAATCATTAAAATATTAAACTCTTTCTAGAGGGAAAACTTTTTTAAGTCTTTTTTGACACTTGTGTGTTGGCTCATCGTTTATGCCAACGCATACTTTAACAGTTACTTGGCAAGAACGGCACAACCATTTTGTGTTAGGAGGGTATTTAGTTTTAGCACGACGGGGTTCTGGAGACAAAGGAATATCTTCTATCGGATCTTCTTCTAGAACTTCTACAGACTTAATAATACAGTCTGGGCAGACTTTAGGTTTTCTTCCTCTAGTTTTCTGACGGTTCCATTCGATGCCACATGAAGCGCATGTAAGTTTATCAAAATCCATTATTATTCCGTTCTATGTCTCTTCCTGTACATAACAATAGTAAGGGGGACCAGTGTGAGGATCAAATTTTGCAGAAACGGCAATAGCTTTAAGACACAGGCTTTTAGCTTGAGGGATGTTAGGAATGCCCTTTTTAGGAAACAGTATAGACATAGCCCCCAAAGCATAAGAAGCGCCTGTACCGAGCGCATAGAGGCCACTCACGTCAGATGTCCAGGAGTAATCACCATCTACAACATAGATGGAGCCATTTATTGAACAAATCACCGTAGACCCTTGCTCAGCTATATGGCTTGATTCATCTCTTTCTGGTGCAGCATAACCTTGAACTTCAAATGTAGCTCTTAGAGATGGTATGAACTTACTAGTAAAAAACTGGTCCAACTTAGAATCTGTTATGCCCGGTGGTGGTATTGGTGGTTGAAAAACATGATGCAGGATATTTATAGCCCTAACATCTCCAGCAGCACCTAAAAGATATCTACCATTAATAGCAACTTTAGAAGAATTTTTACCTAAAGTAGTTATTTGAGAAGCGAAACCGCCATCGTCCATAGAGGATATTCTAGAATCTGCACAAATGATACTGAAACCGTCACCTTGAACTCCAATTATTGTAGTCATATAAATCCTTGTTTATAAATACGGGCAAAAGGATTATACTACATATCTTGAACAAAAACAATTTAAATAGAGTCTTGTTTAGGATTATAATATAAAGAACCAAATACTTTTAAAGCTATTTCTTTAATTTGCCTAGGATCTTTAGTCTGATAGGAATAGTATTTTTGCTGTTTTTGATAAGTTTTACTTTTGTTTTTTCTACGTTTGGACAACTGTAACACCCTCTTTGTACAGGCACAGAGAAGGGTAAGTATCTCTTATGTCTGTATTGAAAAATTTACCAGAAGAAGAAGAAGTTATAAAGTTCTGATAAATAGTTTCAGGAATTTGGCGATAAAGCCAAACTGCTCTTGATCGAAAAATAACGATAAGATCTTTTGTCTCAGTATTCCAAGAAGCAGCGTGTAAAACGCTACTATCTTTAAAGTTGTGTAGTCTAAATGTCTCCATAATACTTTCCGTATAATATGTGTAGCGCCTCCACTAGGAATCGAACCTAGAACGGGGGATTAGAAGTCCCATGTTATATCCATTTAACTACAGAGGCATTAGACAATTATATCACCGCTACGGGTATCCATAATTGCTATGAGTGTTAGAGTCTATAAATAGTTTAACTTGAAGAATAGTTTTGTCTTCTCTAACAACATAAACAAATCCATTAGTCCAACATGAACCTTCAACAATATAACCAGGGTCAGGGTCAGTAGGATCTACTAGGCCACATTTTAAATTGTCTAATAACTTAAATCTAAAAGAATTTAATGGAACTGCACTCCAATATGAATCATTAAGAATATCTTCAGGAAAAGGAATCTTTCCATGAAAGTTCATAAAATTATTTGCTAAAGAAACAACAAGTTCATGAGATAGTTCCTTAGAGTCGTATACTAACCATTCTTTATAGAACTGGTAAAATATTAAAAACTCATAAGAATCTTCTTCAAAAAAAGAAGAATCTAAAGACTGCAGTGCTTCTATAGAAATAGCCATATTATTTATTTTTCAATAACAACTTAACATAAAGGGTTCTTCTTTCAATATTAGAAAGAAACTTTACGGCTGTCATTCTCCAGTTGTTTTGTTTATTAACATAATCTAAAACTTCAGATTCTGAATATTGTGAATTGTTTTTTCTTAGATTGTTTTTGTGCATTTCAACTTTAGTTTTTTGGCACGATAATTGAAGTTCAATTTCTCTTCTAACCAATTGAAGGCTGTAGTGCCAAAGTTCAAGGTGAGAGTGAAGATAAGATTTAACTTCATCAGAAGTTTCAGGAGATTTAATGTCGCTGGCAACGACCTCTTGAAACTTGGACATCTCTTTGTCTGATATAGAATCTATAGTTCTATCATTCAGGTATATGAGCTCCATTTTTGTTGCCTTTCTTATATATAAATTGGTACACTTGTAAGATATCTTCCTTAAAGGAAGCTTGAGCAGATTCTCCAGATTTTAAAACATAATTTAGAGAATACAATGGGTAAATTGGCCAACTACCTAGCCAATTAAGTTTTTGTTTATAATCTTTCATTTTGACATCAGTGCCAAAAAGATTAGATAAAACAGTATTTCCTATTGGACATATAATTTTAGGATTCATAATATGAATCTCATTATGAAGATATGGCAAACAGTTGTCTATATACTTTTGATCTACTTCTCTAGTAGGGCATCTTAACAGATATGTTAAACAAGCTTTATCGGAAGAAAAGCCTACTTCTTTTAAAGAAGATATAAAGAAATCAGAAGAAGCCTGATCTAAATAAGAAGTTTCAAAAATAAATAAAACGTCAGGGTTATTAACATTCCATTTTGGTAGAACTGGAGTAGAAGAGAATTGACACTTCCTACAATTGTGAGTAACCGTATGCAGGTCTGTAATCTTTAAAGAATTTTTTAAAGAATTAGAAGAAACTCTTGCCTCTTTGATAATGTCAGCAACATCTGCATTTGGCAATTTTTTATCAATTGCCGAGAATATATTAGAAACTATATCTGTCTCCATAAAGCCGAGTTGACCATAAGATCTTTCGACTGATGGAGATTCAGATAAAGCTTCGTTTATAATTTCTTCTACTAAGGAAGCGTCAAATGAATTAGAACTCATCCGGAACAGAGTTAGCAGAACCACCCTGTTTAGCTTGACTGCTTGTAGCGGTTGCAGTGTCAGACTTCTGGAAAGAAGAACCAACATAAGTTAAAGCTTCTGCAACAATAACAATCTTTGAACGAGCTGAACCTTCTTGCTGCCAACGCTCTTGAACTAAGCGTCCAACAAGCTGAACTTGTGAACCCTTTTTCATTTTGCCTTCGCTAAGTTGTTTAGAAACAAATGAAGCATTCTTAGTTGCAAAATCTGTTCCATCTTTAAGATAGTATGTAACATCAAAGTATCCTGAGGTTACGCCTGCACCTTTTTCGCTGCCTGCAAAATCAACGGCAATTCTGAACTTAGCGATATTGCCATTAGCAATTACTTCAGGGTCAGACACAATGCCTGCGGTTAATATTACGTTGTTACGTGGATCTATCATTTCTATTGTCTCCAATTATTCTTTGTTTAATGTATCTTTAAATGTATTAGATATTTGATCTAAAAATCCAGTAGAAATCTTAACAGCTTCTACTGAACCATATTCTACCATAAGGTAGTTCAAAAGATTAAGATATAAATTATATATTCCCATCTTAAGATCTGTAACCACATCAGTGGTAGTGCCTTCGGGAATATCCTCAAGGAGTTTAAACCCTTCGGCATATTCTTGTTCTTGCTGGTCTTTATTATCTTCTGTTGACATTAGTAGTCACCCTATTCGATAAAGCTTCGTCAATTATCTGACCAAGATATTTAGTATCTTTGTAACCTTTGTCATACAAAACAGATATAATTGGCTTTGGATCAACGTGATTATAAGTTACCAGTTGAAGATTTAAAACATCGTTTATAGTATAAATTCTATAATTATTTAAATCTCTTCTAGGATTGGGATACTTCTTGTTTTTTTCTCGGTTAGCAATAGTCAATGTGGAAACATTGAGAATTTTAGCTACTTCAGATCTATTAAAAGAAGGCTGAGATGATTTGTTTTTACTCATTTAAATTACCTTTTCAAGTTTAGATTATATATAATAGCAAAAAGGTATATAAAAGTCAAGACGTAACAAGAGAATTTTGAAGAATATTAGAAAACATTCTTTTGCATTGAACATAAGAATTTGGTTTTACATTTATTCTATTGGTTTTTAAAAACTTAACAGAAGCTTCTAAGGCTTTTAGTAGAGTTCGGTCTTCTAAAGAAAGACGCTTAGAAACAAAGGTTAAATAAGCTTGTGATTCGTGAATTTCATGAACATAACTACAGTTATCTGGGCAATAGTCATTGTGATCTTCGTCTTCGGTATGGTCTTCATGAATTACAATATCAAAGTTATTGCAAAAATCATTAATTAAATGTTCTCTAACATTCATTAAATGTTGGTAATAAAAATCTGTATCAGTAAAAGGATTCCAAGTTAATGAAGAAACTTCAGAAAGAGGAATTTCTTCCCAACATTTAAAAAAGGGAACATGCCATTGAATAGGAAGATTAGAAGGAAGGTTTTGCAAGGGATGATTTTGCAACCATGTTAAATTTGCTTTAGTTTCTGGTTTTAAATATTTTTCGAATTGTTCATACTTGTTAGTATGCAAGAAGAAAGATATACCCTCGGTAATGTCAAAGTTAAAACCACTGTTCCAAATCCAATCGTAAGCAGAAGCCATAACTCCAGAAAGATCTTTAGGATATTTTTCAATATCTTCCATACTACTAAAGAAAGGTCTGCACAATGTGCCGTTAGAATAAAAGTTATACAATGGTGGAGAATATATAGTTTGATCTAATGAAGACAAAGAATTAGATGCAAAAAACATTTTAACAGAAACTAGTCTCATATCTTCTGGATTGTACATAGCAATATATACCTGCCAAGGAATAGGTAGGTAGTATTCAGATGTGCCAGTTTGAGTACTTATTTGATCTCTGTAATCGTTGTATGCTGAAACAACTTTATAAGTTGGAGGGCGTTCAAACAATATAATTCCAGGAGACAAATGTCTTACACCGGGAAATAAAAGAGATTCATCTTCATCAACAGAACGTGAAGCAGTAGCTAAATTAAGTTGTTCTATTGCATTTTCAGCAAAAGATATATTTTGAAATTCAGTATCAATAATAGGAGAAGTGGTTATTTTTTTAGAAGAAATTCCTGATTCATTAGATACTTTTAATAAGTAATCACAAACAGCATAAGAAGCGTATCGATCAGGAAAAGCTAAAATATTATAATTAAGCTCAATGTAAGAAGAAGAATAATCTTCATTAAATATAAAATCAGCAGGAGTTAACATAATTTAAACAATCTCCGATTGTTGGATATAGGAAGCAACTTCATCATGTTGAAATTCACTAAAGAAATCTTTATTAGGATCTTCATAATTAAGAAGTACAGACTTATATATAGAAGAAATAATATATGGATTAGAAATATAATTAGCAATAGAAGAAGGTTGATAATTTTTAACTACTACTCTATAATTTGTTTCTAAAGAACAAGAAGGATAATGAGAATACACTGCAGATAAAACTTTTGCTATTTTAGCCCAAGGAGTTACTGCATTTGAATAAGTTTGAGGTATTAAGGAAGAAGAAGAAGAATTAGAATTAGACTTTTTTAAATGGTGTTTTAAAGTTGGATAATGAGAAGTGTTTTGTTTAGTATAAGTAATATAACCAATATGTTCTTCTAAAGAAGTATTGGACAAAAGAAACAATAAGCTTTTAAAATACTTTGCTGTGTTGTATCTATAGCCCATATTAGCAAGAATAGCAGCATTTTTTTTAGAAGAAGCAGATATTCTATCAATTATAGGAGCAAAGTATTCTTGATTAAACATATGAGGAGATAAATCACAATTCCATCCACCAAAATAAGAATTAAAAATATGATTATAAACGTCGGTAATAGAAGAACCGTTTTGAATAAGTTGAGTAGCTATAAGAGAATCTTGACCCATGCAAATATTTCCACCACTAGAATTTGGAAGGTAGCAAGGAACCAACACATCATCAAGAGACTGAAGAGGCTTATCATTAAAATATAAATGAAAACCAAAAGTGCTGCTAAATGAATGAGATTGATAATTGGTAGATATAACAGAAACTGTCCATGGAATCCAAATTTTCACAGATTGTAAAAACTTAGGAGAAATTCTAGGACGATAAGAAGTTGAGGTAGAAAAGTCTACTTCTATTTCAAATGGAGGACGTTCTATGACGTGCATTTTTCCATCTGGAGATGAGTACCTAACAGCTAGGGGAAGCAAGGAATAATCTGTAGTAGAAGTAGTTTCATAATGTTGATTTATAAGTTTGTAAGTATCTAAAAAGTTAACGTGATAGTTAATCCAAAGATCGTTTTCAACTACTCTAGGAGTTGCTTGGTGAGTAAGATTAAAAATATTTTCAGGGATATATAATGAATAATTATAGTCGTAAAAATCAATAGAGTTCATGGCATTATTCCTTAGAAACAAGAGTCTTTAAATAAGAGTTTGTTTCTTTCTGAACAGGAATAAACATAGCATCTTGCGCAATTTCTTCTTCGGTAAATTGTATGGAAAGATCAATCAAAAACCTGTTGAAGAGAGCATTAGCTTCTATGTTTAAGTTATCGTTTTCAATTTGAATTTGAGAATATTTAAGTTCAGAATAAACATTTAAATTATTATCGTAGATTTTATAATAATAAGTTCCATCATAAGAACGAAATCTAGAAAGATAATAATCAGTATCTACATCTACAGCATTTCTTACTTTGCGAATAACAGAAAAGTCTGGTTTGTAGAGAGGGCAGTTGTTTTGCTCCATTGGATAAACGCAAGATAAAGGACGTGAATCATCATTATTTTTACGAGAAGGGACTGAGCAAGAAAATATACCAGGGTTGTTAGCATAAGCGTAAGAAGTGGCTGGATTGATATTAGAAGGTGAAGTGTAATGAGAACAAGAAGTTAAAAGAGTTTTAGAAATCTCATTGGCAAATTCGTAGTCGTTGCTTTTGGGATCTTTTATACTTTTTAAAAGAAGATCTATTGCTGATGTTGTAGTTGTCATATTAATTATCTCCAAGTCATTTGAGAAACTTGATAATTCTCTGTTTTAAGTCTTTGAATTTCTTCAAGAAGAGAATTTATATATATATCTTTTTCAGATAAAAGATTTGAAAGGTACTGATTATCAAGTTTAGTTAGATTAAAAGAATCAATAAAAGAAGATATAGAAGAATGAAAAGAATCAGAATTATTAAAAGAATGAACAACAAAAGGTTGGTCTAATTTATGTGTATTCAAAAGAACAACAGAGCCAGATCCTTGGCCAACTATTTTGATATAGTTGTTAGCAGTTAACTCTGCAATTATAGTGTTGTAATCACTAGGCAGAAATGAGTTAAAAGCTAATGTTTTAAATAATTTCTTTGATCCAATGAAAGCATAAGAGATATGCTGAGTGTTAAAAAGATCATTAGCAAAAGCGCGTGCAATAACTGTTTGACTTAGTGTCAATTCAGAAGTTAATTGAGCATACCGTTCTACGCTTATTTCAGAACTTTTAGGCAAAGTCTTAAGATAAGAATAATTCTTGTTAAGAAGATGATAAGCAATAAAAGTATTTACTGGATACAAATAATCATCAATAGAATCAAGAATATCATCTAGATGTTCATTAGCAAATCCAGTAGAAGGCATTTGGTATATAGGTAACATTAAGTCTCCGTAAGTATAGATTCAAAAGATAAGGTATTATTTTGTAATGAATCAAGAAGTGGCAAAGATGACAAATGCAACGAATGTATTTCGTCATGCACTTGTTTTGCAATTGGATATATTTTGTGTAAAAAATAAAAATTGTTTAATATATTAAAGTTTTCAGATTCTACAAATAAAACAGAAACGTTATTGATCGGTTCCGTCAGATAACTTTTCGTCAGCCAGGCTCTCAATGGCTGAGGCAACTCCTGGACTTTCTGCAGCCAATAGACCACCGGCTCCTTCTTTCATGGCTTCAAGCATTTGTTTTCTGCTTTGAGCTATAGTGTCCATAAATATTTTTTGAGATTCAGGAGAAGCAAATTTAATTTGGGCTATAAGGCCTTCCATATTAACTGCTTGCTCACCAAAACCAAGAATTAAAGTAGCAATCTGCTTTTCTAAGTTCTCGATAGACTCATCAAATTCTTTAAATCTTTCATCTATTTTAGCAGACATAGATATAATAAGTTGCTGAGTTTGTTCTCTAAGCAAATCTATATCGTTTATTCCTTCAAATAATGAATCATCTGACATTACGCATCATACCATTCTGTGTTGTTGGTAACGTGAGAAACCAAAGAAAGATCTAGTAAATAAGAAATACTTACAACATCTTGACGAGTTACTTTAATAGAGTCAACAGATAAAGGTGATTTCATATCAGGTATGAATGCACCACTGTCAGACTTGCGAGCTTTAAAATGACCGGCTTTCCAGATGAATGCAGAAGTATCTACATTGTCACCTGATTGCCAATACTGGCATTTAAAGATTCTACTAATTGATTGACCAGCAGCAGTCATTGTTCCACCGTAAGAAACATATGCTTCAGGTGTAGCAAGGCCAAGTCGCTCATTGGCAGGAAAGTTAAGAGCAGCAGTTCCATTAGTTATTGCTTTAAGATAGGCTGCAAAGTCAATGGCATCAACAAAACAATTAGTGTTACTTTCAAGTTTTCCAGAAGCATTGGTCTTGCCAATGTCAATGGAGAATTTCATACCTTGAAACCAAGGTCGAATAGAAACAAAACCACTTTGAGATTTAGATTTAAACCACTTTTTATAAAGTGTGTTAGTGTATTTTGGTTTATCATCTTGGTTATCAGAATCTAGTGATTCTAAAAACTCTTCTACATTTTCTTCAATTGACATAATTACCTCTTGTTTAAGATTGTTAAACTTTCAAGTCCCATGAAGGGGCTTGAGAAGATTTTTGTTTACCAAGTATATCATCTATATCATTGTACTGGAAGCTAGAAGCCCAGTCCCAGTTTTCATAAGCATAGCGATATAAGTCTTTAATCATTTCGCGTTCTTTATTCCAAAGAATATTGCGCATAAATGGAGCAGCTTTTACTACGTCAGCAGTATTTAGCATGCGGTGTTCAGCAGAAACAACATTAAATTTTGTTTCTTTAACAAGTGATTTAATTTCTGCACCAGTAAAATACTTAGTTGCATGAGCTATAGCAGAATAATCATACGTATCTTCAGGAAGATAAATCTTAATAATTTCAATTCGTTCTTCAAATGATGGCAAGCCAACAAAGAAGATCTTATCGAATCGTTCTGCACGAAGCATTTCTGGCTTAAGATGATTAAGCTGGTTAGCAGCACACATTAAGAATACGTCATTAGGAAGTTCTTGAAGACCAGTAAGAAATTCGCCATGAACACGATCGGTAGTGCCACCGTCTACTTGAGATGAGCTTTGACCACCAGACATGTCTCGACCGAACTCGTCAATCCAAACACAAAGAGGAGCCATGACTTTAATCTGTTGAAAGACTGTACGCATGTTTTGTTCTGATTGACCAATGAAGGAATTCATTACTTGACTTACACCAGTTCGAGCAAGATCAAGACCAAGTGCACTAGCAGTTGCTTCACAAATAGCAGATTTACCAGTGCCCGGAATACCAACAGTTAGCATGCGACGAATAGGCTGAATGCCAAACTTCTGAGCTTCTTGAGGATTATTCCAAAAATAAAGATTGCGCATAATAACATCTTTAATATTATCAAGGCCACCAATTTGATCAAAAGTAATCTTAGGTTTGATTATTTCAAGAATTCCATTTTTCTTAACATTAGCCATTTTAGCTTCGTAAATATAAGAAGAGCTAATTGTCCCATGCTCAAGAACTGACATAAGACAGAGGTTGATGAACTTAGATTCTGTAAGGCCAAGTCCAGCATTAGAAATTTCTTTAGCCTTAGCAGCATCTAACACTTCGCCATTAGTTGAAGTGTGTATGTGATTAAGAATTTCGTTTAGTTCTTGAAGAGTAGGGTACATATCTTCATGAACATAAAATAGATGAGCAATTTCCTCTGGAACATCAGATGCGCTCAACACTATTAGCTGAAGTGGCATCAGAGAAATGTCATCAGATTTAAAAGATTTTCTGTAGTCAGAATGAAGAGAAGAAACTAAACCTGAGAATTCGTTAGCAAATGCTTTGGGGTCTCCAATTAAATTGTAAATAAAAGACTTAGGAAGATCTTTAACATCAGGAGAATTAAACATGTAATCAAATGATAATGAAAGATCTGTAGTTGTTTTCACCATGGGTGGAGCGCCTTCTTCAGGCGCAGGTATAGAAACAAGAACTGGTTTCCACTGAAAGTTTACGTTTTGAGAAAATCCATCTTTTGAAATCGTAAAATAAGTACGCTTATCAAAAGATATAATGTTTTCTTCAAGTCTGTAGGGGTCGGTTGTTTTAATCCATATGGCAGGAATGCCAAGTTGAATTTGCTGAAAGAGCATGTGTACTCCGAATATCAAAATAATAATCTAAGGGCTTTATAAAAAATGATGGGGGGGACCACTCTATTAAGAGTTTAATAAACTATCAAGTAGTTTAATAGCCCCCCCCACGATCATAGTAGGAAAGGTATTAGCCCTTTTCGCCTGCACGGCGATGGAACTCAACGTTGTCGTTTGGCTGAATGACATAGTTCTCGTCGAGCTTGTCTTTACCCTTGTAAGCAATAGCGTCTGAGCTAATGCCCCAGAGCTTGCTGAACTGCTCACGAACTTGTCCAACAGTCTTTCCTGAGACTGGTGCTGGCTGATTGTATACACCGTAACGAACGTTGGCTACGCCTTCGCTTGAGCTGGTGCTTGTTTGGTTGGAATTCATTTCCATGTTATTATCTCCGTTTATTAGTTATAGGTAAGCGGGTTGCTGTTGATTAACCATACGATTGTATGGCTGGGACATGCCAAGACCTAAATCAAAGTAGATCTCTGACTGTTCTGGATTTTGTTCGGAAACAATAGTATATTGAATACGACCAAGAATCATTGCAGCAACAGCCATGTTGGTGGCAAGTATTTGTGTACCACCTTCTACTTCGGCTCGTTCTTGACAAGACATTTCACCTGGATTGCGATCAGGTGGATTTTGGTATTCTGGGTGTGTTTCTACCGGATGAGCAGTAACGTCTACGCCATCGCGACGACGATAATGATAGATGCTACCAAAAAGGTTATCATCATTTCCACCAGTAAAAACATCTACGTTGTTAAGCTTTGAAGCTGCGTCAAATAAAATTTTACGAGCAGCAAAGTTGTCAACAACAGCAAGAACAATATCGCCTTCAGTAATTAACTGAGTAGCTCTGATCTTGCTAGATTCTTCATCTGTTTCAGGATGTTCATCTGAAACAACCCACTTAGGAATAGGTATAACAAGAGTCTGATTAAACTGCTTAGTTAGCTCAAGAGCTTTAACTGAAGCCTTGTTTCCTACTTGAGTAAATGATTGACGCTCTAAGTTTCTTTGCTCATAACTGTCACCATCAACAATTATTAAAGCAGATCCAGGATATTTCCATTCAAGAAGTCTTACGACTCCTTCTGCTAACCAGGTGCCAATGCCACCGGCACCAACTAGAACTACTCTTTTGGGGTCCATAAATTATTCCTTAATCGTAATAAGCCAAGCTATTAGTATGCTCATAAGCAACATAATCTTGACATTGAGTAATAGGGTTTTCAATTTTTCTTTTACTTATAGCAAAATCAAGAATTGAAGTTAAATAAGGTTTGCAATTGCGAGAATAATAAAATTCACAATCAACGCAACTTGACTGATTATCATACACGTTGTATGGATGAGTGTGATCAAATTCAATTACATCATCATAATATACAGTCTTCTCACAGGTGCATTGTTCAATTAAAGATAAAGGAATGTCACAGCAAACTGTTCTAGTCTGATCAAATCCTTCATAGAAATAATCATCAAGAACTTCTACAGTTGTTCCTTCGTTACTAGAAAGTAATGAAGTATGCAAAGAACTGTCATCATCGTTATAATCAACTTCTTTAATTCGCATAAGCAAATCTTGATCTTTGCCATCTTTAGTCCAAAGGTAATAAGTTACATTAGGATCTAAATTTCTGTCAGTTAAATACTTTTTAGCGTTATCGATTATCTCAGCATAAGAATCTGATATAAGAGCAAAGCACAAATCGCAAGTGTCACAATAGAAATTCTTTGCGTAATAAGCAAGTACTTCAGTTTGACATGATGGGCATTCAGATCCAGCAGAATCTACTTCACCTATAACGAGATATGGTTCATCGTCTTTTGGATCTGGATACTCTTGAAGTCGAGGATCTCCGTTACGAATACCAGGATGAGTAGAGGCCTGCGGAAGACTCTGTGCCTGCGTTGTAGCCTGCGTTGTAGACGCCTGCGCCACCCGAGTAACCGAACCCCCCGCTATAGGGGGGAGTGCTTTTTTTACTTTAGAAGTCCATTCTACTACTTGAGGATCGGGTTCTTTAAGAAAAATATAATCTTCAAATACATCTTCTGGCTTAAGGGTATAAGTATGACCGGCCATTTGCATTTCAATATGATATTGAGTTGCGCCATTATTGACAGATTTTTGCCATCCATAAGTAATATGGATACCATCAAAATCAGCTTGGTCTGCATGATCTGTGCCAGATGCATATGCAGCCATATCGGGATGGCTATGAACAGAACCAACAATTAAAACATCTTCTGGTTTTTGATCTACGATACTGTCCGCATCGTACTTACAGTGAACAGAAGTGTTTACTTGGTCTGGAACAAGAACGCCCCAGCCTTGAGAAGTGCCTTCATACTGAGGATCAAATGTCAAAAGAACAATTGACTCAGTGCCGTGCTGAGCATGAACCAATCTAAAGAACTCGTCTAGCTTGTCAATAATAACACGAGGAATGGCAGGAAGACTGTATTCAGCTGTTTCACGAGTAACGTCAAAGTCAAAGAGGTCTTCGTCAACTATTTCAGAAACAGTTCTTCCAACAAAGTTGTTAACAACCTTAACAATCTTAGTAGAAAGATCAGTTACGTAAGAAACATTCTTAGTTGTAATGCCCTTATCGTAAACGTTTGTTTCAACTTTGCGGTCAGTAGCAACATTGCAAATTAGATAATAAATATTGAAACCAAGAAATTCAATTTCTTCTTCAATGTTATCTCTGTTTGCCATAAAGCATGGGACTCCGGATTTAGTCCAGAAGTAATTTAAGTCTTCTAACTTAACATCCATATAAGTAATATTATCTATTTGGTCCATAAAATCTCCAGATTTAGGGTTTCTTTATTTTGTTAAAAAGGGTCAGTGAAAGATTGATTGTTAGCTTGTAAAAAGTTTTGATGTTTTTTAATTCCAACAGATTTGGATAAAGTGTGTACAGATTGCTGAATAGCAACTTGAACATACTGTTCTTGGAATGGCTGATAATAAGCTACCATTTCTCCTTCAGGAGATTCTGTAACATTACCAAGGCATTCTGCACAACACTGAGTTACAGTAAGAGAAGTGTCTTCAGGTAAAATAGTGGGAGTACAAGGTCCAAATTGAGAATTATTATTCTTCAACAATCCGCAAGGGCAAGTAAAATGCTGAGCATTGCATGATTGACAAAGGGTAATAACTTTAGGAGCTAAGATTAAATCAGGTGAAACAACCATGGCCTTAGACTGAGGATAACTTTCTTGCCAACCATTAGTTTCAATAGCAACAGCTGCACATACATAACAGTTAGTAGGAGTTAATTCATTATCTGCTATATAACCAGGTTGGCAGTTAGAACATACCACTTCTTCAGATTCAGGAATGTGTAGAAGTTGTTTAGCTAAAGCAGTTTTTGCATTTTCAGAATTTCCTATAACGCCTATCCAACTTGAGCAAATATGGCATTCTGCTACAGTATCATGTTGGGTATGATAGTATTCACAGTCTGATTCAGAAAAAACTATATTAGGATCTTCGTTATTATAGTATTTATCAACAGACTCAATAAAAGAGTAATGATCATTTATGCATGAGTTGCATACATCATTGCCGTAAGCATCGCAAATTGGTTCTTCATCGCTCATATGATGAATGTCTTCACAGCATGAGCAAACCCAATCGTTTTCATTATCTTCGTCTTGAGAAAATAAGTTTGGCTGGATTAAAACTGCAGAACCGTTTTTCTCTCTGTTAGCAACAGTAAAATCATAAGGGTTATCTTTAGCAGTATGAGTATAATTTACTGGAGAAGAAGCAAAAGCTTTTTTAAACATATCAGCAATGTTTAGATCGGTAAAAGATAAATCAGGACGAGATACAATATTATACATCTTAGGAATGTTAGTATCAGAATAGTATGCTTGGTAGTTACCTAACATAGCCATAGCAAGAGTTAGCTCTTGTCCGTTGTAATCATGTTGAGCTTGATTATCCATGTCTTTAACTTTAACAGGGATCCAAAGGTTTTCATCTAGAGTCCAATTAAAACCTTCTTCATCAGACTTTTGCTGCCAAAGCTTTGGATTTGTAATATATTCAGGCTTTCCGTTAGCAGCATAAAAACGAGGACCATCAGTCTCTGACATGTTGGCATCATTATAAGTCTCTACTCCTGAGCAGCGCTCAATGAAACGAGAAACTTTTTCATTAAAAGGAAAAGAAGACCAATCATCTTTATGATACAAGCAAATCCAACCTACGGCATTGCCTCGATAGCCTTTGCAGTTAATGTTAGGAAGGTTAACGTGATAAAGAACGTTATTAGGAGAAGTGATTGGATATGGAGAATAAAACATTTTAGCACCTAGAAGGTTGCCGTTTTCAAAGTCTCCAATAACAATGCGATAGGGCTGAGCTACATAGTAAGTTTTAGCGTGTATATCGCCCTCGTGAGAGCCCCAGTTGAGGTGATACATGCCGGGGGCGTGTTGGGTCACAACTTGGGTATGAGGACCCGCAGAACGGATTGCAAGCACTCCTGTGCCATTCAAGGGAAGTAAGCCTGTATCAAAGGATGCAAACTGAGAAAAGTTACTGTAAAAAGATACGATATCTTTATCAGTTACATGGTCTAAGTTAAAAGATTTAACAGAAGACCGGACGGCATAAGTGCCTTGATCGTTTTTAACGAGAGAGTAGTTATATGAGTCAGTCATTGTATTTTCCATTCGCAATGTCATCTAGTTCCAAATCTACGTCCATAGAAAAGTCACCAAAGGCCATAGCCAGCCAGTTGGGATCTTGTTCAGCAGTCGTAATTAATTGAAGCTTAGGTAGTATTTTGTTTTTAGCATCAATAAGATCGGCAACGCGATCTAAGGCTTTAGCAACTTTTTTTATCTCTTCTTTATCTTCACTAATGTTTAAAATAAACCTTATAATAGGCATATCAGATAAAGTAAAATGATCAACAATTTTATCTATTCTTTCATCAATATGAGAAAGATCAGACTGAAGCTGTTTTTTAACACCTTTAGCTGCGTCAAGTCTAAAGTAAAAATTATCTATAGGACCGTTAGCACTGGTGGGAATTTTTTCTGGATAAGAAGACATATGATCCTTGTTAATAAACCTTAAAGCCAAGAGATTCTCTAATGGACTGAAAGGATTGATTGATATAAGCGTTAGAAGAGAAAGATCTGACATCAAGATTAGAATAGTCTCTATCTACAATGGCTTTCATCGGAACTCTATTGATTTGTTCACACAACTTTTGATAAATATCAATGTTGCGATTTATGGCATGATTTAAAATTTTATGCATAGACCCAAAGTATACGCGAATAAAAGAATCATCTAAAGTAATATTTAAATGTTTAGCAGCAAGTTCAAAAGATTTTGTATTGTCTGCTTGCATTATTGCATTTAAAAATTCAATGATAGAAAATCGCTTTGCAATTGATTCTTCCAATGTATCTGCATACAAATCTTTAGAATATTTGCCATCAGATAAAGTATTTAAAGCATTAAAAATAGAGCGACTTAGGGAATCAGTTTCAAAAACAAAACGATTTGTAACTTCATAAAAAGAAGTTATTATGCCAGTTCTAAGCATAAAGCCACCGGAACCGACTCCTTTATTTTTAGCATAGTCTTTAGTAGACTCAATAAGGGATTCTAATTCTTCGTCTTTTGTAAATGTTGAATTTGAAAATACGTTATGAAAAGAAGGGGACTGAGTTTGAGGTGATGGCTCTTGAAAAAGATCATCATCGTTATCAGAAAAATGAGACATTAAATATCCAAACTGTAAGTGGTCTATTTTTTTGTGTAAGATTAAAGACTAATCATAATACTGATTGTCTTCTTCTTTAGGCATAAAGGAGCGCCTACTTAAATATCGTTGCTTTAACCATGGATTGTATTTTTTGTAAAGTCCAATCATAGTATTATTGTATAAAACAAAAGCATCGATGTAACACATTAAATCATCATGATGTGATTCGTTAATCTTTTTTTGATACATTTGAAAGACTTTAGTTCTTGCAGAAAGAGGAGGATGCCTAAAGGGTTGCTTAACCCATTGGTCATTATAAGCCATGTAAAAAAATCCTTTTTAGAATAAGTTGGTACGGGCGACGGGACTTGAACCCGCGTGCCACCAACTACCCTTTCTACACTTTATAAGAGTGAGGGGATACGCCCGTGTGTAAAAACAGAGATGTATCCAAGCATATTCGAAAATCTAATCTCATTGTGCGTTCTCTTTACGGGGTTGTTCTTTGACCATTTGATATAAAGCTTTTATTCCAAGCGGAGTTATAGTATAACCTTTGTTGGATTTGATTGCAAATCGTTGACGGACAAGAATGTCTAGTGAGCGGGTAGCAGTACTAATTCTTTTATTATACTTTGTAGGAGATAAAGCCATAAGATCATTAACAGTAGACCATTTCTGGCCTCTGGTCTTAAGATAGTATAACGCTACATGAGTAGGGGAATTACGCTTAATGTTAATCATGATTCCTCCGATATATAATATAAATAAATTGATAGCAGGCAATGGAGCGATATGGGGCCACTAGTGTCATTGCTTTTTCGTTAGCAATTCAGTCGGCTTATTTCTGTGTTTTATCACGTAGTAAGTTTGAATTTACTAGCTGCTATCAAAACTAATGATGGTGAACGCTCACGTCCACAAACGTCCACCATCAAACTAATTAACTAGCATTTACAACGGGAGATATGTGCCCACCCTAAAATGTTGTAATTCCGTATCCACTACAAAGGCTACTAGTTAAATCTTAATGGATATTAAATCCACCACAGTTTTCAAGAAAGACTTGAAATTCTTTCATAACTTCTAAATCCATATGGTACCAAGTTGAAAAAGATTTAACTTTTAAAGTACCTTGACAATTATTACATTGTTCAGTTTTAACAGTTCCATCTTCTTGATCCCAATCTCGAGTTCCTTGACTATTACAAAGTTTGCAATCTTCTAACGGAAGAGAATCCATATGTGCGTAGTATTGAGAAATGTATTCTTCAATAATTCCTTTTTCTAAATCTTTTTTTAAAAGCTTAGACAAGGCTAAAGAGTCTCTAGCATTTAAACCATCGCCAGAGTTATCATGTGGAGATTCACATTTGTCACAAATAACAGGATGAAGCTGATGTAGGCAGTCCCATAAAGGGTGCCAGTACCAAACATTGGCGCGAAAGTATTCGCCCTGTTCGTTCTTTGGCTTTCTGCCATAAACGTCCATTCCCATGTTTAATCTCCTACTAGCTTAGTGTACACTTCACCATTCTCTTGTATTTTTGTGTCTTCATACGGTGCTGCAATACGACGATAGAGTTCTAGTTTTGCGCACTCTAAAGCTCCAATAACTTCGTTAATGGTAGAGTATGATTTACCCTTCTTATCAATAAAATGATTAATAAGGGTAGAGATGTAATAATTTAATTCGCCGGCATTGACAATAGCTTCAGGGCTAAACAATATCTCGGCTCGTATTTCTGGTTTAATGTAGGGCATAATTAATAATCTTCTTCTTCGCCAAATACTTGTTTCCAACAAGCTGGATGAGTTCCAGAGATCATCCATTCTCTAATATCTTTATCAAGATTAGGGAATACGTCTTGGATGTAAAGTCCACGAACTTTCCATTTGTTGTATTGTTCTTTGGTCATTAAAAAGAATGTTTCACCTTCACAGTGAATACATTCTGTATGAACATTGTCTGGACAATAAGCGTTTTCATCTCCTGCAACACGATAATAAATAACGTTAGTCATAGGTTTTCCTCTTCGGTATAATACCAATTTTTTGTAGGAGCATAAACAATTTTAGAAGCAATATAAAAAATAAATATTGCAAGCAATTGAATAAATAAAGATTGAGTTAATCCTATATAGATTAACCAAATGTAGGTAAACATAAGATTTAGCATAGTGGGCCCTCTGGGGCTCGAACCCAGGACACACGGATTATGAGTCCGATGCTCTAACCGACTGAGCTAAGGGCCCGTAGAACAGTTGTGACCATCTGGTCTGGGGGGCAGATGAATTGGTATATTCACTTTGTGGACGGGCCAGTCGTAAACGAGTGGGACTCCGTAACAATGGGGACTGTTAACTCCCAAAATCAATATGATTGCATGTCACTGCATAACATTAATCAGATAAAACAGGAACTAATAAACTAAAAGTAGAAAAAGATATTTTATAGTTATTAATATATTTATCTACAGATTTTTGTTCTTCTAATTCCCGTTCCAATTGATCAAGATCATGTTGTTCGATTGAACCTGAGCACATTACAGTTTACCTGCTCCAGGAATATACATTTTAATCTGAGCTGATTCAAACATAACTGAAGGTTGATCTTCTTTTTCGTATTCATAACCGATTTCGAAGCGTTCGTTTATTTCTTCTTGAAGTAATTGAACTGCATCTGCGTCGTCTTGGAATTCGCCAGGAATATCGGCGTGAATTTCAACGTTAATTTTAACTTTCATGAGTAGGTGTAGCCTCTTCTGTGAGTAGTAGGTATAAACGAATGTCTAATAACAAGTCTGTCATTTCAGATGACGAGACAAGCTGTTGGCCAGAAATGTCTCCAATGGCTTTGTCGACCATTTGGATTGCATTAGTTTTTGGATTAATAGTCATTACGCTTTCCCTCCACGTTTTTTGTATATAGTAACTGCTTTTTCTAAGGTGGTGCAGTAATCACCATTTGATGCTTCAAAACCTTGAGGTCTTGCTGTTACGCTCCATACTACGTATGGATGAAGTTCATTTTCTCCAGAACAGATAGTTATCCAATAGGCATAACTATCTCCAGGAATTCTGTTTGCCATTTTAGTAGAAGCAATGACCATACGGTTAGTGGTGCCAACTAAGTCACCAATACGTAGTTCATTGTCTAGGTTTAATTCATTTGTCATAGTACGCCCTCCGGGGCTCGAACCCGGGACACACGGATTAAAAGTCCGATGCTCTACCAACTGAGCTAAAGGCGCGTATTGCTATCTATTAGCTTGCCACCATCGATCTTCTAGATCTTGGTCGGGTAAATTTGATTTTTGAGAATGCTTGCGAGCAGACTCAACCATTTCCTTAATTTCTTTATCTTCTTCACGAATAGCAATAAAAGTAAAGATGCCCCATAAAGTGCCCAGTGCAATGATTACATAAGTTAACATTAGAAGTATCTTTTCTTTATAAATTCAAAAATATAGACAACAAAAAAAGCAATCAATATATTATAAATAATCATTTTAAATCCTTCTGAGTTAAAGATCAGTATTTTCTAAAATCCAGATAGCAGAACCAATAATAGAATAAAATATCACTAAAGTTATTAATACTTTAATCATTGAGGATAGATATCGTCAATAGTAGTAGGTTCAATTATTTCTACTTGTTGTAGAATTTTCTTGAACTTCTTACGTTTTTTAATCTTGTATCCGTTAATTTCAAGTTCTGAAACTATTTGTTCCGGTATACCATACCAAACAGTAATGCCATTACGAGTTAATACATGAGCTATAATGTCCAGTTTATTTTTAACGTGCATTTTAACGTATGTCATTGATCGGACCTATACTGTGCGAACGTTGATTGCTTCAGGACCTTTACGTCCTTCGCCAATATCGAATTGAACATTCTGGCCTGTAGTCAATGCAGGTTGAGCAGCTTGTTCAACATTTGAAGTATGAACAAAGATGTCTCCATCTGTGTCTGTAGAAATAAAGCCAAAGCCTTTTTCTTCATTGAAAAATTTTACAATACCTGTAGGCATTAGTACTCATTTCTATTATATTATTTGTTTTATTGATTCCATAATAAATTATGGTTTCATATTCCATCTTTGTTGATAGTTCTTCTAGGCTTTCTTTTAGCATTACCATAAGGTAAATAGCCAAGAGATACACGTTGTTCTTCTGTTTCGCCACCCCATATGCCATATTCAAGATTGTTGCGAGCATAAGCTCTACATTGAGTGACTACTGGACATTGGGCGCAAATAGTTAAAGCTTTTGCTTCTCGTTTTACTCTAGCTTGAGGGCGTTCGTTATAAAGCGGAAAGAATAAATCAGTTTGATTTTTACATGCCGCTGCATCGAACCATGAAGGGTGATACATTTAAATCCTTAAAAGATACTAATTTGATATAAAGGTTACTTAATTAAAGTGGCCAATGTTTTGAATCTGCCTTAGGATCTAAAGCAGGAATTATATTACATGATATATTAAATTTTTCTTGAGTTGATTCAACCCAAGCTTTTGCCTGCTCCAATGTAGGAAAGGGTCCCCATGATACCACATGGGTATAGCCATGATACTGAGCAAAGTAACTATACTTGGGAATATCTTCTGTTGTTAAAACAGAATTGTACCAATCAATTTTAGACATATTAACATCTATATCTTCTAACATAGATATAGTTTTAAGGGTATTCTTAATTTTTTTAAACATGTCTTAGTCCTGACCGAAGTTAACGTGAACGACATTAGTGGTGTCAGTAGATTTAGGATTGTACATAAGTACTTTGGCTAAAGCCTGAGAATAATTTTTAAATGCTGGGTGATTAATTTTCTCTTCAGGAATTTCATCTCCGTATTCTGCGCGATGGATATAAAGAACACGTCCATCTTCAAAGTGGAAATCTAAACGATATCCAGAATCAGCAGTAAAAGCTTCTAAAGCATGTTCAATATTTAAATGATCAGCAGTTAAGCCGTCATTTGAACGAGTTGAGTAAGTAATAAACATTATAGGTACTTCCATTTATCAATTCCAGGGATAAGGCCTAATGTAGAACCAGTATCCCAATTTACAAAAACTGTACCATTATCATCTACATAGTTGATAACACCCTGAATACCAGGGGTTAAAGCTGTAAATTCATCTGTACAGAGAATCAATTCGATTCTTTTTCCGATAAGAGTTTTGCCATAATTGGCATACAGTGGATTTTTTTTCATAGCTCCCAGAGTAGGGCTCGAACCTACGACCAACGGATTAACAGTCCGTAGCTCTGCCAACTGAGCTATCTGGGATAAATTTTTAAATTATTACTTCAGTTGAAGGATCATAATTTTGCAACTGAGGATTATCAAGAAGTTGAATAGCAAATAACGGAGTAACGTCGTGACTATCAAAATCTGTTTCAGTGTTGGCAAATGACAAAGTCAAATTAGATTCATGAAGAGATAATAAAAGCTCTCTAAGGTCAAGACCTATAGGTCTAAGATTATCAATTAAGCGATGAGCTAAAAGAATAAGATCTTGTGCTTCTTGACGGGTTGGTTGTAATTTGGTTTTCATATTTTTCCTTTATTGTAGTTGCTACCATGTAAACATGAATAACAAAGTAGTAAAAATTAAAACAATAAGAGCTAATATTTCATTTCTATATTGCATATACTTACGGGCATATTTTATACCGTTACGATATATAGGGCTTAATTTGTTATCACCAAAATAAGTAAAAAAATGTTTATCTTCTATTGTTTTGTAGTGTTTGACTCCATAATCAAAACCACAAAAAAAAGTCTTAATGTTTTGCCACATGTTTATTTCCTTGTAAGTATTGTTGCATTGTTTAATATAAACATACAGTACCCGAGACCGGACTTGAACCGGTAAGAGGTTGCCCTCCGGGGGGTTTAAGCCCCCTGCGTCTGCCTATTCCGCCACTCGGGCTAGTGATAAATTAGCTATCTTGAGTTTTTCCAATGATAGCATTTTTAAGGCAGGTTATACAGAGTAGTTTATTTAAAAGAACAGATTTGTTAACATCATTGGAAGTAACTCCACAAGATGAACATTTCTTTTTAGAAGTAAAATTTCTATTTAATGAATTGTTCTGAGGGTTCTTCATTTTTTAGATAATCTTGATATTCATCATTTTCTTGTTCTGTCATACCAGGATTAGTAAGGATATAATGCATTCCAGCAAAGTACCCTGAAATATGTTCTATTTCAGGTTTGCTAATTTTTGCATCACCATACTCTACATAAGTAGCGTGTTCTCCGAGCATATTTTCAACTAACTTAATAATTTTAATAGTTGTAGTAAGATTAGATAAATCTTCGGGAGAAGACGTTATCATCATTGCCATTGTCATAATATCTTCCTTTCTTGGGTAAGATTGTTATTATTTTTATTATCTATAAAATATATTTAATATAGAATCAATTACTTGTTGAGACACAGATTGTGAATCATCGCCTACAATTAAAGCATCACCATAAATTGTAGAGTTTTGATATATATTAGTATATGTTCTATAGAGAACGGTTGCATCATGATTAACTTTAGAATAAACTCCAAAGTCATTATATGATAAAATCATATGTACTTGATCAGTAATCTTTATTTTGTATGTGGATTGATTATCGAAAACGTAATCGATAACTTTATCGTATTCTTCTAAGAGAATACATGCACGTCCCTCATAAGGAACGAACAAAGTTTCAATTTTATTTTCAAGATCAATTTGTTTTAAAAGAGTCAAATTATTTTCCTTTAGATTTAATACTTAAAGAAGAACTTTTGTTTTTAGGATATATGTTTTGATTAGAAGTGTAAGATGATGTAGAACCATCATAAGATACGGATCTCATAGCACAGTATGAAATATTCTTAGCTGGAACTTTTAATCTATAAACGTTCCATCCATAAGAAGCGCTACGAGGAATCATATATTCAGTAGATCCATTGCACTTTAATGTATAATAAGAAACATTTTTAAAGTTTACATATGGATCTCTATAATAAATTTGAACATAGGTTTTAAATTTACCATCAACTTCATGTAAGTTGGGTGTAGATACTCGTCTAGGTGTAGTTCCAGGAATTGTTGTAGTGACTACAGGAAGTGTAGTGGTAGTAACAATTGGGACTACAGTAGTGGTAGTAACAGGTGCTGGAACAGTAGTTGAAACAACTGGAACTGTAGTAGTTGTAACTATTACAGGAACAGTAGTAGTGGTTAGTGGAAGTGTTGTACTGGTTGTAGTAGTAGGAGTATCTGTTGCAAATATATGAGCAAAGTCTAAACGAGGAATTGTTATGCGAGCATAAGAATCATAAGCAGTTTTAGTTGTAGATTTAAAATCAGAAACAACTTTAGAAACAGATTGAATTCCAAACTTAGATCTGTAAACAGCAAATGCTCCAACTACAAATGGTGTTGCCATTGAAGTTCCAGAAGCTGTTCCATAAGTAGATCCAGTTTTTGAAGAGTTAATAGCATAACCTGGAGCAGCTATTGTAGTGTACTTGCTAATATTTGAAAAATTAGTGATAGTACTTGTACCAGTATACATGGCAGCTACAGAGACTGAGGAAGAAATGCATGCAGGAGCACTCATTCCGTGAGAATAGTTATTACCAGCAGCAATTACTGTAGCTATGTTCTTAGCTCTAAGATTTTCAATAGCTTTTGTCATTGATGGAATATAATCGTCACAGGTAGTTAGATATGTAATGTTTCCACCAAGAGACATATTAATTGCAGCAATATTATAAGTATCTGAAATTGATAAAACCCAATTTAAAGCACGAGTAATATCATCATCGTATGCTGCTCCGGTAGCGTCAAATACATTGATAGCAATGATATTAGCTTCAGGGGCTACGCCATAAAAAGAAGAATTGTATCCGGCTGCAATTCCGGCAACATGAGTTCCATGCCAGTGAATTGGCTTAGCTGCTCCTGAGCCGATCTGTTGATTCTTGCCATTAGGACATACAGCAGCAAAACAGGCTTCTAAAGCAACTCTGTTTTGAAAGAAGGGATGAGACACTTCTACACCAGTATCTATGATAACAGTATAGACTCCTTGACCACGATACTGTGATTCAAAAGGAATGTTACCAGAGATAAAAGGTATTGAAGTGTTTAATGCATATTTGAATTTAACACGAGAAGTTGCAGGAGCAACATCGTATGTATTGTATTGGGCTTTTGCTGGACTGTATATGAATATACTAGAAATTAAAGCAGCAGAAAGCACGAGGTGCTTGAGCTTAAAGGACATGATTTTTCCGTTTCATATAATATATATAAATAGATAATAATTAATAAATATTTTTTTTTTGTATTTACTAAATATTAAAAGTTTTTTTTATTAGATATTTTGTTTTGTAGCCATTTAGGCTTAGGATTATTTTCGTAATAACGAGATATGATTTGACTGGCCATTCCCTTGGTCATATCAGAAGTAATAGGAACGCCTATACGCTTTAAAAGCTTTTGCTGAGAATCGGTTGGAGCATCTGCTCTCCATGTAGCTGATGAATCAAGCAAGGAAACAGATGATGCTCTATTAGATTGTATCCATCTATCTGAACGAGCAAATGCTTCACGCATATCAGGAGTGATACCTAAAACTCTAGTAGATTTTTGGTGATTGTCATGTATGGTAACATTCCAACGACCAAGAGTATCACATTTAATGCGCATAGATTCAGTATTATTTAATCCAAGATGGAATTCATCTTCTGCTATCTCAGCCCAAACTAGCTTAGAATACTCTAATACTACAGGGTTTGGTGGAGGTGGCATAAATAAATTAATACGAGTATATGCTACATCGATGTCATCTGGATTGAGAACACGAACGGCTTCACCTGGACAATAAGATTCAAGTTCTTTAAACTTGTTAGCAACGTCTGTTAGAGACTGACCTTGTAAATCGAAGTCTGGTGGCATTCCCAATAGAGTAGGAAGGCCAATAGGCTTTTTGCCTTTAGTAGTATCAGAGATGTCTATAATTATACAATTTTCTTTACCTTCAAATAAACGAGTTCCTCGTCCAACTATTTGGGTATAGAGAAGTGTACTTCGTGTTGGTTTGGCCAATATGATGGCTTCTAACGATGGCTCGTCAAAGCCTTCAGTCAAAACGCCAACATTTACAATAACGGAAATCTGGCCACTTGCAAACTGAGCAAGGATTTTTTCTCGTTCTTCTCGTGGGGTTGAACCCACGATTACTGCTGTTTCTACCGACGCTTGTCTAAAGGATAAGGCCAGGTTTTCGGCGTGTCTGACGCCGGATGCGAATACAAGGGCTTTTTTAGCCATTGCCAAATTGCGATAGGCAGCGACAACATGAGCATTACGCTCAGGGTTATCAATTTTTTCTTCCAATTGCGATTGACTATATTCGCCATTTTGGATCTCCACTTCTGAAATGTCGGTACTTGTTTTTACTCTATATCCAACGAGTGGAGCTAACCATCCGTCTTGAATAAGATCTTGTATAGTTCTATAGTAGACTATTTCGTCAAAGACATCAATTAGTCTAGTAGAATCTGATCTTTGAGGTGTAGCTGTAACACCCAATAAAAAATCAGGAGAAAAATAATCAATGATTCTTTTATAAGACGGAGCAGCAGCATGATGAGCTTCGTCTATAACAATTGATTTAAAATAATCTTTAGGATATTCTTCAATACGAGGAGTATTGTTTCTACCTAAAGTAGCAACGCTAGCAACGACTACGTCTACTTTGCCAGCTTTACGATCAGCTTGTTCAATCTCTACGGTGAGACTAGGGTTTGATGCTAGGATTTTAGACCTAGCTTGTTCTAATAATTCAGATCTATGAGCCAATACTAACATTGGCAAAGTATCTGGTTTAATTATAGGAAGCTGTGAAAATATAACAGTTTTTCCTGCACCGGTAGGAAGTACGACTAGTTGTTTAGAAATACCATTATTAGCATTTAAAACAACAGCGTCGAGAGCTTCTTGTTGATATGGTCGCAGTATGAGAGTCATATTTTAAAATCCAAACAGGTCACATTCTCCGAAGAATGGTTCGAAGGTAAATTTATCTTCTAGTTCTTTGTAATCAAACAATTCTAGTTTACCACAGACAAGAGTGTCTGCGTCTTTAATACATACTAAAGATTCAGTAAAATGAAAATGTTCTTTATCTAGAACATTAATAGGTGGTTTCATATTTTTCCTTAAGCTAAAAACGAAGCAGGTCGTTTTTGTAGATTTTCTTTGTTAACAATTTCATATATCATGTCATTGTCATCGAAATAAGCAAGAACATCGTCAATGTGAAAAGGACCAGTATTTTCTACGTGAGAGAAAATATAAAAAAGTTCTAACATATCGCCAGCAGCAGCAGCAGCAGCTTCGTCTTCTTTGATAACAGATATCATATGAGATTGATCATAATCAAATATTACTTCATTGGCATCTTCAATTTTATATGGAAGAGTATATATAAAGCAAAAATCAGGAGATACAAAAGTCATATTCATAGCATCTTGTTTAGAATTATCATCTTCAGGATCTCTTATTACAGTATCTGTAATAACAATAAATAATTCAGAACGAATAGATACAGGAAGAAATAATATTTCACAAAGAGATTGATATAGATCTTCTTTACCAGAAACTGGTCGAGAAGTAACAATTGCTGAAAGTTCTTTGTCGCAATTAAATACTACAACAGTAGCAGAAAATGTATTTGGACCATTTGCTTTAATTACTTGAGCAAAAAATTTAGTAGATTTAGTTACTTGAGCCCAAGCATCAGAAAGAATAGGGGAAGTCTTTTCATTAAAGTCTTCTGGGTTAGTGAATTTAAAGTTATTGTCTTTATCAGACATAAGGTCTCCAATTTAAAATATTAAACTAAAATACAAAAGAAGAGTCTGGGGATATTGCTATCCCCAGACACTCCAATTTTATATTTACTAGAACTCAGCTTTGAGTCTACGTGCAGGAGCAAGTGCTTCATTGTTAGTAAACACAATAGGTGAAAAGGTTGCATGATGCTTCTGGTATTCGAGCACATCGTTAAAGACGTGTTCTGTACCATCAGGATCAGTGTAGACCCACTTATTGTGTCTAAAAGTTTTGATCTTATACTCATTGTCTTCGTATTGCATGATTACACGCTTACCAATACCGTAGTGAATGAGAGCTTTCTCAAGATACGGATATACAGTGCGGTTCATAACAATTTGGTCAGACAACTTACCTGAACTAGTAGGCTCTTTAATGCTTGAGCAATACAAAGCAAGTACAAAGTCATGTTGATCCTCGACGCGTTCAAATGAATTGATTGCATCGACAACAAACTTGTACAAGTAATCCCATTCTTCACGCTTTATAGAACCAACAGTTTGAACGAATTCGTTGCTGTTAGTATTATAAATGTTCATACGGAACTTACGTAGTATGGGGCCAGCGTGAAAGTACAAGCGTTCAGCAAGAGCTTGAATAGTCGGAGACAATTCAATATTTTCTTGTGAATACTTGGTTACACGCTCTACATACAATGCATTGTAGTGCTTGCAGAGATTATTCAAATGAGTAAGTGTACCTTCGTAGGTTTCTACTTCAGGATGCTTACGAGCAAGATTCTTAAAGCGACCAAACCATAGATCATGATCTATTGGACGGCCGGAATTAAGAACCTCTTGAATAATAGTTTCTGCTTCAGCATCGATAGCTTGACGATCACGAGGATCTGAAGTCTGAGTACATCCGTCAATAGCAGATTCTAAAGAACATACTTGAACTGGACGATGTTTTCCTAAAGTGGAAGAGTGAAGCATTGATCCGTTTACAAAACGACCAACGTTACCACCCATCATCGCAGTATCAATGTCTGCCATAACATCTGCTACAGAATAATTTTGCTCAGTCTTACGGACAGGCAAAGGGTTGTGATCACTTGGCAAACCAAGATACTTAACCTGATCGTTACGAATTGCATAAGACAATCGAACTGGCCAGTTACGACCATTTACTTCAGGAAAGCTAATCACTTCGCCATTAGCTTTAGACCAAGTAGGATACCACTCGTCTTCAACATAGCTAAGAATGGTGTATTCACCATAGCCATTAGGAGAACGAGCGATAATAACTACTTTTTGACCGTCTTGAGTACCACCGGTAAGTGTACGATAGAATAACTTAAAGAAGTCGTCTTGATCATGACCGCCATGGCTCTCGTACATCTCAAGCCAGTCAAAGTCATTGACAACGTGAACACCGATATCATTGAGTCGACGAATTGTACCTTCTTCAACTTCAATATCCCATCCGCCCATACGTGCTAACGATTCAGGAATAACCTGCTCGTAAACACTGCACGGGATAGGGATACGGTTTTCAAGTGGCTTTGCGTGTGAGATAGCAAGAGTCTTAAACAACCACGGAGAATCCGTAATTGATAGTCCCATACTAGCCCAACGATAACCAACGTATCCGATGCGAGCTTGAGCTTCTACATCTTCGACTTCTTTATTGTCACGTGAGAACTGACGAACAAAGTATGACTTCCAGTTGGTGAGAAGACGTCCATTGACTGCGTCTTGGAACATCTTTTCATAGTCTTCTTTAAGCCACATTTCCATGTCAGCTTTGCGGAACAACTTTGGAAAGTTGATTACTGTTTGATCGTCAGTAACTACACGGGATTTAGGTCCTTGAGGTTCTGCGATAAGACGGAATCCACTAGAATAAGCAAGTTCTTTCTTAACGTTTTCACGAGTTGAAAGAATGTCAACTCCTTCTGGAAGATTATCGGAAACAATGAAGTTGCCTTTAATCATGCCGTCTTCAAATAGAAGTCGACCATTGAATACGCGAGATTCAATTAGAAATCTGCGAAGGTCTGCTTGAATCTTTGGATCATAGTATACATCGTTTTGATCTTCTGAGTTGTTAGAGTCATAGATAGGCATTGCTTCTACAGCCTTACGAATAAGACGTGAAGAAACAATGAAGCCACCATCGAGAAGTCGAGGTGTAGCTTGTTCTACCCATTCTGCCCAACCAGATTCAAAATTGAAACGTGTATAGTCAGTAGGATTAACCCATTGAATATTGACATCATCAAAATGAGCATTGATAAGTGCAGCACGGTGTACGGTTTTAAGACGCTTAGAGGTCTTGCCACCACCTTTGACTTTATATCCAGACTTAGTAAGTGCTGAAAGCCATCCGTTAGATCCCTTAAGGGATACAGCAACAATCTTGTTCTTGTCAACCAAAGCGTATTCGACTGAAGGATGAGAAATAATCTTTTCAACTTCTGCACGGTCAAATACATTGGTGGGAATAGGCATTGTTGCTACACGAAACTCGGAAGCATCAACATTTTCCATAAGCTCACGCATGATGCCTATGTCATAGAATCCAATTTGGTAGTCGTTAGTAGAACGCAATGGAGCATCCTTAAATGCTTTCATGCGTACTGTTGGTCGGTATGTATTAAAGTTCATAATCCCTCCTTAGGATTAGTCATTGGTCCCTTCTTTTTGTATAAACTATTCCCTTATTAAAAAATAATTTACACAATTAGAATATTTGATACTTGTATGTGTGAGTGCCAGCTGTTATATTTTCGAAGCCAGGCTGGCGCTGGTTCTTTTCAGGTATATAACTAAACCTGTTCTTAGTTAGCTTTGGAGCATTGCTAAGAAACTTTACGAGGGACAGAGTAACCCAACTTAGGGCCAGGAGCCTTAGTTAATGTTGCCTTGCCACTGATAAGTATGTTGTAATCATTTAAAGCGTCACAAATTCGCAAGCAAATATTGTGAAGCTCATGGTGGTTGATTTGGTTTGTTTGCAGACTTTCGTAGATGTCTGAATACATTTGTGTATAATTCACAAATATCTCCTTTTATAGACATGAACTACTCATCTACAGCATAAAGTTAATAAGCTGTTGAAGAATGTTCAAGTATTTTAACTTGTCATTATTTTGCAGGTACCAGAAGGCCGTTAGTAAAGTTTTCAAACTTAGGACGACCCTTAGTAGAGATTCGCCATAAGTTGAAAGCCCAACGGTCTGGATCTACATCTTCTGTCCAATGCAAATTCTTGCAATTGAACTCGAAGACTTCTCCACCAGTCATTTCAATCTTAGTGATTTCAGGTGGATTAATTTGATGTTCTTCAGGTACCCATTTATACATTGGGTACGCTTTAGAATAGCACCATGTAACTCTACCAAGATTAATTCCGATAGAACGGAAGTCAGCATAAGCTGCATCTCGGTGAGGACTAATGCTGCCACCTTTGGAAACCAGACCTAACTCTGGTTCCCATTCAAATGTTGAACAAATGTTTTTAACAAATGTCCAGATCTTATCATCTTGACAAGCAAGTTGATAGTCTCTGGCTTCACTTAGTGGAGCTTCGTATGGAAACCATACTCGACTTCGACCAGGTGCATAGTTAGAAACGTCAGTGCCAAGTTGAGGTACAATATTCTCTTCGAGGTATTGAACTGCTTTAGCAACACGTTCTGGACTTATTGTTGTAATAATATTAAGCATTGTGTTCCTTATGGCTTGAATGGGTCGTTAAAAATTGAATTTAAATCAAATTTTGGTTTTGAAGTTTTGCGAGGAGTAACAGGTAAAGCTGATACTGCAAAAAACAAATTAACTTGTGAGCGTCGAACTGTAACCATTCTTCCATCAGAAAGTTGAACTTTAGATTTTGTAACAGGTTCAGGAATATCACCGCTTGCAAGAGTATTTAACTCTCCATTGACACTATAGACAAGAGCCCATCCAGTAGCACCAGGAGGAATTCTTGTTCCATACTTAGATGCACGAATTCCGTAGAAGTCAAATGATTCAGTGTTGTTCTTTTTTCTGCGATAGCCTAGAAGAGCACGAGCAAACAATGAGTCTGCGTAGCCTTCTTCGTCTTTAGTAGCATGCAAAACAAAATAGCAGTCAGCAAAGTCTGTAGGGATTGTTAATTCATTAGTATTCATTTTAATTTTTTATTCTTTAAATGGGTTGTTAGGGATTGGGACTTCTTGCTTTTCACCATCAATATAAATAAAAGATGGACGATCAGGAACAACATTGTAATGTGCCTGGTAAGCAACAGCGTGGTAATGGCTCAAAAAGATCTTGACAGCAAACCTACGTGCTTGAGCATCTATCTGTTCTTGGGGAAGTTTTCCCAGAGATAGAGTATCAAGGTTCAGTTTATTTTTTGAACTTGCATTGTCAAGAAGTTCATAAGCTTTATCAGCATACATTAAACTGTTGTTATTGTCAGTTCGTCTTGCGCGATCTTGCAAATATAGGTGTCCATAAAAACACTTGGAACGATTAGCATACTTTGAAAAATTTAAACCAATTTTCCAACAAATGTTTTTAAGTTCACCATTGTATGCTGCTTTGCCACTGTCTTGTGCAGATGGATCAAAACCAGCATAACGCCAGAGAGCACCAGCTGTGTTGGCTTTGGTGATATCAATATGGGACATAATGCCCGCAGTAAGTACTGGGCCAAGACCATATTGGTTAATACACCATTCGCCAACAACTGAAGCTGTTGAATAGTTAGTAAGTGGACGCTTAATGAGAGCGTCTACCGAATCAAGCGAGTCAAGCATAAGCTCGACAAGTTCGATGTCATCTTCGTCTTTAAGAAGATGTTCGATAGATGCTTTAGCCTCTTGAATTTTGTAATAAGAAGCTACAATTTTGCGGACAGAATTGTTATCTAAATTGGACATGATACTATTCCTTTATGTAATATAAATTATGAAGCTTTTTTATAAGCCTTGTACTTGGTAGTTGCCTTACGGCTAATCCAAATGGGTGCAGTAATAACTTTACCGGTACCGTATGCAACTTTAGCCAAATCACCGGCAAGTTCTTTGCCTTTATCTGATTTGTCTTTTACCACGGTTTTAATATGAACAGTACGAGGAGTCCCAAGAGTCTGAGCTTTAGGACTATCGTAGTTCCAATGCAAGAATGCATAACCGGGAATTGACAATACGGTCGATATCATAGCTGCACCAAGGGCAATTAAGCCTTGAGCACCAAATGCAAGACCCAAGATAAATGAGATTAGCACGGATACAACCATGTTAAACCATTTGTACTTGTGAGCATTGACTCGCCAACCAGCAAAGTTGGCAGCAAACATCATTTCGACAATAGTCGAAGAGATTGCTAGCATTATCATCATCATAAACATTGTATATTCTCCTATGTAATTATATAGTCTTTAGTTTTGTAGATACTATAGTTTTTTTTTCTTGTCAATTTTCTCCTGTTCACGCTTAGATCTGTATTCAGGATCTCCTTTTAGAAAGAAGACTAATAAGACTATGAAGCATATTGGAAAGAATATAATAGTTATAAGATCTATGTATACTGGCATAAAATTACCTTCTGTGTAGTGTTCCCTTCTTTTTTGTACGAACAAAAAAAGTGGATACATAGCAAAGGGGCCGGACTCTTGCGAGCCCGACCCCTAAATGCCGTGTCTTTTGTTGCTTATCCTAGCGGCTAAGTTCTACCCAAAGATTCCAAGCGTTGGCTTTGGTTTGATCTTGTACGATACAACGACTTAGTCTAAGGCCGTCTTGATTGGCTTTAGCGTACATGGTAGCTGCAAAGTTGTTTGCTTCTTTTTGAGTAGCAAACGGGATATTGATATGGAATGATTGGTTCATGTTTTCCAGAAGATGTGCGTACATCTGTGTGGTAATAGCATTACGCTTACGTCCACGGCCAGCTCCTATTGGAAAGCTAGCTACTGGTGTCATGAGTGAGGTTACATCAGTTATACCAAATCGCTCTGGGCGTTTGATCAACTGAGTAGCAGTGGACATGTCTGACAGGTTACGAATCCGTGTGGTCATCGTATTCTCCTTATATTAATAATGAAAGTTTGGTATATTTCTGTACATACAGCTGTACATACTATTGTCTAGCTTTTATATTCCAATTGGATAATCTTCCACTTGAAAAGTGTAAGATCCAGCTGGCAAACAAAGCGTTGACTTTTGGATTCATTAAATCTTCAGGACTATATCCAAATTGTTCTCTTAATGTTTTAAACCATGAAGAGTTAATTTGTAATAGACCTGAATCATATGATCCATTGCTGTTAAGTGTCCAAACTAATTTGCCATTTTCCCATTTAGCATTGACGGCTCCAGGATTACACCTAGATTCACGCCAAGCAATATAGGAAAAGACTTTAGGTGGCATAGCATACTGTTTAAAAGTAGGTTCATATTGAGGACAATAGAACTGATCACCTATAGGTAACTTAGCTTTTAGTACAGTGTCTTTTTTAGCTTTTAGATAGGCGTTGTTTTTAATACAACCCCATCCATTGAATCCTACTGCTGGACGATAGAAAGGCTTATTAGCCAATTTATCTTCTAGAGTTAGGAATTCTTTTGTTTGGTAACCGAGTACAGCTATTCTGTTAGCTACAACAATTTGTTCTAGCACAGTCGCTTTGGAAGGGTGAGAAGCAAATTCTTTGCCTCCGTAACCCTCCCAGGTAGATCTGGCTATGCCAAGTCCACCTCCCCAGTTACCACCATCTTGCCAGTTTTGGGCAGTTTCACATTGTGCCACTTTAGTCCAATACTTTATGGAAGGTCCCATCTTAAATGTGACGTATTTCCATTTGGTTGGAACACTAGGCAGGTTTGTACTTCGGGGTTCGGAAGATGACTCCGAAACACCTCCGACATCCTGGGCAGATGCTGATGTTGTTGTTGCTGGTAATACTCCAGCTATTGCCACTATAAGTGACAATAATATATTTCGTATGTTGCGCATGGTATCGCTCCTTTCGTGTGGGTCTGAGACTTACGTCTCATTAGCAAACGCGCAGGTTGCGAAACCGAAGATGCACGGACACAACGAATTGTCCGTAGCAGTGGCAGGATTGCCTCTCCGACTTCGTAGATATAACTATCTATTTGGGTTGGGGATGTTACCCCTGCCCGTTGCAAGCGGGCATCATATATTGTATCACATAGTTGATAGTGTTGGTAGTTTTTAAACTAAACAGTTTGTTCCTCCAGTGTTTTACCATACAGGATATTATTTAATATAATATTTTCCTGTTTTAATTTCATTTGAAATTATGGTATAAACGGAAAAAGGAATACATTACTTAAAAGTAGATATCCCGAGAAACTGTTGGGACAATTTCCCGGGATATTACAAAGACATTGTATTCCTGCGCTTCGCAATAATTTAATTGCGTTCTATAAATAGTAACGGTTTTTAAAGTATTACTAAGCTTTGGTGTTTACATTTCCGTAGATGCGTCAATTGTCATGCTGCCACTGCTGCTGCTGTTAACAGCGTTAGTGCCAGATGGATTAACTTTATATACGCCTCTACGAACTTGAGAGAATCTAGAAGAATTCTTTCGCATGTAGATGTAAACGTTTTGAACAGTGCAGCCAATTTCTGTTGCAAGTTGAGCAACAGTGATTTCAGTTCCGTTGCTGTACTTGGTATTGATGAGCTGTTCAATAGCATTTGTTTTTCCTCTTGGCATTTTGGTACTCCTCTATGAGGTTGTTGATGTTAATAAGATATATAAAGATATATAGCTACAGGTGTTAAATGTAGATGATATCAGAAATATCTAAAGTTTTTCAGATACCATCATTACAAGTCATATATATTATATAGTATTAAAAACCTCAAAGGTGTATAAAATAGGAGGTTTAACAAAAAATACGATTTAGAAGACAATTCCCTTAGCTTCGCACAAGGCTGGAAGAGACTGAGACATGTTACTAAAAGCTTGAGACAGAGTGTCAAATCCTTCAGTTAAAGATCTTAAGTCCTTCACGTTTTCTTGTACGATAGGAACTGTAATTAAACAATCATAATATTTTGTATAGGTTTCGTGAAAGACTCTCAAGTTCTCAAAGAACTGAGCCTCTAGTTCACCTAGTGATGTTTTTGGATTTTGTTTAGGAAGAATAATCTTACCCCTTTTTAAAATAAAATTGGTGGAAGACCAGCCCCCAGTAGCACAAAGGATTAGACTACTGAGGACTGGACTGAGTTAGCTGTAGACCAAGCTTGACTACCTAGTGGGAGCTAAATGTAAAGGAGGGTATATATCCAGCTCAGCTTGGATCTTGAAGCGTAACTTTTTCCACTTTTTTTAACTTACTATAATTTTCAATCATATCTAGGATATCATCAATTCTTTGAATGGACGATTGAATTCTAGTATGATCTTCTTTAGTTATAGTGTTGGTCAAATCAAGGTTTAGATAATTTCTTAGTGTAGACTGTTGAGATAACAGTGATTTGTTGAGAATTTCTAAGTTAGATTCATCGTCAAAAATCTCGCTAATTAGATTGTTCATTATATCTCTTTTCATGCCAAATCCGGCGATTAATTTTTTTTTCAATTAGAACGGATCATCTGAATCATCAGTGATAGTGGGAAAAGCTAGGATAGTCTTGTTAAGGTTATCCTTAGCTGGCTTTAACCGTGTGCTGTACCAGTCTAACTCGTGATCTAGGTAATTAGACAGGTTGTCACCTGATTGTAAGATCCAGTCTGCTGGAGCAAATGAGTTTGCAGCGTATAGAATATCTAACGCTAGGGCTCGCCAGTCTACGGCTGGCTCGCCGGCAAAATCATTAGTAAAGTCTTTTGATGAGGATGATGAAGATATATCTGGAGAAGTATAATACTTGTCATGCCAGGCTTCTATCTGTGAGTTTAGTTCTGGATTGCTAGTACGCAAGGGTGCGTGTTCGCAATGGCCGGAACAAAAACCATCTGAATAGAATCCTATAGCTACAAGTAGCTCATGAACATCATTAGGGGGATAAGGTTTATTGGACATGTTGGTAAGTTTCTGTGTGTAGTACGCCACGGATGGCGTAGGTGAATAGTGCTATTAGTGCTAGGGCTATAGAGGCTTGAATATACATGCCAGCTATCATAAGAGATATGACAAGGCCGGCAGAATAAAAGCTCTCTAATGCCCAATAGGATACTAATACTTTTCTAGGAGTATCTTTAGACTTAATACGGTTAATAACCTTGGCTGTAGTACGGCCTATGTGCTTAAGTAGTCGTTTCATAGATAGCTCCTATATCAGTGTTTTATCACATTGTATTCATAGCTTGATTAAGCATTTATAATACTTGTGTAGAGAGGGATTGTAGTGGTGGGTGGTGGGGACTAGTGGGGGATAGAGGGTAGGACTCATTTATAGGGTTGTATAGTTTATACAGGTTATATATGGGTACCCCTGCGCGAGGGTCTACCTTATGGGGTTTTATTAACAAAAAGGTTCAAGGATTGATCCTGTAGTTACCCTAAAGGTATACTGTCGCTATCCTATTTATGTATATACCATAGGTAAGTAAAGCATTATTTGATTGCGGCGATTCTCGCCCTAGAATTAAAAAATATAATATTTTAACTAGGGACATACGAAAAGCCGGCGTAGGTAACCACTATACCTACAACCGGCTTCTCAGTCCGCATATGACTCAAACAGGGAGATTTACATTGTACAATCTTTTAAAGTCTCGACGCATGGGATGCAGGGCTGATTCTGTTCCATGTGTCGTGTACATAGGGCCTTGGATTGTAGAGGGGGGAACAATCTTGTATACGCCCGACTTAGCTCTTTCAACTTGGAATCCTAACCGGATTAGCTCCGATAGGACTTTTTTCATCGTGGATGATTGGTGTTGCCGAGGCATGTCTATTATTTCTCCTTATATGAGTTGTCTGCTTAGACGATATAACTATATCAGTTGTATTCCTTGCGAGCAACTCGTAGGACAAATAATGACGGCTCGAATACCGCTTTTAAAACAAGGTTTAAATTGCGGCGATTCTCGCCTTATAGAAAAAAATAAAAAGGCATGTTATATACCACAGGGGATACATAACAATGCCTAATTAGATTTTTGTAGATACGGTTAATTATTAGTCTCCAAAAGGAGAATGTTCTTTAACGAAGAGGACTCGATTGCGTTGAATTGCTTTATCGAGACAATCGTCACAGATGATTGCTTGGTATTGATTACAGTCAAATACAGAACCATAACTACCATAGATGATTACATCTGATGCACTATCAAGGTTTGATGATTCACCTGCTAGTTCTTCTGGCCATAGGTGTATGACTGCTTTTTCACATATAAGGCATGGTGTGAGTTCTTGTCTCATTGTTTTGCCTTTGCTGCGAGCTTACCAAGATGATCTATTGCTACTTCTTTAGATGCTGGATCATTGGTAAGTAGGAGCTTGTGGATTTGATTGATGTACTGGTATAGTTTCTCTTGTGCTTCGCCATGAGTTTTGACTACTAGCCTGTATTGTTCAATTAATTCTTGTTGTTGTTGGATGATTTCTTCTAGTGTGGTCATTAATATTCTCCTTTGTACGAATAAAAAATGTATTTTTATATATGTTTATGCGACTTGGGACCATTTTTAGATCATGTCCAGGATCATTGCCAATTGCAACACTAAATTTAGTATATTGATAGAACATTCGTCAATGCATATACTAGGCATGATAATTTTACGCAGGTTTTCTATCAATCCCGACACGTCACTTTACTTATAATTAAGAAGGACACGTGCAGCCCTTAGTACGCCTAAATGGATTCGAACCATTATAATATTAAGTCTTTACTTTAACCAAGGTTCTTTTCGAGAACATTAATACCGATTACCTATCGACGTCTAGCCTTTTATATTGTCAATGCTAAGGACAAGCTTTAAAAAAATACTAAGATTGTTTACAAACATCTTATGTAATTATAATAAATGTGCGTTTATTATACTGTATGCGCACCCCACAGTTGGTGGTTACCGAAGTTTAGAAGGGATCTTCTTCGGTTTCTGTTGCTCCAACGACAACTGAAGTCTGCTCAGCACGTGCCGAGTTACTCCAGAGATCGCATGAAACGATTTCGCCTTGTACTGCAAGTGAGAAACGACCACAAGGGGCGTTTACTGGGTCATAGACATTCTGAGGTGTCTTTGAACCGTTCTTCTCAACCTTGATACGCTGTTGTGAGCCAGACCAGTTGGTGACCCATTGACGTGACAAGGCAAGAAGTTCCTTGCGCTTTTCTTCTGCTTCTTTGACTTTAGCTTGAGGAAGATCAGAAATCTTCTGGCCAAGTACATGTGCTTCAAGGCGAAGACCATAGACACGTTGGAACGTTTGAACAGAAGCGTCAACAAGGTTTAAGAAACCCTGATTGGTACGCGACTTTTCACGATCGGTTGTGCCAAGCTCGAAGCTGGTCATTGGAACACCTGTTTGATGTTGGTATGCAGCAACAATGCGACCAGGATTCTCGATAGAACCTGTTACATCGATTGCACCAGCAGCTTTGAAAGCGTTGATGGCATGCTTGATACCTTCTTCGTTAGCACCGAACTGTTGGAAGAACAACGGCATACCAGCAGAGTAGTTCATACCCATTGCTGTAAGGCTGTCTTCAAACTTCTGACGCTCAATGACGTTACCGCCATCTTGTGCAAATGCATGCAAAAGATCTACGATGCTCATTGAGTTACCGTCGATGTTGACGTTCAAATCAAGCTTGACTGGGTTCATTACACCAGTAACAAGCAGGTATTCCTTACCAGTGTACGGTGACGACTGGCGAAGAACTGAAAGTCGGGACAAGTTAGCTTCACGAAGAGTAACTTCTGCAGGAACTTCAACGCCGTTAATCGAGCCAGTGAACTTGACTGTCTTGCCAACTACGAGGCTCTGTGTACGAGCAGTAGATTGCAAGTTGTCAATGTTCTCTGCGATTGCCGAGAAGAGGTCACCTGAGAGACCGAACTTGTTGAGGATGGATGGATTGGACATGGATATCTCCTATGTGTTATAATTGTGATTAATTGTGAATAATTTTGAAAAAAGGTATATCTGAGGTATACCCTTCTTTTTGCTTATACCGCAGTGTTAGGCTGTGGCTGTATCTGAGTCAGAAGTATCTTCAACTTCAGCAGGACGAACCTCGCGATAACCTTCTGCAATTGCACCGGTGATGCTACGTGTGAGATCACTGGTTTTAGAAGGTGTTACTTTGATTGCGTCTACCGTTTTACCGGTAATGCTGCTAGTTGCAGAGATAGTTTTTGCGGTTAATTTACCGAAAAGCTTAGCTGTTTTTTCTGCCATGGGTGTTTTTTCTGTTGTGAACATGATTTTCCTTTTGTGTTTGTGATTATTGGGTGTCTGTGTTTGTTCCTGGAATTATGAATTCTAGGATGTCTGTGATGAAATCGAGTAACCAATCAAGCATTTGTTTTCTCCTTTCCCTTCTTTTTTGTGGTTGCTGTCTGAGGAAGCATTTTAGAAGCTAGAAAGAAAAAACAAATACAACGGTCAATCACGCCACCTTTGAGGTGTGTAATTGCCGTTGTTATTGCTCTTTTGATTAACGATTATATAAATGGTTGCTAAGAATGCGTAATTGCATACAAAGCCAAGCATAAACATTGCCATTATACTAAGTCCAACTCTACAAGTTGAGTATTTTTCTGGTACCATTCTACTAAAGTAGCAGATTGTCCGCGAAGACGACTGCTGTGTTCGTAGTTATAGCCGGCGTACTCCTTGAAGTACTCGGTTCCGTCCATAAGTTGAATGCTTGTTTTATTGTTGAGCGTATGATCAATAATCATAAGCACTGGACAACCTACAAACATTCTGATATATGCTTGTCCACCATTATAATGGTAGAGTCTGTCTTCTTTGGCAGCGATATCTATCATTTCTAACGATTGGATGTATGTAACTTTTTCCATTTTATTTGCTCCTTGAGTTGTAAAGTGTTCGTGCTTTGTCGCCGGCGTATAGTCCGATGACAAAACACATTGTGGTGAATGCTACTGCAAGATGCTTACGCATTGGTTGCCTTCCTTTTTTGTTGTGCTAATTTGTACAGATCATTCATTGCTTGACCGTTATTGTACGTATCACGCAGTTTTTCTTCTGCAGGTGTTAGCTTTTTGCTTTTTTCTTCTTCGCCTTTGATCCAAATGACGAAGGCTATTCCGAGGTATACGCCAGCTGAAAGCCAACGCATACGATTGATTATTGTGGACATGGTATTCTCCTCCTTATAAAGAGATTTAGTGGTTAGGGATAAAAATAATAACAAGACACACCAGTGTGGATAGCCGGTCTAACTTAAGGGAAAGAACCGACTATCCACAACCTGGGAGGTGTCATGCAGAGATAGAGAGCAGTTATTTGCAGTGTCGTACTCAGGACACTCTATGTAAGTCTGACAGAAGACTCAGTTTCGACTGTCAGCTAGGGACATAATCAATCCCTAAGACCTATCGCCAAGAACCAGTCTCGATGATTTCGAGAATGATTCCACGTGGCTCAATGAACAAGTCACCGGCCGGAGAAATCCAGCGAATGATATCTAAGTTAGAAACAATGCTATCTGCTTCTGCGAGACGGGTAACAGTGTCATTGATAAGTCGCTCAAGTTTGGTAATGGACATGGTATTCCTCCTTGGAATGTTTTGGGCTTACACCCTTCTTTTTTGATAGAATTCTCTTTTGTATGCACTAATTGAAGGACTAGTGAGAAAAAAGGGGAAAGTCCCAACAGACCCGCACTTGTGGTACGGATCTGCTGGGACAAGGAACAAGGGACAAGAGGCGGTTAGGCCAAGACGTCATCTCCGTCGTCGTCACCGAGAAGAGCACGAAGCTCATCAGAGATAGACATTGTTGACTTGATGATTGTCAACTCGGACATTCCGTCAGCCCAACACGAGGCTTGCATCTCTTCGATCTTTTCGCCATCGTTGTTGATGTACGAGTTGAGCTTTGGTTCTGTGATGATGATGTCGTCACAGGACAAGGCCAACTTAGATCCGTTCCGCTTAGCCAAGTTGAACGCCTTGGTGACCGCTTCGAGTTGATTTTCGAAGATTGTCATCGTGAGCTTGTTCACGTTGGACGCGTTCTTCTCGTCGAGGATGTTCTTTGACAAGCCGACCAAGACGGTGTAGAACTGAGTTCCGTCCTTCTTGGTGTTGACTTTGGGTTGAGTGTTGATGAAGATAAGCTTCTTGGACATGATTGAGACCTCCTAATGGTCGTTATGGATGAGGTAATCACCCTTCTTTTTAGACAGAAAGTCCTAGTTTAGAAGGGTATCTTGGGCATGTTATAGATTAAACACGCACTAAAGAGGCTTTAGAAGCAATATAATATTTGCTCCTATCATCTCTAGATTGAGTTAAGTGCTCGGATAAGCCAATCAATTGGTTGATTAGGGCTCTTTGCACTGAACGTGTACAACCACTGGTCGTGATTGGCCTTTGGATACTGACGCTTGGCAATATACGAGTGATAAGCCAGTGACAGTATCTTACGGTTCATGTAGTCGACACCCTTGTCTGGGTTGTTGTCGATACGAGTGAACAGATCGCACAAGTAATCTACCCATGCTTCTGCGGTCATGATGCTACGCTTGACAGTGAGCTTTTGGTGTTCTTGAGCTGCCTTAAGCAATTCTTCTTCTGTCCATTCGATATTGAACAGCACCTCTGGCTCAACAAGAGTTGTATTGAGATGGTCTGACATTTGAGAAACAGTGGTCCGCACCAGCATTTCTCGCATTATGTGCATCTGACACCAAGGTGACTCTTCAACTGTAGTAGTCTCAAGGTCCTTAGCATGTGCTTCTGGCATACGAGTTACCATCCAGAACATATCCATCTTGGTACCGTTAAGCCCATTTGTTTCACGGATTTGGCGATACAGTTCACCAACCCATTGTGCAATGAGCTTTACGTCAGCAACAGTAGCGAGTCCCTGTTCGATGCCATCAATGATCTCTTCGTTGCGAGCGACAGGATTCTTGATGTATTCGTTGATCAGAGCATGCCAAAGAATCTTAGGCAATACTGCAGAACCAACTCCACCAGGGAATGCAAGTGCTACAAGTCGGCTACGTCCTTCATCACCCAGAGAATACTCAGGATTGATCTTTAGAGTAGAACTACCAGGAAGGGTTCCGGGAACAACCAAATTGTTCTCTTCCAAGTACGAAGATTGAGGAACAGCCATAAACAGCTCCTCATAATCGATGACAGGTGGAAATGCAGTATACCGATGGAATACTGGACCATAGTTCTCGATTGGAATCATAGACCATTCACCAAAGTCATTTGGGTTACGGAGGATGAACGCCATGAGCTTGATGTCTCCATCAGCAAAACGCACTAGTCGAACATGGATCTTCCATGTATCGTCTAAGTCATCTCCACCATGGTTGATGTGATTCTTCTCGAAGTACTTACCAGGTACCGCAAAGCAATGTGTCTTCTTGTGGTAGTAGCCACAGTCATTATACACATTCTTGAAACCAAAGATCTCAAGAGCTTCTTGTGTCATCACGTGAGTTGCATAGGCCCATTCAACTGGAAACCAATGATACTGCTTATGACGCCATACATTACCAATGCCTTCGCCTTCTTCGTAAGCACCAAGGAATGACCTCTTTAAGCCATTGACCGTTAACCAGCGAAGAGTCTGAGTTGCATCAAATGGTATTCCAGCCTGATCAAGATCACGAACAGCCTTCTGCACAATCTCAAGCGTAGACACAGGTCGACGGAATTCATCTTCCTCGTTATCTTGATACTGGGCAACTGCATTATTATTATCCACCAGGGTAGTCATGAACTTGAATTGCTTACCTTCTGCAAGGTCAACTTTTGCTTGTTCAAGGGCACCTACTAGACCACGAATGACATCTTCTTGAGTATACAGACCATTTACCTTCTGGTAGATGGCCATAGTAAGGTCATCACTCTTGACAGGAATAGCCGAATACGACGGTTCGATTGTAGCAAACTGCCAACCCTTAGTGCTGATCTCAGGCTTGATGTTGGGACCAAAGGTCTTGATATCGTACCCATCCATCATCTTATCTGGGAGGATTAGAGCATTGCCCTTGATCAACCCATCTTTCATGAGGACTCGGATCTGAACTACTGATGTTTGACCATCAAGGATTAGTGCAATCTGTTTGTTGATCCATTCACGTGATGCACGATGGTTACTTACAACACAGCGTATAGCAAAGCTTTGGCTGATTGCGGAGATTCCATCTACATCACTATCGATGTACCCAAGATCTAGGTGGTCGATAGTTTGAACCTTGATGTTGCCATCCGGATCATATGTCCACATGCATGACATGCGAACAATTTCTGCCAATCGCTTGCTCATCTTCTTTGAGTTCTTGATCACAAGACCAACCTCATCGAGTCCAGCAAGCCACGTTGTCGTACGTCCACGATGGGGCTTCACACCTTTAATCCGTACTGTGTACTGATCTGATGAGTTGCTCCAACGCAGGATTTCTGAATTGGCTAAAACTGGCAGTGCTGTAGGATCCTGTGAAGGAACCCCAGTGTGCCAGCTCTTGTTTATCTTTCGCACTTCGATCCGGTAATGATCCGGAAAGAATTGCTCCAGAAAGGCGGGCCAATAAGGACCACCATCAAACTCCTCAAGAACTTTATCGTTCTCAAGGAGAGGGAGTGCAGTGATAAGCCGGAACCAGCCATCATTGCGTTTGACAATACCATGAAACATGATATCCTCGCTTTCTGTTGAATTGGAGGCTTCAACATAGCCTTTTGTTTTAGTGGATAGGTTCTAGGTTTATGGCCTGTAGTCTATCCATAAAGAGAAAACCCCTTTCGGGGTCTCCTCCTTCTTCTAACAGAATGCTGTTAGGTATAGTCCCGTTGGATCCAACGACTAGAGGATGTCTCCATCTTCTTCGCCGTTGAACTCTTCGAGGAGCTTCCGCAGTTCCTCTGAGATGCCCATCGATGATCCGATGACGTCCAGAGTTCCTCCGTTAGCCCAGCATGAAGCCTTGAAGCCTGTAACGGCGACACCATCTTTGGTGACGAAGTTATTTGGCTTGATGTCGGTCAATGTGAACTCGTCACACTTTACGACCAGCTTCAACCCAGCTGCCTTTGCTGCTGCAAAAGACGCTGCCACGGTTGCAACCTTTTCAGGGAAGATTGTCATCTCCACTTTGAGGTTGGCCAACATGTCCGCAGAGACTCCCTTTGCAGAGAGTACATCCTTGGCAATCCCAATCAAGACGGTCCAGAACATAGTTCCGTCCTTCTTTGAGTAGGCACGTGGTGCTGTGTTGACGTACAAGTACGCCTGCTTTTCTACTGACATGACAACCTCCAAGTTGTATGTAGAGGTGAATATTATTGTTTTAACACGATGTACTCACATCACCGTGCCCACACTTTAGTTATCACATCTCTCAATATGATCTGGTAGTAAGCACCAGGTTCCTCCTGTAGTTTCGGCTCAGGCCCCTAGGGTATGATCTAGGATCTACCCATAAAAGAAAAACCCCCCGAAGGGAGTTCTTCTTCTCTTCCAACAGAACGCTGCTGGGCATGGTCAGGTCGAATACCGACTAGTGGCGGATAAGCACCACGTATGTCATCATCTTTGTGTTAACCCACTTGCCGTCGGTCCACGCAGAGGTGTATTTAACCCTGGTTGGTCGCTTTTCAGCAATGTTTCTGTTGTTCACAAGGAACAATTCTGCATCTGCTTGCTGGCTGAACCAGTAGATGGTGTATCCCTCATAGGACCTTGCGGTTGCGAAACCACCAGTGCCTGTCAGGAAAATGTCAGAGTTAAGGAACTCCGACCCATCATTTTTACTGAATTGGGGCATGACTCCTCCTAAAGTGTCATGTTGCATATGCACACCACGTGCATACGACTAACTATTTACTCGTTGACCTGGAGCTGCTAAGCCACAGGACCAGCATTAAATACTGGGTGGATATAGATCTAGGACCTACCCATAAAAAAAAGATTTAAGCCCTAGGTATAGGGTCACGTCCCAATGTTTTAGAGATAGTTGTACTAGTGGTAGTTTTATTATTTAATAATATGATCCATGTCATGACGCATCACTCCTCGATCTGATCGAAGAGACTTGGCTGGTGGAACCATGGGCAGACAGGAGTTGGCTGACCTTTTCTGTCATGCATATAGATGAACTGATGACACGCCCGGCACAAAACCATCTTATAAGGATGCCTTGATGTGAACGTGTCATACTGGTAATCATCCAGTCCATGGGTACGACATTCATCGCATTGTTTGTAACCGCTGTATTCCCAACGACGGTTGCTTTTCTTTTTGTTGTATGACATTTCTGTCTCCTTTTTGTTGTTGTTGTTTTTCATGTTAATTACGCCCACCCTGCAATTTCTACGCTGAGTTTATCTTTCAAGAACTTAATGATTGGCTTGCGTGTTTCCTCGGCAAGAGGCTGATTGTGCTTACCAAGAAGCTGAGTCATTGTGCCTTGAACCTCACCATTAAGTATTTGTAATGGCGTAGAACTCCTTCTTACTTCTGCGTGCCCAATCCAATTGCCTTCAACATCTTTGAAACCAATGATGATTGTCTGACCGTCGTAAACACGATCTGCGTAAGAGCCAATGCAATTGTTTTGAGTAGCTCCCCATTCAACAAGGTCATGCGTCATCTTAGGAACAATCATTTGAATCCCTTCTGCAATCCACTTTCCATCAAATTCTGCAAATGCTCTTAGGTAAGGAGTGTTTCGCAGCTTCTTGTTTTCTGTCTTGATCTTGTTGTACTCTGCAGTAACAAAGTCATGGATTTGTTCAACATTCATCCTTGATCGTGCTACGTGCTGCTTAATTGCAGTTCTGTGGTTACGGCCCTTGATTTGTGTAAACATGTGTGCTGCATCAACAGCGTGCTGCCCATTTAAATACAAATGACCAGGATCTTTGTCAGATGTAAACATTTGCAAGAGATATTCATCCTTATAACCAAAGTCCCGAAAGAATGCCTTAAAACGTTTTCTCATTAAAGGACTTGAGTTATAGCGCATGTAGTGACACACTACGTCAAGATCTAACTTCTCTAGCACTTGAGGATTGAACCCACGGGCAATGATCAACAGGTTAATAGCTCCACGAAGATGATGGAGCGTATTGATCTTGTTTATGTCACCAAAGATCTTCTTAGTTACTCCGTGCGGATGCATGAAAGCCTTATTCAAGATTTTCTTAGTTGATGTCTCTCCACCAATCCAATAGATGTCAGATTGAGTAATTCCATTTGGGTACAGCCCTGCACACGTACCACCATACTCAGTTGGCATGTACTTGAGGATTTTCAATACATCCTCTTCCTTAATCAACTGATCACGCAAACCAAGCACTGTCAGTTCGATTGTGTCATCCAGTGGAACCAATTTCTTTCTTGCCATCTGGCCGTAAATAAGACCCCAGATCGGTGTGCCTGTCTTTTTGTTCTTCCACATGAGACGGTACCCATTGTTGGTTTTGTTCATGAATAGAACTCCAGGCCACTTCTTTTGGTAGTGCTGACCCCTGGTGTTAATAGTTGCTGTTTTGAATTCAACAATCCAACCAGCTTTTTCACCAGGCATTTCCGAAACGTACATCTCATTGATAGAGACGTAATCAAACAACTTGTGTTCCTCATATTCATCTCCATATGTTTGTTCAAATTTCAAGGCTCGTTTGGTGCGTTCCCCTTTGTTAACAACTCGAGTTGAGTATGCGCACAATGGAGAGAAGTTGTCTTCGCCGGAACCCAACAGTCCCAACTTTTCTACCTTCTCATTGAACTTTTTAATGGCATTTCTTGCATCCAAGTAGTTGTCATTAATAAGAGCCAATGACTCTATTACTTCAATCTTGGATTGGAACTCTTGCATTGAACTACCAGCTCGTGGGAAGGAACGATCATTGCCCACCATGGTCATAACACTTAAATGATGATCAATCTCAGCTCTACTCATTACTTGTTGGATCTGAGTGATATCAAGTATGGCTTTTGCCAAGTCCATTGAATTCATTTCTGCTGGATCCATGTTTGCAAACCAGATGTTATATTGCTCTAGCGTGCCTTTCTTTGTTTGAATTGTGAGCTTCATGGGCTCTACCTCTTTCTGTATAGGGAATGGGTTTTTCTCCTGCGGAAGCAGGATTGGTGGTTGTGGATAGTGGGTGGATGGGACATCAGTTTGCTCGAAACTGCTCATGGTTACCTCCATGTTGGGACCTGGCGAAGGTCTTGGTTCTAGCCATAAAAGAAAAACCCCCCGAAGGGAGTTCTTCTTCTCTTCCAACAGAACGCTGCTGGGATGGTCAGGTTAAATACCGACTAGAGGATGTCACCATCTTCTTCGTCATTGTACTCATCAAGAAGCTTCCGGAGCTCCTCTGAAACGCCCATGGATGAACCAAGAACGTCAAGAGTCTTTTCTCCATTAGCCCAGCACGAAGCTGCAAAGCCATTAACCGCAACACCATTGTTATTGGTGTAGTTGTTTGGCTTTACTTCTGTAAGAGTGAAATCTTCACACTTCAGAACCAGCTTCAACCCAGCTGCTTTTGCCTTAGCAAATGCATTAGCCATCAATTCGAGCTTGTCGGGAAAGACTGTCATCTTTACCTTGAGCGTCTTGGCTTGTGCCTCGGAAACTCCCTTTGCAGAGAGCAAGTCCGGGGTAAGCCCAATGAGGACAGTCCAGAAAACTGTTCCATCCCCCTTGTTGTTAGGCGCTGGTGCTGTGTTGACGTACAGGTACGTCTTTTTTGTTTCTGACATGACAACCTCCAAGTTGTATGTAAGATGCGGATGTACAGAATGCACATACGACTACTATTTACTCGTTACAGGAGCTGTTAAGCCACTGTTGACCACACCAAAAGGTGCTGAGGTTGTAATCTAGTTACTACCCATAAAAGAAAAACCACACTGGATGTGTGGCTCTTCTTGACCGTTATAAATGCATAGGTGGTCAACCTTGGTCATGAGTTAAAACTCAATTGTTTTGCAAGTCTGCAATCTGCTCACGGGTGAATGTGTCAAACACCCACCGGATTGCCTTGCGGGAACATTTTTCATAGCTCCACTTGTGCTTGGGGTCACTTTGGATTTTGTCTGCAATCTTGATGATTGCCAAGCCGAGCTCAAGCCCGTATTGACGACAAATCCTTTCTTGTACTTGAGTTTCCTCAAATTGGGACTGGGACATGGATTTCTCCTTTTGTTGGGCCCAAGCTTCATGCCTGGGGACTACCCATAAAAAAAAGATTTTGATATTATAGATATAGTTATAGGATTAAAGGCTAGTGTCACCCACATCACCTACTGCCAAACCTTTGCATCGATTACATTCAACCCAAGGCTTTTCATCATCTCCAGGTTAGGATCTTCGTCATCCATAGCCCATTGCAGGTCATATTTCTTCAAAAGCATCTTGATCATGTGCTCTTTGTATTTCCTGCTACTAATTCCATTCCACTTATTAGGCCTGTGCCAGATCGAATCAACCAAATGGTCAATCTCTAATTCCCGCAACTTCTTCCAAGTATTTGCCTTGCAACTTTGCCCTCTTGCAGTTAAGAACACAAGTTCATAACCCATCAATTTAAAGGCTTTAAGCATAGCTATACCTCCATCTAGACCATTTGCATTTAGCGTTTCTTGAACCCACTGGTCATCACGCTCTGGTGACCAGTTTGGTGTGACACTCACAAGAGTGCCGTCGATGTCCACAAGGACAGCTTTTGGTTTCATGATTTTCTCCAATCACTAGGGTCTAGACTTGGTGCCTAGAAACTACCCATAAAAGAAAAACTCCCCTAAGGGAGTCCTTCTTCTCTTCTAACAGAACGCTGTTAGGTATTGTCAATCAGTTGGATTAGCTGTTAGGGCACTTACCCTCTATGAGGAAGCGTTTGCTCCTCATGCATCCGTATTCCTCAACACGAGCCACTACCTTGTTGTAGTGAATCTTGTCTCCCGGCACACGTATGTATGCCTTGTTCATCAGTGCTCCAATGAGACGACCAACACCCCATGCGATGTCGCTCGCTTCATCTTTGAACTCTGCCATGCTCTTTGCTTCAAAAAGTTCGTAGATTTCTCCACGACGCTTTCCTTCCACAAGATCACGACTGAACAAGTCAGCAATGCCCTCCTTGAACGTGTGCACTTTCATGCATCCGCACCAATTTGTTGTTTCCATTGTTACCTTTCTAAGCAGGGATCTCAACCCTACTCATAAAAAGAAAACGGCCCTATCTCCCGACAGTACCGTTCCCTTTTCCAACCACTTAGTAGTCGCGCTGGTTGAAGACGCAATCTCCAGTAAATGGCCTATCACCGGTATTGTATTTACCATCTCGATGTTCAGTCATTACTAAAGGTTTTGTACCTTCAGACAGAATTTCCTTAATGTACTTTTCTAGCTGTTGGTACTGCTTCTCGTAGGATTGCTCATTACCAACCTGACTGTGACACTCAATGTTCTCAAGCATGTTGACAATGGTCTTTTCAACATCTGCATAAACATCGGTGATGTCATAGCCCCAGAAAGCCCAGTAATTGACGTATGCACGCCCCTCACTGGTGTGACCCAGTATGATGTTGATCATCGTAATGATGATTTCCTTTGGAATGAACATGTTTTACCTCCATGTTCTAATGCCCACACCACGTTGGTGTAGGACTTGGTAGCTTTCAGACTACCCATAAAGGAAAAACCACCCTGGATGGGTGGTATCCTTCAGGTTTACTTGATTCAACCTTGTTGCTACAGTTTTACTTGTGAGCTTTGTGTGCCTTTGCTGGGTAACTACCCCAGTTTGCGTTGCGGACGTGATCCCAGGTGCAGTGACGAGAACTGCAGACGCTGCACTTTGGATGCGTTGCGCCGTTTCTCACTTTCTTCACTTGGACTCTTTTTGCGTCCGCCTTTTCCATTTCTTCCTGAAGAAGATACATCTCATCGAGCTTGGTGTTTGCTTCGATGTACTCTTTGCGGGCAGTGCCCAGAGAGATGTAGTAGTCCAGTTTGTCTGAGCAGAACCAGCAGTAGCCCTCGTTGTGACCACTTGTGTCCCACTCAGTGCTTCCGCACGCTTTGCACGGTGAGCATTCCTGAACTTCTTCTTCCTTGACACTCTTCAGTTCGTTGATGGTTTCCTTGATGGATTCCTTGACGAAGTGCTTGATTGCCCTTTGCTGGAAGTTGATCACCAGATTGGAGACGAAGATCGCCACCAGACTGAGAATCAAGAAAAGATCTGCCATAACAGATTCCTCCTTTTTTTGTGCCCACACCCCAATGGTGTAGGACTTGGCAGCTTTCAAACTACCCATAAAAGAAAAACTACACTGGATGTGTAGCATTCTTTTGAACCGTTATAATAATATGTATAGGTGGTTAACCTTGGTCATACTTCTCGTTAAGGAAAGAAAGAGTCTCCTATTTCTTCACATGGATCACACCACATACCGTAACGATCTACGGGTGTAGTGTGACACTTGTGGCATTTTGCAATGCAGCCGACATGTGCAGAAAGAAACTGATTCCTCTCCTCTTCTGAAACCAGGACGTAGTAACTGTCGTCGTTTTCCCATTCCAACCTTTCAGTTGGGAAATGGTAACCACAGTTACATACCCATGTCACCGGTGCAAGCCTGCCATCAATGTCATACTCACTTTCCGGATAGTATCCAAAGCGAAGAGCCCAGATACCTTCTGGTAACTTGAAGTTCAAAGGCATTTCTGCCTCCTTTCAGTTTTGCCCACATCGGAGTGATGCAGGACTTGGCAATCGTCAGACTACCCATAAAAGAAAAACCACACTGGCTGTGTGGCATTCTTTTGCATCAAACTTCAACAATTTCCAATATGGATTGTGAATCCAACATGGTCAAGAGTCCGTCTGCTGCGTCGATGTATACAACTGTTCCAGCCAGAACTTGATGACACTCTGTGCCAAAATGTTCTTGATAGAATTCCATTGCTACATCGTTGGATGGAATGATGAATTCGTCAATCACTTCTTCCTGATCGAAATCAGACCAGATATGAACGTAACGAATGTACACCCTTTTTCCTGCTTCCATTTTGCCTCCTTTCTCATTCGGTAATATGGACATGGACCTTCCTCCTTGAGTAATCGTCAGACTACCCATAAAAGAGAAACCTCAGGAACTAACCCTGAGGCTCTCTATCATGTCACTTACTTATTGGAATCTGGATTGTTTGTCCAGGCCGCAAAGATGTGCCATTATGCACAACCAGGTAATCGGTTAGTGGTTGATATCCACTGCAATTACCTGACTGCACTTGTTCTGATGCAATCCCTGTGATGGTGTCTCCCGACTTTACCACAACCTGGATTGCTTGTTTACAAAGGAACTTCTCTTGTAAAGAGTTCCCCAAAAATGAAATGACGTTAATCATTCCAATGATTGCAAGAACCAAGACAACAAGTGCCATGATTCTCCTGTACCAGTAGATGCTCATCACATCTCCTTTCAGTTTTGCCCACACGGTTATGCAGGACTTGGTGGTCGTCAGACTACCCATAAAAGAAAAACACCATACTGGATGTATAGTGTTTCTCTATTAGTGATTGTTCTGTTGCCAGGCGTCACTACTGCCCCGTACTAATTACAGATCCTGCCTGGTATTCAAATACTCTTTAAGCTGTTTAAGCTTCAAGTGCATTTCTTCCTTGCATTCATCTATATTTAGGTGATGGTTCTCATCGTGCATATACATGACTGACTGTTGCCATTCACATGTTGCACCATAAGCATCACTTAACAAGTCTGCTAGATTGTTCATCTTGCTTCCTCCTTTCTGAATAGATGGCCTACCAAGCCTAGAATCTACCCATAAAAGAAAAACTACACTGGATGTGTAGTTCTTCTTCGTGATTGTTCTGTTGCCAGGCGTCACTACTGCCCCGTAGTCTAATTACAGATCCTGCATGTTATCCAAATACTCTTTCAGGTTTTTAAGCCTCAAGCGCATTTCTTTATCACACTGGTCTATATTTAGGCGATGGTTCTCATCATGCATCCACATAACTGAATGTTGCCATTCACATGTTGCATTAAGAGCATCGCTTAACAAGGATGCTAGATTTTTCATCTTGCTTCCTCCTTTCTAGATAGATGGCCTACCAAGCCTAGAATCTATCCACAAAAAGAAAACCCCTTTCGGAGTCTTCTTAATCACCAATTATAATAATATTTATAGGATGGTGAATCCTTGGTCTAACCCTTCGTGAAGCCCTCGCTTGCGTTGAAGACATTGATTTCCATCTTCGTGATGTGTTCTTCGTTATACATAACGACGATGTCATCACGCTGGATTTCTTTCTTCAGCCAAGCTTGCAGACATTCAGTCACAACATGATGACTGATTTCTTTTGTTGGGCTCAGAAGACAAAACGGGTTGGTCTTTTCCCATTCGGAGTCATACTTGCTGACTACGGTAAACATCCAATTGAAGCCCTTTTCAAGGCCAATCAGCTCGACATCAACCCAGTTGGCAATGGGAACTACCTTTCCGTTGATGTATCGGCCCGGAGACACAATTTCATCAAGAGTCAGGTCGTAGCTTGCCCACAGAAGCAGTGCTCCAATAGGAAGATTCATGAGAGCTTCGACAAGCTCCCAATCCTTCTCGTCCATGGTTTCCTTTCGGGTGGCCCCAACCAAGGGACTCTTAGTCTACCCATAAAAGAAAAACCCAGGAACTGACCCTGGGTTATCTTTATTGTCTAGTTTTCGAGTAGCTTCGCCAATACATCTAGCACTAAATCCCATTCTCCCCATTCTTGGTCTGCAACGGTCTTACGGTTAATTGCATCGGCTAACTTAGTTTTCGCTGATTCGATATCGGCTAGAACTTCTTTTGGCAATGACATGGATTTCTCCTCTGTTAGATTAGGCTTTCATACCTAATGACTATTCATAAAAGAAAAACCCCAGGGGATTGCCCTGAGGTTCTTCTTGACAGAGTATTTATTACACACCCCTGACTGGTGTGGGCACAAGTGGCCTACCGACTCAAGTCCGAAGGGCAGTCTCCAGAATGGCTAACCACTCTGTAGAGCTGCTCTCCGGTTGGTCCGAACTCCCTCTGAGGGTGGAAATTGCTCGGCTTCCGAAGAAGCTCAAGCAATCCTACCTTCTTATGGCAGAACAGACAACACTTCTCTGGTGAAAAGAGTCGAATTGTCATCAAATAACTCAAGGTTATCTGATTAAATTCGCTCTTCACCAAAGAAGACCGAAGTCGGTTGTGGAGAATGATCATAAACCAGTAGACTCGAAAGTCTTCTGGTACCATGATGATACCCCCTTTCTCCATGGTTTCACCCATGGGTAAAGGCGCACACCGGGTTGGTGCACGACTTGGCAACCTTGCGGCTACCCATAAAAGAAAAACCCAGGAACTGACCCTGGGTTATCTTTACGAGTTTTACATCAAGCATCGTAGAAAAGCTTAATAAAGCCTTCTTCGATATCCTTTGTAGGAAGAACTTTAATTGAATAAAGATCATCTGCAAAGAGACTGATGTATCCACCTTCTTGGGCAACGGCCTGCAAATCATGCACCCCCATAGGGACACAGACATACATGTCGTTTGGCAACGATACCAATGGATGCTTCTGGTTGTCCAGATAGCACCCGTCTAGCACTCGGCTGTGCGCCTGTGTGCATGACATGTGTACCTCCATAAGGGTGTCGCCCTCAAAGAAGAACACGTGGTACGTATTCCTAGAGTAAATGGTTACCTCTTCCATAATTGCTCCTTTCAGTTAGCAAGTAGGGGTTGCGTACACCGGTTGGTGCACGACTAAGTAGCTGTTGGACTACCTATAAAAGAAAAACGGACGCATACGAGACGCCCGCTTTCCTTACCTGTGATCATTCGGCTTCTTTTTTCTCACTTACTAGATCTTCTGTTGCCAGGCCAAAGATATGGCCCCGAATCAAATTCAATTAGCGATCAACTCAGATGTGCTTCTTGATGGTCCTTGCTCCGAAGAACGAGGCAACCACAAGAACGCCCAACCAGTTAACCAAGCCAAGAACGATTGCAACAACCGTCCAAGCCCAGCTCACTGCAGGAGTCACCAAGAGAACAACCACAAGGATTGCAAACCTGTGCTCCCGGAGGAACGCTTTGATTTTGTTCATTTCACCTCCTTTCACAAAGATGAACGAGCGCATGCCGGAGTGGCACACGACTTAGCAACCTCTCGGCTACTCATAAAAGAAAAACACCACACTGGCTGTGTGGTGCCTCTTTATCAGTGATTGTGATTAACAGAGCGTCACTACTGCTCCGGCTTAATACATGCAACTAACCGTTATATGAACGATCGCAGCTAGGGCAACGTGTTTCTCCATTATCTGGGAACTCGTGTCCACACCACCTGCACTTAAGCTTGAGTAAAAGGCGCATCTAACCTCCTTTCTTTGGGCTCAGGCTTCCATACCTGATAACTACCCATAAAAGAAAAACCCCCTAACTACACTGGATGTGTAGCAGGGGGATAATCCTTATTTAGTTACAATTAAGCAGCAATACCAAAGTACTGTTTAATTGAATCTGTTACATGACATTTACCACCAGTAGTACTCTGGATGTAGCGCCATGATGACAGGGCATCGTAGCTACGTATTACAGCCACGTCGCCTCCAACACCCAATTCATAACAAAAGATATTATCATTGACACGTACGTACCAATGGTTACCATTTGTATAAACTAGGTTACCATCTTGGATATGCTTCTTCATCATGTTGAATGCAGTATAATACTGTATCTCAGATGTGCCGATATATCCATGGCATGCCATAAGGAAGCGTTCCAGGTTATTTGCTGTGCTATAGCAGTCACGTGGTACGCCGGTATATGTAGGCACAAGTACAGGGTATGCATGCTCAGTGGTGGTGTCAATACATACGTTGTTACCGTATGTATCTACTATGTACCATTGGGCACCATTACCATGCATGTACCTGCCATTCCTAGCAGCATGTATGATGGTGATGAATGCACGAAATTGTGCATTGTTTAGTTTTGTTGTGATGTCAGTCACTCCTTCACTACTCACTATTTGCGTAACAGGCATGTGAGTCTCCTGATGTTGTGTTAATTATCAATACGTTATACTGATACATGCTCATCATCAACGCATGGGTTCTTCATATGATAACGGCATAAGCACCGGAGCAGTAATGTGTCAGGCATAAGGGGTGGTATACCCCCGTACCCTCGTTAAAGTTTTTCAACACGAATACTATTCACTATTACCACCCTGAAAATTTTACCCTATTTCTAAAGCCCCTTTGTTTTATACCTGTATATAGGTTTTCTTCAAATACCGTTCGCTCTCAAAATTTTTTCCCTAAAAATTCTTCCTAGGAGTTGCTAACACACAAAACCACTGATAAGTTATCTCTCAAGTCGGAAATCGCCGGCCAAACAAAACAAGACAGAAAGTAAATCCAATGACTATAGATCCAGAAGACATGATCCTAGAGACAACAGATACCGTAGAGACGTTCTTGTCTGACTATATGAAGTCTGACTATGACTCATACAGATCAGCCTACGGTGATACCGAATACGATTCAGACAACTACGGATACGATTACTAATCGATCCTTATACACTAAATAGAAAGACCACTCACTAATGACAAATCCAACAATGCCAAATAACATACTGGTTGGCTCAGAGAAATTGTTCAGAACAAAAGCTCCCTGGAGACTAGATAGTTCCTTCATAGGACAGCTATCTAAAGATCACAGATTATTATTGTTTAAAACAATGTTTACAGACACAGACTACAAACATAACCTGAATGTTAATAGAATCTCTAAGAAGCTATATAATATCTCACAGTTTAGTAAAGGACACTTAACGTTTATAGGACTTGGCCAAGATACACAAGTATTATTAGATCTGTATACTAAATATGGATTTAAGTTTGATACAGCTATACTGATTAACAATAATGTACCAGTACACAATCTCGACCCTTTGCTTGATTCTTGCGCGGTCTATAATTTCTGGACCAAAGACATGGGCTTTGACAATCATATTGAATGGGCAGAAGTAAACGAGTGCGTAAAAACAAAAATTCCAGCTCACCTCTCGAACAGATTAGCTCTAGAAGTGGCTGGATGTTTGATATATGAAAGATACGAACTAACGCATCTAGATAACAACTACGCTAAGATATTATATGTTTAGTCTTCGTAGTCACTAGGATTGAATGTAAATACATTGGGAATCTCTTTAGCTAGAGATCTAACAACATCTTCTTGAGGTTGTTTAGTTAAACTCACTAAGTCTTCAACAATTTCCCATTGAGCAGTAGTAAAGACGGCTAGAGTGATCTGGCCGTCTTCTTCTGTTAACACCGTTATAACAGAATCTTCCATATCAGGAATGTCGTCTAGACTAATTTGAAATTCCCCTGACGCACCATCCATCTCACCAGAGACTAGGATTCTCTTCATCAGTTCTATAAAGTATTCCATATAGGTAGTCTTTCTACTAGGAGTTGTGTATCAATTTAAAAAAAATAAACGCCCGATTTTTTGCGGCGCGGTTTTGTTTTTGTCATGTGTCTGGCAGTTCAGCATCTGAAATAACTTCGAATCCAACAGGACTAAACACTTCATAAGCATCATCTGTATATCTACTAGCATAAGTCTTTTCAATGTCCAATGGTTTAACTTGAAAAACATGTTTACCAAATCTTCTAGCTAAATTCCTATCAGGTGTGGCATAGGCGATACCTGGTTCTGGAAATCCACCGACAAATGTTTCTCCACGCACTAAATCACCTGGTTGAAATGGATGATCGGTACCATGAAACAGAATTCCATTAATAGCACTTTGTTTAAGAGATTCAGCTGATGGCATTACTTTATATTCGTTTTGAATATCTTTTAATTTTTGTTTTGCAAAGTTCTTATAAGATTGACCAGTGTCATCCATAATTCTACTAGCAGCTTCTCCAGACCCTTTACTAACATTCCTAGCCTGTTCGTACATAGCTTTTATTTCACCAGATGAAGGTTGCACAGTACGAACTACTGGCTTCATGGATCTACTCAGCATTGATTGAGCTGATGCCAGTCTCTTACCGCATCGATCCTTTTGGAGCAGAGGCGACATTCATCATGTCCATATACATTTTGCCGAATGAAGTGCCTTTACCCATGATATCCCCAATAAGTTATTGTGTCTATAATAGTAATTTAAAAATCTTCAGATTTGCGTAAATCGTTACGAATATCTTCTAAAGCTTTTTGTACTCTATCTATTCTACGATCAAGCTTTTCTATAAAGCCGTTTGACAACTTAAAGTTAAAGTTGAGAGACATTACCCCACCTTCAAAGGCAGAATACTTAATGATTGCTCCTTCGCTACCAAACTTTAGTTTTTTCTCAGCTTTCTCAGCTTTTTTCTTAAACTGATAAATATTATTATTATCTCCTGAGAAATATTTGTAATACTCTTTGTAGAATTCTTCTTCACTACTCATGGTCTATTATCTCCGTCCATTTATCGCCACATTCTCTACATTCGATGAATAGGCACTTGTGTTCTTGTTTTTCGCCTAGCTTAACAATGAAGTTAGTTGGCACTGGGCAGTCTGGACATGGTTCTATGTCAAATTTGTTTGGCTGCATCTTTGATCTTGTTTTTTATCTCATTAAACAGTTCTGTATTGTCACGCAAGTTTGTTATTGCGTTTTCTCTACCTTGTGCAAAAAGTTCACCTTCTTGATAAATCCACGCACCTTTTTGCGTAAAGATTCCTTGGTCCACTGCCACATCAAAAACACATCCATGTTCGTCTATTCCTTTTCCGTAAAATATATTAAATTCTGTTATCTTCATAGGGGGTGCCATCTTATTCTTGATGATCTTAACCTTAGAAGTAATTCCAATTGGGTTTCCAGACTTATCCTTGATATCTTCCTTCTTACGAATGTCGATACGTACAGATGCTGCATACTTCAACGCCATGCCACCTGGAGTGGTCTCTGGGTTGCCGAACATTATGCCAATCTTACTTCTTAATTGGTTAATGAATATAATAAGAGTTTTGTGTTCATTAGCTAGTCCGACAAGCTTACGCAATGCTTTTGACATCATGCGTGCCTGCAAGCCCATCTGGTTTGCCTCCATGTCGCCCTCAAGCTCCGCCTTAGGGATCAAAGAGGCAACTGAGTCTACTACTACCAGACCGATCTCTCCGGTCCTAATAAGCTTGTCTACAATCTCTAAACCTTGCTCGCCGTAATCGGGTTGAGCTAAAAGTAATTCATCCAGATCTACGCCAACTGCTTGCATGTAAATTGGATCAAGAGCATGCTCTGCATCTACGTATGCACAACGAATACCAAGCTTCTGAGCTTGTGCAACTACTGACAACGCAAGTGTTGATTTACCAGAAGACTCTGGTCCAAATATTTCTACTACTCTACCTTTTGGTAGACCACCAATTCCTAATACCTTATCAAGAGATAAAGCACCTGTTGGAATTGCGGGCCATTTTTCAAATTGGGAAGAACCTAATCTCATTACAGATCCGGTACCAAATTGTCTTTCGATTTGAGCTATGGCCAACTCAAGTTGTTTTGATTCATCCATTGGTATATTCTATCACAGGCTTAGTCTCAATTGCAGGTTTAGACTCAATGGCTTTTATTTTATCTATTACCTTTGCTTTTGCCTGTTTTAGTTGCCATCTCAACTCGTAATCTGCAGCAAGTGTTTTTTCGTTGATTTGATCTAACAACCTATATAATTTTTGTAGTTCCAATTGTTTGGGGCTCTTTTTTTGCAAGGGGAGAACGTCTTTCATGATATACTTTGGGACAACAAATATAGCATAGAAGCACAGGAATAACAACACATGAAAAAAGTAGAGTTTGATTTAGACTACGTTAGAGCCGTAAAGCTCTTGAAGACAAAGATTAACACTCCGTATGACCTAATTAGGTACTGGGCATTTAGTGGTCCTTGTTTAGAACCACATCCAAAAATAGAAGATATTTCCGAATAGGATTTGACAAGCACTGTGTAGTGAAGTGTATAATCTGTATACAGCAGCCCTATCTAACCTATGGGTTGGCCGTAGATAGCAAAGCATACACGTTAGTTTAATAATACTTCGTGTATCAATACACTAAACTATACGAGTGCTTAAAATTATTTTTAAGTTACTATAGGTTTAACAACCTAGGAGTTAGTGTATGAGAATATATCAAATATTCTTTCCGGAATTAGCAACGTATGTTAAGTTTAAAGTTCTGGACCCAGAAGAAATCCAGAGTTTCTTATCGACATGCCATAAAGTTGAAACTGAATTAGAATTTAAAAAATTTAAGAAAAAGGTCATTGAGCATTTTATTTTTAATTTAAAGAATGAAATCTCTGAATGCCTAAGAGCAATGTCACGCAAGTCTGCTGAGAAGTGCTTAGATGCTGCATACGCAGGATGCGTCATGCTAAATCCAGGTTTAGACATAGACCGGATGGATAAACATTGCTTATGATGCACCAATGCATATTAACCCATTTCTATTTGATGATGACGACGATTTAGCTTCTAAGGCTTTTCTTGATACTATTAAAAACTTTAGAGGCAAATTCCCCAAAGTAGACGAAGACGACTTACCAATATCTGGTAATGCTAAAGAAAAAGCAGGAGTTAAGCCTAAACAGATTACTAAGCAAAAATTTCTTGGTTTAGAACCTTATCTTAAGAATAATATTATTGGCCAAGAGAATGCTGTAAGCGCTTTAATAAGTGCCTTAAGAAGATCTCAAACTGGATTACATGATCCAGATAGACCATTGGGTGTTTTCTTATTTGCGGGATCTTCTGGTGTTGGAAAAACGCACCTTGCTAATGCCCTTCATAAATATTTATTTGGGTCAGACTATCCAATGGTCAGAATTGATTGCGGAGAGTTTCAACATAAACATGAGAACCAAAAACTAATAGGTTCCCCTCCCGGTTATGTTGGTCATGATGAAGGTGGGCAGCTAGTTAATTTAGTTAAAAAATACCCATCAACCGTTGTTCTGTTGGATGAAGTAGAAAAAGCTCATCCAGATTTATGGAATACTTTTTTAAGAGTTTTTGATGATGGAGTATTAACTGACGGTAAAGGCGAAATTGTAGATTTTAAAAATACAATTATTATTATGACTACAAACCTTGGAAATGATAAAACATCAGAACATTTGCTTTCTGGTGGAGCTGGATTCACTAAAGATGTAAATTATAAAACCGGCACAAAGATAGTTCCAAATAGATCTATCGTTGAACGTAATACAAATGACGCAGTTAAAAAACATTTTAAACCAGAATTTTTAAATAGAATAGATAAAACTGTTATCTTTAATTATCTATCCGATGAAGACTGCTCAAAAATAGCCCAGCTAGAAATGTCAGTAATAGCTGACAAACTTTCTAAAAAAGGTTTTTCAATGCAGTACAACGACAACGTTATCTCTGGATTAATAGCAGAAGGCATAGACTCTATAAAGGGGGCTAGAGGTCTAGCACAAATAAGAAGAGATAAAATAGAATCTCAATTAGCAGAATCAATAATGGACAATCCATCTCCTAGAGGTTCCATATTCCAAATAGACTATGAAGATTCTATATTTAAGTTTAATGTAATTAAGCCGTCTAAAAAACAGGACTTAATAAAAGAAGTATAGTTACTATAAAGTGGTAAATAGTTTAATCTAGGAGGCAACAATGCCAGCATCAGGTACATCAACGGGAGCTATGGGTTTGATACCAAAAGCTAAAAGCTTAGCAAAAGGCTTGGGTTACAAAAAAGGTGCTGCACTTGCAGCAGGTGTAGTCGGTGCAGGTGCCATGATGAGAAGAAGAAAATCAGGACTTGATCAAATGCCAGGTAGACCAACTGGAATAAGGAATTACTAAAATGGCTAGATTAAACTCAATGTACAGATCTATTGGCTCAATGGCTCAAACAGTTCTTCGTGGCACTACACCTCTTGCCCCAGCTGGGATGAGAGGATCGGCATCAGCACGACTTGCAGCTACGAGGGCATCACAAACAAAAACTGGCAAAAGAGTAGTCGGAGGTGCTGCTGCAATGGGTATGATGGGCATGGCAAACAGAAGAGATCCGGTTAGCTCATATAACCCAAGAAGGCCAGTTATGCCAGTTCCGCAAAATGGAAGACCAATGTAATATGACTAATTGGGAAAGTTTTATTAACGAGTCAGGTGATTTTGAATTGCCCAACTTTTTATATAGAACTATTAATGATTTGATGAAACAATCTTTAGATATGGGAACGCTATTGTCTAATGACCAACATAAGTTAAGGGCTTATAAAGAACAGACTAAAAAAATGTTTAAAGCACGTTGGTTTGAGATAGCTAAAGCTCTTGAATTTTTTAATATAATAGATCCATGCATTTGTTCTCTAAGCGAGAAAGAACTATACTGTGATGTTTGCAAAGGTGCAAGATTCATAATTAGTTCAACGTTAACAGCTGACGAAATGAAGGAAGTTGGTTTTTTCATTAATGCAGCAGATAACTTAGAAATAGTTAATAAGCTTCAAAAAAGTCTTAACGAAATATTGATGGATCGTTAAATGTGTTATGTCCAAGGTGTGATTCTAAACTAGAAAACATCGTAGAGTTCTTTGTAGAAGAACCTGAATTTATATATACAAAAGAATATTATTGTACTAAATGTAAAAGTTCTATGATAGAACATTTTGACAACAATGGTTTCTATGCAACAGAGTGGATTGATTTTAATGTCTAATATAGAAAAAGCAAATAATAAAAATGGTTTCATGAAAGAGTTTGAGTCTTTAAGACCAGACCTTTTTTTTCCAGATCATTGGAATGAAGAGCAAGTAAATAAAGCTATAGAGTTGGTTCGACCACAAAAAACAAGAACAGCAATGTTCTCATCTATCCCAATGAATTGCGAAGCAGAGAAATGCGTATACGCTTCAACTTGTCCTTTATTAAAAGAAAATGTTGCTCCAAAGAATAACCCATGTCCAATAGAGATGTCAATGGTTTCTCAATTTACTACTGAATATCTTGATCAATTAGATGTTAATCCAAACAACCTTGTAGAAGTTTCAATGGTTAGAGATTTAGTTGATCAAGAAGTTCAATATATGAGAAAAACAAAACTCCTTGCTAAGGAACACTTTATTCAAGAAAATGTTATTGGAGTTGATCAAGATGGTCAACCAATTCTTAAAAAAGAATTACACTTGGCGGTAGAATTAGAAGATAAACTACACAAGCGTCGCAAAGATCTTAGAAATCAACTACTTGCAACAAGAGAAGCTAAAGCTAAAGTTGGTCAAGTTCAACTCGATACAGCACAAGCAATTTCAGATATTATTAATAAAGTTCAATCTATAGAAAATCAAAGAGAAAAAATTCTTAAACAAAAACTTGGAACTTATGAGATAGATGATTATATCGAATCACAGGAAATAAAGGATGAGTAAACTTGACGATTTAGTCGGGATGTACATGAGGATGCTTCCTGACAGGACAGAAGAGGAAATAAGAGCTCAAGTAATGCGAAATGCAAGAATAGGAGCTAATCCTTCATTGTCCTCATCTGTGTTAGACATGGATCCACCAAGCCGAATAATAAGCGGATTAAGAGATTTGCACGATTCTTATCAAAGAGCTTTAGAAGCAGAGTTGGAAATGCCAATGTCAACTATAGAAAAAAGTCGAACAATTGAAACTGCAAGGTCACTTCCAACCATGAATTTGCATTTAATATCAGACAGAACAACTAGAGAAACACTTGATCGTCAGTGGCAAGACTTAGTATTGGGTCCACTTCCTGGAGGAGTTGGATTACCATCCATTCCATCTATATCAGGAAACGTTAGGTCACAAAGCGTTTATGCTAACATGCCACAACCCTTACCGGGGCAACCAGCTCATCCATTGTCAGTTATAATGTCAGGTAGGGCTATTTCAGTCTCTAATGAAAAAATAGGAGAAACAGCAATGACAATTTCTTCTGCCAATATTCCAACTCCTGAATATTTGGAAACCTTGATGGCTAGAGCATCAGTAGGTCATGATAGTGTAATAAAAAAAGCAATTAGTGATGGAAGAAGATTGAGAATAATGACTTCTGACATTGAAACAGGTGGAGTTGGTCCTTATGATCTGGCTAGATCTGTCTTTTCGCAAACTTATGAAATGCCAACAGATACTGCAGGAGCAACTCTTTCTTCGGCCCTAGATGGTCTCGCTCCAACATCAGACACTTTTGACTTTCACATGTTGCTTCCCGAAATGCAAACCCTAACAAGGGGACAAAGAGGTGGTGCACCTTCTGTAAAACTAGGTGGACGTTTAGCTGAGATTGAAACTGGAAGATTTTTACCGGGTGGAGGAACTGCAGCTGGAACTGGAAAAATATTTGACCTTACAACAAAAGTAGGAAGAACTGAATCAGCAGAAGAGCTATTTAAATATCTTGAATCAATAGCAGATGAAGATACACTTTTACTTGGTAACAACTTTGTTAATTTTGACATACCAAAATTAATAGCGACCGCATCTACTCTCGAAGAGTTTATGAAAATTCCAGGGGCTACAGAAATGTTAGACGCAGTAAAAGCAAAAGCTGGCAGCGATAGTGTTATAGACGTTACTGAAATGTCTAGACAATATTTATCTGGAAAAATAACAGAAAGAATGACAAACTTAGTAATGACTCCTGAAGTCCTCATAGAGCGTGGGTTCACTTCTTTGTTATCTCAAGAAAGCTTAATGAAAGCTGGAATAGTTGGGGAAGGCGTTAAACCTTTCAGTATTGAAAACATGGTTACATCAACAAATGTATTGGAACAAATGTATGATTCACCCGTTCCTGGTATGCAACAAGCTGTACTGGATTTAGCTGGTGGATCTCACATTGCGTCATTGGACGCACAATTATCTATGTCTTTATTTAGCGGCATGGCGGATCAAAGTTTAGATATAATAGATCCAGCGAATAGACCAGACCTATCTACAGATAGAGGGCGAGCAATAGCTCGTGCGCTAAATGCAGTTAGTAGAGCTAGTGCAACCGTACCTACTTCTAATATAGCAAGCATGGGAGAAATATCAGATCAAGTATTTAATTTCTTAACCGATACATCTGGCGCTTCAGATAGAACTTTGATGGGCGCAAGAGTTCAAACAATAGACCATACAACTGGTCAAGTAGATGGCTTTATTCATTATAATCCTAAAATAGGTGCATACGAAAAGGTCTTCTCAGACGCAAGTAAAGCAGTAGACCCAACAACCGGAACAACTGCAATTCCAAGAATGATTGCTAGAAATAAAATTAGACAAGCAATGTCTGAAGAAACAACTGTTACACGACCAGATGGATCTACGTATACGCAATATGGAAAAAACGTTATTTCTACTGGAATAAATGTTGCAGAAGCAAGTCAGATGAACTCTACATTAGCAGCAGTTTCAAGATTCTCTGGACTTTCAACAATAGCTAAAGGACCAGGAGCATTCCTTTCAACTGAGGCGGACGAAGATGCATTTGTCAGAGGAATGACGGCTACCAGAAAACATATAGGATTTCCACACTTAAGAGATACACCAGATTCAGTAACTTCAGGTTCAAGGAAACTTATTAATAATATGAGAGGAAGATTTGACGCTCCCACCGATGCTGCTATGGTAGCAGCTCAAGACGCAGTTTATGAATCAGGAGCAGGACTAGCTGTTTTGGATCCAGTTGCAAGAGCTCGCTTTGTTGCCATCTCTACGCAAACTGCTCATGTTCCATATGAAGGTGACATGACTGAAATGGCTAAACAGATAGCAAGAAGATCAGAAGCGCAAAAAGCTTTAGCAGAAGGTCGAGTCATGACCAATGATGAAATTGAAGCTGTTGTATCTGCAATGCATCCTGAACAACTTCGTTCAATAAATACAATAGCAAAAACAACTTCGGAATATATATCTGAACAAACAATATCGCATATTCCAGTAATACAAAGAACTAGGTTAATTAGTCGTCAAACATTGCAGCCGACTAAGCCATTAATATCTGGTTCAGTACTTTCTCAAATGAGAGTAAAAGATGCTTCTGGAACTGAAGTTCCAATTGTAGAATCTGCATTTTGGAAAAAAGCTGGATTAGATACCTCTACTCTATCTATTGTAAAAGCTGGACAAAGAGATATCGTTAACTTAGTTGCTGGCAAAGGAGGAATGTCAAGAGAAAACGCAACAACTTTTACAGAATCTTTAGTAGGAGTATTAAGGCAAAAAGCTTTATTATCTGAAGATCAAATGGTGGAACAAGGTATTTCATACAGCGTTGAAGAAGCGCAACATATTAAAAGTTTGTTTATAGCGGGTGACGCTTCTGCTGAAAGACTAAAACAATTTTCTGAAGGATTAACAGAAAGGTTAATAGAATCTGGTCCTGCCATTGGAGCATATGAAGGGTCAGTAGCACAGGGCGTCGGAGCAGTAGTTAAAGCAGCTGGTTCAGAAGTTGGTAACGATCAACCAGCCATAGATCTAGGATTGGTATTTCAAACTCAAAGAATTGGTGAAGAAACAATTAGCTTCTCAGGAACAATTCCACAAGCTGCAAGAGATCAATTAAACCATATGGGAGGCGCTGAATCGGTCGCAGTTAATGCAGAGCTAAGTGGCAACTTAATGGAAGAGCATTTACAAGCTTTAGGAAAAGCTGATTCTAGTGAAACATTTAGGGAAAAGCTAAAAAAAGTTTTCCACAGAGACAGAGTAGACACTGGAATATTTGGAAGCAGCATTGGTAGAAACAGAAGAGATAGGGATATATCTATTTTGGATGGTTTAGCTAAAATTAAGCCAAAATTAGCAATGGGAGCAATTGCTGTTGGAGCAGCAAGTGCTGGTTACTATTTAGCTAAGAAAAACAGACAAAACAAAATGTATGATGACCCCATGAGTCAACAGCCTTATGAAGATTCAGGTCTTGTTCAGGAAGCAAATTTTGGAATCCAACAAGATAATCAACAAACAAGCGCTAGAAGAGATCCTTTGGTGACTGCTGGAGTTGTTGGAAACTTGGATAGAAATAAGATTGGGCACACAGGTATGGGTCCAAATAAATACAACCATCTTTACGGAGGATAGAAATGCCTATAAACCTAGGTTCAGTAAGTGCAGGCATATCAACTGGTAGAAGCATGTTATCCATGATGGGATCATCTGGTGTTGGTCAAGTAGCCAAAGATGTAATGGGTTCTAGAAAAGCTCAAGGAGCAGTACTTGGTGGATTGTTTTTAGCTGGCATTGGAAAAGAAGTAGTAAGGCCAACTATTAAAGCTGGATTAGATGTAGCTTTTGATGATCCAGATGCAGACCAAAAAATGTTGGGAACAGATCTAACTCCTTCAATGTTGATCGGTGCTAATATACAAGGTCCCGTAGGAAGCGTTGCAAGGGGTGCTAACGCTTACAGATTTGGAGTTGGTGGCACTAACCCATACGACACTCAAAAGAATGTAGGAAGGGCTGGAGGAATCATCGGTGCTGTTGGTGGTGGCATTTATGGTTATACAAAAGGAATTGCTGGACAAAGAGGAAATAAAGGAGCAATAATCGGAGCTATTGCTGGCGGAGCTGCTGGAAACGTAGCTGGTAGAGTAACTGGTGCAGCTGGGTCTTTAATGTTTGCTAAAAACTATGCACAAACAAATGCACAAATATTAAACGAATCTCCTTTTTATAATAGATCATTAATGACAGCAGACAGAATGAACGCAAGAGGTGACATTGTTCTCGGTGCCCATAACACTAGAAGGGGTCAATACTAATGGCTGAAATGGACAATTTTTCTCAACAAGTTCAAGGTGGAGCTCAAGCATCGGCACAACAGCAGATGCCATTAGCAATGAGGGCAATGGCTGCAAATCCATTCAATTTTGGGGTTAGTCACTTAATTGGTTGGAATGCCCAAAGGTATGCAAACACTATGTTTAAAGGTGGTGTCCTTGACACTGCTCCAGGGGCTACTGGCAAAAGAGCTGCAGTTAAAAACTTTCTAGGAAGAAGAACCGGAGCATACGCCGGTGACGCAATGCAGGATAATACCAATTATGCATTTGGTAGAAGCATTCTAGGTGATGATAGAAGCATTTTTGGCAAAAAACCATTTGGAGCCGGACGAAAAGCAAAGGCCCAATTTGCTAACAACCCATTGAATCCAGCTACATTTTTTAGATTTGATTCTGTAGCTAGATTGGCAGGAGCACCAGGAGATCCTTCTGTGTACTCACCATTTGGTACTGGAATGAACTTTGTTGCAGAAAGAATATTAAAAGGTAAAGGCCCAATTGGGGCGATGGCTAGAAGCAGATATCCAGGCAAATTTGATACAGCAACTGGCGATCTACTTCCTGGGAATGAAATGTATAGTGGAGGTCTTTTTGGTCGCATAAATACCATGGGCAAAGTCATGGATTATGAAAAGCATGTTAAAGCAGCATCTAACTTAACTGGAAGTCCATCTAATTACACTAGAAGCCAAGCAAGAATAGCTAGAAGGGGTGAAAAAGCAGCAGCTAAATTAGCTAAATTTGATGATAGTCTTATAAAACTCGGTCGAGCAACTGGAGCTCAATTTGCAACAGAAGCAGCAGAAAAAGTTGGAAGGGCTGCAATGGGTGGAGCGGCAGGTCCAGTAAATGTTAGTTCAATTCTTAAAACAGGAGTAGCAGACGCAGAAATAGGAGCAGCAGCTCAAAAAATAGGTAGAACAAGAGCATTGTCTCAGACTATAAGAGGTTTTGTGCCCGGAGGAATTTTTGATTCTGTAGCTACATTGGGCGGAAGAGGCTCTGAAATGGCTGGAAGTGCAGGTTTTAAGAAATCTTCTCAAATATTTGCTGAAGCAATGGAGGGTTCTAAGTTTAGTCGTTTAGGAGCAGGGGCTCTAGACGATGCAGCACACGGGGCAAAGAGTGCAATGAAAATCAAAACTAAAATGTCTGGATATATGCACCATGCAGATAACCTACTTAAGAGTGACGACGTTGCATTAATTAGAAAAACAGCAGGAAGACTTGGAATGGATGCTTTTGCCAGAAAAGAGTACAAGCTGGCAGGTAAGCTGGCTGGACAATATGCAGGAACTCTTGGACCTATGGCTGGAAAAGCTCTTGGAGCATTTGGTATGGCTTCAATGACCTATGACATTGGTAAAGGCGTAGGAAAGATGATGATGGGAGGCGTTAATTTTGGCAAAGATGCGCTAAAATCTATGCAGGGAAGTATGAACAAACCATTATTTGGAGCAGGATTTAAAGACAATGAAGTTGCAGCAACATCAAGATCTAGAGGCGTTATGGCTATTCAGAACTCAAGACTTAATGCAAGAAGTTCTCTTGGATCAGAGGGCGCTATGATGGCAGCACATTTTGGATAATTTATGAGCGCAACGTTATCATCAAAAACTAAAAAGTTTAGACAAGATTTAGAAAAACTATCTAGAGAAGATTTATTAGAAATAATAAAAGATCAAGATATAGAAACATTCAAACAAATTAATAGAATTGAATGGGTTTTTCAAAATAAATTAAATCATCTAACTTGGGCAGATGGAAGCACTATAACAGAACGTCCATTGACCAATAAAGAGTTATCTCTTTTAGTTGACGAACCATTTGATCTTGATATGGATCTTTTAGATCTTGGAATCTCTGGAGAACAACAAAGGCAGATACACATAGCTAAAGACCCGTGCGTGTGGGCGAGGCAATTCTTACAGGCCGAAACAAGAGTGTATCAAACTTTAATTTTGAGAGACCCTGCATTAAGAAAAGTTTTAAGAGCTGGTCGTCGTCTTGGTAAAACATTTAGTATGGCTGTTTATCTGTTGCACTATAGCTATACCCACAAAGATGGAAGATGTCTTGTTATTGCGCCAATGAAATCTCACGTTGAATTAATCTATCAAGAGATTCTAAGACTTGCATCTAAGAATGAAATTGTAATGAACTCTATAGTTAGAAAAGTTACAAGCCCTCAATTCATGATTCAATTCTCTAATGGATCAACAATTAGATTCTTTACATCAGGTATGCGTTCTGGCGGAAAGTCTGACGTAGCTCGTGGTCAGGAAGCACATGTTATTGTTCTTGACGAAATGGATTACATGCACGCAGACGACCTTGATGCATTGTACGCAATGCTTCAGAAAACTGCAGAAGATCAACCAGATAAAGTTCTTATTGGAGCTTCAACTCCAACTGGTAGAAGAGAACGCTTTTGGGAATGGTGTAGATCAGAAAGATTTAAAGAGTTTTGGTTTCCATCATATTGCAACCCATATTTTGCTAAAGAACAAGAAGATGAATTTAGAGAACAGTATTCTGAAATAGGATACAGGCATGAAATTGAAGCAGACTGGGGTGAAGACGCAGAAGGCGTATACCCAAGAAAATATGTTGATAAAGCTTTCATAGAACCAAACTGGAATTACGATGCTGAACTAAAGTCAGCTAGATCTTTTCATGTAATAGGAGTTGACTGGGACAAGTACGGAGCAGGTACAAATATAGTTGTCCTAGAGGTGTGCTCAGATACCTATGAGGAAGAAAGATTTAGAAATAAAGTAAGACTTGCCTATAGAGAAGAAATAGAAAGATCTGAATACACATTAACTAAAGCTGTTTCTAGAATCGTTGATTTAAATAATATTTTTATGCCAAAACATATTTATGTAGATAGAGGCTATGGAGAAGTCCAGGTAGAGCTGTTGCATAAATACGGTGTTGAAAATCCACTTTCCGGATTAAAACAAAAAGTTAAAGGTATTGGATTTGGAGAGTCTATAGATTTAAGAGATCCATATACTAAGCAAGTTGTTAAAAAAGAAATCAAACCATACATGGTAGATAACTTAAGACAATATCTTGAAAAAGAATTATTAATGATTCCGGAAAAAGATAATGAAATGTATATGCAATTAATATCTTATGTCGTATTAAGAACGACTCAGACTGGTAGACCAGTCTTTGAAGCTGGAGGATCAGCTCAGGACCACGCGCACGATGCACTGATATTAGCTCTTCTTTCTATAACTCAAAACTATGGAGATTTACATAAAGCAAGGTATACTACAACTACTAGCTCATTTTCCAATACGTTCTTCATGCCAGGAAGTGGCGATAGAGAAGACGATGATACTGATGCAAGTAAAACAAAAGTAGCAAACAGAACAGATTCTCTAGGAGTAAAAACGTCATTGAGAAAAAGTTTTAGTAGACGTGCAAGTGCACCAATTAAAAGACAGGTGTTTTAATAATGGCAAACTATGGACTGGGAAACTCTAGCGCAGTAGAGAATGTTTTTAATGACCCATATTCTGACGTATCTTCTTTTAACTCAGTAGAAAAGAGAGAGAATGAAGCAGGAGTTGAATCTTCCTCTGGATTAGCAAACTATACTAATATCTCACAAACCCCAATTGGGCAAGTTAGATCTCATGTGTTTAACTGCGATCAAATAATTAAGCAGCTAATTCAGGAACTAGATGACAACCTACTAAAGGTTAACATCAACGCATACGTTTCCGTAGAAATGGAAATTGCACATAAAGCAGTTTGGCAAGATGCACAAAAATACTACGGTCGTCAACAGGACGAAAACACATTCACTACAATGGAAGTAAAATCTGCTCCAGACTTTATTTGTTATAGACAATACACATACGCACAAGAGCACAAGTGTAGGGCATGTAGAGAGTTTGTAAAGCAGTATGACATAGCTATTTCTCATACAAGTTTTGGGCATTTAATAAGTCTAAAAAAAATATTGAACTACATTAATAATGAAGTTTCAATAATAAAAAATATAGTCATATACTATTTAGGAGAAGAGTACAAAGATGAAACAGAAGGCGAAATCGCAAAGCACCTCGCAGACTGGACAAAAGCAGTTACGCACTATACGAAACAGTTTGCCAAAGAAATCACAACCCAATCAGTCTCAATTCCACAATCCGAATTGGATCAAATCTCTAAGAAACAAGCCGCTCAATTTCAAGCGTTTTTTTCGATCAGAATAAACTCAATCTCTTCTGAAATAAATTCTATACTTGGCTTAATAAAAAGAGACTGCGTCGACTTAGGAGATATGTTCTATAATAACTATCTAGTGCCTGCAATGACTTTTAAGTCCAAATTAATAGAACCAATAATGACAGATATTAACACCACCTCTTTTGCAAAGAATGCTCCAATTCTAACTGGAGAAATGGTTATTGCAAGTAATGCAGTAGTTGGCAACTTAGGCTCAGTAACTACTGACCTTGTAGAAAAAAGAATAAACTTAGGCAAGAGAATGAAAGCCTATTTAGAATTGTTGCGACTAAAAAGAAGATATATTAATTATATAATTCAATTAGAAGATTTTGCGGTTCAAAGAACAATAGCACTTGCTTCTCCAACTCCAGAAGATGTTATTAGGTATAATGACATCTTTGATGAAATATATGTAGATAATTCAAAGAGAGAAAATCTTAGATCTTCACACAATGACCTAGATGATCTAGACGGTGATGCTCACCCTCAATATTTAAGAGCTGACGGCGGAACCATAAAAGGTGATATAACTGTTGAAAATGGAGCTAAGATAGACGGAGTTAGCTTAGCTAATCATAGTCATAATTTTGAAGACGGAAGTAATCCAATAAGTGCAATGTCAATAGATTATGAATCTGCAAGACAAGATTATTATGACAACGTTGATAATAAGCCATATTCAAATTTAGTGCTATCTGGTTTTGAAGCTATTCAAAAGATAGGTGGAGGACACGAATATAGTGCCACCTTTGAAATTGAGGTAGATGATGATAAGATTAGCACATATGATTTTGAGATTCTTTACAAAGAGCTGTAACTATGCCTTGGTTTAATTATTACACTACATCAGGACTAACAACGTCCATCAAGCCCCCTATAAGAAGATCAATATCTTTTCCAGCCCTAGCTGACAATTTGAAGATAAATGATTGGATTCATGCCCCATTGGATGAGTTGAATATAGGTCAAGTTTTTTCTTCATCAAATAATGCAATTGAACAATCTTTTGATCAAGACTCATATTTAGTAGCATATGAAACTGCAACGTCCACGACTGCTACTTACTCTTATATTGATGCTAACAATAATTTATACTTTAGATCTTTAACAGATGTAAACGCAGGTTCAAGACCAGATGGTGCATATTACATTTATTACCATAGTGATAATATTCAATACATATCTTTGATTGGCAGCAACTATGTCAGAACAGTAAATCCATCTGGTTCGAACTTTATGGGATCTCCAACTGGCTCTGGTTCCAATCTTGTTAACTACTATTCTCATTCCGTAGTAGCTGGATCCTCAAACGTGCGAGTATCTCAAATTACTTACTTGGGAGATCCAGGAATATGGGTAAGCGGAAAAACGCAAACTGTAGGAGCAAAAGTCTTGGGAAACTTTGATGGTCCAAAGTTAGTTATCTATGGAGATAAAGGTCCAGACAAAGGAAAAATAAACCTTAAGATAATTAAAACCTCTGCAACAACAAGTGGGCAATCAGTAGTGTATACTTCAAACGGTATAGATCTTTACAATACAAACGCTGTTGTAGACACTCCAATATTTACTATAGATTTAAATACGCAAACTTCTGTTACCGGACTCAATGCATATGATGATTACTATGGTTCTTTCTCTTACGAGATTGAGCTTCTTGCAACTAAAAATCAAGCTTCTAGCGCAACTGGACTTTCAGTAACAAAACATACGTATAGTAAAAATTATAAACTTTCTTTCAATAAAGAAGAGATAGATCCTTCAATATCTTTTACGAGCACCGGAGTAATACGATGACAATTATTAAAAAAACAATTACACGGACTAAAGCCAGACGCTAACTATCTATTTGCTCTCAAGCCTAAGAACACAGAGATAGTAGCCGTAGATGATTTACCAGAAACTATACGAGTAAAAACTCCAGCAGTTTCTTCGGTTCCATCAACCATAACTGGCTTTGGAGTTTCCGCAAACTTTGAAACAGTAATGTTTTATTTTAATCCAGTTAATGATATTGACTTAGACTCATATGCGTATCAGTTATATGATATTCCTAATCCTACAAGCTTAACTACACCAATAGCAAGTGGCAAAAACAAAGCTAACGTATTTACAATCTCAGTAACTAACTCTACTGATTCCACTCCTAAAACATATTACGGAAGAGTTGCTGTAGTTAATAGTGCTGGAACGGTTGGCACATATACCAGTTTAGTTTCATCTGGTGCAACGCCATTAATTGGAAATCAATATATATCAGAGTTAACTGCAGCCAAGATTACTACAGGAACATTAGGGGCTCATGAAATTACTTTAGGTGGAGCAACTTCTATTATTAAATCATCTACTTACAACTTTGCTTCACCAACAACTGGATGGTTCATCCAAGGAGACGGAAGGGCAAGCATAGGTGGTCCAAATGGCATTAACTTCAACGGATCAACTACAGCTCCTGCTATAACATTGGGATCAAATGTAACCATTGAATCTGGAGTAGCAGTACCAAACTCTTCTGGAGTAGCTTTTACTGGTTTAACTATTACAACAGCAGTTGGATCTGTAGGTGGAATACAATTAGGTTCTGACGCAAATAATCAGTGGCTTACAAGTGGCTATTTTAGAACAGGTAATAGTAGTAAATATCTTCTTTTTAATCCCGCAGGATCGGGATCTCTTACTATCAATGGAACTGTAGTTCAAAACGGCACCGTTGGTGGAATGGTTGCTGGAACTTCCAGCATTTACTTAGGAGCAAACACATATGCAAATGCTAATACACCATTTTACGTAGACACATCCAGTAGGTTTTCGTTAGGAGATAAACTATATTTTAACGGAACAAATTTAACAGTTGGTGGAACAATTAATGCAACTGGTGGAAATTTTAGTGGAACTATAACTTCTGGAGGTGCACACTTTGGCGTAATGGTTCCTGGTGGAGGTTATTATAAAGGGTTGAACTTAAGTCCTGATAGTAACACACAGTTTCAAAGCTGCTTCATTAGAGGCGATGGCGGTGAAGTTTACCTAAGAGCAGATAACGGAAGTCAGTGGATTAAGTTTGAAAATGGAAGCGTTCAAATTAATGCAGTTGGTTTCAATTTAAGTGGAGGTTCTGCTACATTTTCTGGAACCATAAATGCAGGAACAATTAATGGAACAACAATTAATGGGTCGAGCATTGTTGCAGACAGCTCAATCTTGGTCGGCACTAGTACCTCTTTAGGTTATCTAAAATTAGCTACAAATGATAATGTTATAGTAAACGGAATGAAATTTCAAAATAGGCAATATGCAGGCTGGAATGCTTCATTTTATCCATATGCAGATGCTGTATCTGATCTAAGTGTCGTCACCAACCCCAGCTTAGGTGTTTACCGTTGGGATAATATTTATTATGTAGGAACTATTGCTGACCAGTCGGATATGAGATCAAAGAATACAATTGAGGATTCTGATCTCGGTCTTGATTTCATCAATATGCTTAGACCCGTATCTTACTTTAAAAATGCACACAAAAAAATTCCAAGAGAAGATGACAACGGTAACTACTTGCGTGATGAAAATGAAAATATGATTTGCGATACTATTCCCGGCAAGCGCAGACACTATGGCTTAATTGCTCAAGAGGTTCGTCAAGTTATTTCAGATCTTGGCAAGACTTCTATGGATTTTTCTGGATGGGGGCAACATGATCCAGATGATCCTGAATCAGAACAAACGCTGTCATATTTGGCGTTTATATCTCCTGCTATTAAGGCTATTCAAGAACTTTCTGCAAAAGTTGATGAATTAGAATCTCGTCTGGTATAATAATTACCATGAATGAATCAAATTTAGACATCAACCTTATAGTCCAATCTTTCCAGGAAAGAATTGGAGCTCTAATAACAGAAGTCGTAGTTAAAGACGCTACAATTAAGCAGCTTACTATGCAACTTCAACAAAGTCAAGACAAATCAGACGGGTTTGATATGCCCGCAGAAACTGTAAAGAGAGTAAAATAATGACAAAGAAATCAGTATTACCAGAAGAACTGGCAGAGCAAGTAGAAGAAGCTCTTGTAGCTGAAAAGGAAATGAATATCACCATTAAGATTACTAATTCTAATCTTTCTTACAAGAGTGATTTTACAGAACCAGAGACAGTTTTCTGGCTTGAAGCTATTAAAGATATTATTATCAAAAAGACATTTCAAGAGTCCGAAAGACAAAGCTGAATTTAAAGTATAATAAACTGTACTATACAGTATTATCTTTAGAATTTGGAGCTGATTAGCTTATGGCACTACGTCAATATTTACCCTTCCAGAAGTCTGAGCTGTCTGAGTTTGATTTTGAATCAGCTCAGCTATCTCCAGATAAGATTGGATCACTCAGCAAAGCAATGAGGGTCGCAGCCTTTGCTTTGGGCTATCGTGGCGTCAATTATTATTACACTGGAAGAACTAACTTTGAACCTTCTCCATATAACTTTGATAGAATAATACAGGCAATAGATACTGACTCGTATGTCAAGCAGGCCATGGCTAAATACCAGGATCTGTTTTGGAAAGAGGGTTGGCAAATTGTTGGAGAAAATCCAGAAGCTGTAGCCTACTTATATCAGAGAATAGACTATATGGAAATGGCTATGAGAAGGCCGTTTTTAGATTTTCTTATTGATTTATCTGATCAATTATTTAAATTTTCAAACGTATTTATAGTTAAAGCTAGAGCTGATTTAGCAGAATATTTTCCTAAGGCATTAGAGCCAGTAGGTGCTGCACAGCCAGTTGTTGGGTATTATTTGATACCAACTGAGCAGGCAAGAATCTTAAGAGATAAGCATAATAAGCCAAAAGCATATTTGCAAAGAACTAATCCAATGACGTATGCGCCTACGGACAGAGATCCTAAGTGGCCAGCTGAAAGTGTTATACATTTATTCTTTGATAGAAAACCAGGAAGAATATTTGGTACTCCATTCTTGGCAAACGTTTTAGACGACGTTGTTGCATTGCGACAGATTGAAGAAGATATTCAAAATTTAGTGCACAGAGAACTGTTCCCACTTTATAAGTATAGAATTGGAACAGCAGATCAACCAGCTGAGCCAGAGGAAATAGATCAAGCAGCAGTAGAGATTGAGAACCTTAGAGCTGAAGGCGGTTTAATCCTTCCATTTAGACATGACGTTGAAGTCATAGGATCTCAAAATGCAGCACTTGATGCATCAAACTACTTAAATCACTTTAAGGAAAGAGTTGCAGTAGGTCTAGGAGTTGCACCACACCACCTTGGAATGAGCATGGGCGGTGGCAATAGATCTGCTTCAGAGAGATTAGATACAGCACTATACGATAAGATTAAGCATTTCCAAAAGCAATTTGCAGAGATGGTAAGAGTAAACATTTTTAATGAAATACTATTCGAAGGTGGATTTGATCCGCTAGTTAATCCAACTGAGTCATCCATATCAGACAGATGCTACTTTAAATTTAACGAAATAGATGTTGACACTCAAGTCAAGAAAGAAACACATATAATACAAAAGTATGTAAACTCTCTTATTACTTTGGAAGAAGCAAGAATTAAACTGGGCGAAAATCCGGAAGTTGATAATGATGATTTATTCATGTCAGCACAAGGTAAGGTCCAAATTGACGTCGGAGCCGCACAAGCAGACACTCAAGCAAAACTTCAAACTAGCAAAGATGTTGTCAAGGATGGAGACAAACAAACTCCAGCACCAAAGGGGCAAACAAACATGCCATCAAACAGAAAAGGTGCAGGCAATGTAATGAGACCGCAAAATCAACAGGGTAGACTAACTTCACCCAATATTAAGAGATCAGATTCTACTTGGATTGGCATGGTTGAAAATCTTCTCGAAGAGCAGTATAATGTAGTAATAGTAGAAGAAGATCAAGAACAACAAGAAAATGTAAATGAGGAAAAAAATGTCAATTAAAATAGTTTCAGATATATCAAAGCAGTATCTATTGAAAGAAGATGCTGTCGAAGGATTTAAGATAGCAGTAGAGAATGGTCAAACACGTTTGGCACTCCAAGTGTTGGTCGATATCATCGACGGAATGATGGAGATTTTTGACTACGCTATGGAAGAAGTTTCAGAAGATGACACTATTGTAGAAGTTCCAGTAGCAGTATCTGCTCCAGTTGAAAAAGCTGTTGAGATAGCAGAAGTTATTGAAGCTGTTGAAAAAGTTGAAGATAAAAAAGTATCTCCTAAAAAAACAGCTGAAGTAAAAGAAGACTCTAAACAAACAGTAGAATAATGAAGCTAATAATAGGATGTCCAATTTATAAAAGAGATTGGATCTTACCAATTTGGTTTGCAGCACTGGAAAGACAATCTATTCCTCTGAGTAAAATTGGTTTCATTTTTGAAACTTCACCAGACGATAAAGCAACTGTAGCAATGCTAAAGCTATGGAGACAGTATCATCCTGAAATTCCTTTATTTGAAATAAGGGAACGAAACGATATACCTCACTACAATCACGAAGACAATTCAAGACAATGGACTATTTCAAAGTATGAAAATATGGTCAATCTTAGAAACTCTCTTCTTTCAAGAGTAAGAGAACTTCAGCCTGATTATTACTTTAGTCTTGATTCTGATATAATATTAAAGAACCCAAATACATTAGAGCTACTAATCGCACATGTTGCTAATGGAGCAGACGCTGTTAGTCCTTTAATGTTTATGACTCCTTTTGATACAAATTATCCAAGCGTTATGAATTGGATAGACAAAAAAGAGTTTAGGGGCTATAGAAAAAATGAGTATCCCTTGGGAACTTACTTTAAATCTGATATAATAATGGCAGCTAAAATGATGTCTAAACAGATTTATAATGATATTGACTATGAGGTGCACTCTCAAGGAGAGGACCTTGGTTGGTCAAAGAACGCAGCTATAAAGGGATATTCTTTATATTGTGCAAGTTATATATATGCTGCTCACATAATGCACGAGAATCTTTTGTCCCAATTCCAACAAATGGGTGACCAAAGAGAACTTATCACAATTTGAAAACTATATAAAAATATGATATCTTTATATAAAATTGTTTAATGTTATAAAAGTAAATTACTATATATTTCAGGCAATTGAATTATGCGTATATGGAGAACTTAATGAGTTTCGATTTTATAGAAAATTTCACAGTTAAACTTCCAGATTTTTCAAAAATGGACTTTTCATTTAAGGAATCATCTGATTCTAATCAGGGCTTAATCATTGAGGTTGCAGCCATACATGAAGGTTTAACACGGAAACTATAATAACTATTCTGCAGAGGCTTTGGAAAAAGCTTTGCAGTCTTGGGTAGAGCCTTACCCCAAGCCAATCATTCTTAATCACGATCTTAACTCTGAACCTATAGGTAGAGTTATGGCAGCAAGAATGGACAAAGAAGAAGATGGTTCATCTTTTGTTCGTTTGCAAATTGCTATTACAGATCCAGTAGCTGTACAAAAAGTTATGGACAAGAGATACTTGACAGGATCTGTTGGAGGAAGAGCTGGAAAAGCAGTTTGCTCAATCAGTGGTGATGATCTTGCTAACCTTGACGAAAGCGGAAAGCCAAAGATGGCTCGCTTTAAGAGAGGTCAAGTATACAAGGGCAAGCTTGCATTTATCGACATGCAAGATATATCGTTTAAAGAATATTCTTTTGTAAACCAGCCAGCAGACTCTAAGTCAAGCGTTAGAGCTGTTGCCACACCAGGATCAAATGCTATAACAACATCTGATTCAGAGTGGGTAGCAAGAAGCTCAGCTTTTGTTCTCAGCATGGACAAAGAGGATATTTTCTCCGTAGAAGAGAACGAATCGCTTTTTGCTAATTTGAAAAGCAAAGAATCAAGACCACTTTACTTGCATCTAAAAGGTGCATTTCTTTCCGCTATGGCTATACAGGAAAGCGAAAATTACATTAATACTAATGATCCATTACTATCTCATGAGAATGATAATAAAGATGTCCACGAGGAGAATCTCACTATGAATGAAAACGTTAAGGACGAAGACATTTTGGCTACTGTAGAAGAATTAAGCCAAGATCTTTCAACACTTTCTAATACAAAAGTTGAAGAGTCACAAGATCCAGAAACAGCACCAGAGACTGAAGAAGTGGTTGAAGAAACCCCAGTTACTGATGCTCCAGAAACAGAAGAGTCAGTCAAGACTGAGCAAGATTTAGAGAATCAAGCAGTTGATGCTCTCAAAAAGGCAAATGAAAAAATTGCTGAACTAGAAGCACAAATTGCAAAAGACTCATCGAAAGCACAAGCTACTGATGAGCAAGAGTCTACTGAAACTGTGGAAAAAACAGAAGTACCTACCGAAGAAGTGGTTGATTCTGCCAATGCCCCAGCTGAAGGAGAAACTCAAGCAACTGAAGAGTCCAATACGAATCTCACTGACGAAAAAGTAGTCTCTGAGCAAGATGTTGACGACGCTACAAAAAAACTTCAAGAGCTTGAAGAAGAAAACAAAAAACTCAAGAGCGCAATGCATAGAACTCTCGTAGAGAGAGTTGTTGATACAAAAATTGCAACTGGAATTGAGTCTCATGAACTTAGAGAAGAACTTATTGGAGATCACTTAACACGTAGTGCTTCTTCACTAGCTGATTCATTAAGAGATCTTGCAAAACTTCCAACGGTTAAATCAGCCAAGGGAACAATGCCAGAAATCAACTCTGAGCTTACTGTAATTGAGGGTGAAGACAATGTCTACACTTTAGACAAGCAGGAAGATCTAGTTCAAGAAGATGATACAAAAACTCCAGAGCAACTTTTCGTAGATGCTCTCATGGGTCGTCGTAAACTTTAATAATAATACAAGGAGAAAATTAAATGAGTTTAGCAAAATTTCGTAAAGTTGGAACCAAGACCGGATCAGGTCGCTTCGTAGTTTCTGAGGGTATTGCCCCAGCAGCTTACTTGCTCCCAAGCCAAGGTCTTCCAACATGGTACACAGACAGTGAAGACGATCGTTTTGAAATCGTCATTCCAAAGGGAACCATTTTGTCAGTCGTTGCTAATGCAAGCGGTGATGCAATGGTAGTTCCTGCCAATGGTAGCGATGCAAGCGTTACTTGGGGCGATACAATTTCGGGCTGGAATCCATTAGCAGGTGCAACACCTAACGTTACACGTTCAGGTGACACAGTAGCGGTTGCATCTTATTCAACACCAATCGGCGTTGCCCAGTATGACCTCTACAGACCATTTGACAAAGGCACTTCACAAGGTGCTGGATTCATTACACACGGGTATGTAGAGTATCCAATGGTAACAGCAGTCAACGACGACGTAACAGTCGGTTCGCTCATTAAAGCAGACCACATGGGCCGTCCAGTTAACTTAACAACTACCTTGTGTGGTACAAATCCTTACCTTCAAGTTGGTAAGGTCATAGAGGTAGAAAAGTTTGCAACCAACTTTGATGATGGCTTGCTTTCCTACATGCAACTTCCTTCGGACCCAGGTGCTTTGAAGACCGTATTTGAACTTACCCGTTCAGGTACCTATTCTGGCAAGCTTGGTATCCGTAGTAATTTGGATGTTACCAACGTAATTGGCGCATTCCGCGTTAATCTCACACTTTAATAAAATAAAAAAAGAAAAACACTAACAGGAGGAATAATCCTAAGATGAGCAAAACAATCCAAGAGCTCCTCTCGGGTCTCCCAGCTTGGGAAGCCGCGCTGGCCGAAGACGGACACATTGACGAGAACAACAGAGTAACAATTAAGGAAGCATTTGCATCGTCAGACGCAGCTGCCCTTTTCCCTAAGGTTATTTCACGTACTCTTAGAGAAGCAGCAGAACCACAATTATTGGTTACGCCACTTCTTTCAACAGTCCGTTTAGGAAAAGGACGCTCTTTGGAGTTTCCTGCAGTAAACGCAATTCAAGCTGCTGAGATCCCAGAAGGACAAGAATATCCAGAGCAGGCATTAGCCTTCGCAAAGCAGATTGAGGGTAAGGTATCCAAGAAGGGTGTCAAGCTTTCATTCACTGAAGAAGTCATTGCCGATTCATTATGGGACATCGTAGGTCTCCATGTAAGAGCTGCAGGACGCGCTATGGCACGTCTCAAGGAGCAGATTGCATTGAGCCGCTTTAAAGATGCTGCAACAATCGTTTTTGACAATGATGACGCAGCATATGACGACACAACCGGTCTCGGTATCGACGGCAATGCCAACGACACCATTCGTTGGGATGACGTCGTTGACATGGCAGCAGTGCTCATGGCAGAAAAGCATGTTCCTACAGACTTCATACTTCACCCATTAATGTGGTCAGTGTTCCTTAAGGACGCTATCTTCCACATGGGTGGTGCAGCATCAGCAGTTAATACCAGCTGGGGATACCGCCCTACTAACGCAGAGTCAGCACTTCAAGCAAGTGCCCCAATGGGATTGAATGTTATTGTTTCACCTTTCGTAAGCTTTACAGCTAAGAGTGGTGCAACTGCAGCTAAGTCAGATCTTTTCTTGATCGACCGCAATGAAGTAGGAACTATCCTCGTCAAGGATGACATGAGCACAGATCAGTTCGATGATCCTAGCCGTGACATTCGTCAGATGAAGATGAAAGAGCGTTATGACATCGTAATGCTTGGTGACGGTGAGGGTATCACAGTTGCTAAGAACGTTAGACTTGCTCGCAACTACGAGGTTGGTGTGGTTAACACCATCTAATCTTAGGAAAGTTATAGTTACGACTATCCTAGTGACAGGGGAGTGGCTTTCGAGCCACTCCTCTGTTGTTATTATAGACTTAATTCATTACTATCTAAGATGAATATTATAAACAGGAGATAGATGTGTCGCTTCCTTTGATCGAATACGCTATTGTCGATAACAATATGGTTGTTATTAGATTTGGCAAAACTATAAAAATTTCTAGTCTTACAAACGCTAACTTTGTAGTTCAGACAACTGACGCAACACCTTCTAATTTGGCTAATCCATTTTTGCAAATAAATACAATTGCAGATTATAATCAAATTTCAAGAACATTAAAACTATACTGGGATACAGTTAGACAATCTGGCAAAGAATATAAAATTAGACTGACTAATTTTCTAGATGCAGCCAATGAGTCTATTACTGAAGAGCAAATAGTATTTACTCAATCAGAATCAGCAACTCCTTCTGACTTTAATTCTTACACAGTTCCTTTAGTTCAAGAACTATTGATAGAGGATCACTCTATCAGAACAGACGCTTTTACTACCGTTCAAATTCTTGCAAAGAATCCAAGATTTTATATAACTAGTGTTGATCCAGAAAATGGAGAATTCTATTTAGATAATGCATATAATAACGGAAGAGTAATTATATCGTTTAGCTCTAGACCTGCAAGCAACTTTCTAAATAATTCCTACTTTAAAGTTCAAAGAAAGAAAATTCAAAACCAGCCAGCAAGATGGCAGAATCTATCAGCTAATGTATCAATGCATTCTTGGAAGCCAGAAGTTTATGTAGACTTCCCATCTCTTGATGCTACGCCGTCATATTATTCAGATAACAAAGACTATTTTGAAACAGGATATAAATATAGAATTATAGTTTCTAAAGATATAGGCATTTAAAGTGGCTAATTTTATATATGGAAAAGCAAAACAATCTTTATTAAATGGTGAATTTAATATTGTTTCTGACTCATTAAAAGTTCTTTTAGTTACAGACTCTTATGTTCCCAATCAAAATACTGATCAGTTTGTTTCTAATATTTCCGCTTCTCACATAAGGCAAAGAACTTCTTCGTTAACTAATGTAACCAATGTTCTGGGTGTGATCGATGCTGACAATGTATCAGTCGCAGATTATGGTGGATTACCGTTTAAAGCTTTAATTATTTACAAAGATTCTGGCACTGATTCAACATCTAGACTTTTAGCATACATAGATACTGCAACTGGCATACCTTTTTTAGGAATAAATGCAACAACAGATATTACTATAAACTGGAGCAATGGCTCAAATAAAATTATATCTTTATAAAGGTACACAATATGGCAACTAGTTATCCAAGTTCTTTAGACAACTTTATAAATCCTACAGCAACAGATAGTTTAAGTTCTGGAGTAGTGCCTCATGCAGAGCAACACGCCAATCTTAATGATGCTATAGAAGCAGTGCAAACTGTTCTTGGAATCCTTCCAGCTGGCAGTTTTTTAACAATTAAAGACAGAATTGCTGCGTCAGAAGCTCTAAACGGCATGAGTGACGTTACTATTAGTTCTGTTGCTAATGGTGATGTACTAAGGTACAACGGATCAAAATGGTCTAATTATGGCGAGAATAATCTTACCGATGGAGGAAACTTTTAAAAATGGCTAATACAATCAGAATCAAAAGAAGAGCAGCTGGAGATGGCGCAGGCGCACCATCCAGTCTTGCAAATGCGGAATTAGCATTTAACGAGTCCACTAACATATTGTACTATGGTACAGGCACTGGTGGTGCTGGTGGATCAGCTACTCAGGTTATAGCCATTGGTGGTTCCGGAGCTGTAGTCGGTCTTGCTGGCGATCAAACAATTACTGGTAACAAAACTTTTTCTGGTACTGTAGCTCTTGGCGCTTCAGCAACCGCAACAACAAAAACAGCTGGTGACAACTCTACATCAGTAGCAACTACTGCATACGTAGCTACAGCAGTTGCTGCCGTAGGCGCATTTTCTGGATTGACTTTTGCAGGCGATGGTGGAACCACACAGGCTATAGCAAGTGGCGATACTCTTACTATATCTGGTGGCGTTGGTCTTAGTTCGACAGCATCTGCAATAGATACAGTCACAGTCAATCTTGATAATACATCAGTTACAGCTGGTTCTTACGGTTCAGCTAGCGCAATCCCAACCTTTACGGTTGACGCTCAAGGTCGTTTGACCGCAGCTGGAACAGCTTCTATATCTACTTCATTCACAGTTGATGCAGATAGCGGTTCAGATTTAACAATTTCTGGTGGAGATACCTTTAGAATAATTGGTGGCACTGGCTTAACATCGACGGCTTCTGCAACCGACACACTTACTTTGGACCTCGATAACACAACCGTAACTGGTGGATCATATGGTTCAGCTACAGCAGTTTCAACCTTTACAGTTGACGCTCAAGGTCGTTTGACCGCAGCTGGAACAGCAACAATTGCTATCCCAGCAAGTGCAGTTACAGACTTTACAGAGGCTGCACAAGATGCAGTTGGAAATGCAGTTGGAACAGGCCTTACTTACACTGATTCAACTGGTGCAATTTCGGTAACAGCAAATACCTACGACGCCTATGGCGCAGCATCCTCAGCTCAAAGTGCAGCAGAATCAACTGCTTCAGGTTATGTATCAACTCACTCATCAGCTACAACATCAGTACATGGTGTTACTGGAAATGTTGTTGGAACAACTGATACTCAGACACTTACCAACAAGACACTTACTAGCCCAGTAATAACTGGAGCAGTATTCAATGATGGTTCAATAGTCTTTGAAGGTGCAACAGCCGATGCTCATGAAACAACTCTTACAATCACTGATCCAACTGCAGATAGAACAATTACATTTCCAGATGCTACAGGTACAGTTGCTTTAGCTGCAGACGTTGCAGCATTGTCTGGTGCAACATTTACTGGTGCAGTATCTGGTACATCTCTTACTCTTTCAGGTGACTTAACAGTTAATGGTACAACAACTACAATTAACTCAACTACAGTAAGTGTCGACGACAAGAATCTTGAACTTGGCTCAAGTGTCTCTCCATCAGATGCTGGTGCAGACGGTGGTGGTATTACGCTCAAGGGAACTACGGACAAGACTTTTAACTGGGTTGATGCAACTGATGCATGGACTTCATCTGAGAATCTCAACCTTCTAACTGGCAAGTCATTGTTAATCGCAGGAACTTCCGTACTTAACGCCACTACTCTTGGTTCAGGAGTAACGGCATCAAGCCTTACCTCAGTTGGAACAATAGCAACTGGTGTATGGAATGGCACGGCAATAGCCATAGCTAACGGTGGAACCGGCTCTACAAGTGCTGGAGACGCTCGTACGGCTCTTGGAGTAGCAATTGGCTCTGATGTACAGGCTTACAACGCTACGCTTGCTGCAGTGGCTGGTGGAACATATACTGGCGATGACAGCATTACTACACTTGGAACAATTACCACTGGTACTTGGACTGGTACAGCAATCGCCATCGCTAACGGTGGTACTGGATCAACAACTGATTCCGGAGCTCGTACAGCCCTTGGATTGGCCATTGGAACCAACGTACAGGCTTATAGCTCAGTATTAGATAACGTAGCTGCAGGCAACTATACTCTTGACGGTGGCACATTCTAATTAAAAGTGGTATAATACTATCTTTAACCATGGAGTAAAAAATGGCCATTAGTAGTGGAAACTCATCAGGACCAAGAAAAAATGACGTACCCAACATAGTTGGAGATAAGCCCGCCGCTGCCGATCCTAAGATCACAGCAGCGGGCTTTGACGTCCGGAACTGTATCTAATACTAATTTAAATGATCCTTCTGGTGGCAACTTAACTAGATTAGATGAGATTATATCTTCATCTCCTACAGCTAACACTGTCTATCCTAGAAAAGAAGACGTAGCTTACACTAAGTATTCTCCTTATTTCCCGCCTTACTTTCCTCCATACTTTCCTCCATACTTCCCTCCATACTTTCCTCCTTTCTTTCCACCTTTCTTCCCACCTTTCTTCCCACCATACTTTCCACCTTTCTTCCCGCCTTTCTTCCCGCCATATTTCCCACCATATTTCCCACCATACTTCCCACCAGGGTTTAAGTAGAGGAAAATTAGATGGCAAATATTATAAAAATAAAAAGATCAGCAACACCATCTCAAACGCCAACATCCTTAGACTATGGTGAGTTGGCGCTAAATTATGCTGATGGAAAACTATTCTATAAAAACAGTTCTAATAATGTAGTAGAATTTACTAGCGCTGCTAGCGTAGCAGGTACAGTTCACAACGCAACAATAGGGGACGGAACAAACACTTCATATGTTGTTACCCACAACTTTGGTAGTAGAGACGTAAGTGTGACAATCAGAGAAGCAGCTGCTCCATATGGTTTAATTTTGACTTCATGGGAAGCCACATCAAGTAATGCTGTTACTATTTTATTCGATTCACCTCCTTCTTCTAATTCTGTTAGGGTGTCTGTTTATGTGGCCGTATCAGGCCTTGAGCAGGGCCCTACCGGTCCTACAGGGCCGACTGGTCCCACAGGGCCTACAGGTCTAACCGGCGCTACTGGACCAACAGGCCCACAAGGATCTAGCGGATACTCAACATTAAATCTCGATGGAGGGCATCCTGATACTATATATGTTGGAATTAATTCTATTGATTGCGGAGAAATATAATGGCTATTCAAGTACAATATCGTAGAGGTACAGCAGCACAATGGACTAGCGCAAATCCAACATTAGCAGTTGGTGAACCGGGGTATGAAACAGATACTGGTAAATTTAAGGTAGGTACTGGGGCAGCCGCTTGGACTTCTCTATCTTATAGCTCAGGTCCTGTGGGGCCTACAGGATCTGCTGCAAGCTTAACATTAGGAACTGTAACCACAGGAGATGCTGGATCTTCAGTTGCAATCACAAACTCTGGCACATCGAGTGCTGCTATTTTTAACTTCACTATTCCTAGGGGCGATACTGGAGCCACAGGGCCTACAGGGCCTACAGGGCCTACTGGAACAGCTGCTACAATCACTGTTGGTACCGTCTCTGCTGGTACGGCAGCAGTGACTAATTCAGGCACAAGTAGTGCAGCAGTTCTTGATTTTACATTACAAACAGGTGCTACTGGACCCACCGGACCCACCGGACCAACTGGACCTACTGGACCTACTGGCTCTATTGGTTCAGCAACATTAGATGATCTTTCAGACACAATAATAACAAGTCCCGCAACTGCTCAAATTTTAAGGTATAACGGAACCAACTGGGTCAACTATGCTTCGACCCTTACCCTTGGTGGAAACTTTACTACCTCAGGTGCATATACAACATCTTTGACTGCAACAGCAAATACAGCCATAACACTTCCGACTACAGGTACTCTCTCGACTCTTGACGGAATGGAAATTCTAACTAACAAGACTCTTACCAGTCCAGCAGTTGACACACCATTTTTAACGCTTTCAACAAGTACATCAACAACTGATGCAAGAATTTTTTGGGATTCTACAAATAAAAAAATAAGAGTAGGCAATGGAACAATATCATTAGACTTTGCTTCTTCTAACGTCATAACAAATGCTCAAACTGCAAGTTACACATTGGTTTTGGCTGACAAAGATAAACTTGTCGAAATAAGCAACGCATCAGCTAACACTCTAACTGTTCCAGCAAACTCTTCAGTAGCTTTCCCTATTGGAACACAAATGACAATACTTCAAACAGGTACTGGACAGACTACAATTGCAGCTGCAGGTGGAGTAACCGTAAATGCAACACCAGGCTTAAAGCTTAGAGCTCAATGGTCTTCAGTTACTTTGATAAAAAGAGCTACAGATACTTGGGTTGCACTAGGCGACTTGCAAGCTTAATCTTTCTTAATGCACCAAAAATTAGTAGAGCACCAACGGTATCCTCTTTTAATCTCTTTTACTTGATGCGGAAATTCATCTTTAGCTGGAAAACAAATAAACATTCCAGGCTCTGGTTTGACAAGTAAATCTTGTTTAGGAAAATAGATCTCTCCACCTTCATAGTTATTATTATAATAAAGCACTGAGCTAAGATCTCTAGTTGGATGTCCAGCTCCAGTCTTTAGACCAACACTTTTATTCTGCGCAGATCCGTGATCTAGATGAACTGGCATTGAATCTCCAGTTTTCATTTCTACCACACTAGTTAATCCCTCATCATGAACTTTGCAACCAAAGCAACTTTCTATAATTTCCTTTATTTTATCATGATACTTACTCAAGAGTGTAGGTAAATCTGGACGGCCATTGCCAGCATAAACTCCAAATGGAGAATATCCAGATTCATCAATTGTAACTGGCGTATCATTTAAGTATATTAAAATTTTTTCTAGATCTTGTCTGTCTAAAATATCTTTAAAAATATGAATCTTATCCATTTTATCTCAATTCTGTAATAGTATAAAAAGATGGAGTTGTGTATCTTTCTCCAGAGATAACTGGTTTAACTCCGTGCAAATAGTTAACATCACCAGGATGAGCTACAGCTAAACCAGGTTTTGGGGTTACGATCAAATCATGATCTGGATAATAAAGCTCCCCACCTTTAAAGTTATCATTGTAATAAAATAATGAATTTATATCATAAGTTGGAAAAGGATTTGGTTTACCGTCATTAGTCTGTTTGTCCGCATGCGGTTTTTGTTCCATGCCCGGACGCCATTTGATTATTACTGGAGGCCTATTAGATAGTCCAACTTTAAAAGATTGCTCTAAAAATTGTTTCATTTTTTTAATATATTTATCGATAATATTATAAACTTCAACATTAAGTTTCTGAAGAATATCCCAACTACACTGTCTATCAGCCCAGTAAGAAGCATCATATATGCAAGTGCCATCAGCAGCGTACTGATTTTCTCCAGCATCCATCCATTCATTAATGGTTGGGAGAAACTTTTGAATTACTTTAAGGTCATCTATATCTATGAAATTATTAATTATTTTTATATTGTCAATAGACTTACCAAAATGACCTGGCTTAACGAGTGACTGCTCCATACTTTGCTCCTAGTTATCTATAAATTTGACTACTGTCGAAAGTCTGTGATAAAGTATATCATTACAGGACTGACGTTCTAGCAATGAATTGGAGATTGAATTGGAAATTTTTAACATAGAAGAACCTAAACTGGGGATAATTCTTTATAGAGGTGCCATATCAGATGACGTTAACATACCTAAAAGATTAGAAGATACACTTACTGGAAGTCAGCATGAGTACTTTAAATGGAACGAAGCTATGGTTGGCTATAATGAAAAAATGCCCGACTATAGAGATTGCTATGATTTAAAAGTAGGTCCAAAACATTGGGGACATCTTCCATTAGAACTATCTGAAATTAAAAATGTTTACGATGACTATAATTCTATATTAACTACATGTCTAGCAGACTATGAGAGAAGATATAATTTTAAGATGGAATTTATGGAAGCAATTAATTTTATAAAATATGGAAAAGGTCAACATTTTCAAGTCCATACAGATTCAGGTTTTTCATATTTTTGCACTCTTTCTTCAGTTGGGTTCTTTAATGATGATTATGAAGGAGGAGAGCTTTGGTTTCCTTATTTAAACCTTAAGTTTAAAGCTCAAAAGGGAGATATAATATTCTTTCCTTCAACGTACATTTATGCTCACGGATCAATGGAAGTAACTGAAGGAACTAAGTACAGTGCGGTAACAATGTATAATTACAATGAAATTGGCCAGTCAGTTACACCATCTAGTGGGATTCAACTCGCAACACTGCCGACGCTATCGAAAGCTGATTAAAGTGGAAGAAAAAACAGAACAGTCATTTGTGGAATATGTAGATAATAATATATATGATTTTCCACTCAAATCCATAGATGGAGAAGATGGCATTCTGGCAAACCTTAAAGGAAAAGTTTCTATTTTATTTAATGTGACTGGAGAATGTGCTAACTCGCCTCAGTATACAATAATACAAGATATATATAACCAATATAAAGATTTAGGCTTTGAAGCCTTAGCTTTACCCAGTACAGACTTTTGCCAAGATGCATATGGTGAATTTGCAGACTCTAATACTAGTGCAGAAAATATGAGAGATCATATGAAAAAAGTCTATGGTACAGATTTTCCATTTTCTGAGATGGTAAATATATTAGATCCAAATGAGGATAAAGAAGCTTACAAGAGAGCTAGAGAAGAGTATGACAAAACTGATATTGACTACTATAAATCAACAGGGGAGATTCATCCACTATTTAAAGAATTGCAAAAAAACAGTGATTTAATTCATGGAAATTTTGAAAAATTTATCGTATCCAAAGATGGTTCTAAATATGTTAGATTCTGCAATTCAGATTTATTAGACCTAGCATATAATAGCAACAATAGAAGCACATCTTCAGAAGAAGCATTAAACAATATTAAAAAAGCTATAGAAGATTTTCTTAGAGAAGAATATGACGAAGATAACATTAACTAAGACTCATCAGAATCCACCAGCCATACAGCAGTCTAGGCTTAAAAGAGATTGGATGGATGAAACCTACAATAAGCATGCCTACAAGTGTTTACCAATGTCTGCAGCTAATGTAAATGGCTGGGAATTAATTCTTCAGCAAGATGTTGTAGTTCAATGGGATGGAGGTAATACTACTCCTAGAGTCTTAGAAGGCGAATTCTTAGATGGTAGACCCGTTGTAATTCCATCTATAATCGGCATTATGTCCTTTGCTACAGGATGGGCGATTAACACTGAAGAGGGGTATGATACCTGGATAACCGGATCTCCAAATTATTTTGTAGATGGGGCAGCTCCGTTGTCAGCAACCATACCAAGTTTTTGGTGGCCAGATGAATTTAATATGAATTGGAAAATTACTAAAATTGGAGAACCAGTAAAATTTGAAGCTGGGATGCCATTTATGTTTTTTAATATTTACAATAATGATCTTCTAGAGAGTGCAGAAGTAGTAGTCGAAAACCTTTGGGATAAACCAGAATTAATGGCCAAGCGTCAATCATACGGCGACGCAAAAATGAAGAAACTTCATGAGCAACCTTGGACTTGGATGAACGGCATTAGGAGTGGCTTAGACGAAAATGGTAATCAAATTGGCCCAAAGCATGATGGGCTAATAAAACTGGCTGAACCAAATCTAGATACTGTAAAAAAATGGTAAATTTATAAAAGAATTTGGTACTATATGTCATATATGCCCAAAATCCAAAGGAACGGTTATGCTCTTTAATAATGTAGACAAAAGCACAAAATTAGAAATTTTAGAAGAAAATATTCCAAAATATGAAAAAGATATTTATGAAATTCTTATACAGCTTGGAATTGATCCAGTGTCATTTGATGAAGATAATTTTGAGGAAGAGGATCCATTGGCTAATCCAGATGACACGGTAACAAAATCTTTGCGCAGTCGATTAAAAAAAGCTATAGATGGTTTAAACTTAATTAACGAAGAAATTGCAAACTTAGAAATATAAATATGCAATTTAGCTTATCTTCCGAAGAAAAAAAAGAAGCATATCAATTAGTAAAAATAGAGCTTGAAAAAGCTTTAATACTAAGATTGTCGGCATTGGGCATCGATCCAGAAGAGTTTGATGAAGAGAATTTCATCCCTGCTGAAAACAGCACAGCTCAAAAAGATATATATGATATAATTTTCAAGATAAAAGATATAGATAATAAAATATCTTCTTTATAATTGGAGTTTAAATGCAGTTCAAATCAGCTCAAGAATATAATCCGTTAAACTACGCATGCTATGCAGTAACTAGCGTTAAGGAAGATTTTACTTTAAATACAGTTCATCCCAATGGTCTACAGCAGTACCTAGACTACGATGTATATGATATTGGAGATAAAACTTTAATAGCTTTTACTAAAATTAATTTTTATAAAACTTATTTTGTTTTTAGACTTATTTCTGAAAACTACACAGAAGACATAAATGCTGAAAATTATGAGTATGTAGCTGATGTTTTGGACGAAAGTTACGATGAATCAAAATATACATTTCACATAATGGAGTCAGCTGCTTCTTTTCAGGAAGCAGTGGGCGACAAAGTTACTTCTATAGAGGACAGTCGCAGATGCGATTTAGAAGACTTTGCTGCAGTGGATTTTTATGACGTAATTGCTGACGGCAAACCAGATTTATTAGATAGAAATTATTTTAACAACGACAACATATTGGGATGGGCATTATTTTTGGCTTCTATGGGAAATATTTATATAGTTAAATTAGAATTTGCTGACATAGAAGATCGAGCATACAAGGACTGGTCTGCCAGTACATTAATGGCACAAACTTTTATGCATGCAGTAAAAATGGCATATGAATGGAATATACTAGCAGAAGAACCCTGGAACAGTAATCAAAAAGTAGCTCTAAAGTCTAATGCAGCTTTTAAAGATTGGAATATGTCAGAGGAAATTTTAGAAGAGATATCATCTTTATCTCCAAACACTTCCATCGGTATGTATTTAAGCTCAGATCCAGACCCCAGAAGATCTATTATAGAAGATAAAACAATTTCACCTAAATTTAAAAATTGGTATATTTCAAAATTAAGATATAGAACATTAGGTTCTTTATCTCAAAACTATCCAGAAGATTTGGATATTCCAAGTTCTATGATAGAAAAAGAAAAAACATTTTTTGAAACTGAAATATACAAATTTTGCATTGAGAATGAACTAGATATACTTTCAACTACTTCTGTAGATATTCTGGACAAAGCGTACTGTAGCGGTCCTTCTTATAAAGAAAAAAATAATACTATTACTGATATTATAGGCAAAAATATCTACTTGCAAGATAGAGAATTAATCAAAGAATATCAAGAAATAAAGAAAAAACCCTTCGCAACATACGAAGGATAGTTGTATAATCAATATTAATTTTTATGATAGTAAAAGATGACTACCTAGACAAAAATTTATACAATCAAGTATTGAAGGACAATTTATTTTTTCCTGAATTAATGGGAAATGAAGATAAAATAGCTGCCCATTTACTTATGTATCATGAAGAATCTTCTAGTTGTTATTCTCCATTTATGTTTTGGGATGGTTGGTGGAGAAGCCCAGCAGATACTCTTAAAAAACAAGTAGTGCAAAAAATATGGGAAGAGCACATGGAATGGCCATGTGAAGATATTCTTGGTTTTGAATACTGGACAAGGTCTTATGGCCCGGGGCAATACATAGATCTTCATGTGGATGAAGATACTTTTTTGTATAAAAAAAATAAGATGTTTCAAGGTCCTGTTTTAGGATGCATTTATTATGGTGTAGACAATGACAATGGTGGATTTTTAGAACTTCATAAAAACACATTAATAAATGGTAATGAAAAAGTTTTAGACAAAATTAAAAACGAAGAATTAATATCTCCTATAAACGATAGGGAAAGAATAGCATACAAGGGAAATAGGCTTATAATATTCAATGCCGGTCACAGAGTGCATGGTACGACACCCGCAAAATCTGACCTTAGACAAGTTTTAGTTGTAAATGTTTGGCACAAAGATAATCCACCAGAAGCTCTTTCTAGTGGTGGTTTTTTCTACGAGTAAAAATATTACATGCTATAATTATACCTATGACGCAAACTGCTGACACAGTAAAAATACTCGGCAAATGGAAACTTTCTGTAGACACTCCATTTGGAAAAGAACAATATTCTTTAAGCGTTGAGAGTATTGACGGAGAGCTAGCTGGTTTTGTATTCCACGAAAAAGGCACTGCTAGTCTAGTTAATTTATCTTTTGTAAACCAAACATTTAAATGTTCATTACATGTAGAATTCCCAATAAAAGCTATTGTAAATTTGAAAGCAAATGTTATGGATAATAACAAAATGTTTGGGACATTACAGGTTGATCAGTATTTAAAAACTTTATTTATTGGAGAACGATGATGTCTATGTATAATTTTTCTGCGTCTTCAATAAATGGAAAAGAAAACTATCTTTCTGAATTTAAGGGAAAAACAACTTTAGTAGTAAATATAGCTAGTAAGTTTGGCTATGAACCACAGTGTTCTAATCTGTGGTCATATGCAAGAACTTGTAGACAACTTTGGCAGTTGCAATCTGTACATGACGAGTTTAAAAATAGAGGATTCTCGGTCCTAGCATTCCCTTGTAACCAATTTGGTTCAATGGATCCAGGAACTAATGAACAAATAAACAATTTCATTAAAGATAATTATCCTTTTGTAACTTTTCCTATTTTTGAGAAAGTTGAAGTTAATGGAAAAAATGAACATGAGGTTTTTGCCTTCCTTAAAGGTTATGAAAAAAGATCATATTCAGACTTCGCTGCTGATGGTACAGAAGAAGCTAAAAAAGGACAGAATTTAGTAGGTCAGGCAATGGCAAGAATTTCTCATAATTATGAAAAGTTTTTAGTAAGTAGAGATGGAATTATGATATCTAGATTTAACTGGCAAGATATGCCGCTGGATGAAACGCCTAGAATTCAAGGTGCAGGCTGGACAATTAGACAAGCGATAGATGAAGTATTGGGATGAACCAGGAAAATAATAATAGAGAAAATCCATACTTGGGATTGTCTCCATATCCAGTGTCTCCAGATTTTACCGAAGAGATAATAGCTGAAATTGGAGACCTAGAAGCAGAAGAACTTGGACCCGGAATAGTAGTTATAAAAAATGCTTTCAAGATAGACCAAAGCAAAATACTTGACCATATAGACTCTCAGGCAGAAGAAGCCCATAGGACCAGATGGCAGTTTATAACAGCTGAGGATGGCGTTGAGTATGGCATAAACGAAGATGGCTTCAGATATAGGCTAGAGGATGTTCCTGCAGCTCCTGTGCGATTGTTGCAACCTGTAAATTCAGAAACGCCTGAAAATGTAAAAGAATTTTTTATTTACTTAGAAGAACAAATATATAAATCATTAATAAAATATATAGATTTTTATCCACTTATGATAGGTAGTATTTGGTGGAAAAATAGAGGCCATATACTTAGATACGGAGATGGTGGCATCTTAGGCTGTCATGCAGACAATGACACTAACTACAAAGTATCTCAAGGAGTTAGGTACATGCCTAAGGGCATGGTAGCATCTCGACAGACATGTGGGGCTTTAGTATATTTAAATGATCAGGTAGACACTGAAGAGGAATTAGATGGAAAAAACTTTACCGGTGGAAATTTAAACTTTGTTCACCTAGGGATATCTTATGCCCCCAAGAGGGGGGACATTATCTTCTTCCCCACTAATTACGTAGCAGCACATGAAGTATCAAAAATGGGAAAGGGCGTTAGGTATGCTTACTTAACCTTCTTTGGACAAGGCGATAGCGATGTTAAGTCTAACATAGTGATTGTAGAGCCAGAAGAAAGTTACGATTGGTGTCCAGCTGTTTGGTTTAACAATATCTATGACGACTATGAAAGATATTGCAAAACTCCACATTCTAGATATTCTAATTTAGAAAAATATGGAGTTTCACCAGGTTGGAATCCAGTTTATCAAGGAAGAAACGTTGCACAATATAACAATAGTCATGAGGCAATTGTTGTTGAGGAAAAAGAAATTCAAGAATCAGATACCGAACTACCAGAAGGGCCATGTGGAACAGAGCCTAGGTTAATATAATGTTTGAAATAAAAGAAGAAAATATAGAAATACATGATATGGGAATTGTTCTTTTTAAGAACGTTCTTCCCATGAAGGAACATGGTTATATATTGGACTTTGCAAGATCTTTAAGATTAAAAGCTTTAGAAGATGATTTTACTTTTATTAATGATGATTTAGGAAATCCACAATATGCAATCAACAGAAGTGGACATAGGTACAGCCTAGAAGATGTAGACATAGCGTGCAATCACATTATGAATTTTATGCATGAAGGCTTAGATAAAAAATACTTTGACTTCTTTAAGGCTTGCGAAGACGTTCTTTACTCGTGCATGCTTAGGTATGTAGAGATGTTTCCTATGGTACTGACCTGCTTATGGTGGAGAACTCAAGGGCATATAGTGGGATATGGAAAAGGCGGGCGATTTGGAAAGCACTGTGACAATGATGTCAATTATCAACCAGGAGCAGAACCAGATCAACAGCTAGCAATAAGAAATGTTTTAGGTGGGCTAATTTATTTTAATAATTCAGTTTCTTCTTATAGCGAAGTAAGAAGAAATAATGATTACATAGGTGGAGAAATAGTTTTTCCATACGCAAATTTTACATACTCTCCAAAAGCGGGCGACGTACTGATGTTCCCATCGAATTATCTCGGCACACACAAGGTCCTTGAATGCAAAGACGGAGAAAGATATGCTTACGTTGGGTATTTTGCACAAGGGTCTAGCGATCCATCCAGAGGGGTAAACGTAAGACAGCCTTCAGAAGTAATGGATAGCGGTCAAGTGTGGATGCCAAACATAGTGCAAGACTATTTGGCGTCAATAGAAAAAAGACATCCTCAAACAAACAAAGAGGAATTAGCACTATTGACCGAGGCAGCAAATAGACCAATGACTAGCAATAATACTAATCAAGAAATTGGTAGAATATGATTTTTAATAAAGTAGAACCAAAACACTTAGGTGGTGGAGTAGTGGTCTTTGAAGCCTGTCTTGATTTAGATTGGGAGAACTTACTCAAAAGATCAAATCAGTTAATAGAAGAAGAATGGAACGATATGTATTCTCCAGGAATAGATCCTGAGACTGGTGAAGAAATATATGTAAACAAAAGTGGTTATTTCTTCAATAAAGGCAGCATTGACTTAATGCCAAAAAGAGCTAGTGCGATTCATTACAAGGACAATGAAGATTTGCGTGACCTTTTTTCTTTTATAGAGTCGGCAAAAGACAAATGCTTGTTACAATATTTTGAGCTTTTTCCATTGGCTTACAAATGTGTATGGTGGAAAGTCAAAGGTCATATATTGCAATATCCAAAAAATGTTTACCTTGGCTCCCATTCAGATATCAGTGGTGATTACATCTATGGAGTTTTAGAACCTCAAGATCAATTGGCCTTAAGAAACGTCGTTACAAGTTTAGTGTATTTTAATGATTCAGTTGATAACGAGAAAGATCTAGATGGTCAAAATTACATTGGTGGACATCATTATTTTAATTATTTAGACATAGATTATTCTCCCAAAAAAGGAGATATAATATTCTTCCCATCTAACTACATGGCTGCCCACGAGGTAAAACCGGTAAAAGAAGGCCTTAGATACAGTTATCTTGGATGGTATAGTCAAGGGACTCCTAACCCAGCTGTTCACGAATATGTAGCAGATCCCTTAAAAGATCCTGAACTATCAAAGAAAGCAACAAACGTTTATATGACGACGCTTAGAGAAGATTTGAAAAAACATCTAATAGAATCTGGATACAAAGAAGATTCTCCTCAGTTCTATATTACAAAATCAAACTATTAAGGAACCTTATGAAATCTAAACATATTGGAATGGGCGTAGTCATATGCGAAAACGTAATTGATATAGACCAAGATTTTCTTTTTGAATATATTAATTGGATTCGCAAAAATCAAGAAGACACTTTTGTTTATTTAGAGGAAGATGGCGTAGAGTACGCTATTAATAAAACTGGTTTTAAATTTAAGCTAGAAGACGTTAAGCAGGCACCACAAAGATTTTTGGATACAAAAGGAAAACAATTAAACTCTCCTGTTCCTCAGAAATACATCGATTTTATAGACTCACTAGAGAACGCAGTCTACGATGCTCTTGTGGAATACTGCTGTTACTTCCCGGACGCAGGGACAACATCTTGGTGGAGACCAACTGGTCATATAGCTGGATATGAAAATGGTCAAAGAATAGGCCAGCATTGCGACGATCAAGTACCTTACGAATGGGGTAAGCCAACAAGCAATCAAGTCTCGATGCATAATAGTTCAAGCATAAACTTATATTTAAATGATTGCGTAGACTCACAAGATGATTTAAATAATTTTAATTATACTGGTGGAGAAATCCATTTTCCAAATATTCCATATGTTTGGAAACCAAAAGCTGGATCAGTGGCAATATATCCTTCTAGCTACATTGGTAGACATGAAGTCTATCCTGTGGATCTGGGCCAGCGTTATGCGTTCTTGAGCATAGCTTGTTATGGCACATCTTTTGACAGAGAAGAAACAGTTGGGCAAGAGAATGATCAAAAACACTGGATGCCGGACCTAATAAAAGATGTTAATAATAGGGTTGGTAAAAAGAATTTTTTACTTTAAATCGTTACTATAACAGGGGACAAGAAGGGGTATAGATGAGCCTATTATATAATCAGCTACTGTCTTATGACGCCCCATCTATTTTTTATAGTGGTGATATAGGCGTTTCTCCGTCTAGTATTTTAAATCCTATTCAAATAGGAAATCCAAGTATACTTTCTCAGGCAATAAATAATCAATCCAGTTTAACCACAATTGGATTAATATCCTATGACTTTGCTCCAAGCGGACAAATCACAGGAGTTACATCCTACGGACTTGCTTCAAGCGGACAGATTACAGCAGTCACATACAATGACTTTGCCTCTAGCGGACAAATCACAGGAGTTACATCTTATGACCTTGCTCCTAGTGGACAAATTGCAATGGAAGTAACATCTTCTCCTGGAACAGCCATCTTGACTTTACAGCAGATTTAACTATATATAATATATTATTGCGCTACTATTCTATGTAAAGCTTTATTTTTGGAGATTCTATGACTACTGGAAATGTTCTTGTAAACGACACCGTAAGAATTAGGGTTAGATTTATAGATATAGATCCTACCACTGGTAATGAGATTGAAATTTCTCCAACTTTAGTTACCGTTAATATATTTGATTCTGAAGATGCAATAGTAGAAACTGGTCAAGCTCAAGCCGTAAGCGGATCCACTTCTTCATATTACTATGACTTCACAGCTACAATAGCAGGTGAATATAAAATAACTTTTATTGGAACATTTGCTAACTCAACATTTGTAAATGTAAATCAAAACTTATATGTAAGCAGCCAAACGGCAGAATATAGACCAACTATAACTTTATCGGCAGATGAAACCATATCATTTGGAGCAGATATAACACCACTTTATGTAGATCCAGAAATCCTTCAAAGTACATTTCCAGATGCAACAAAGCTTGAAATAGCAGAACTAATACATAATTTTTCTCAAGAAATAAATAGCATTATTGGTATAAATTCTACTACAACAGATCCAGTTGCCGTAATGGAGAGCTATGGGGTAGCCCCTTATGCCGTAGTAGAATACATCAAAGCAGCTACATGCTGTGAGCTTACTAGAGTTTATGGTTTTGGCGGAGATGATGAATTGAGTATACAATTAGCAGATTTGCAGATTACAAACAGAAATACTCCAAGAAGTAATATAACAAGATCTAACGCAACAACCTGGTGCCAAATAGCAGCAGCTTTAAGGAAAGAACTTCTGTCAAAGAGAACTGGCATAAGAGGCGTACAGCCAAAGGGAACGCCTAGAAGAGTCACCACCCCATCTGGAGCATCATTGGATCTGCAAACCGGGGCACTTATATATATTAACGATACTAACGTATACGGCCCAAGGGATCTGTTCAGACAAGGTACAAGCGCCCAATCTGGCGTAGACGACCCCATGCCAAGCAGGGGCATAAAGAGATATGATTAATGCTAAAAATATCATTAAAAAGATATTAAGAGAATGGGGTCATGATATACTTTATCAAAGAAGAATATCTGACGATTTTTCATACTCAGAAGTTTTAGAAAGAATAACTACAAGAAGTCAGTTAGCTAAGTCTTCTAGAATTTCATCAACATTAGAAGAAGAAATAGAAGGTTACTTTGTCAATTCTGATTTAGTATATTACTTTGAATCTTCGGTCAATCCTCAATCTGGGGATAGAATATATGAAGAGTCTTTTACAAATTTAGATGAAACAATAATTTACAGAATAGACGCTACGTACGGTGTTAGAGGACGTTTTGGCGAAATAAATTATTGGATAGTTGGAGCAACAAAGGAAACGCCAGCAGGATAATATGTTACTAGTAAGTCCAGGAACAGTAGTAGAGATTCCATTTGTATACAGATCTGGGTACACCTATGTCGATCCAGACGTTAGTATAACAGCTCTTCTTAAGAGGCGGATTTAACAACGCAGGCCCTGTTATAGCTGGCCCATTTGTGTGGGCTCCGGCTTCATTGGATTGGAGTGAATATGATTTTGCTGACGATGTTATTTTTTACAAAGACGAATCAATAACAGAGGCATACCCAGTGCTTAAAAGGGATTCTGTAGGTTCTTTTGTAATTAAGTTAAAGATACCAGAAAATCTTTTTGATGGAATGTATACCATTCAAGTAACAGCACTAGTAGATGGATTGTCTGTATCAAGAGAAATAAATTTGCAATCATCCAATGGATACCAGACATATGAAGATTCTTTTGATTTAGGTTCAAAGTCAATAAAAATAGGCAATAGATCTTTATATCAAAATATTGGAGATTCAACAACTCAAAATATATTATTAATAGGTCATACAGACGCTTTACAACCTTACGGAATAGTAAAATTAAAGTCTATTCAAGATGGAATAAACTTATTAAGAGGTGATGTAAAATCTCCGTTACTTAGAGGAATGTTTGATGCGTATGCATGCGGAGCAAGAGATATATATTTAATGTCTTGTGGGTATATGAGCGAATACGTAGAAGAAGTTAGTGATAGAAATGTAGAAATATTTTCTGACGATGATGCAACACCAAATCAATATTCTTTTTACGATTTGTATTACTTGAGACTTAATGAATGTTATTCACTTCTAAAAGATTATGAATTTTTAAACATAATAGTGCCATTAGAAACTTCAATTATAAATACTGGACTTAATAATTTTGTTGAGCAACTTGCAACCCACTGTGAATTTTTACAGACTGAAACGGGTGAAGTCCAGTTTGGAATAATAGGTTCTAGAAATAATGGATTATCAATATCAGATATTGACCTATTGGAAGAAAAAGATTTTAATTTAGATCCAGTTATAACACCTGAAGGTTATGTTATTTCTGATAAGGGTAGACATGTAATATTGATTTATGGTGAAATAATTTTAAGCCACAAACAACTACAGGTAAGTTATTCCGGTTCACCAGCTGCCGCAGTAGCTGGAATGATATCGTCTACTAGAATAGATAGAGGTTTAACTAAGACTAAAATACCAGCCGCTTTTTCTATTCATGGAGCAGATCTAAACGCTGCACAAGTAAAAAGACTTCAAGACATAGGAATTAACACTGTGGTTAGAGGACAAAGATCTAGAAGGGCAGCAATCTTTGACACATGTCTAAGCAGTGATTACACTAAATCTATTAGTGAATCCTATAAAGATTGCAGCAATGTTAGATTAGTTTCTTTAGTCATTAGGGAGATTCAATCCTTAGGAAACCTCGCTGTTGGAAAATTTGGATATGATAAAATAGTATCTTATGTAGAAGAGTTTCTGTCAGCACTACAAAGCTCTAGGGTAATAGTTGACTATTCAATGAATGTTTCTGCAAATAAGGTAGATAAAAGTACTCTTTACTTTAACATATCAATTACTTCTTCCAGAACTTTGAGACAAATTTCTTTTAATGTTTCTAGTGGTAAGGGCGCATAATGACACAGAATGTTATAGGATTTCCATCTGGAAATAGAAACGATGTTAGTTTTGACAGAGTATTTGGAGAGCCGCTTCAAGCTAGTGGAAATCTCAGTTACTTAGAATTTATAGCAGTAGTTAAATCTTTATGGGAAAATGCTTATCCAGATATTAAAATTAAACCAACGCAGAGTGGGACATATGCAGATTATCCCGTAATAGTATATGGACTAGAACTAAGAAAAGCTCACACCAGTGAACCAAAACCAAGAACCAGAACTACTCAAACGAATAAAGATGTAGTTGTCTTCGGTCAAAGATTTCAAAACATAGTTAGCTTTACTGTAATAACAGAAGCAAATGGTGGAGCAAAACAAGGTTCTGCAGCAAGATATTCTGGGCCAGAAGTGGCGGACAATATCATGGAGATATTTGAAGACTTTATGCTAGAACATACTCCTGTCTTTAAAAGGCTAGGCGCTTCAGAATTTGTTTATTCAAGAAGACTTTCTGACTCTGAAGAAAATAGAGACAGTACTGACATTTGCAAAAGAACTGTTACTTATATGTTAACTACCGAAAAACTGTTTGCTCAAAATGTAGACCATATTGAGAGTATCGTTTTAGACGTGAGAAGATACATGTCTTACGAACAGTCCATATGGGACAGTGCTCAAGAAGGTGCTACCCCAGACTTTACTGGAACAGAAGTAAATATAATAGACTTGTATCAAAGTTCCACTCCCAACACTTAATGTAGTTTGTTTTTATATCTTACCTATTACTATATTGTCTGAAGTAATATATTTATCTGCCCTAATCGGAGGTCTAAAGTCTAATGGCTCTACCAGGTGTAAAAACAGTAATTAAAGATCGCTTTTATAGCATCTCAAGACAGGATATTCCTGTCGGACCAAAAATTTGTCTCATTGCTCGCAGGTCTACTGCTGACAATACTGGCAATGTAAGGGATCTAGACGTTGTTCAAGCAACAACGGAACAGGACGTCATGACTGCGTTTGGAGAAAATTCAGACGCACACAGAGGCTACTTTGAGCTTGTAGCAGGAGGTGCTGAAAGAGTTTTCATCGTACCACTTCCTAGCGACACAACATGGAACTATACCACTGGTGCAGTTACCAGTTCAAGCTTTGGTGGAAGCGTTTTTGATGCTTGTTTCGAAGCAGCAGAAGCAGTTCAGCCAGACATCATCGTACCTTGGGGTAGAGGTGGACATCCATATGATTATGATCAGGAGGGCGCTACTCCTAACACTGGCACAACAGGACCAAGTTTTGGTTTCTATGCAGACAGTGCCTCAACCGCAAATAGCCTTGTTGCCAAAGTTGGCGCAAAGGTAAAGGACATTGCAGAGAATTCTTTCCCATGCTTCGCTGTTATGGGAATTAAGCCATACATAGGTGGCGTATCAGAAATCATGACACCAGGTGAAGTATCAACTCACATTGGTAGCGCAGGATTAACCAATCTTATCTCAAGAGATGATGCAACCTTTTCTGCTGGTTCGGCTAACGACGGCGTTAACAAGCACGTAGTGGTTATGGCCTCAGAGCTTAAGCCAGTAAACTATGTAGCTGAATGGGGTTTTGCCAATGGTGCAACTACATTTGCTGCTGCAATTAGCAGAATGTCTTCTTTTAGCTCACCAGTTAATAAAATAGCTTACAACGTAGCAACGATCAGATACAATCCAACTAGAACACAGCAAATTGCAATGTCCGACAAGGGCGTTAACTTTATCGCTCTTAACTTCAACAAAGTGCCAGTCTTCATCGAAGGTAGCACATTTGCTATGTCTACATCAGACTATACAAGAATTTCTACATATAGAATCATTTCAGAAGCAGCCACTTTAATAAGACAAGTGTGCCAGAAGTTTATTGGTGAAGCATCAACGCTTCAAACAAGAAACTCTATGGAAACGGCTATCACTTCTGCACTAAGAGGAATGCAACAAATGGGTGCCTTGTTGGACAGTGACTTCAGCGTAAGTTACTTGCCAGCACAAAATAAGGCGTTTGTTGACCTCGTATTAACACCAGCATTTGAACTCAAGAACATTGAAGTTCAAGTATCTATAAGCATATAACATAATACCGATTTGGAGGGTATATAAATGGCAGAATATGAAGGTCCAGTAGCTAAGTATCTCAATACTTATACTACATTTTCCGGAGCAGATATCGTAGCTACTTTTGGTGGCATTGAAATCGGAGCTCTATCTGGAATCACTTTCTCAGTTACTAGAGAAAAAGCACCAATTTACACAATGGGTTCACCAAACCCACGTTCCTTTTCAAGAGGAAAAAGAGGCATCGCAGGCTCTTTGATCTTCACGGTATTTGACAGACCAGCTCTGTACCAAATGCTTGAAGCTAATTATCAAACAGACGGCGGAGGAGCACAGTTCTTTACTAGAAAGAGCAATACTCTTCCAGGTGATGCAGGACACAAGAGAGGTATAGCAGAGTTCGACAAGCAGTCATTAGACGTAGTTAGTCAGATCCCTTACTATGCAGACCAGATTCCTCCATTCGATATTACAATTACTTTTGCCAACGAATATGGCCAAGGTGCAGTAAGATCAATCTTTGGAGTTGAGCTTTTGAACGAAGGTTCTGGAGCTTCTATGGACGACATTGTTATCGAAGAAACGATGACTTATGTAGCCCGTGAAATTGGACCTATGTACAAGATTTCAAACTCACAACTCACTGGTGGTATCTTTAATGGTGAAAACAGCCTCAAAAATATTATTAATGAAGATGTACCAGGAACAGCTGGACTCAACAAAAACGGCGTTAAGATCATTAGACCTTAATAGTCCTAAAGACTAATTATAGATATGGGGACTGGATTAAACTCTGGTCCCCTTATTTATTTATAAAGGAATAATCAATGACTGGTGTATGGAAATACGATCAACAATCTATAAGTAAGCATAGACAGCAGCAAGGTCTCCCAGACCCATTTTCAAATATGTCTTTTGCTGGAACCGATATATCAGCAGCAATGGTGATTCCAGCTATAAATAGAGAAACAGGCACCATAGAGGGCACGGATATCTTAGAGCTGGGAGAACTACAAACAATATCATATTCAATCCATAGAGAGAACTCTCCAATAAGAACTGTAGGCCATGTTAATCCAAGGGGATTTGTTAAAGGTGGCAGAACTATAGCTGGTTCATTGATATTTACTGTATTCAACGAGTATGCCTTCTATAGGATTAGAGAGTTCCGTCAAATGATGGGTGAAACAGGACTCTTTTTTGCACCACTAGCAGACATGCTTCCACCGTTTGATGTGGTATTATCATTCTTTAACGAATATGGTTTAGCAGCTAAAATGAAAATATATGGCATTACTATAGTAGATGAAGGTCAAACAATGTCTGTTGATGACCTCATTACGGAGCAGACGTATACATACATGGCCAGAGGTATTCAGCCATTAATGAGCGTTGAAAATGATCCGCTACTTTTGCCCAACGATCAAAGAGATCTCTACCAACAAAGACAAGAGAATTTCTTCGGTGCAACAAATCTCAAATCTTATACTCAGTTAATTGAAAGAATTGTTCCACCAGGTGGAACTTCTGCAAATTCTAAATAAAGGAAATCAAATTGATTGGTGATGCTAACGCTGGTGGAGCTTCTGACTACGAACTAAGGGTGGGGCAAAGGCCTTATAGACCCTTCAGTACATATTTGCCAGCAGACTTGCAAGAAAAGCTTTATGGAAAAGGAGGAAGTCTTCCTCCGACTACCATTAGAACTGGACCATCTTATGATCCATTGAGTGCTAATATAGACACCGAGTGGGCTGGCAAGTCAACGGATGGTCAAAAATTTAATAGCTATTATGATTACTATTTCAGTGGCGAAGATGTAAAAGTGTACATAGATGGATTATTTGATCCAGAACATGAACTTGATATTGCATCTTTCTCATTTGTTATCAAGCAAGAAAAACAACCTTTATACGGTTTTTGGTCCTACAATTATGATGCCATGATGGTTGGCAGTAGGTTGGTTAGCGGAGAAATGGTTGTATATACTAGATACCCTGGAAGAATGAGGGATCTACTTTCATCTGCAGCAGAACAGAGAGTTTTGTTTAATAGCGATAAACCAGGGGCATCAAGAATTCAATCTTATCTAACTGGAAATAATGAGCAATCTTTAGAGGATGAAAAAAATCTTCAAAGATATTGGAATAGATCTAATCTAGATAGACTTACAGCAGATAACGATAAAACAGATAAAAGAAATATATTTAGCTCTCATCCACCTTTTAACTTCATAGTTAAATATGGAACACAAGAAGGTTCAGTCAGTACGGTGGGTAGAAACTTAGGAACCGATTCTGTTGACAACCTTGAGACGCTAGATAGGTTAATGGCTACTGATTATAATGAAAGACTAGTTAAACCATCTAGAGGCAACACTGGCATGGACATAGTCCTGCAGGACGTTCACCTGGTGAGCATGGGAACCTCTATTGCACCTGGTGGTCAGGCAATGATTGAAAGCTATCAATTTATGTCTAGAGATATGTATATTTCCAGTGGCAATATTAGAAATACTCAAAAGTCTGTACTTTCAACTGTTGATTCTACAGGAATTGAAAAGACTCCAACCAACAAAGTCCAGCCACCATTGTCTCCTGGTAAGATTAAACAATTAAAAGATTTCTTTGAAGAATATGATAATAGCAGTAGCGAAGTTCCTCCTGTCGACAATAGTGCAGGTTTTTCTGGTGGAGGCGGAGGAGGCTTTTCTGGTGGAGGGGCTAGCGGATATTTCGGCTAGTCAATATTTCCAAAGGTCCCACACAACAAGTCAGTATACATTTTTTGTGTTATAATGTAGATAGAAAAATCTTTAATTTAAATTAGGAGAAAAAAATGGCCGAAGGCAGAAAAGTAATCGTTAAAAATTCTGAAGAGCTTGCAGAACAGCACGGTGCTGATCAAGTATATACTGCAGAGGAAGTAACGGGAAGTGAAGAAGAACTTAGTGAGATGCAAGCAGCTGCAGACTTTGTAAATGAAAATCCGACTACAGTAGAAGATCTTGCTGATGATGAACTAATATGGCCAGATGGCCCCACTGCTGGACAAATTAAAATGTGGAAGAAAGAATATGGAGATGTTTACGTAACGTCTATTACTTTTGACAAGCACATTGCTTGGAGAACTCTTTCCAGATTAGAATACAAGAGCCTTGTAAGAAAGATGGAACAGCTAATGGAAGCAGGACAACTTTCTTCTGGTGAAGCAAATCTTTGGAACGAAGAAGCTATTGCAGAGATCTGCATACTCTTCCCTCAATATGATAGACAGTCTATAACAGCAGACCTTGCTGGATTGCCATCATTGATCGCTCAAGAGGTGCTAGAGGCATCTGGCTTCGTAGCCCTAGAGGTTCGACAGCTTTAAAAAATGCTAGACTCAGACCTGTTATATGAATTAAAAAAACAGCATGGTTCTTTATTCCAAACTTCAATTAAAAACCAAGTAGTTGTTTTTAGGGAGTTAAAATTCTCTGAGTTCGATAGAATAGCTGAGCATCAACTATCTGGCGATTATACAAATCTAGATATAGAAGATTTTATAATAAAAAGTGCTGTAGTCTATCCACTAGAATTTGATACAGATAGACTTCCAACTGGAATGATATCCTCTTTAGCTGATGAGATATTGCAAGAATCTGGTTTTTCTTCAGCTAAAAAAGCTAAAAATGTTTTAGAATCAAAAAGGCAACAAGCTTCTGAAGTAAGAAGCTTAATGAAAGCCTTTGTTTTGGCTACTATATCTACATACTCTGCTGAAGATTTAGACGATATGACTTATACAAAGTTGGCAGAAAACGTAGCTTTGTCTGAAAAAATAATAGAAATTAAACAAAATATTCTTGGAATACAACCAACAAATGTAACCATACAATTGGTTGACCCTGAAGAAGAAGCAGAAAAAGAACAAGACTTCGCTAATAGATTTAATCAATCTAGAGGTGTCGGAGAAGCAGCTTATCAAGACCCAGTTGCCCAAAAATTGTGGGGAATGCAATAAGAAAGGATCACTAAATCATGATTAGAAATCGTGGTCCTATATCTACCCTGGGGTACAACCTTACTTCCAGGGATCTGCCAACTGATGAAGGGGAATCAGAAGGCCCAAGTCCTAACTCTGGAGCTATAGCAAAAGCGCTTAACGGTCATCCCGTTATGCGCTTTTTTGCGTCTGCTGCAACAGCGTTGGTTGCCACTCACGTAGCTTCTAAATTTGTTTCAGCTGGTGGAATAAAACTTGCTACAAAAATACAAAGAGCATCTGATTCAGGTGGCCAATATGCCGGAGCATCTACTAGATTCATTGAGAGCGCTGGCAAGATAAAGAAGGCCTTAGATGAATTAGAAGGCGTACATAGAAGTGTTGATGGAGTTGATGATTCAGATGTTTATTCTAAATTAGTTTTTGAATATGGTGGAGAAAGACTAAAGCAAAATTTAGATAGAGTTACTGGTGGAAGGTTCTTATTAGAAGCTGGATCATATATAACGACTCCTGAAATGAGGGCTGCAGGAAGAGGCATAACCCATGAGCCACCAGCAGTATGGACCCTTAAAGATGATATACAACAACTGCTAACAAGGAGAGCTAGAAATCTAGCCATCGAGTTACCTGCAATGTATGTTGCTCAAAGAGTAGTTACGGAACCATTATATGGTGATGGCAATAGAAAAGATAGAGGCAAATGGTATAACCCAGTAGACGTTATATCAGACTTTGCTAGACAGTCAACCATAAACATAGCAAGCATGTTAACTCCATTAGAGCTTGGTGGAGCAGGTCTTGCTAGGGCCAAGTTTCTTGCATCAGCTCCTTATTCTAAAAATCCAAATTTAGTTTTAACCGCCAGAGAGACTAAGTTATCTGAGTCCTTCTTAGATATCAAGACCATCCTAAGTAGCTTTGGTCAAGATATACAAAAGGTTACAACTGGACTAACAAGAAACTCAACAGCTTTAGGAGTTGCCTTCAGCTCTGCCGCAGACACTGTTACAAACTCCTCAGGAAGCTCTGTTTTTGCGTTACAGCAAGCAAGAAGGGGTGCACAAAAAGCAGCACAGGCAGCCTCTGACAGAGGAGCCGGAAAATTACAAGTAGCTGCATCATCAGTAAAAGGCTACCTATTTGGTCATGAAGTAAAAAATCCTTTAGACATAGAAAATAATCAAATTTTTCAAGGAGCAATAGATTCAATCCCAGCATTGAGGGGAACGACATTAGGTGCTAAGAGTTTTAGAACAAGGTTTAGAACTGCAAAAACTGCTTATGATGTATTGGATGGAGCAATATCTTATGATGAAGCACTTCGTAAAGTCAGTGGATCAGTAAGCGGAACTGCTGATGACGCTAGTAAAAATTTACTGTCTTCAACCATAGTTCAGATTAGAGACTTGCATAGCAGTAAGTTTAAAGATTTTGCAAACTCATTACTGTCTGGAATTCAAACAGGAGACAGTACAGGAGGCAGCTTAAGCGCCAAAGAGATGTCTAAAGACATGCAGGTGAACGAGTATAAAAAGAACCTTAGATATAATCTTATCAACAGTGGCGTAAATGAAGAGACAGCATACAACTTAGTAAGATCAGTTGACGTTAGCGAAGTACCTAGATCATTTAGTGGTGCAACAAACATCACAAGAAGAGTGAGCTTGGGTATAACAAAAATTGTAGACGATAATAGTGAAGGTGATTTTTTTCAACAATTAATTGATAGAATGACTCACACAACTGGGTATAGTGATCCAACTTTAACGCGAGATACAGTAGCTGCATCAGTAGAGTTAACTGATATTTTATTTTCTCAAAAAGATTTTCAACAAAGATTACAAGGAAAAATTTCTAGCTCTTGGAATAAGGTTTATGATGAAATACACACTGAATCTGCAAGAAAATTAGTTAAGCCTCAAAAGGTAAATTATAAAGATTTTGAAGGAGATATAAGTCCAGAAAAAGCTGACTATCTAGCAAGATCAGTTGCTGACGTAATGGGCATAAGATTAACGGAAGCAGATGGAACAAGAGTATCTAGAAATGCAATTGGAGATAGTCTAGCTAGGCGTGGAATAAATGTTGATGATACAGGACAACTAAGAGCTTACCTCATAGAAAATAGGAGAATGAGTTCTCCAGTATTTGAAGATGGATTTAATATACTTGGCCTTAAGCCACTATTAATTGACGAAGCGTTTAATAAAGGAATATTTGATTATTTAAACTCAGAGCAAAAAGGCGTCATAGAAGAGATGGCTGGGAACATAGCCAGAACAGATCCAATATCTTCTACAATAGGCTACTCAGAGATGAAGGGTGTATATCAAACTAGGTCCGGAGGAGTATTAGATACAACTAGAATAACAGGAATGTTGTCAAGAGCTGTTGATTTTGTAAGAGATCAAACTCAAATACCAGTTATTAAGTTTAACCCACTTGACATGATTGGGCAAGGTGGCGCTCAAGGCGTAGACAAAAGAAAAATGTTTCAGTACGCAGAAGGTTTTTCTAATCAACCTTTTGGAAAAGTCGGTTCGCAAACTCCTGGGTTATTTATATTCAGTCAAGAAAAAAGAGGATTTTTTGGACCTAAAGGAAGTCTATTTACGCTATCTGGCGATTCCAACAATGATCCAATAATAAAAAAACTACCAGGACTTTATCGTCAATTTTCAACTAGCGAAAACGACATGTTTGCTAGAGCTGCAAAAAGTGTTGCTCAAAGACAACTTACCTTAGCATTAGACACAAGAGGAACACAAGATGATAGTTCATTGGGTTTTCTTGATAAAGTTAAGAAAAAATTTGACGTAGCAGAAGAACAACAAAACTCAGTCGCTAGGTACATCGGTAGATTCCGCAGAAGAAAAAATGATATTAGTAATCCAACAGTTTTTGCAAGACTTATGGCTAACGAAGAAATTTCTACAGGAAGAGGTAGAACTTTATCTTTGCAAGAGATTACGCCTGGTTCGGAAACAGAAGCACCTAGATTTGGTGTAGTCGATCAAGCAGGAAATGTAGTACACGATCATAAATCAGTCCTTAATGCTTATGAATCATTCAGGAGAAGAACTCAAAGTTACGGAACACCAAAAGCTGTTATAAAAGAATTTGAAAGAAAAAATTCAGGATTCTTAATCAACAATATAGATGGAACAGACATTGCGTTGAGCGATATTACTTCAGAGTCTCAACTTAGGCAATTTGCAGTACAAGAGTTGGACAGAGCTAGAGAACAATCAGTAGTCCTGAGAGCTGGCGGGCAGGACCCAAGAGCATTAACAGCTTCAATGAGCATAGTTGAAAAGCAAATGTCTCAGTTCAATTTGAATGAAGTATCTCCAAGGTCTAACGTTTCTCCAACCATTACAACAAGAATGGATGATTTAAAAGAATCAATTTTCCAATTAGCTTTACAAAGAAGATCTTTCCAATCGTCAACCTCATCTGGTAATCCTGGTCAGATAGCTATTGATATAGAAGAAATCGTTGCTGATTTAAGGTCAAGAAATATTATAAGTCAAGCTCAAGCTACAGAGGCTAGAGCGGCAGGACTTTCTGCCATGTTGAACTTTGTTGCTTTTGGTGGATACAAGAGATCGGCAACAGAAGGATCAAACTTATCTCAAGCAATATCTGGACTATTAGGCATAAGGGCAGACTCAACTAGTAGTCCATCTTATAGAGCTTTATTCTCACCTTTTACAAGCGCTAAAATAGCAAACGTTGGCCATAGCGGTTTTGGAAGCAGCCTAACTAACGTCATAAGACCAACTATAGTTTCTAATTTTAAGCCAGCAGATTATAGTCTGAACGAACTTGCGTCTAATCCATTAGGAAATCAAGGAACAGTTTTTGTTCCAACATTTGGAACTGCTGTTAAAGAAGTTGGATTTACCAGGGCAACAAAAAGTGTATTGGGAATAGGAACTTATAACGATGCACAAAGCTTTAGTTCTGGTTCTGTTCCTATGTCTCATGGAGTTGAAAGATTAAATAAATACTTTGAAACATTTGGTTTAGGATTAGACACTTCTCAATATGGTGGCCCCTTAGATTTATATGCTCGTGGAATGGTTACAAAAAGAGTTCTTCCTTTGGTTGCAGGAGGAACAGCATTAGTAGCAGCAGACAGAACAATTGGTGGCGTTGTAAATGAAAAAGACGAAGAAGGAAATAGAGTATATTCACCTTTCTTGTTAGGAAAGGCCGCAAGAGGAGCAGTTGAAGTACAGTCCGCTTTTTCAGGAGTCACTCCTGGAGGAATGTCTTATAACGAGAAGAAGGAACAATTAACCGAAGGCGAAGTTCCAATTAAGCAAGGAAGGTTTTGGCCACTTGGAGTAACTCCATTTGAGGGTGGCAAAACAATGTATTACAGACCTTCTTATTATAGAAGGTTGCAAGCGGGGGCATCTTATACTAAAGAGTCTTTTGGCAATCCAATGGAAAGACTCGCTTTTGGTTATGATTTTTCTCCACTCAGACCACTTGATCCATATAGGTTTGAAAAACAACACTATGAAGATAGGCCCTATCCTGTAACTGGTGAATATTTTACCGGTCCTTACGGTCCATTAACCCCTCTGTTGAATGCAACATTAGGAAAAATACTAAAACCGCAAGTAAGAATGCATAAGCAAGAAGTTGAGCAAGGACTTGCTAACTACGATGCAGCAGGACAAAGTGGAGCATATAACACTGAGGGCCTATCTGGACAAGGTGGAGATCAATATGCTTCAGGTTATGTTGGGGGAACAGGGGCTTCATATGGTGGAGCCTATGGACTAGGGGCTTCTGCCCTATCAGGCTCTAATCAAAGGCTAGCTTCTGCTGGAGCATACTCAATGCAGAGTGCATCCAACATGTCTTCTACCGCTATAGCGAATATCAACAATCAATACATTCAAGCTAGTCAGTATGGACCAATGCCAAGACCAGGAGTTGTACCTCCTAATATTGTCCCAGCAGGAAGGCCAGTCCCCAGTGCAAAAATTGGAATTCAAGCTGGAGACATCGGCTATAGAACTCAAGAAATGGCTGGTATATACGGATTTGGATTTGCTTCACTAAGAGAAGGTTATGGATTTGGTCAATCTGACTTTCAGCCACAGGTATCTGTACTTCAGTCAGCATCTAAAGCTTATGGATCAGGAAGAGCATTTTGGGACCTAAACTTAGGTGGATTAGGTGACGTTCCTATCAAGCCAGAAGGTGCTTTAGGTAATATAGAAATATCTGAAATTGTTAGAAGATTTATTCCAAAAGAAAGAACAGATGTTACACAGATAAACCCAATAGCAAATACTATGGGGGTTAAATACCCATTCTTACCAGGTTCAAATTATTTTACAAACTTTAAACAAGGAGATCCTTACACTAAAGTTCCAGAAGGAGAAATAAGATTACCAGGTATTGGCTATAGAAGACTCAATCCAAATATGGGTGGGTATGATGATCCACTAACGCAATTAGATATTCTTTCAGATGTTGCACCTTATTCTAAAGAGTTCAGATCTCTAAACAATAAGATGAGTCCATCTTCTTTGGATCCAGGGCAAAGAGAAAAACTAGAACAAATACGAGCACAAGTAGCGGACACAACTAGTAAGTATAACTTTACGCCCTATAAATATAAGTACTCTTCTCCGGAAGAACTTGGCATGTCAAAAACAAGATTTGGCATTTCTAGAGTAGGCGAATACATAGCTCACAGAGATACTTTTATCAACACTAAGATCATGCCAAACAGGACCGCTCAAGAAGATTGGGAAAGAAGAAATGTCTATGGTGCAACATTCCCTGAATGGCAAAATCCAATTGAAAGCTTCATTAAGCCAATGTACTTTAAGTCTCAAGGAAGAAGTCCATTAACTAGTGGATTAATGATGGCTGGTGTTGGAGCAGCTTTTGGTAGAACTCCAAATGCTAAGACTGCTGGAACCTTAGTTGGTTTTGCAACAGGAGCTGGTTATAGTATGTATAATAAAGCTAGAGAAGCTGTAACTGGTGAAAGATTCATTCCACGAGAAAGAAAAAAACAACTAGCACTAGAAGAAAATATAGATATTTTAAACTATGTTAAGAATACTTCTTTGGCTAATCGAGCTGAAGAAAGTGGAGATATTCAAGGAGCTGCTCAATTTAAACAAGCTGCCAAGAGGACAATGTATGGAGCAGATATTTATGGTTCCTCAGTAGATACTTTATCATTGGCAATTCCAAAAAGAAAACGTGAGCACTTTAAAGAAATGTTAACAGCTCCAGTTGAGGAGAGGGAAAGAATCCTTTCTACCGCACCAAGATTAGAAAGAAGAATCTACCAAGCAGCATGGGGAATGAAAGTGGAAGAAAAACCAGATTTAGTTGAACACTTTTCTAGACACGAATTACCAGACGCCTCGTGGGAAGGCTGGAACCCAAGTACTAACATGGAACATGTTAAAATTAATATGGGTCAATCAATGGGAATTAATATGGCACAAATGGGTTACTATCCACAACAGATAAAAGAAGCTAATTTAACAAATCCAAGTTATCCAAGCTTTAATCAGCAATCAAACCCACAGGATGTTGGACAACAAATTAGAATGATGATGATTAGAAATGGAATATCGGGAAGTGTTGTTCCTGTAATGAATGGTTCTGGATCTTCTGGTGTAGATATATTTTCTGGTGTTAGGTAAAAGTAAATGAGCACAATAGATCCAAGGCTTCAACGAACAGCACTGCAGTTAGCCTATAGTACAATACCCCAATATGCTAATATAACAATCGAAATTGATCCAGATGGCAGGATACTATACAGAGATAAAGTTACTGGCAGAACTAGCGTAGGTGACCCAAGTACTCTTATTGGCTACAGAGAAACTTTAGGCCTAGTAGATTATAGAGCGTTTGATCCAGGTACAGGAAGAGGACCATTTGCAAGCATAGGATCTAATGCAGGAGCTTTACAACTAGAGAGCGAAGTAATGGTAGTCAACCAGTACTTACGTGATGCCGCAACAGATCCAGCAAAAGCTGAAAGATTAAGATCTGTTGGACTAGGTCGCATGGTTGGCCAAGAAGTGACTGGAGAATTTTTCAAATTTGATACTGCTGGTCGAGCAGATAAAGTAAGAGCTGCACAAAATTTTGCTGCAACAAGGCAAAGGGCTTCATTGTCAGCTACTGATGAAGGCCTTTCTTTTTTATCACTTACAGGAAAAACAGTTGGCATTACAGGGACTGAAGCATCTTATCTAAGAATAATTTCTGGAGCAGAACAAATTCAAACTGACTTTTTAGCAAAACTAGTTGCTGATAAAGATCCAATCACAGGTGAAGCAACTTTAAGTTGGTCCAATATTGGAAAGTTAGCTAAAAGACTTCAAAGTACCATGTCCCCTAGAGACGTTGCAGTTGGAGAAGAATTTATAGCAAGCATTTTAGACACAACACAAACAGTACAATTGCCAACTGGATTTCCAGGTATATCAATACCATTTACTCGAAACGTTCCTTTTCAAGATAGAGCATTAGTCATAGATGGAGTTGGAGCTAGATTAGAATTAATGTTTGGAGACGCAGCATCAGGTTATAAAATGACGGAAGCAGAAAGACAGTTTGCTCTTACTGGAGTTGGCGGGGATCCAGTAACTTTATCTAAAGCTGATCGACGTCTTAGAAGAGGAACTCCGGAAAGAGCACAAAAAGTAAAAGAGATGTGGGATCAAAGACTTGCTGGAAGAAGAGAGCAAGAATTAGATTCTCTAAGAACAGTATATAATTTTGACGATAATGAAATTGATATAATTCAACAGATGTTTGATGAAGCTAACACAGAATTAGCAGATTCAAGACACGCACTGCACAGCACAGGCATGACTCATGTGCAAAAACAATTTGAATTAATGAAAGACAAAGCAAAAGGTTTAAGAACAAGTGGTGTACCGATTGGTGAAACTATAGGTGCTAAACTAGAATCAACTTTTACTGGAATGGAAAAAGCTAGAGATGGTCAATATTATATAACTGAAGCTTTGGTTCAAGATATAAGAAAAGGATTTCAGGATGAACTGAATAGAGTACAATCATCCATTAGGTCAAGTGGCACAGTACCTGATATATCACAAACACAAACAGTTACAGAACTTCGAAAACAAATAGATCATCTAGATGACACACTTAAACAAGTAAAAAAAGGTGGAGATGTCATTGCTAGAGTAAACATAGGCATTGGTCAGTTTAAGGGTGAAGCCATGGTTCTTAGCAATAAAAGAGCAGCTAGGTTTAGAGATCCAATAACTGGATTAATACCATATGTTATAGGTGACACTTCAGCTGTAAAAAGAGAGGTTGGAACTAACTTTGCAAGAAATATAATGATTCAAGCAGGAGAAAGTTCAACAGAAGTATTTTCAGATCCATTAATGGCACTATACCATGGTGAGTACTTTAACCAGCCAGCAATGATCAGCTCTATGAGGCAAAACGCGGAGTACGGATTAAGTAGAACTGAACAATTTATGCAATCTGCAGATATTCCAGAAGATGTGTTAAAATCTCTACAAAAAGATGTGGAATTAGCAAAAGATGTTATGTTAGATCCACAAACAAGAATGTCACATCTTAGAAAAGCACGAGAAGCAGAAGAGATTATGGCACAAATGGCTAGTGGAATTAGAGCTAACCAAATACCAGCTATGGTTAGAAGAGTCTCTGATTATTATAGTTCCCAAGTTGTGAGATTAAAAAATGGTAGAGTAGATGTTGTTATGCCAACAGCTAGTAGATTCAGTCTTAGAACCTTTGACTCAAAATTGGTATTGGCAGAAGGCTTTGATGAATCAACGCAAACTGCAGTAGACCTAGCTCACTATGGCATATCTGGTGCTGATAAAGACTCTCTTAAAACTGTAGGGTTTAGAATCAACGAACACACTCTAATGATGAGCGGCAATGCAGCGTACCTATACCAGCACGCTTTGGGTGGATTCGACTTAGACGATAAGGGCATACCTATGATGTCTACGTTTAAAGACTCTAATGGTGACGATAGGTTAGCTTTCCTTGCCTTGAGGCAACCTACTTCTTTTCAAGAATCATTGGCAATGACTGCTGATCTTTCTGACTATAAAACAGTTTCTGCATTGTTTGAAAATAATGACAAATTTAGAGCTGCACTTGAGGATAATACAACTCTTGCTTCTCTTGGAATATCTAGAACAGATAAAAATTACATACAATTAAGGGAAATGATTAATGGTGGCAGAGTAGAAAAATCAGACGTCAATCAAAGAGGAATAGAAGATCTTATATTAAAAATAACTAATTCCGATCACGTGTATCCAGATGGATTACCAGAACTAACTAACTCTCAAGTTTTTCAAATGGTTGTGGCGCAAAGTCCATCTATTTTGGGATTAGATAAAATGGTTAGAGATGCAACAGGAAAACTTTCTCCATGGGGTAAATATGTACAAGAAATTGGCCTGGATCCAAACGAAGTGCCAGTAGGATATGATTCCGACGCAATATTTCAAGTTTTAAAAAAAGCATCAGACGTAAGTTACAATGACAGAGTAATATCAGAAGTTTCTAGTGCACTTGGATATAATGTCACCAACTTTGAGCATCTGCAAGACATACTAGGAGGTGGTGGAACAGGCTTTAGAGCCGGCGACGATGTAAAAGCTAAACAAATAATGATAAGAATAGCAGAAGATATAATGCTAAAGTCGGTTAACTCAGATCCTGCAGAAAGTATTGGACTATTTGTAAACAGACAAGGTGCTGCAGTAAGTGTTTTAGAAACATCTAAAAAAATCCTTTTAGAAGAAACAGCATTAGGAGTTACTAAAAACTCAAGAGCTTATGATAAATTTATAGGTATGTCTTCAGTAATGACACTTCCAGCTTCTGAAGCGGTTGACGTTGCAAAACAAATTGGAGCAGAACAGGTATTGCACAATTTTGGTGCAGCAATAGAAATGGCTGGAAAAGCAGGTGTAACTGAGGATACAATTCAACAAGCGCTAAAAGCCTATATAGAAACTCTAAAAAGCCCTGACTTCTCACCATTAGCAGGAGGCATTGATTTTACGGACACGACAGCATTAGATGGCATGATTCCAAGTCAACTTGGAAGTTTTGGCCAAGGATCTCTTAGAGCATTTTCTTCTGTTGGTTATATTAGAGGTAGACAAATAGCTGAGCAAGTTGCGCGCACAGGTTCAATCGATGTAAATGAATTATATGGATTACAAGAAGTGATGTTCGAAGGAGGGTTTGCAAGAGTAAAAGGACAAGATCGAATTACAGTAAAGTCTGAATTAATAAGGGGGCTTGGAGCTGCAATGGGCGAAGAAGTTGAACCCGGAGTTCTAGCCCTTAACCCAGCACAAATGATGGCCCTACACAAGCACCGTGCTGAGTTATCTGCTCAAGACACTGAAACAGCACTGCAATCAATGACTATGCAAGTAGGAACTGCAGGGTATGATAGGTATGCTGAACTAGACCAAATGGTTAGAGGCATAATGGATATTCAATCAGCGGCAACATCAATCAGCAGGAAGGCCATGGCAGATGCAAGAAATCTTGCAAGGAATTTAGATCCAGTTGCTAGAGCACAATACCAAGACGCTACAGAAAACATTATAGGCACTGTTTCTACACAATTACAAAGTTTACAAGGAAAAGTACAAAACTTGATGCTTAAACGGAGACTTGCCAAATCTAGCAAACATAAAAACATTAAGAACAACAATACTAAGTGATATACACAGAGGACTATCTGCAGCAATGGAGGCAGCTGGAATAAACGTTCAAGCACCGGCATTAGGCGATACAGATAAAGCGTTAGATATAATGGAGACACTTTCTGCAAATCTGCAAAAAAAAGTTGGTTACGAGACTAGGAACCTTCTACAGGGTACGCCAACAGTATTGGCAGATGGCTCAGTCTCTAACATAGATGCGGTTGATCGAATGACTGCAGCAATGAGGCAAAGAATTATAGCAAGATCTTCCCAAACAAGAGCTGACAAAATGGCAGTACAAACAGCTCAACAAGCTTATGAGTTTGGAGTTGCAGGATTAAGAAGAGAAGCAGGGCAAATCCTTGCCGATAAAACAACTGCTGGGATACCAATGCTATCAAGAGCCCCACTGCCGATATCAACCGATTTATCTAAAATGACCTTGGATGAAGCTTTGGCTTTTATCGATGCTTCTAGGAATATAAGAAGAGGAAAAGGTGTAGCAAAGAGGGCATTGACTGATGAAGAAAGTATAATAACTGAATTTGCCGGTAGAATAAAAGACGATTTTGCAAACAAACAACATTTTGGAATTAAGCCTGGAGAAAGTTCAGAAGCATACAACGCCTTTATGTATCATGTAGCTGGTCGAAAACAATTAGAAGAAGCTGGAGAACAAGCTGCTGAGGCCATGAAAGGATTTTTATCTGGATCTGATATACCTACTGCAACTAGAGATGCAGTAGAAAGATCTAGGTCAACAGCCAGAACTGCTTTTTCAGCAGGTACAGCATATAAGAGAATGAGCGAATCCTTTAAAACTGGTGCCTTAGGTGACGCCCTTAAGAATAAAGGCGTTAGAACAGGTCTAGCAGCTGCTGCAGCCCTTTCTGTATTTGGTTTCGTTAAGTCTTACAGGAGGGATCATTCTAGTGATGACATATCCGGACCACCCCTGCTTCCAGGGGGCAGTGCATATGAGTCTGGGTATCCGGCTAGACAAGCAGTTATCGAAAACCTTAGAACGCTAAACCCTGTAACTAGAGGAATGCAATACAAAGTGTACACATCAGGATCTGGCGAAGATGCAGAAAGATTAAGATCTATGGTTGGCGGTGTTACAGATGGTGAAGTTAACAGTACTATGTATAGTAGCCTCCCACTTCTAGGACAAGATCCCTATTCTCAAGTGGCATCCCGATTTTAGGATTTTAAAATATGATTGTTCGGTTCAGACAACCAAAACAAAAATCTTTCTGACGCTGCAACTAAAAAGCCAGATGGAAATAGAAAAACTTTAACTGGTAATAAGTACGCAGCTAAAATAGCTTCTGGGGCAGGAAAATCAGCTTCACATAATGTTGAGAATAAAAATAATATAGAAGCTGAAGGAAAAACTAGCCCAGCAATCAAAAGGTCAGATCCAATTAGAGGATCGTTTGAAGGATTAAATAATCCATCATCAACAATGATTCAGATGAACGGAACTGGATATGCAGATCCTGCAATACAAAAAGCAAGATATAGCAAAAAAGATGTAACTTCAATAGCACAGAGTATGAACGGTGCCTCTAACTTTACATCCTTTAAAAAAAGTGGTACAATTACTAATTACAGCTCTATAGCAGCAACAAATACCTCAGCTTTTAAACTGGGTGGGATGTTAGAAGTTAATAAATATTTTAGGTAGATTATGGCAGACAATACACAACCAGCACCTTCAACGCAAGCTACTTATTCTGATTCTGATTTAGCACCACTTCAGGATCTAATTGACACAGCTAAGCATAGGTCTGGATGGGACAGGTTTGCTGGTGGGTTGACCAATGCTGTAATTGATACAGCAAGATACATATCTGGAACAGCTAATCTTTGGGACGTAAACGTAGGAAAAGATACTAGTTTAGACCCAACTAAAAACTCAATGTCTAATACAGATGATTCCTTTAAAAGTCTACTCCAATATAACAAAACAGCTTTTAATGATGGTGGAGAAAAATTAGCTGAAAATATTACAGCTAAACTTCAAAATTCAGGACTTCTTGAATTAGCCGAAATGGCTGGACGGAATTCAAGAATTTGCTAGAAAAAGATTTGAATCAACAGCAACATTAAGACAATCTGCTGCAGAAGAGCAGTATAACGATCCTAAAAGAGATATCTTTTGGCAAGATAAATTAATAGAAGTTAAAAACTTTTTCTTAAGAGATCCTATATCTCTTGCAAGTATATATAAATACTTTCCAAAATTATATGAACTATTTATAGTCGCACTTTCTGCTTCTGCTGACTATGGTTATTCAGAAGAAGACGCTCTTAATAATCAAAAACAAATAGTTGAAGAGATGTTTAAGTCCTTTGGTGTGGACAATGAAGGTAAGGCTACATTTCAGCCAGTCTGGGCAGCCGAAAACTTTATTACGGCAATGCATATAGAGAATACTATCAAGAAAATAAGCTGGCCTTCTGGCACTGCTCCGCAGTCTCCAGATGCTTTTCACTTAAGGATAGGTGCTTCAAACTTTTATGTTCCACCTATCTCCATATCTGTTAACACTGGATTTAAAGCAGGAAGTTTAACTGGTGGAGCAATTAGGCAAAAAGCATCACCTAAATTTAATACTGGATACAAAGATACAACTATATCTTTAAAATTGTTTTTTCCTAACTATGAAGAGATTTGGGGCATCACAGCACAAGACGCTGCAAAGATGAATCTTAAATCAAATATTAATATTGATTTCAATGACCCAAAGCAGGAACTAAGAGTTGATAAGTTCCTTTCATCCCTGAGAGGATTGATAGCAGCATTTAAATACGCACCAATACTTCCTATTAAAAATCAATACTTGAATACCGTATTTGGCATTACTGGTATAGCAATGTCAAACATATCAATATCTACGGTACCAAACTTTCCATTTGCCATAGCTGTGGATCTTCAGTTGAATGTGTTTAACCACAAGCCATTCTTACCGATGATTAAAGATTTTAATCAAGCTATTGACTGGGCAAAGTTTAGATACTACATGGGAAGAGCAGCTATTGCTCTTTCAGAAACTTCAAATGAAGAATTTCTTTTAGTGCAAGAAGAAACTGTTGAAGGAACTATAGAGACAACAGATAGTTTAGATTCAGCAGCAGATTTTAGAATGATTGAAGAACAACAAAAGAACTATGTTAATTCAAGCACTCTCTCTATGAATATAGCAGATGAATGGTCAAATGGAAACAGTATTGAATTCTATATACCAAATCAAGTGCAGTCAAAATTATTTTCTCCTGATATTTCAACATTTAGATCTGAAGAAGAAAGAAATTTAACTGATATTGGTAGAGGTTTTTGGGAAGGAATTTTGAGTAAAGTTGGAATTGATATATCAGAAGCAGCTTTGTATAGAAACTTAGATACTGTAGTGCAACTTTCTCAAGACTTTACTATAAGTACATATAAGAAAAAAATAGCTCAACAAATAGTAGAAGTTGTTTTAGCTGGAGCTAATAGCTCTAACACTTTTGATAAGATATATGATGCTCTTGCAATTGATTACTTAAATACAAATGGCATAACAGCATCTGCAAAGTATGACTACATTAAGAGCAACAAGTCTCCAAACGATATTGAAGTGCCGTCACAACCTTCTCCGGAAGCAACCCAAAAATTAAAAGATGATAAATGGGAGATATACCTTTTAGCTAAAAAGCCAAAAGGTTATTTAGCTTATAGTATTAATAACGCTGCAGATAAAGCGGCAAGACTATTAAAGCCACCGGTCACTGATAGAAACTCTACTCAATGGACAAATATTAGAGGTGAAATAGAAAGAGATTATGCAGATGCTTTTAATGTTAGTTTGTATGAAAGATATTTTAGTGACTCAAGCATACAAGCAATATTCGAAGCTAACGCAAAGAAAAAAGGAGGAAAGTTTAACATAAAAGAATGGGAAGTTCCCATGATGAAAGTTAAACTAGATCCTGAAGCTGTAGTTGTAAATTCAGTTTCTACGACTCTTTCCAATAACCTTGCTAGGTTGCAATTGCAGATGCAAGACGAGCCAACTTTTCAGTATATTGGATGCAATGACTCTTTTGTGTCCATGTCTTTAACTATATTTGGAGAAAAAGAACTAACTAAAATAACAAAAATGTTTGATTTCTTAAGTGGATTAGCTCGTCTAGAGCAGGCCGCTGGAGTTATTGGATTCATGGGAATTAAAAATATATTAACCGCACTTTCTGGAATTAAATATGTTCTTCCACTTTCCTATAGTGTAGACACTATACCTTCTTTCCCTCATATTTATAGTGTTCAATTATCTTTTGTCGACTTTGATATCTTTCAACAAAAAAGAGAAGCAATCAGTTCTGAATCTCAAATAGAATTAGTTAAAGAATTTGGAACTAAAAGAAATCCATTTCTAAGATTAAAACAAAAATGGTCGTCTATTAACACATACCCAGACATGCCACTAGCAGTTATCGATCCAGATACAAATAAACATATAGGATCCTTTGACCCAGACTTCTACTTTAGATCATTTGAGATGTTTGATAATGATGTTATCAATAATGTTGTTGAAAACTATGAGCTTCCTGGTGTAGAAAACGGTAGGTTAAACAAATCCGGTGCTACGACAACTGCAGAATATATTTCTATAGTCAATCAAGTTAAAGAAATGCTGATAGAGAACAAAGGAAGTCTCAGTGACGTCAAGGACTATCTAGTCAAGGACAGAGGACTTAATTCTTATGAAGCAATGAAGGTTTTTAGAATTGCAATTCTTGATACAAATAATGATACCCTAGTTGAAAAACAAGGTCTAGGAACTGGATCTGTTACCAATAAGTATCCAGATATTTGGAAAGATATGGTAGAAAAATTTAAAGATGATGAAGATACTTTATATGATTTTGGCGATCTAAAATTTACAACCAAAGATGGAGACTTAAAAGTTGGTGAACTTTTATCTGGATCTACAGAACAGATTCAAGCATTTAACAAGCTTGTTATAGCTGGAGACAGTAATTCTGATGGAATGGATCAAGTTTCTTTTGACCCAGATGATTCAGAGCATTTTGGAATTACACACTATATTCCAGCTGCAGATTCTGAATCAGTTGGAAAAATACCAGCAATATATCAAAGTCCAGACGGTGGTTATATATTTGGTCACTCAAATAGTTCTGATGGAAAATTTTACATAGCTGAAGAAAATGTAAGAAGAGATCCTATTTCAAAAAAAGCAATAGGCACAGAGACTACTCAGATATACGATACAACTGCTCCAGATAGAGATCCTCAAGAATCACACACTGGTGTCCCTGGCGCTAAACCACTTCAAGGTTACATGGACACAATAGCATACCCAGGAACTGATAAAATGCAGTCAGCTTCAAAGGGCAGCGAAATGGGTGGTCTTGGTAAACATTGGCAAAAAATGATGATGGACTCTCAGTATAGGGATATATCAGGAAGAATGCTAAGAGCCTTTCCAACTTATATGCTTTGGCTTATAGATGACTCAAACTTCTTTGCTGGAGTAAAATTGTTTGATAACTTTTTTGGATTGCAATCTGTTATTGATTTCTCCATAGTTCAATCTGAAGATATTCTTGGAGATACTTTAGTATTAAGATTATCAAATACTTATTCCAAACTAAGCAAACCAGAGATGACAGTCGCATCTTTGCTTACTGATGGACAAGTTTATAATATAGATAAACCAAATTTGACTGAAGGTACAGCACAAATAGTAGACAAACTATTAAACAGATCTTTCAATCTAAAATCTAATATGAATTCTTCTTACATTGTTCAAATAAATAATATGAGAATTAAGCCAGGTATTAGAGTCCACCTAAGAGCTGGATACGGAGCCAATCCAAGTTCTTTGCAAACAGTTTTTAATGGAATTATTACAGAGGTTGACACTGGAGAAATTGTAACCATAATCTGTCAGTCAGACGCTATCGAATTAAGTCCCATTATTAACTCTGTTAACAAAAAAGGAGACAGTGGAAAGATAGATGGCGGAGTAGATACTGGCCTTTGGATGTCTGAACCAAGAGACCTAATGATACGCCTATTGTCGATGGGAACTTCTAGAACTAAAGAAGCTTTTGCCCATGCAACAAGAGGGGCAGTTTTTTCTGAAAACAAATTTGGAATAAGACATTTTGGTTCAATACTATATGAACCATTAACCGCAGCTGAAGCAGCAAAGTCAAGCGCATACAAACAGAGCGTAACAAATGCTTTTAATGCAGTAGGAAATAATCCGGTTACTGGAACGATAGGTCTTGCCGGAAATAGTGCAATGAACATCATGACAGGGGGATTGCAAGCAGGAGTAAATGGAATTCTTCCTGGAAGTCCATTTGGTTCCGTTGGAGGAATGCAATCTGCTGGTGGCAGTGTTAGAACTCCAGTAGTTGGCGCAATGCAGTCTTTGTGGTCAAACTTTAGTACACAAAGAGATTTAGAAATATTCAAGAGAAATATTTATCCAGGCAATGGTATAGGAGTTGCTCAATTTCTAGGTGGAGACTTGGACGATGGATGGACCACCATGGCCAGCATCGATGAAACCAAGATGATGGATGAAAAATTTGGATACCTTGATAGACTTTCTGGATCTAGCTGGTCTAACCTGATACAAAACGCACCAACATCAACAGATGCATCTGCAGCTTTAGAGGCAAGACAGGGTGGTTTAAATTCCGTTCCAGAAGAACAAAAAGCTTCAGGAATATCTGGAGCAGTAAAAGGAGCTTTAACCAGTAATGCAACAATTGCAACATTAAGTACTATTAGTCCAGTATTTGGTGCAGCAGCATTGGGAAGTAAGCTATTGCATTCAATGGGCGGAAGAGGGTTTAAGAGCCTTTTTGCCACTATGGGATTAACTAATAATACCGATGACGATCTTTATGATGAAGTTTCATTTAGGGCACAAACGTATATGAGATCTGTTTGGGACATGTTCCAAATGTGTGCACGCCTATTGCCAAACTATATTGTTGCCGTAAGACCATTTGAGGATAGGTCAACTATATTCTATGGTAAACCACATTGGCTCTACACGTCTGGAGTTGTTCCTATATCTACAGGTTTCCCATCAGAAGAGCAAGCTCAAAAAGATGGGGTTAACATACCTGGTTACTCTGGTCCAGATTCAGAACTTCATGATATTCTATCTAAGATTAATAAAGAAACTTCTCCGCTTGGAGAAGCTGCAGCAGCTTTGGCACTAAAAGAATCTAGCATATCAGATGATCTAGCGAGCTACGCTAAGCAAATGGCAAATTTTACTGGTATATTCCAAGCAGGGTCTACGGAAAACTTTGGCCTTGGTGGACAGCTTATAGATTTAACTGACGATAAAAGATCAGAATATTATAATGTGCACGGTCTAGTTTCAAAGCTGCCAAAGATAAAAGGTAAGACCCAAGTTGGTTTCCACTTACCGTTTGGTCAGTCTGGCTTTGAAAGTGAAATACAGGAAGACCACCAGCAAGTCGGTCAACTTCCAATTAGATTTAGGTACCCATTCTTTACAGACAGAAGAACAGGAACATTACAGTCTCTTGATTTTGACAAAATTATTAAGATAGATAGTTTGCAAGATGTACAAGAAAGAATGTCTAATGTAGTTAACATTTCATTGATTGAAAAATCTCTTCTTGACCAAGAAGGAAGTTCTGGAGATACAGCATTGGTTACTAAGAAAGATGGAGTTAAGAGTTTAGACTTTAACTTTTCTTTTGCTAACAAGCTAAAACATATGGGCTTAGACGAAATGCTTAAGAGCAGTGCAGCATTTGACCCATCCGGATTAAGCACTAAGAGCATTAGTGGTATAGCTGCATCTCAAGTCATAACAATGCCACTGCCAATAGCTAGACCAGGAACAGGGTCTGACATCACTGTTACAAGCGGTGGCATAAAATTATCAGAAACTTATAAAGATTTTTACTATGATCTAGATCCAGCTTATAAAGATTCCTATGATCCAAGCACTCAATTAAACTTTACCGAGTGGGGTATGCCCGAAGATGCTCTGCACGAGCAATTTTATATTGCCATGAAATGGCCGTACAAAGCTGGCTTTGAATCAGGAAAGAAAGATAATGCTAATGCAAGAGAAGCTTTTAAGAAAGCTTATAATTTTAGCGATGAAGATCTAGTTGGAACAGCTAAAGATTATAAAAAAAGAAAAGTTTTAGTATATAATGAAAAAAGCAAACAAGCAGTAGTATGTTCACCAGCATACTTCCTGTGGGGAGAGACAGACGTAGACGCTATTGTTTCTCCAGACGCAGCTTATTTCTTGGGTCTTTTAATTAAAGATAATGGCAAGATTGTTTTTCCATCAGAAAATTTACCAGACAATCTAGATAATGAAACTCAAGTTAGAGCTGACAACGATAAGCAATATGACACAATTGGTGCTCAAGAATTAAATCTTGTAGATTGCAGATTTACTTTTGTCCCAGATCAAACCCCATTAGGAGTGGTAACAACATCTGCAAACCAGGCTAAAACGTTTACTCTTAAAAGCTTAGACAGAAGAAATGGTGATGACACTGGTGCACCATCAAGTGATCAAATGATAATAGGTTTTGGATCTTTTAGAAATGTTGAAGATAAACAAAACCTAGATCAAATTTTTCCGGAAACAAATGATTTACCAGCTATAGGAAAAAGTTTTGTAACCACTAACAGATATGCAACTGGAATTAGACCATCTTTTATTTATAGTATCGACGACTCACTAGCTTTAAGAACAGTAAAAGAAATGCAAGAGTTTTTATCTAGTGGCGGAAATTATGTAGACTATTTTGATAGCGTATCAAATGAAAACTATGATGAACTTAAACAAGATAATCTAAAAGATAAAAGAGAAGAAGATAAGAAAGCTAAAACATTTAATAACTTTGCTTCTATTTACGATATACTTGACACTACTTCTATTCAAGCAAGGTCTATGTTTGATGAAAAATTTGACTCAGAAGTTAAAGTAATAGCTGGAAACGGAAGAACAGTTGGCGAAGCTCAAAATATTTGGGACCAATTTAGATATGGATATCATAATTATTCTTCAACAAAAAATATATGGAAAGCCATATATAACTTAGATCCAGATGACGACAAAGAGTCAACTGATATGATATTCCAATTATTAAGTAGTAAAACAGAAGACTTTTTGCAGGACTTTAATACAGTGGGTCGTTCAAAAGAATTTGAAACATTACTTGGTGCTGACTGGGTGAACCAGAATGCATCAAGAGGAAAAGCTGTAGATGTTGCAATTAATGAATATGTAAACCAGGGATTTGATGGATATGATGAAAATTCAAAACCAATAATTAATGAAGGAAAAGGTTTAACCGATGCTTTCAATGCGTTAATATACAAAAAAGTTGAAGGCATTAAATCAACCGTAAGGCAGTATGTAAAGATGTATCTATATAGTCAAGCAAGCGTAAACGCAGCGCAAACTTCGACTACAACACCAGCTGCTACTTCTACTACAACACCAGCTGCTACCACTACAACTGCTCCAGCATCGGCAGCAGACTTTAGAAAATTTGAAGAAGATTCAAAAAACCCTAATTTTGATTTTAATACACAGGTAACTGAAGATGATGTAGAAGCATATTTAGCTAAGATAAAAACTCCTAAGCAACTATACTTATTGATGGTTGGAGTGTTTAGGCAAAAAATGTGGCAAGACCCCTATGCAAGAGCATGGTTAGTCTTAAGACCAGATAAAAAACGAGTTGGATCAACTGGAGCAAAGATAGGCGCAGGTGCACTTCCTGCGGTTGCAGGAGCTGTTGGAGGAGACACTGCTGCAGTTGTAGCAACAGTTGCAAGTCCTGTTGCTATTGTCGGAGCAGTTCAAGGTGCAGTTGTAGAGTCAGTCGTGTCTACTATATTTGGTGGAAACGATGATGACTGGAGTTTTAGACCAGTTGATGTAATCTGGCAAGCATTTATAGACTACGATGTCAACTACGCATCAGATACTGGTAAATTTACTAGCCTTTTGCAAAAGCACGCAAAAGAAGGAAACAGCGCATCAAACTTCTTTACTGGATTAAAAGAAGATATTAATAATTTCTGGGACAGAAATATTGGTCCGATATATAACGCTTTCACTTCTGCTCTTGGTGGAATGATGAACATGTTCCAGCTTTCAATGCAACAAATGGGTCATGGTCTAACTCAACTTGAAAACTTTACTCAACAAGCTAATATATTGAACAAAGCTTATAATGATTCTATCTATTATTCTCTGGGCAGACCAGGGACCCTGTTAAGAGCAGTGGACAATCCATTTACTAGAGAGTACGGAGAACCAGTAGTAGAGGTTAGAGAGCCTTTCCAAAGAATACATTATATTAGTTCTTTCACTCACATACTTTCTAACACTATAAAAGAAAATATAGGAAACGTTGCTACTCAAATAACTGCAGTTTCAGATGGAAAGTATCCAGTAACCGTAGCATTGGATAAAGCTGCTCCACCTGAAAGACAGGTTGAGAAAACTGTAGAGACAGGAATATTTTTTGACAACCTTAAAGGTTCCGGCATAACTGGAATTCTTCATCCAATAATGCATCCAATGGAAACATTTAGAGGAATAGCAAAATCAGCTTCAGGTGAACCAGATGAACTAACAGCAAGAAGAGTAGCACTTTCACACTTAAAGGAATCTTTAAAAGATATTTATGGTGGAGAATTAATGGTCATAGGCAATGCAGACATAAGACCATTTGACCTGGTTTACTTAGCAGACGTTTATGAAAGAATGTATGGAATATTTGAAGTAGAACAAGTAGTCCATCACTTTACTCCTCAAATGGGATTTGTAACATCTATCACTCCAAATGCATTCGTTACAATTAATGATCCAGCAAGATGGTTTATGTCATCTTGGATATCCGGGCACTTCAGTATGCAAGACTTGAGAAATAGTTCAAGATTCTTATTGGGTAATCCATCTAGCAACTCTCTGCTTACTACAAACGGAAATATATCGGTTGAGTCTTTGTCTCAAAGTTTGAAAACACAATTAACGGGCGCTATGCAATATACACATGGACACTCTGCTTTGGTAAAAGATATTATGGCAAACCAAGCTGCGGAACAATTACCAACGGCAAAAGAGAGACTAGAAGCTCTATCAAAAACTACTACTGGAAGACAAGCTGGTTCCACTGGAATGGCTGTGTTTAGTGCTCTAGCAATGCCAGTTATATCAGCTGGCGTTGTTGCAGTAGCTGGTGTAGTTTCTGGTGGTACGGCTGCTGGAGTTGCTGCTGGAGGAATGGCATTAATTAGTGACGGAATCTGGAATGGTTGGAAGAAGATTAGAGATAATGTTTTGGATCAACACGGATGTTATATTCAATACTTAAATAAAAATGGTCAACCGATGGACGCAGGATTATCTTTCAATCAAGGTATGGTAGTCGGTAGATATCATTCTATAAAAATACTTCCAGGAATCTTGGGCGTTAGATCCAATACTCGTACTGCAGAAGGAGATCTATATGTTAGAACTGACGATCTACTTAAGAGTATGGGTTGGAAAGAAAAAGAAATTGGAAGTTTAGTTAGACACATAAGTCTTGAAAACGCAATTGTTCATTCTCAAATATTGAAGTATTCTGGAATTGGTCCAGATAAAACTGGTTTAAATGAATCTTTTAAAGCTATAGTCAAAGTTACACACGTTAAAGACGGTGACACATTTGAAGTACAAGATGTTATATTTGGCGAAGGAACATCTAGGAATACTTATACGGTCAGATTTGACGGAATAAACACAGCTGAGTTAGTTAAGTTTGGAACAGGAAATACTAGTGACGAAACACAAACAGCATTTATTAATGAAAACTCTTCTGCTGGACAGGCCATGAGATACGTTCAAGAAGCAGTTAAAGGTAAACTTATAGTTTTAAGAATTAATCCAAAAGATCCTTCAAAAATAATAACGGTAGATAACGCTTATGAGCCAGGTTCAGAACAGAATATACCTGCAAATTATACATCAGCATACAAGGCCGGAAGTTATGCCAACGCTGAAGATAGATATATGGCTACGGTTTTTTCTTCAACAAGCTCAAATATTTACGAAAATTTAATTCAAGAACTTAGACGTATATTTATTGCGCAACAGAATACACAATTTATAGTAGATTTTAAAGAAACTATTAAAGAAAATGTAAGAAAGAAATTTTACCAAGATTCAATAATGTTTATTAATTTTAACAAAATGTATACATCACTTGATGCAATGTCAGATCTTCTGGAACACTTTGTTCCAACCGGAACTTCTGATCCCCTTAATTCTTTGGGTGAAGTTGAAAAAAGACATTTTAATGTATTAATGAATATCTTAATAGCCAATGAGTTGTATGAAAAATCTTCTGAATGGCCAGTTGTATCTTGGGACGAGTACTATGAAGACGGAAAGCCTGTTACTCTTAACTGGGAATTAATAACTTCAGGTTTAGCTCAAGTATATATGACCGGAACTCAGTATCAACAAAAATCAGTAGAAACACCAAAAGACTTTATGCCTCAGCTAAATCCAGTTAGTGAGTATACAGTTGGAGGAGGAGGTAAATATGTCAGGTGATATAAATCTTAGCGTTGATGATCTAAATGATTCTCAGTCTAGTGTTACAAAAATATCTGAAACATTTTATCCAGATGGTAAACCAACATACACTAACACAACACAGTCCAGGGAAGACCTAACTGGAAAAACTTTAACGTCTTCAGACCCACTCAAAGTTCTTCAAGGAGAGGGTATCTATCGAAATCCAGCTTTTGCGATAAATGGTTACATGCAAAATGTGCAGTCCTCAATGCATGGGATAATAGCTATGGCTGGAGACATAGATGACGACGTAAAAATAGTTGACCCCAATGATCCAAATGGTGGCACATATCTTACTGGAGCTGCAGCAAGGCAAGAAATTGCAAAACAATCTTTAATGACAACTGGTTATGCTCCTGGTGGATTTAGCTCTGCCATGGATGCTGTTGTTAATTCTAAATCAGCTACTGATTCTGGCTCTGCTGCAGGAGGCACAAACTCTAGCTCAGGTACCGTTACAGGATCTCAAGGAGAGGCTTTGTCACATAGCCTTAAAGGTTATTCCCCATCTACAGACTCAGAAGTATACAATGGTGGCTCTAGGGCAATTGCAATTGTCGATCAATTATCAGAACAAGAAAAAGCAGAGTATGCTAGACGTCTCAAAGAGCTAAATAATAAAGCTAATTTTGATGCAAGCTTTTATGATTTTAATTTAGACTTTGATACAAATTCAGCAAAGCAAGATCTTAAAGCATTAGGATTCGACATCGTTCAAGGTGGGGGATACACGGCAGATGGTAAAGGCAAACTTGGTTCCGTTACAATTGATAAAACATTATTTGGAACTGGTAAAAAATTATGCAAAGTCTCTGCAGCATTAATAGCATTAATGTCAGAGTTGACGAACAAGATATATATTAGGGGTGGGCAAGGTACTGACAGAGGTATAATAGGAAATAACTTTAAAGCATTAACAGATCAAGATATGGGCAACACTAACAGCGTTAGCGATCATGCTTTTGGTAGAGGATTTGACATAATGGGATTAGGCGTAACTAAGGCTCAAGAAATAACTTTAGGAAAAAAGAATTTTGTAGCTAAAAAAGTTGACTATCTAGCAGCTTTAGATCTGTTCTTAACACACTTGCAGAATCTTCCCCATGAACTTCATCCGGATTTAATAATGATTAGCAATGAAATTAGTGTAGAGATGGGATTAAAAGATAGCCGGATTAGAGGATGAAAATTCAGCTATCAGAAAAAAATATAAAAACATAGCTCCACACGTAAACTTTGGCGCAGATAATAACCACAGGAATCATATACACGTCAGTTTTGGTCCACACAGAGCGGGAAGTTTTATTACGCCAGAAATAGCTGCTGCAATAACTGGAATCTCGTCTTCTTCTGGTATGGCTAGCACAGTAGGCGCAGAGTCAATAGGTAAATTTAAAAAATCTTATAAGAACGATCAGCAGACAGCATTGACCCGAGATGAGTTAATGCAGTTGATGATGATGAGTGGTTTTTATTCTGACGAAGTATCTGCGTTATTTGTTGGCATAGCAGAAAGGGAATCAAACTTTCGTCCTGGTTCAATAAATGGAAATAGAGAAACTAAAGACTTTTCTTTTGGATTTTTGCAAATGAACCTGCTGCCAGCAGCTCATGGAACTAAAACTTTTAGACTAACTGTCCCAAGTGAAACAAATGTGTTGGGATTAAAACTTGCATACAGTACAACTAGCGATACTGATCCAACTATTTTAAGACAAAAAGTGCAGGAACTTGCTAGCATAGAAACAACAGATGAAAGAATATTTATACCATTAAATCAAATCGGTATGCTGTTAGTAGTAATAGATCAAAATCAAGCAAGAAAAATATATAAACGGAGGCAAACCATTAGATAGACATGTGTTCCATGCTTGGGGTGATTATAAGTTGGGGTTAAAAGATGATAATGGAAATCCACAATCAGTTATTGGTGCATTAGCTAAAGTCAAATATTCAACAATAAGGAAAGCATATATAAATAATACTGGTAAAACAGAAGAAACTTTAAAAGCTTGGATTATTAAAAATTTTAAAAACAAACCCGGAGAGTCTTATTTAAACAGTTGGTTCTCTGGAAATATAATAGCAAACAACGGAACAGAAACAAAGGATCCAAATTTCTAATGGCAATTAATTATCCTAAATTTGATCAAAAAATAAATGATCAAGTATCTTTAAATAAATTTCAAGATTCAAAAGCTAGACCTGGTACAATAATGGGCTATGATAGAACAAGTAATACAGCAGTAGTTATGTTGGACGAAAAGTATTCTAATACCATAGGCAGTATGTTTTCAAAAGTCCCATGCCCATTTACTTATGGTATACAGACTGTTGCTCCAACTCCTGGTACCAGGTGCTACGTAGCGTTTAGAGACGTATCTGAAAAGCAACCTTACATAATGAATTATTTTATAGATGAAAATTCTCTTTACAAAAATACAGTTAACAATGTTGTTGACACCGGAATACCAAAGTTTATGGCTTAAATATGATTAATGATTATGATCCAGAAGTTACTTCAAACGATTTATTTGATGAAGACTATGAAATTAAAAGAAGAAAAGAATTCTCAAATAGAGAAGTTGGGATAAATCACCCTGACAACAATTCCTTCTTAAGGGTAACAGACGCTGGAGAAATAGAGATCTTTGCTTGTCCAGGTGTAGGGATAGTTATAAATTCCAACACTAGAAGTGTGTCTATATTCGCAGATAGTATTAAGTTCTATTCTAGAGATGATGACGGCCTTAGGTGGAATGGTATGTCCTTTAATCCCGCATCAGATATGTATAACGAGCCTGCTCTTATTAAAACAAACTCGTTTTCCAATAATCCAGCCTACCATAATGCTACCCACTTTCTAGATAATTTAGAGGATTTAGAAGATCCTGGTTTGAATATCCCCGTTACTATAGATGGTAAATATGGTTTTTCCGCTCCTAAAAATCCAATTGAAGATCAGGGTTCAAGCGCTGGAGAAATAATCATACCAAAAAATGTACAGAATCTAATAGATTCCTATGCTAAGACCAATTCTGATATTAATGTTCGAATTTTAATTAAATATATTAAAAACGGATATTCTTTCAGTGAGGCTAAAAATAAGGTTGATTCAGAAGATGGATCGATCAGTGACAACCTAGAGAACTTCCCCTGGATAAGAAACGATACATAAAATGCCCGACCTATACTTTGATCTATCAGGAGATATAAAGCTAACTGGAAACAATGATTTGGCAGTAGTTTCAGATTCTGGACAGAAAAATGTTCAACAAATATATATAAGATTGATGACAGAAACTGGAGATTTTGCTTCCTATCCAGAATTAGGCTGCGATCTATCAGTCCTATACGGCATGCCTCAGACAATGGTTACTGGCGAAATCGGCAAAAGGATGATTAGATCTGCTCTTGAAGACCCAAATAAGGGTGGAATATTCAGGGGCGCAAATATAACCATTGAAGCAGTGCCAACATCTGCTAGTTCAATTAGGTTTGATGTACACATATTAGACAACGCTAATCAACCAGTAACATTATCTGTTACACAAGATCTATAATAAGGAGATAAGATGCCCCTGGTATACAGTAAGAGTAAAGATCAGATCTTAACGCAGATCATACAGTCCCTGCAGAAGAATGCGGGGATTACAGCCACGCACCCTGGGGCCATAGCCAGAGCCTTTGCAGAGGCCTTAGCGGTCGAAATAGGGGACTTATACGAGGCCCTAAGGTTTGCTATAGACCAAGCCAGTTTGTCAACGGCAAAGGGCAGGGCTCTTGATTTAATTGGTGAACTGTATTCAGTCAGAAGAAGAACAATAGCATCCGAAGCAGAGCAAGATAGGGCTAGCTACAATATCCAGTTTTACATATCTTCACCTCAAGCATCTGATATTTTAATACCAAAAAATACATTAATTTATAATGATGTAACATCTTTTTCAACCAAGCAATATCAATATAAGCTTGTCGACGACGTAATGATACTAGCTGGAACAACTAGAGTATTTGGTAGATTAATGGCAAATTTTGAAGGAAATGATTTTACCGCTTCCATAGGAGTATTGACTAAGCATAACTTTAATTCATCAGATGGGACATTAGTCTTCTGCTCAAACCCTAAAGAAGTATATTCCATGATGAATATGGAATCAGATGATCTTTATAGGCTCAGAATTAGTAGATCTATAAAAGAATCTTCCTATGGCACGAATGAATCAATGAGATTAAATGCCCTCGGAGTGCCTGGAGTAAGAGATGTTAGGGTAAGAGAGTCATCATATGGTCTTGGTTCTTGCGATATCATAATCGTACCTGAAGCACAAAGGATAGATGTAAGACTAGCTGAGAATATTTTAGCTGCCTTGTCCTCAAAAAAGCCGGTAGGAATTAAACTAAACATAAGAATAGCAGATAGAGTTCCAGTTAATGTTGGGGTAAATATAGTTTTACCCGCTGGTCTGAGTCAGTCTGTTAGAACTTCCATAGAAAATCAAGCTTCTTTGTTTGTGAAAAGATATTTAAATTCAATGACAATAGGAAGTAGCTTATCATTTGGTGACATAGAATCACAGATAAGATCATCCTCAGATCTTGTCAAGTCAGTTAACATTCTCAGTGTCAGTGTTAACGGTCAAGAAATTCCAAAAGGAGTATATAGAATAAATTCCGAAAGAGAGTACATGATTGCAGGGTCTGTATCAATATTTTCTGTTATAATATCTTGATTAACTTTTATCAAAAGGAATTTTTATGCCAGAAACAACCTATCTAGTAACACAGACTCAGATAGTCAAAGCCAAGAATAAAGGGAACGCAGAAGCTCTTGTAGGTGGGGATGACGATATTCCTGGTGCAGTCTTAGGAGAAAAAGTAGACTCTAGACAAATTGACGAAAAAGAAGCAGCTCGCTACTTTACCGTTGTCAGTACTCAACAGTTTGTTCCTGATTATGATCTGATGGAAGATGATGAGGATGGGCAATCGAGATTTTTAGAACTAGACGTTCAACCATCAGTTAGCGTGCAGGCTAGCACTGTTGATTTCTTAAGATCAGAAAATAGAAGACTAGCAAGACTAATCGACAAATACAAGAATGTAAGAGATGAAGCATCTCATGTCGTTTATCAAGCAGCTTTCGATGCATTTAACGAATTTGAACTGCCAAATATACCAAAGCCGTCATTTCCAAAGTCTTTGTCGACATCAGAAACTGCAGTCGCCGTACTAGCAGACTGGCAGATGGGTAAAGTTACTCCAGATTATAATACAGAGGTCCTAGCTAAAAGAATGGACCTCTACATGGATAAGCTGATTGAGATTACAAATATACAAAGAACTCACCATCCAGTTAAGAACCTTCACGTTTGGATATTGGGAGACATAGTAGAGGGTGAGGAAATCTTTCCAGGACAAAGCCACCTTATTGACTCTGGTATATATCGACAGGTTGGGGTTAATGGCCCAAAGATCCTGGGTAACTTCCTTAAAACTGCCCTTGAGCACTTCGAACATGTACACGTTACTGCCGTAATAGGCAACCATGGTGCTGTAGGTGGACGCATGAGAAAGCAACACGACCCAGAAACGAACATGGACAGACTGCTATATAAGATCTGTGAAATGATTTTTGAGTCTGAAGGAAGAATCTCTTTCAATATTCCAGATGGAAAAGGCGAAAGAAACTGGTATGCAGTTGACTATATTGGTTCTTATGGAACATTATTAATTCATGGTGACCAAATGCCGTCACCAAGCGCCACTCACGGTTACTATAAGAAGGTAATGGGATGGAAAGACGGTGCTATTCCTGAACGTTTTGACGATGTATTCATGGGACACTACCATCAGCAGGCTAAGATGACCCTTGGAAGTACTATATTAAGAGTCTCTGGTTCTCCAGAAAGCTATAATACATATGCACAAGAATACTTCCATTCTATGAGTAGACCATGTCAACATTTAATGTTTGTTCATCCAGAAAATGGTGTTACTTCAGAATATTCAATTTGGTTAGACGAAGTCTAGGAGAAATCTTATTAAATGAAAACTTATTTTTTAGCTCTTAGGAACGAAGATTTCAGCGTTAGTTCTAACGTATGGACCACCGATCCTATAGACCTATACGCAAATAAGTTTTACACCAATTACTCAGCATATAGATCCCCCTATGGACAAAATCTATTGGGGGACTTTACATTTACTGGTACACAAACCTTATCTGATGCAACGCCATCTCTAGCTAATGCTACGGTTGTTACAAACTATGGAGAAATAGTTACAGACCAAGACGCAGGGCAATATTATATTTATAACTATAGCGAAGAAGATGACCAATTCTTTTACTATAACTTGATAAATGGAGCAACCCCGTACAGAACATTAGTTCCAACTTCATATGAAGTTCTGCAACGTTTTGTAGACATGTCTAGTCAAATAGATATACTTGGATTTAAGCATGCTTTTTCAAACCTCAAAGGAACAGAGACTCCAACTTTTTCCTTAAAGATAAAGACAAGTTCGGAAAATAGCAATAATGATTCTGACTTTAGGCAGATATCAAATTCAAATGAAAATGTAACTGTTTTATTTTTACGAAATGTAAATAGATATAATAAATTTGAGATAACATTTGATTCAGAAACAGATCTGTCTGATTCAAAATTCCTTTTATTGGTTCAAATAAATATAGCAGAGACCATAAGTCCAGTTATAACAGACCACACTAGAAGTATGTTATCCAGGTTCCCTGGATGGACAAAGATATATCAAGACTCCTTAGAGAAGTCTACTCCATTGTTGGCTCTTCCGGAGTCAAATGCTGGAAAGTTCTTAAACGCCGTATCAGGAGAACTACTAGATAGAATCGACGGACTAATAACAAGAACTGAGCTTGATTCTTTTATTGGTTCAGTAGATCTGGAGCAAGTTGACTGGCTATATGTAAGTCAACCAGTTGAACCTGGTTTTATTAAAGTCAGAGGAGATGGTATAGAATTAACTAGACTGTCTAGCTTCGATGAATTAGTTACTTCTAAATTAGTAGACAACGTTTTCTTTTACAACTTTCTTACGTTTCAACTATATACCTTAAAAGATTACGCAACATTATATACCGACAAGATATCGATAGAACAAATACCAGTTCAAAATTTTAATACCTTTGATGAATTTGGATTAAGAGTTGGACTTCAGAGATTATATCTTGAGTCAAATATAAATTTTAAAAATAGAATATTAGACGTATATATTAATCCGCCAGACATATCAGCAAACGGACTTAAAAGAACTCTAAGAAGAGAGCTGGATATATGGAGAGCTTATGATGCGACTCCAAACTCTTTATATCAAGGAGCAACTCCTGAGATATTAGAAATTAGTGATATATTAAATAGCCCAATTTATTTTAACGAAGAAGGAAATCCAAAGCAAGAGTTTTTTGATCTTGTAGAAGATTTAAATAAAAGGTTCCCTTCAAACTATGGTTATATAAAATGGGGAGAAGCATACTGGGACTATGCCGGTATACTTTCTGAGGGCGTGTCTAGAATTCCTCAGTACACAGATGCTACACCTCTGGCAACCCAGAACTATCAGCCAGGCATTGGCGACTTTGAAGATGCAAAACTTGTGTTAGAAAAGCTTGACAAAAAAACAAA